GCCTAAGGTTCGTAATCCATACTCGATGGTTGGGTATGAGAAGACAATCTACTATGCTTGCCGGTATATAGCAGAGAACTTGTCTCAGATTGATAAGCTAAATGGCGTCTCACATTCCATTGATCTCAAGGCGCTGAAGGGTGCTTTCGAGGAATTCAATAAACTGATGGATAAGATCAAGCTGGAGCAAGCGAAGAAGACGAATGCAAACAAGAAGGCTCGTGAGCAAAAGAAACCTGACCGGATTCGCCGGTCGGACTATGAGCCACCTAGCTCTAGAGTGCCTGACTCGGATGAGGATATGGAGGATACCGATAATCCGACAGTGCCATCGAGTAATATTTCACAACCTACACGACAAAAGATAAATATGGCGGTTTCAACCACTGACCGGACTTCAAATAGGCTTAAGCCGCTGAAGTCTAAGGTTCAGAAGGCTGGTAAAGCAAAGACGACTCGTCGGTTATAAACGCTTTATTGATCACTGTCATAAGTATATATTATATACAGGCAATTGAATACGACTACAGGGGAGATGGCAAGTTATAATGAGGGCGGATATTGCACGTATTGAGCGAAAAAACCCTGATCGGCCTCCGAAATTTCGGATATTCCACGCAGGGTCAAAGGGGATTATAGTATGTGACTTTGACAGGGTATTTGGCATTAGCCGACCCAACTTAAATGTATTTCATATCATAAAATCATCATTTTATACGAAAGCAAACTTGATTTGCGACACGATCAATTTCCTCATGATGTACTATGATGAAGACAAAGAGCTTCTCACAGCGTACCTCAATATGAAGACGTTGATTGATCTGAATAACATGACTTATACTTACAATAGCTTCCGTGATGATCTGGTCAACACCCTCTTCACGGATTCAATGGTCAAGAAGATCAAAACATTGGTTGATGAGCAGTACCGGGTTAACTTGGAATCGTCCACGAACAACGAACGATACAAGGACAATCCTCAACAATTCACTAACCGTCATGGGAAGATTCTCATGGCAATTAGCACAGCACTGAAAATCGCCATTCCCATTGTTTCCCATTATTATATGGCGCGTGCGGATATGGTGCGTGACAAGTCACTCAAGGAATATCTCTACAACTGCTTCTATTCACTTTTCCCTCTATTCGAGGACGGGACAAACATGTACGCCAAGCTTTATGCGACTGCAGAAAAGCAGGTAAGCAGCTCTGTCCATCAAGACGGGAGAATGTGGGAGCGTAACGAACACAAAGGGACAACTCCAATCCTGCTAACCACGGTTTTAACTAAGATGGTTATTCAGGATTTGATGTTCAAGTATGTCTTCACACAGAAAATGATCAATCTCAACCTCGCGGGTATTAAGAAAATGATCGGGAACGAAATTACAACCGGTAAAGATGTCCGCGACTACGTTGACACAAGTGGTAAGAAATCAAACGGCGAGAAGATGTCTGGACTGGAGCAGCTTGAGATGAACGCTGCGAAGGTCGATGAACAACACATCCTGATCGCCAGCCAAGGCAGTTCCAACAAGATCAAACGTTTAGCCGTAAAGTACAACGTGGAGATTAAATCCAAACACGTTGACTTTTACGAAGAACATCTCGGCGACTTAAGCCCGACTCAGAAAGACCTGATTCTTCAGTTCTTTGCAGAGGACTTCGACGGGACAGAGAACCAGAAATACATTAAGAAAAGAGGATTCTTCCGACTGGTAATCATCATGAAGAAAATCCTCGAACGCGAAGGGTTCGTGCTACTCCCGTCTATATTGTCGGGTGGGCCGTCTACAACCATTCGCTCTCGTAAAATTGGAGCAAAGACACTCAATAAGATCAAGCTATCTCCTCGCTATTTACGGCTCATGGAGCAGTATAGCGATGCCGCGTCGCTTGTGACAGAGAAGTTGATTTTGGTCCCATTGGCGACTTTGATCAATTCTCCTATGTCACATGTCGATCATAAGAAACCAGAATTGCTCGGACAAGATATTGAAATAAGCGAGAAGCTCGTTGAAGACGAGTTTATCCGCTTTACGGAGATGATCTAGTCCTGTTAACCGGAGTAGGAGATCATTCTCCTACTCCTATTTTATTGGAAGGGTGATAAATTTATGACACTTAAACTGGTATTCAGGGAAGATTATCTCCAGAGAAAGGGAGTAACCATTTCCCGGAAATATGCAAACCAAGAATCGGCGGATGATAATATAACCGACGATATGATGGTTAATGACATGATTGCAGCTGGGACAGCACCCGGCTATCTGTTCAACCTGAAAAGACCCGCGAATAAAGATCGGTACGATGGCGGCTTTGATGATTGGATTGACCCGTCAGAAGGCGACCGTATGCGTATCAGAGCAAGCTTCAATGATAAAGAACGGAAGCTGCATGGTAAACTGGTCGACAAGATGAATCGTAACGCTAATACCGACAATTCCTATTATTTCGTTCACGACACTAGTCCTAACTTCATTATGCAAAGGCCGTCTATTGGCCCTAATGGAGAGCCATGGTCTAGAGCCGGTATGTATCAATTTGTGGAAGGCATGTCTCCATTTGAGGAGAAGCAACTCGGCTTCCACAGTTATGATGCGGTCATGGTTGATGCTGGTATGAAGTCGTACCGGATGCTCGACTATAAGACCTATCAAAAACTCCGTCACATTCGGTTTATGACCCTTCGAATTGTAGTGTCACAGAAGCAAGACGGTGATGATTACTTCGTTGAGGTTATCAATAAGACTTACAAGATCACATCGATGAACCAGCTCTTTTACATCCTTAACCGGCGTGAGGGGATCATCGAAATGGCAATGGCGTATCAAACCGGAGACGGTTGGTATTCCGAGCAAAAGATCAGAGAATCTGTCAGTATTCTATTCGACGACGACAGTGTTAAGAAGATGTCGCTGGATAAATTCCTTCAGCGGTATCAAATCTACGGGTAAGGAAGTGTGGCATGCTATACCTTAATTTACCGGTATCAAACGCGTTTGACCCATATGGTCATCCACGAATTGTACCTTTCCCGATTACACTAACGGGGCCTCGTAATACAGCAGCACCTATCGAAATGAAAATAATGAAACGAAAAGGAGCAATTGCGGATGTTAAAACTAACCCCGACACCTATCGGGCAATCCATGATCGCTCGGTGTAATCCATCGCACAGCCCGGAACCTCGATTTGAGGCTCCGGTTACCACTTCAAAAGTTAAGGAAAAACGGGTAGAGTACATTGACCAGCAGGGCGATCATATCAAGACCGTCCGAGAGGTGTACCTGTATGATACCGATGAACCTGCAGTTGATCACAATGCTGTATTCGAAGAGATTATGCGGCGACTCGACAATCACCACAGTAAGCCAGCGCCATACGTTCGAAACAGTGCTGGTTATATTGTAATGAAGATGTCGGAGATGGAGCGCTTGCGCCGGTCGTATGATCGTCTTTTCAAAGACCAGAACCAGAAGCTGCAGACCCTAGAGTCCACAGCAACTGACCTTAGAAAGACCGTTGAGCAGTTGACAGCCAAGCATAAGAAGCTGTCTAAGAAACAGAAAGCTTCAAAGTCAAAGACGGTGATCGTGGAAAGTACCCCGCCTGCACCGCCAAAGCCAGACAATGTAGTTGAGCTTAAACTTGCTGAAACCCGCGATGCTGTTGCGCAGGCTGTCCCTTATCTTAGGGCGCTAACCACAATGGCATTAGCTAACCAGTCAACTCGGGCTAACCGAAGATAAGGAGAATGACAAATGACAATTCCATACTTGAGATTAGTGCCCCTTCCAAAGAAGGGGCTTGATAACCAACCAAAAGTTGTCAGTAAGATGCCTTTGTTTAGAGGTAAAACAACTGGTGATAATCCTCGCTGGGTATATGGGGATTTGTCCAGCGTCAAGGAAACTGAGGATGGAGTAGAGTCCTCTGATGCTGTGTATATCGCAGTTCAGGTTCTCCAAGGCTCCGAATGTTCAGTACAGTTGTATCCAGTAGACCCTGAAACGGTCGGCCAGTATACGACTTGCAACGATGATAATAAGAAGTTGATCTTCGAAGATGACATCGTTGAAACTGCATTAAGTGCTGCTGCCGGTTATCAATACCTTGCCGTGTGGGAAGACGAAGGATTCTACTTCGAGCCATTCTCACGTGACGGCGAAGTACCGGAGGAAGAAGACCATCTCCATGAATGGGGATTCATTAGTAGTCCTGATAATGGTCGTATCATTGTCGTTGGTAACAGTCATGACAATCCAGACCTGCTACCAGTGGTGGAAGGGGAGGTTGAATAATGAGTACACCGTATTTAAGACTTGTACCCCTTCCAATCAAGAAGGGGCCTTTCGGTGACCTTGAACCCCGCGCGAATCTCTGGCGTGGGAAGTGTATTACAGAGGGAGAATTCTATGGTCAATGGGTGTATGGCGATATCCAGAGAGTACTGGAGACCAGCATCCGCAATAAAGAAGACCAACCTGATCACAAGTATATCATCCATTCAGGAAGTGAGACTGACGGTGAATACCACATGGCAGCGTGGGCTGTTGATCCAACAACCGTTGGTCAGTTTATTAATCGACTGGATCGGGACAGTGGCGCGATGTTGTTTGAGGATGATATCATTGAAACTGACCGATCCAAAGAAGACGACTACTGCTTCCTTGTAGTCTGTGAAGATAACCAGTTTCTCTTTCAACCTATTGTGAAGGGAAACTGGCTTGCACCACTAATCGGAATCGAGGAATCTGCTCAAGATTGGGATGATATTGCATCCAGACGTCATGGTAACCCAACCAAGATTGGGAATATGCATGACAATCCTGAACTTATTGGTGGTAAAATTAAGGGTGAGTGATGGTGAGCGTAAGCATCTCGGTAATATTTATGATAACCCCGAACTAATAGGTAAGAATACCAAGGAGGTAAAATAAACATGACAATCAAACTTGTAGCTAACAAAACTGGACGTAAAATGATCGAGCGGGCTTCGGGTACGTCATACAACCCAAGTGCTAAGCCGGTTACTAAGATTGAAAAGAAACGTAAGCTCTCTCTTGAAGAGGAGCTTATTAAGGCATACGAGGATAACAAACCTCGTAATCTTCCGGAGGATTACCAGCATCCTAAAGGTAAGACCTTCGTTATCTATGATGAAACGGCAACTGAAATCTTCCGCTGTGTTGGGTCAATCCCGGCTAAGAAGCTGAAGAAACTCAATAGCCGGTATCCTAAAGCTGTCGTTATGGTCGATCTCGGAAAGAACCTCTTCCAGATGGTACCGCTCAAGACATTTAAGAAGTTGACCAAAATCAAGTTCATCAGTTTCGAACGTGAATACGAGTTCTTCGGACTTGACGAAGACGAACGCTTCAGCAAAGCAGGCGAATGGTTCACACCTAATGCCATTATTGACTCCATCTATTCCATCAACCAGCTGCTGAAGATGTTTGTAATCGAAGAAGCGTTTGATCGTGCTAACTCGGTGTACCTGTCCGCGCGGTTCTATGACTTGACAGGCTGCACAAAGGTCTGCAAAATCATGTATCGCAGTGGTCGGGTAGAAGAAATGAAGTACCATGACTTCGTTGAGAAGTACATGCTGAACCTTTCTCTGTCGGGTATCATGACACCGAAAGAGGAAGCTAATCAGGACCGTAAGGATGCTAAGGCTGAAAAGAAAGCCAAGAAAGATAAGAAGCACGGCAAGAAAAAGAAAAAGTAAGCTAACTGGAGAGCTGGGGAACCAGCTCTCCTCTTTACGTCAATACAATGGGGTTGATTTCATGAAAAAGAAAAGTAAGTCTAGACAGTTATTAAGGTTGAAACTGCTGAGACTAAAGATACGAAAGGCAAAAGAAAAACGAAGAACACTTGGAGGTTTAAGATGATTGATTATGAGAGGACGAGGGCTGACAATGACTGAACAATTCAATCCAGCAATCACAGGTTATAGACTGATCTTTACCAAACTACCAAAATTTATAACAGATACTGCTGAGGCAATGGGGGAACCATCAGCAAGCCTCCAGAAGATAGTGGAGACCCATGATAATCCTCTGACAGCCGTATCGAATGTGCCGGATGATAGGACTCGTGTCACTAAACGCAAGTCTATGAGTCGTAGGGATAGACGTATTCTGCGCCGAGCAGCTAACCGTTTCCATCATGGTGGCGTAGTTATCGAAGTCTGGTTGTCTAAAGAGGGGTCGATAGTAGAATTGACCACATCAGATTATAATGTATATCATGTAATTGGTGGGAACATGGTACCATGGCTTAAGTTCTGGGAGTTTAAAGAAGGTCCTGTTCGTGACTGGTATAAAAGCTGGATGAATTATATCGACCACGTATACACAGGAGGTAGTTGTTGATGCTGGAGTCACTGAAGGAAAAACTTGGGTTTAATCGGCGCAGGGCTGATAAGGAAGAACGTTTAAGGCTCGCCGCAGAAGCAAACCTTCGCCATGCTGTCAAAACGCTTATTACAGACGACTATGTATATGATCGAATCCGTGGTATACAAAATATAAAAGACCCATCTATCTCGTATATGCATAGAGATAACGGACATTTTGCTGAGCACATTATGTCATTCGACCGACCAACGTACAGTCTTGACTATATAACGATTGTTACTTTTGACCATGGGTGTCCGAATAATCATATTTCTGTGATATACTTCGATAAAGTTAACCGCGACATGATCGTGCTTGTAACGCGGCGGATGACTCTTATACCTCCAGAACTTAGACCTAATAATGGACTGGGGTACTTACAGCATCCATTCTGGTTGGTCAACGACATCAGATGGTTCCAACTACTGATGGATGTGGAGACTGAATACCAAGAAAAAGTCATGGAATTTGAACGCGCCCATGAGCAAAACGAAATCGAGCTTATGGTGGCTCAGCGTAGGCAGGCCCTGAGTGTTCAGAGTGAACTGAATCAAAAAGAAAAACGTATGCTTGATAACTTACCCACGAAAGGATATAAATGAAATGCAACTCGCTAAACTCAAATACGAAGCATTACGACACAGAAGTATGATGGATCACTCTGGTTGGTTGAGAAGGTTCGTGTTAAAGATGAAACTCCGGAGGTTACTCAACGAGATTGAGTATCGGGAGGGTCGATTGCAATACGCTAACCGGCCATATGTTTCACCTACAGCAATACTACCCGCAGGCGATCCCTTTAAACAGGACCCAATGGCACATAAACTCGACTGCAGATGTGGGTGCTGGGTAGTACAGCGAGAAAAGATCATCGGGATGTAATCCAATTAATAAGGTAGAAAGGATAAGATGATATGGTTGATAGATATCCCGTAGCACATGAGGACGTCTCGTACTTTAAATCAAAGACGGATGAAATCCTGTTCTATATCTTCCAACTATCCGGCGAGGCTCAACATACTAAGCTGGGTATACAGGAATATTTCTACCATGACAAGTATGCAGCAAAGGAATGGTACGTGAGTATGAAACGTAGGATTGACCCATCTCACCATGAGTCACTGACTGCGTATCAACGGCTATACCGGATGTACGATTCAATGATCAATAATACTGTGCCAAGATACAATACGGTACGGTAACCTAGCCCTTCGGGGCTTATTTTTTTTGCGTGCCGGTGAAACATGCCGTTATAAGTATATATTATAGAGGTGAAGTTATAATATAAGGAGGCTTTATTGATGGATTTGGCACTTAGCGAAGTACTGGAAGTAAGGGGATTTTCGAAAGAGGTGATTGATGCAGTTATGACAGACGATACCACTGAACGCCGGGAACGGAGGTTAGCTAGGCTATCAAAATGTGTATCGCCTGATCAGGTAAAGTGGTATGAATTGATCGTACAGCCCGATATGCCAACTCTCACCAACCGTATCTATCCTCGTGATCTCTTTGTATCCGAGATCGATAAATACGAGAATCAAGAGCGGGTGAAAATGGGAATGGGGGATATCGAATTTGGGACATCGATTCATAATGACCTTACTGAATTACTGATGATACGATACGAAAACCTTATTGGCCGAACGCTGGCGTTCGGGATGTCACCGGCTGGTGTCTATGGCATCATTGCGGAGATTCATGCTCCGGTACCGGAGTTTCAAGAACTGAAAGCTTTCTTCAAGGCGACAGGAAATGTAGCTGAGGGACCATACGTATACGATGCACCATTAATGATTAAGGATTTCGCAATTCATGGTATTTATCTATCTCCGGTATTTAGACCTATCGTCAACTAACAAGAGGTGATTACATAATGGATGGGAAAGACATAATTCTGGATATACTCTTACAGCAAGATCGCGCTCATTATAATTTGGAAAAGACAAAAATACAATTCCGATGTCCTTATTGTTTAGACAGTAAATCTGACCGGAATGTCACTAGCTTCAACGTTAGTTTGCCAACTGAAGACAATCCAAACTGGCTGTACATTTGCTTCCGGTCAGAATGTCGGGCATCTGGTAGAATCAATCCGGAGTTCCTTCGGATGCTTGGGTCAGATAACCATCAGGCGAATGTGTACCTGAATAAAGTAAACCGCCTGTCAAAGAAAGAGAAACGGTTTAGAGGAAAGCACAAACGGGAGCTAGAGAATTTCCCTAGCCCCGTCAATAAGCTTACACTTGCTAAGCTAGAATATCTAAATAAACGGTTGGGGACATCACTGTCCCCGGCTGATTTACTTAAACTCAAGATTCACTTGGATTTTGAGAATCTGTATAAGTATAACGATCTGGTATTCCCAGAGAAGAGAGCTTGGTATTATAAGAAGCTATCTCAGACAGGGATTGCATTTATCAGCGCGTACAATGAGTATTTAACGGTGCGCAACACCGTTGCTAAATCTAAATCCGACAGATATACAGTTGTGGATGTCTGGGAGGGTGATAATTCGGAAAAACATAAGTTTTACGTCATTCCTACCAAGATTGACGTTCTTTCTCCTGACCCAACCGTCATTAATATGAGTGAGGGCTCGATAGATATTCTCTCTGTGTTCCTCAATCTTGACATTGGAAAGGAATATGATAACCGCATATATGCGGCAGTATCAGGATCAACTTATGAACGAGCACTGACTCATCTAATTAGACAGCATGGTTTGACAGATATAATTGTCCATATTTACTCAGATGATAATATCAACATTGAGTACTTTGAGGAGTTGGCAAGGCGGGTGTCGCAATACACGAATTCAATGCGGCTCTACGTTCACTATAATACGAAATCGGATGATTTCGGTGTGCCAAGGGAAATGATTGAAATTGAAACCACTCGAATCAAGTAGGAGGAATGGTATTCATGGCAAATGCGTATTTAAGGTTTACCATAAACGGTGTGAGGCATAGCTGCTGGGGTGCCGGAGTTGAGGATTGCAAAGAGGAACTGCTGGAGATTCAATATGCGGCCATGACCGGCACTCTATCATACTACCGGTTCAGACACCTTCGCCCAGGTGACATTGTACGGATTGATTATGTGAAACGTCGTCCGTCGAAATCCCACCGGGCAGAGTTAACATTTGAAATCACCGAAGTCTTTGCGGTTGATAAATACCAACCGAATCATGTGCTACCTAGAATGGTTTGTAAGATCATCAAACCCTCTGGTGTACGTGGAATATCAGCTACAGAACGCAACGCGGCATTTTCTACTATCCTTAATGAAAACATAGCAATCCTAACGCAAGGTGCACCAATATTCAAGATCAGTGAATGCTGATCGTTTAATGAGGAGTCGACAGCCCGTCGACTTCTTTTTTCTTTTTTGTCGTGGAAACACACAATAAATGGAAAGGAGTGAGATTAATGAGAGTATTAAACGTTGAGAAGTTAATTGAAACACAGAGTCAGAAACACCGTGAACGGTTGCTGTCTAAGCATACCTTGCACTTGGACTCATCCCCTGTATTTGCGGTATGCTATGATCCAGACCCAGCAAACTCAACAGCCGAAATCGGCACTCGTGACATCATGCAATATGTAGGTGACGATTCTCCGGTCCGGTTCAACCGCATCGAAGGATTGCCCGTCTATTCGGTTAATCCGATTGTGGCGAATATTGTGTACGATGAAACCTTGGGCACGTACACTGAATTTGAGGATGATTGCTTATTCTTACAGTCAACCATTCAACCCGTCCCGGGGATGCATATGGTATTCCCATCATTCAATCCGGAAATCATCTTTGCCATCACAGATGTTAAACTTCGCCCAATTCGCGGTGAAGATCACTACGTGGCAACGTATGAGGTTGTCAAATCCTCTCGCTTGTTGAAGATTGATAAGCAGGTCATTCAGGAATATAAGTGTATCTTCCGTAACATTGGCACTACCGAACAGGTCATCATTAAAGTTGAGGACTATTTGGTTCTGCAAGATTATCTGGAAAGCTACCGGTTGATACACAGCCGTTATGTGGATGATTTCTTTGACCCTCGTTACAGTTATCTCCGCACACCAGAATGGCTGGATAATGGCGTTGATGCTCATGGATCGTGTAAATATCTGATTCGATTCCTGATGGATCATCGGATTCTCTATTTTGATGAGATTCTTGAAACCATCTTTGCCTTTGAGATGGTGTTGCCGTGGGAGGCTCGTCATAATAAGCTATATCAGCAGAAATTCCCACTGCTTCGGATCATGAAAGGCAAGTTTGACCCCGGTTCGGTGTACACCACGTTTAGTGCGCTACCTATTACTGTATTCACAGCACTGGGTGACGATAAATTTGCACAGTCTACCGACTTTCAAGTCGTCCCTGTAGGTGAGGATTTCACGCCGGGGTATCGTCAGGTGCAGATTTATAATGATCGGTTTTCGGAGATCGTTGCATCTAAAGACTACACCACAGCATCGCCTCTTGAGAAGGTTGTGGCTAAGTTCATCAATAAAGAGGACATCACTGTCGCTGAATACGAGGAAATCATCGATGATTATGATGTAGATGATGTCTTCCGGATGTACTTTATCCCAATAGCGCTGGCTTCTCTCAAAATACTTATTCGCTCGATTCAGACTAGAGGGAACAAATAAGTAATACGCCGGATTAAAGGAGGGATTTACATGTTTGGAGAACTGGCTAAAGCACTCTATGAAAGCCAAGTCGAAAAAGACCAACTGGGCTTGATGGTTGAAGCCGCTGGTGACGCACTCGATCTGGGTGATGACGACGTTGATATGGATGATCTGGATTCCATGGTTGACGGCGACACCGTTTCTGACGATGAATTGTCTGAGCTGGATCAGGCTCTGGACGCAATCATTAACGGTGATGCAGACATTAGCAGCATGACACGCGAACAAATTGAAGACACCATTGCTAATGTCTAGTATCACCAATACCACATTAAAGGAATAGGAGGCTTTACACTTATGGAATCTATTACACACAAATGGATTACGGTTGATGATATTGGCCGTGACCTCAACCCAATCGGGTTTGGTTTGAAAAGCCCAATCAGACGCCCATCTAAATTCGGAATCGCGGTGATTGGCCGCCTGCTGACTGAAACTGGCGTGACAAGAATGTATGAGGTGTTCGAGCAGGATCATTCAATGAAGGTTCTGTTGACACCATCGAACTATCGCCAGTCCTTCCAGCAAATCTGGGAAGAACAAAACCCTGGCAAAGAGTTCCCATGGGCTAAACGGGTTTATTCCGTTCCGACTACACCGGCACCAGTACCAGCTGAAGCGCTGGTTAAAACTGAACCAGTGGCCGAACCTGTGGCTGAAACTGTTACTCCAATCGAACCGGTCGCTGCTGCAGAAGAATCTGTTGCAGAGAAGGTTGAAGATGTTGCTACAGCTGAAGCCGTAGAGGCTGAAACACAACCTGCTGATGAAGCAACTACTGACACGACTACAACTGAAGAATCTTCTGAGGCATCTGCTGAGGCAGCTGCAACTGAAGAATCGACCGAAACTGTAGCCGAAGACGTTGTAGCTGAAGACACTACAACTGCCACTTCGACAACTACTCGCAGAAGACGTTAATAAAGAATGCAGATGAGGGAATATCCTCATCTGCGTTTTTACGTTAAAAGTTAGCAACTCTAGACAGGTTGTTGAATTTAGGTGCATCGTCCATATTAGGCCGTTTCGTCAGCGCATAATACGTCTGAACAAAGTCTCTCTGTGCCACCCGGATATTCTCGGACGTGTTCGTTAGGATATTCTTCTTATCCATCGTATGTCGCTGAGCGTCTGCGTTAGCCTCATCTGTATAGACCCCAATGATAGACATCATATCCCCGTCAAAGTCAGCTCCGTATCCAGTCAAGTACGCCAAAGGCAAGTTGAGTGTATCGATGAAGTCTCTGTCACTTGGCTGGTCTGGGTTAACGACAGGGTAGAACTTGTACGTCTTATCCCCGATGATTGCAGGCGTTGTATCCTTGGTTGTTAAGATCGCCATTTTAGATGGCACGATACCGAAATGATCTTCGATCGGGTAACGTGTGGCATAGATGTGTCTTTCCGATAGGATGTCTTCGCACACCTGATAGAGAACGTCTGTCCAGGTCATGAACCGGGTCACACTAGAACTGTCTCCAAATCGACCTTCCATGTGCACCTTTAATTTAAGCCCATCTTCATTCGGAGGCACGTCAATCGTCTCGTAACGGGTAGATGTTCCGTAGATGAACTTCTTGATCATTTTGATGATGTACTCATCCGAATAGTGAGCCTCTGGGTTGATTAATCGAGTGTATTTAACACTTTTCGACTCTACATCCCAGTAACCATACTTACCCGATGTCACAAATTCTTGCTGGAAGAACTCCCGAACCCCATACACTACAAATGGGTGGAAGATTGAGCAGACTGCCGCCAGTGGGACGCCCATCTGATTATAGCGAACCTGCACATCGTTGAATCGTTCACCCTTGATATTAGGGGCCGAGATAACCAAACGCGCGCCATCCGTTACACTCTTACTCATAACCGACCGCTTAAGAGTACCGTGTTTGGCTCTAACATGAGCATCAACAATCTCGTCATGGATTTGATTGATGATCAGCTGAACCTGTGCCTTTGCTAAATTAGATACGAAGCCATACTGCTCCTGCTGGCTAATGCTGTTTACCTTACGAATGATGTTGATATACTTCTCGTTGATCTCATCATAGGACGGGCGACCTTCTTGGTTGAAGTTAAGGTCACGGTAGAACGCCGGGAGCAAGAGCCATTTATCAATCCATACCGGATACTCTTGGTTGGTGATATTCTTAACTCTTTCAGACCCAAAGATAGACTGCGTGTCTTTGTATTTGATCTGATCCCATACCCGGTAAAGGAAGTCAAGACCGGTTTCCCCGCTAGGGTCTTCCACAAGTGCTCCAGCCTCGTTCACTCTGAAGTACTTTGTACCCGACACAAGAAATTCAAACTTACGGTTAATAGCTTTCAGGTTAGAATAAACCAGTGGGTGAAGGAATTTACCCTTGAGATCGATATACGCTGGGATTGACCGCCGGTCATGCTGAGACCAGCCAAAGATGTCATAACTGAATAGGCCCTCAGGCGTAGGCATCCCTTTATCCAGCATATTCAAATCTTTAACTTCTTTTAGACCGTTGAGTTTAATAATATGGTCAATCCTCGCACGGTGGATTTGCATCGTTGTCACACTCCTTATACTTCGATTTATGTAGCTGTTTCCATAATAGAAACCCACTCCCGTCATAGGAGTGGGCTATTTTTATGATGCCGGGCTCAGGGTAATGGACATCCCATCGGAAGTCAATACACCTTCAATACTATAATGCAATTGTCTGAGATACCTAAGAATCGGGCCCATTTTACCGATATAATCGATACAATTGGCTGCCGCCTTCGCATCTAGACTGATGTTGATCGTAATCTGATCCCCCTCAACGAGAGGGGTTTTGAACACACACTGCTTCAGCACTGTAGAGTCTGCTAATACGCAGTATAGTGAGTACAACTGCCCATGCATTCGGGGGACCAGAAGGTTAAACATGTCATCCGCAGATGTGTCTTGATTATGCTGACAGATGAGTTCGACTAAAAGCTCGGCTCTATTAGCTGCCATATCGTGTTGTCACCACCTCTCGTTCGTCGCATCTAGCGATTACTCTGCGACTTTCTCTTTCCTGTCAATTGACGTTCCATCTCCTTACTCTTAGCAAGCGCCTCATTCTTTTCAAGGAAGATACGCCGACGCTCAAGCTCATATAGGAGGTCTTTATACGGTAAACTTTCGATCTGAGCACTGCTCATGATGGGTGCCAGCATCTCCCGAGCAGTGTCTAGGAGCGCTCGATAATCTTCGATTTTTTGCTTTACTTCGTTGTCGCGTCTTTCAATTTCTTTTTGTTCAGCCGCGCTATATTTTCCTTTGCTGCTTCCATGCTGGCTAAAGTAAAAAGCATGTCAGACATGCTCCATGCACGTTCTTTGTGCACGTGGCCGCATTTCGGGCAAGTATATTCTTTGAAACCGTAACGAACCGAGCCCTTAGTAGGCGTGAATTCTTCGATTTCTTCATCCAGCGCCGCCAGATCAGCGGTATCACATGCTGCAAGAAGATCAGCAACGTCAGCTGTATCAGCTGTAGCTGTAAACTTCTCATAGTGTGGCCCGTCTTCTGCCTTGATGGCGATATAGTTAACGAACTGAAGGTAGCCGAGAATGTTAGTGTACTGGTCAAGCTTAGTACCACCCTCATGCAGTTTAACCATCAGTGTATTCAGGTGCAGCACGTCATAGATCGTAGGATTTTTCACCCCAAGGATCAAGCCATTCGGCAGCACAATCCGCTTTTCACGGCTTACAGCGGACTTCTTGATGATGTCATCAGCCGATTGGTTTTCGTACAGGATAAAGTTTGCTTCCTCTTGGAATTCATGAGCATTCAGGATCATGTCATTGATGGATACCTTGAGGATCAGCGAATCTTTGCACTTTTCGTTTTCACAGGTCATTGGGAAATCATTCTCGCCCGGGAACGTAGCTGCTACCATATCGAAATACAGCGTATCCTGATCCTTGAAATACACCAGTTTGGTCAATTGGCTTACGGACAGATGACTTCCGACCGAGCTGTCAACCAGGTGTTTAACAACGAAACCAAGTTTGCGGATTTCAGTAGCAGTGACTGTTTCCCCACCGGATTCCACCAGACTTTGCATTTGGATAAGTTCAGGGATGTTCGCACCGGCCAGTGTAACATAGATGCCGGAATTCACGAGTGGTACAGACACATGGGTTTTACGCTGAGTAAAGCCCTTCAGCAGCGCCTTGCGCGCGCCATTGTTTTTCTTTGTTTTGAACTGGATGCCGTTCGCGTCAAGGGCGTCTTTGAGGGTATCAATATACTCCTCATTCCGACGCACGACAACAGGGTAAGCCGCGCTCTTTGGATTAGTTGGTTTATCATCCTCATTGAAGTATACCGGAGTACCCACTTCAAGGTGACGTTCAAATTCACGGAGTGTACGCTCCATTTCGGCTTCAGGGTCTTGATCCCTCCCAGCCGTCGGGTCGTTCGTTACAGCACCGATCAGTTCCTGAAGATCACGATCGGCTTCTTCGGCCTGGTCATCGCGTTCAGCAAGTCCTTCGGTGAGAAGCTCTTTGGTAATCCCGCCTTCTTTAACGACTTCGGGTTCAAGCATTTCTTTCCCGTCGCGAAGGCGAGCAGCGTTGATCATATCAAACATAGCTTGCTGGCTTCCAACCGCATCAAGCTCAGCACCCATTGGGTTGAATGACCCGCCTGCACGCAGCCGAGCCTGCTCTTCCGGTGGAAGGGCTTTAAAGTCTGCACTATTTTCAATTTCAGGTGGCAGCACAGATGCTGGGCGGGTAGCACCAGTTTCATCCGCTGCTGGTAACCGCTCGTCTGTATATTGACGCATAATGCTGTCAAGATCACGTGAAGCAGCTGGTTGTTTTGACAGTTCTTCTGCCGTTTTAGCTTGTTGGTTGTCGTTGTTGAGACCCTCCATGATAAAACCTCCTAAGGATAAGAATCGATTTCTTGATTGTTTCAGGCATACTTTTTAACATCAATAATTATCCGTCGATAATAGACGCTAAAACGGTATCCTTGTTGGTCTGGAAGACAAGAATCTCTGCAAACGATGGTGATGTGATACCCATCACCAATTCCCCGTTTTGTTTACCGATCTGAACCTCGGATGTCTCGAAGTCACAATACAGGGATACCTGCCGAGTAATAGCCTCTTGTAACGCGGGGCCGTTTTCCTCAAGTATCCCTACTTTGTATTGACGTAGACCGATTCCCTTATCAGGATCATCAGCACAATCACCCGGGTCCATATTTAGCAAAATGTATAATTGCTGAGCCATTGCAGTTGCACCCGTAATAATACGGTTACGGGAGAAATCGTCGATTTCAAGGGTGACATCCCTCATTATTCATACCTCCTTTTCATTCTACATACAAGGTTTACTGATTGTTTTTGATATTATAACTGGTATCTTTCGACATTACATTATACGTACTTAGAGAGGAGTGCATCAAATGAAATGCCCAGTGTGCAATAAGTATTTCGATAAGAAACATAAGGTCTTGCAGCACATGGATTCATCTCATTTTAATGAGATACCAGAGCACATGTCGGCTGCCAAGTACTATTACGCGCTAAACCATGCGGGTGATACCCATGGCAGATGCCGGGTGTGCAGTGATCCAACAGACTTTGACGAGGCAACAGGGTTGACCAAGATTTTATGCGGCAAAGATAAGTGCCGGGAGGCTATGGCTAAACTGGCACGTGAGCGCAGTACTAAGAAATTCGGAGTACCCCACCTTCTCAATGACCCTGCCCATCAAACGAAGATGATGGCAAACCGGAAGATATCCGGTGAGTATATGTGGAGTAACGGCAAACGGTCAATACCGTATGTCGGTTCATATGAGAGAAGATTCTTGGAGTTCTTGGATAACTTCCTCTCCTTTGATGTGGATACGATCTTCGCACCCTGCCCATATACAGTCTATTATGAGCTAGACGGAGAAACCCACTGGCATATTCCCGACTTCTATATTGACATTATCAATACGGTTGTGGAGATCAAGCATGGTGGGAAGAATCCGAACACGCATCCTAAGTTCCAAGCCGTTGATGTTCGTAAGGATCAGGCTAAGGAAAAGGCAATCATCGCAACAACAGACTTCAACTACATCAAGATTACAGATAACGACTTCGGCCCTTTCCTGAAGTTCCTATTTGAAATCATCGAACGTCAGCAGGAAAAGACGCCTAAGCGTCTGGTTGTGATTAATGAATCCGATATGGACGCGTCTCTGAGTGCTCAATTGCTAACCGAGGCGGGCGATCCTCTTGATCTGTGGATGCATGATATGGAGATTGCCGGTCAGAAAATGATGGGCAAAGAGGCTCCTGATGATGTATACTTCCACTTCTTCGGGGATGTTAATAAGCACCTTGTCGGTGAGATTGATATTGGCATCACGTCAAGAGATAGCTTTGACAACATGATTCACTTCGACATTAACACTCATACCTTCAAGTATGTCACTGCTAAGGAGTTAAAAACCCTCAGAGACACCTTCATCTGCACATATAAGTATATCGGCGAACTCAGCCTCGATAAGGACATGGCAGAGCTGGTTGAAGCCGTTAAGACCAAGAAAAAGTTTGAGGTACTCACTGACCTCGATGCTATTGTCAAGGTGTTTGATGCTACCTTTGACCGGAAGAAGCATTATACGCTTCTCGATATTGCAATGAACCCAGATTTCATTAAGTACAGAACGATGCGTGTAAATAAAGGACTTTCGGGTCATGCCGATGACACTGATCTTCTACTTAATACCATTCGATAATCTAAATCTCTGAGGAGGTATTTGAAATGAAGCATAATGAACTGATGTCGATTCCACTGGGTCAATTTGGTCTGCCGGATGTTCGTAAATTCCCAATGCCTGATGAGAAAAGACTCAAGGCTGCGGTTGCATACTTCCATACTGCAGATGAGAAAGATCGTAAGGAACTGGCCAGCAATATCATCCGTCGCCATAAGCAGCTGGGTTCTGATCTGAAGGTCTCTAAAAAGAACCCACTGTGGAAGTATGTACCTGAGAAGATGAGAATGATTAACGAGTCTACAGAGCTGATTTCACTCAGAACACTGAGCTACATATCGCCTCTTTTGAATGAGGAAGCGATGCTTAATCTCGAATCGCTTATGGTGCGGGATGGGCTTAGCGACGTAGACGATATGGACTCTGCAATCCCAGATGACTATAAAGGTAAACTCAAGCTTCTGGGTACGCTCAAATCCTTTATCATCAACGAAGATATCCCGGACTCTGAATATGACGGGTATACACTGGCGTATGATGATTTCCCGGTGCCAACGTCCAACCTTCGCATTAATAATGGCGGGTTGAATGAATGTGTGACCTCTCCCCTGCTCAAATATAACGGAGCAGTCAATGAGGCGTCTCACATTGGCCCAGCCACTAACATTCAGCACATTCAGTTCTGCTCCCTTTTACGGGAATGGAATGAACTCTATGTGCAAGGTGTTCGTAATCCGGGATATGATCGTCTGATGATTGAATCTTGGAAAACGTATAGTGACTTCCTGCAGGAGTCGTTTGATGCATCTCGTTCACTCGAAGATGCTCAGAAGCTTCTTGACCTTGGGTTCAAGACGGATGAACTGTACAAGGTGATCCAAGACTCTAATCTGAATGATAAGTACGATGAAATCCTTGGTGATTGCGATCTCCCGTCAATGGACTATTCCAACCCAAGCTCCACCATCTTCGCTAAAGACATTAAAGCGACTCTCATTGATAAAGGAGTGAGACACATTGACACAAGTTACTTCGACGGAACCTACAACTAACTTATCCACTGGCTTCTATCCGTGCTTCACCGATGAGCGAATCATCAAGGCGAACGTCGCATTCGGTTGGTCAGGGTTCTACAACAGACTAACACTCGACCGTAACAGCTTTGTTGATTATCTACTTACCGTACCTGAGCTAACCGACATGTTTGAGCGTGATAAGATTGCACAGCTGGCAGCAGACTATATGGTCTATGCGTCTGACATTCAAACACTCCATGTCTTCCTTACTGGGTACTTAAATGGGACACATGACAATGAAGGGTCTCCAATGAAATTCAAGACTGAGGTGATGTTTCCGGCTTGGCAGAAGAGAGTGTTTGAGCTGTATGAGAAGTTTCGTACATGTGACACGATGTATGAACGCACACTTTATGGCCAACTTCTGACAGATTTCTTATGGAATCCATTCCTTGACCCGTACAGTCCTACTGTGATTACACATAACATCGAATCCTACAAACCAGCGACTCCGCTGACGGAAGCGTATGAGTGGGAGGAAGGGACGGTCACTAAGGACACGCTGCTTGAGGAAGGTGTGAAGGAAACCTTTGAGCGGATTAAGACCGCGCTCACGCCTAACCGGTACAAGTTCACAATTGATAAGGAAGGCGCGATTCTCATTAAGAAGAACCTTAAGGCGGACTTACCTGATGCATTCCGGAAAGTCAATCGTCTTTTAAAGCTTTATAATGAGAGTGGGCGCTATGAAGAGATGAAACCTTATCTGGCGGAACTCTACTTCATAAACGAGCTAATAGAAATGAAATATCTATACAACCATCATATGACGGAAAAAGAGAAGGCTGCTTATAAGGACCACATTGACCTCAGGTCTAATATCCTTAGCGCCTTTAAACTTTATCTCGGAGCTGTGCTTGAATACGACTCAACGTTTAACTTTCAGGAATTCTATGCGGCATCTCCGTTCTCGACTGTCCTGAAGATTAACCGCGAGCAAATCAAAGGCGTCCGAAACATGCTGAGTCTTGTACTTTTAGGTAAATAACCATTGCGAATATAGGAGATTTAGGTCTCCTATATTCAAATTTATACGACTGGAGGAATGATATGAGTCAGATTCGATTAATTCTTAACCCCAATAGGAAGAAGTTCGTCATTGGGTTTACAGGTCACCGGCCTCAACACATGGGGCATGTCGTATGGGGTAGCCCATTATACGCTGCCATTTTGCTGCAACTTAAATACGCCATTCTAAAGGTTATGCAAGAGCAGGCTCTAAATGGCGTTACAGAATTCCACTTTGTCATGGGCGGCGCAATAGGCATTGACCAAATGGCATTTCAAGCCGTATGGGATTTGCGCGAAGCACTGGGTGCTAAGTATACGATCAAAATTATCGTATCTGTCCCTTTTGAGAATCAAGATAGCAGATGGGGTCCAAAAGATTGTGATCGGTATCGTGAACAATTGGCCCTAGCAGATAACTGCATCTATGTAGACGGTATACCTGCATATCAAGTACCAGGTGTAGAATTTGGCGAGTTTCATAAGAAGAAACTTCTAGACCGGAATAAGCACATGGTGAATATGGCTGATTTAATGATTGCTGTATGGAATGGCCGCCAAGGTGGAACGTCACACTGTATTAATTATGCTAACTCAAGAAATGTACCTGTCGTTATTATCAAACCGATGACACATCGGGATATTCTAATTAATAAAACGAAGGGATGATTTACTATGTTTAGAGTTACAGGTAAAAAGACGCTTGGTTTCTTCCGTGATCTCGGTTTTCTTAATGCTCCTGACTTTGACGAGAAAGGAGAAACGCCAAGTACGTTTTTCTCTTATATATTCTATTTTCAGAACGATGAAGCATGGACTCTTAAAGCCACTGTTCGGCGTAAAGATAACACAATCGTAGACATCAGTGATATTGTTGCACACAGCACATTTACTAAACCAGAACCTGTTCGGATCAGTACTAGGGATTCCATCCTTTGGAATATCCTTGAACCACATCTTCTTGAAGAGGTGAAGTAATATGCAGTACCCAATGACTGCAAATGAAATCATTCATAAAATACAGTCTAGTCTTCCGGGGATACCGCGTATTGGCATTGTGCCTTCCATGGCTTCTAAGGATAAATGGACATACTTCATTTGTGTCATGGGCGTGCCTAGACTCCCCGACGTGATCCGAATCGACGCAACTATTAACCGATACACTGACTTTATACTCGACGTATCCTACGTGCAAGAATTTGCAAAGGATATGACCGAGATACTCGTAGGCCAACTGAGTCTTAATGAGGATAACCCACCGATTGCTAGTGGGTTTATCCGGGCGATTGAAACCCTTGAGGCCGTGCTTGATGGTATTGCTGAACATGGTGTTATATCGCTGGGCCGTACAGCCGATGCGATTGAGGACGACGTTATTGTAGGCCGTGCAAGATGGAAAGATCAAGTAGAAGCGATGATCGTAGATGCTGATAATCCGTTCGTCCCAGTAGTTCGACAGCTGCAATAATTATATTCGATTAACTATACGACTATATATTATAGATGTGAACCGAGACTCATATGTAATAAATAAATATAGTCTCTACATTCTAATAAGAACTATTTTGAAGGGAGAAATTCTAAATGAGTAACCAAGTGTTGGATGAAGTAAGAGGTCTTGCCGAAGAGCCGAAGATTAATGTCTTCAAAGTCGGCCCTGAGGTATTCAGTGAATTTACTGCTAAGGCGCTGATTATGATGGGTGCAACACCCGACGACATTCGCAAGACATACATCGAACAAACGGCTCTGAAGAAGCTTGAAATCCGCGTCGTAGTTGACAAGGAATCCGAAATCTTCAACCAAGCACAAACGATCTCTGCTGGCTTGACCATGCTTGGTCGCACAGAGCACAAATTCCGTTTGAGCGACCGTGCTACCGGCGTCCTGCGCGATCTGGGTTTCTACCATCCGGACGAAAAAACTGGCCGACCTACTTATGCGGTTGAACTGATCGAAAACAAGAAAACGGTTGACCTGATCTTCAATACTGACATTGCCGCTGCAATCGTTACGGACACGAACTTCCAAGACATTCACTTCCGGGTGGATACAGTCGAAGAAACCGTCCGTGTCAAGAAGGGTAAAGGTAACCGCAAGAAGTACAAGGAAAGCCGCAGAACTGTAGTATTCTCACATATCCACCGGTCGCACGACAGCGAAGGCTTTGATCCTCAACAGGTCATCGCATTCTTCTCCGACGACCAGGACGAAGACGACGATGATATCGAATAGTCTTTGCCCAAAGCATCAATAAAGGCTAGTGGCATTTACGCCACTAGCCTTTTATTTTTGCGAGCCAAAGTACACATATACTCAGGGAGGATTTTAATAGTGGAAACCCAATTCTCAGTTCAAACACCAAAAGGCCATATCACGGTCGGAGAAAATTCTGACCCGCATAAACCTGGTATCTGGGTAGCGTTTAACCAGCGCGATATTGCTCGCGTTGAGTATGATACCGACATGGAAACAAACATTGTCAGAGTATGGGCTCCAGATCGAAGTACACTTGATGAGGACCCTGGATTTCGCATCGACCTTAGTTCAGAAGAGTTATTCCTTGATCAGCATACAAGCGTTGATGTCACCCAACCAACGGCAGATTTACCAGTGGCAAACTGGCCTGCGGCCGAAAAAGCGTATGATACTGCTGTGAAAGGAGTATACGGTGAGGGACTACTTGTACCAACCGGCGAAGTATCAGACAAACGTAAAGCTCTGGTGAAAGCCAGTAATGACCAGTTAGATGAATATTACAAGGCCGGTGATGCGAAAATCCCCGACGTTGTTCGAATGGACGCGATCAACACACTCACACCAATGCATCGCTTCTTTATGGAATTCATCCAGCGCAACTACGTGAAGAACGGGACAACTGTCACCAATGAAGACGCGTATGCAATCGCTAAGGGCATGGAGGATTACTTCGTAAGTACTTACATGCCAACTATTGCCGACGACAACGATTTGGTTCAAGGATAATTCCATAGCAAGCGCTCACCCTATACAATGTCACCCTAATACTAAAGGAGGGCATTGTCCATGAGACATGTTATGATGACAATTGATAATGTTGAATTTGATGAGCCATCAGAGATGGTCGTCCGGGTTCTGGATTTCCAGAACCGTGAAGAAGAGATTATTAGCGTAGGAAAGTTTGATGACAAGTTAAAGGCTTCTGCTGACATCGTAAAGAAGTTCAATGTGACCGATGTTCACGTCCTTATTCGTATATTTGGTCAAGAAATCGCAGCGTATCTACAGTTCGAGTTTCCCGACATTCATATACACGGTCTCCGTGCTAAACGGTACAGTCAATATGAGTGTAAGGATCGTCGCGCTGTCGTCCTGAACTAACTTGACCAAGGGAGCGAATACACTATGACAATTATGAACCGGTCAATTGATACGTGGAATATTGTCCTTATGGCTGACCGCACAGTGGAGGAATTTGTAGATCAACTGGTCATTGGAAACCGTAAATCCATTACGCTTAGTAAATCAAAATTCTCGCTCAAGCGTTACATCATTTATTTCACCATGCAACATGACACCTCAAAGGAACTCCTCCGGCTTTATACTAAATTGTCGAAGGAGATTACACAGAAAACGTCATATACAGAGGAGGAGTTCGATGCGATGGTTGCACGAATCACTGTCGCATTCGGAACCTCTCTGTTATTATCTAAAGCAATGAGTATGTCACTCGGGCAGCTTATGTATAGCCCGATCCGTAAGAAGAAACTGGATGCTGAGTACGCGCTACTCACATCCAAGATCAAGGATAAAGTGTGTTCACTGGAAGACTTATACGCCGGTGCACTACTATGCAAATTGGCATCACCGCTATTTGTGCAGCTGGCCAGGGCATCTGATGCTCAGCCTCGCCGCCGGTATAGCAGGGCATACCATCACTTCTTACAGAAGATTTATCCCACTGTATTAAGCACGATTAACGAGATTACTGCACATTATATTTTGGAATATTATATGCCGCCTTACACGGGGCCTATTATCAATATGGCACCTGATAAGCTACTGGCTTACGTTAGGGATTCCGGGGTTATACCGACTGCGATTGCAGAGCTTGACCTTGCGCTGAATGTACTTAACGAAATAAAGATTTGCGTTATCCGAAGTCTAAGAGGTGTTAGTCAGCCTCGGCAGATGATGGTGAAACCTACTCGGTTTAAATTGAATTATACATTAGCCCGCCAGTAATGGCGGGTTTATTTTTTGTAAACGTAAAAGGACATTAATTGGGCTACATATTATATCCATGAACTGATTGACTATATTAAGGAGGTATTTACAATGCAAAAAAGATACGCGCTTCATAGTGGATTAGAAAAGGGATGGGTGGCTATTTGGGCTGACTCTGAGCTGGGCAAAAGTAACGTTTTTCCCGGGCTGGACAAGATGTTCCTCAAACATACCATGTTTCAGTTCGCACTGGATACTGAAGAAAAGGACTACGACGTAGAGTGGGTTGAGCTTCCTAGGTTCTTCAAGTACGTCACTGCTACCCTTGACAAGATCAATCGATTTGTCACTTTGTTCGGCAGAGAAGCAGCCGATATCCAGAAGCTATTTGATAACATCTTAGCTGATCCGGAGACGGATTATTATATCCGCCGGGTTCTCAATGCCCCTATCCACCCAATGGATTCTAGTTCGATCGAAGAAGGTATACGTGAACTTGCACTGTTCATGCGCCTGTACTACCCAATACTTAATCTCACAATATCGGCTATTTTACCGGATGAAGGTAAAGACCACCGCCGGTTAATCCTCACCAAGTTCATAGAGCATCTTAAGATCAAATCCGGCTCAATATCCGTTCTAATGCTCCGAGTGCATAGGATGGTAGATCACACACCGTATGGTGTCGATGATGCGGCTGAGGCATTCCTGCTATTCTATAATCGCATACTACCACTGGAACTGTATAAGTTACCTGATGACCATTTACCTGTGACTTATCTTAAACAGTTGTTCAACGGCGACCAAAGCACAAAGGAAGCCTAAGAACTCATTACAGACCGTCTCTTTTTACAGGGACGGTCTTATTTTTTGTATTTTAAACAACTTCTTATTAAGGTATAATATACTTAGGAGGAAATTCCATGGGAAAAATTAAATGTGACATACGTAAAGTTGTAGCAGAGCTTAACGACCCGAATAGCCGTAATGAGGTTAAAGCGGTAGCCTTTGCTACTTGGAACGACGGCGAGGAGACGCTCAACATCCGGCAGTATAACACCGTAGACAAGACACTTCTCAAAGGAATTGGCCTCACTCCTGATGAAACGGAGGCGCTTGTTTACGCTTTGCTTAGTGATCCTGACGTCAAGTACGACAGAGAAGTGGCTGCACGTCTCATTAAAGAGAACACTCCTATTGAGCGTAAGCCGGTTGACATCACTCGAATGATGCAAGAAATGGATGAAGAAGACGATCCGCATGGGTACGGCGACTATACACGCGGTGAGGCTGGTGGTATTAAGTTATATCCTATCTCAAGGGAGGACTAATCTGTGATTGGTAGACTTATTACAATGCATCGAATCAAATTCTCGGTACTCAAAGAGGTATTGGATGGGTACCGAGGAGTACCAGTAATTAATCTTCATATCGACCTTAACTCTGTCCTATCGGAGTTTTATAAGGGTGATCGGTTATCAGAGATGGGGTGGCTTGATGATGACGAGGATATGGTTATCTCGTCATGTATCATCAACCTCGCTGCCCATTACCGTCTTTTTTTCCAAAGTAATTATAATACATCAACGCGTATCTTCCTGTACTTTGGGAATCAAGCGCCTCGAAATCAGACCTCATACATGCCTGATTACGGTCATAAGTTCTTTGGTAAATATGGGGACAATAATGCTGAATACTACACTACGAACACGGCCATTGCGCGAAATCTTAAGCTGTGTGAAATCATCGTACCGTATATTACTGGGGTATATTACATCCCTACAGGGAATGTGGAGCCGGTAGTGGCTGCAAGCTATATGATGGTCAAATATCCGAATACTCCAGACCTTGTTATTACCAAGGATGAACACTGGTTCCAGCTGGTTAACGTAGACCGGGATGTGAACATCTTGCGTCTTCAGAGGGACGAGTCGTGTTTAATCTGTCAGGACAACGTCTATGACTATCTTCTGGGCAGAAACACATTCCGCCCATCTTATGTACCACCTGAGATGCTATCAACCGTATCTACATTTGCAGGTGTGAAGTCTCGGGATATCACGGGGCTGCAGGGTTATGGCTTTGCTAAATCCCTTAAGCTCTTAGACAGTGCAATCAATCGGAATTTGATAGCACCCAAGCGTACGAATATCCGAAACATACTGGATGATATCTACAATGGCCCTGATCAGGAGCTTCTGATTAACACGTTCAAAGCAATTGACCTTCAGTTCCAGCTTAATGAACTGACGCTCGCTCAGAAAGAGGCATTGTCCGATAACATCCGTGACCGATATAACCGTAAAGACCTTATTGACTTAAACAATCAGTATTACACCGGAGAAGATTCCCTGATGTTAGAGGAGCTATCTCGCGGTATAAACCGGATTGATACTTTCTCATGGTAAAGGAGGCTGAATAATGCTACGCCCTGTAGAAGAACTAAACGAGTTCCGGTATTCTATATCGGACATTGCTGTAATGGTTAAGGGGTCATCCGACAGCTACACCATACAGGCTGAGCATGTTAAAGGACTCAGTATCCTTCACAAGTACGACACGAACATCATTCCGCTCATTACCCTGACGGCAGGTGTGGAGAAGGAGTTATACGGCCTTCTCTCCACCAGTGCTGACAAGATTACAATGCAGGTCTCCATCCATAAATACATCAATAACTCTGATATCAAGGCAAAAGAGTTGGTGTTCTCCAAGGTATTCTCCATATTGGTTGAGAGTGACATGCAGCATAGTGAACTCCGTGCAATGTATGGGGATACCGATAACACCGACGGTACGATCAACGGGGCATCCACTCAGCAGTTAATGGATGCTACGATTTACTTAATGGACAACACAAAGCTCACCAATTACAAAAAAGTAAAGTCGGTGTCTGTTAACGGAACGACGATCGCATCAACGATCGCGTACATGTTTTCCAGTAGAGGGTTCGGCTCACTTTTAATGAGTAAAATCCCGGGTGATGCTGCGCAGAATATCATTATTCCGGCGTATAACCTGCTGTATTCACTGTCATATCTAAACGCTGGATATGGTATCTATAATGCAGAGCATATCTTCTACATGGATATTAACGAAAACTATCTACTGGACCGATCATCTCCCGGTAAGGCTGTGAGAGCCGGGAAACCAACCACGGTTAACATGTTCTTGGAAGAATACGCATCTGCTGAATCGGCAACCGTCGGCTCTTACAAGGATAATGAAACGATCATTGTTAATATCACAGGTTCGCCTATCATTGACCGGAATGCAACGCATGGGGAATACATCGACGGTACTAACATCGTGGCGGTAGATGCTGACGGGAATGTATTCTCGAACCCAGGCGACGATGGTGCGATGCAAAAGATGGTTCAAGTATACAATAACAAGGTTCCTAAGCAGCTGCAGTATGCCTCTAAGGAAGCGCGTTATCGGGTAGGTATCAACCTCCTCGACGTTGACATTGATACTATTGCACCAAACCTACTCTACAATATCAATGCTCATGCAAAGTTCCAAAAACTAAATCCGATAAACGGTAAATACCGCATCCATGAAGCGCACTTGATATTCCTGAAAACTGAGAATTCTGCATTCTCGCTTCGGGCAAGTACACTGTTCATAAAAATACCATAAGAAAAGACTAAGAGGGAAATCCCTCTTAGTCTTGTTTTTTTGTTTTTACCTTATTCACAAGCGCCATAGATAGTGCCTTGACATAGTTGTCATAGCACTCTTCCAAGATCATCATACGAGCAGCGTTTACACCGTAGCATACCTGCCCATATGTCTGGCGTGTTGTGGCGAGTTCTCTTGCGGATATTCCATTTGAACCGGTCTTCTTGTCCTTATCATCCGGGTTGTCTCGTTCAACCTCACCTGATGTAACAGGTTTACCATCCTCAAGGATCATCATGACCGTTTCAAGTAAGAAGTTGGATTCCTGCAGAGGAGCCGATTTAATTTTAATCGAAGCCTGCTCCAGAATCTCCATGATTTGCTTATTAGACTCGGTCACTCGCTTCACAGTCTCCGCATACCCCTCAATGAAGGATAGCATTTGGGTGTGGCGACTGATCAATCCTCGCTTATCAAGGTTAACCTTATCAGCCCCGCCCCGGAAATACCCCTTGGGATCAAAGCTAGTGCCACCTTCCTTGCTATTCACAAAGAGCTTCTTGAAATACGTCTCTTTAAAAGAAGTCGCATCGCGAAGCGTATCCAGCAGAGTGGAATCTGACTCCCGGAAAGACGGGATAGACATCGTCGCAGCCTCGCGGATATTTGTCCAGTATGGATACATCGTAAAGGAGTAGTTATCCCGGATTGTCTCCGGAGAGATATTAGTCTTTACCGATGCCAGCCACTTTTCATTGCGAGCCACCATCGTAGCTGCAATGTGCTGGAACTTTTGAGTAAGCTTACGGATCGCCTCGATCATTCGTTGAACGGCTTCGGCTAACCGATTTCGTGATTCTTGGGTCTCCTCTGTCAGCAGATCACGCTGTTGTGCAGTGATGGCAGCCTCAAGGAGCGATGATTTCATTGTAAGAATACTGGCCTCGTACATGATCGCACGGCGGGCAGATTCAATTTCATACGACTCATATATCGTTATCATGTGATTCACTCCTATCAGGATGTACTGGATACAAACTGTACATCAGAAACTGGGATGTCAGTCGGCGAATCGAATTCGTCTGACTTATATCTGTGTGTCATACAGAAGTACTTGCCGGTCGCAGCATTCTTATGAAAACTGCACTCGGGCTGTCCATATTTTGCTGTCACTGCAGCCTGCTCCTCCTCAGACAACGGGAGTTTTTCGATCGTTTTCTTCCGTTTAGCGGCCTCATTGAGGTACCGCAGTTTAGTTGCAACTTCGCCCTTACCGAAGAAGGCTTCCAGTACGATATCACTGGATTCATTCAACCGGTCATGGCCTTTATAGGTTCCCTTATATATTGGGGTGGTTTCATGGCCAACTTCCTCAAGACCGTGCTGCCGGTGATGACCATCCATAAGCAAAAGCTTGCCCGGTGTCTGGGGTGTGATACCATGGAACTTATCAACGGTAACCAACGGGAAGTCGTTTCCTTTTTCCCTGATCGTATTTGCAATCTCTTTGACCTTAGCTTCATTAATTGGCTTGTTAATGCCTTGCAAGCCGTCAACCCGCCAGCTACTTTGCTCCCAGTCATAATCCTTAACGAACGCAATAGCAGCTGCAACGTTAGGTGTAGAGTATTCATGGCTGGTAGCAATAGAATAGCTTACCGCCAACGCAACTGGATCATGCCCAAATTCATTCTCAAGTGCAGCGATCTTACCATCTTGATTGAAATTATTCGGATCAGACACAGCTTCTCTAATTAACTCTCTAAACATAATTCTTCATCTCCTTTATAACTTGTCATTGTAATAAAATAGAGGTACATATCATGCACATGAATACCATTATAAAGGGGTGGCATCATGTTGAATCTTGCATTTAAAGAGTCCTACCTTGAGGAAAGGACGAGTAGAGCTGTTGCAAAATATCGCCAAATGCAAAATATCAAAGGACATAAACTTGAAAAGCTTACGATTATAGGCTATTCGCGTAAAAGGAAAGACCGTCACATGTGGTATGCAAGATGCATATGCGGCAATATGATTGAAGTATCGGGTGTAATGTTCCGAATAGGACATACTAAATCATGCGGATGCATCCGCATCAAGGATTACACCGGTCGCAAATTTAACAGCCTGACAGTCATTGAGATGGTTGGTCAAAATAAAAAAGGAGCCGCCTTGTGGCAGTGCATATGTGACTGCGGTGAAATCGTTGTCGTACCGAGTGGTTCATTAGTATCCGGTACTGTTAAAACATGCGGATGCTCGAAGAAATCTCAATACGGGAAATACATCAGAACACCTGAACTGAAAACATGGAACGCCATTAATTACCGTTGTAATAACCCTAAGTGTTTGGATTATGAGTACTACGGCGGGCGCGGCATTCGTGTTGAGTGGGAATCATTTGACGACTTTATTCGTGACATGGGGGATCGCCCATCTAGCTATCACACGATTGATAGGCTTGATGTTAACGGTAACTATAGTAAAGATAATTGTGTATGGGCAACACGTCAAGAACAGGGGCGTAATAGGAGAGCTACCCGTAGTAAAACTGGGTATGCCGGGGTATACGAACGCCCAGGTGGCACGTATCTCGTTGGTATCTTCGTTGATAAGAACACTAAGCTGACTAAGGTCGGCATATACGATTCTTTAGAAGATGCAGTGCGAGCGCGTCAAGATGCAGAATTAAAATATTGGGGACATACCTACACCCAATACCAGTTTACTACGACGACCAGCATCTAGCTGGTCGTTTTTTTTTTGCGTTTTGGCTAGATCAATTCGAAGAACCCGCCATTCGCTGGCATAGTGGATTCGTACAACGGCGTGATGTTTTCTTTCTCCGAAATAGCCTGGACTTTATTTCTAACCTTAACCTCATCATAATTCGCCGATAACCCTTTAGTAACAAACTGAAATCCCTTCAAGTTACGGAAGTCGGCAGGTCTAACCAGCGAGGAGTGTTTCTTGAACCCAATGTCTCCGGCTTTCAAAATGGTATCAACAAACTGTGAGCAGAAATACACATCGCCTCTGTCGTGTACCTTACCGAATGCATTATATAAAAGTCCAATGAAGTTGTACTTGAGTTCCCGTGTAGCGTTAGCCGCAGTGATTTCTTCAAGTCGGCTAATCATTGCGTCTTTAGCATAACGATCAACAAAGGCAACGTACATTGAATACGTAGTCTCCGGATCAAACAACTTGAAGTCTTTGAAGTTTTCTTTGGCAAATCCGCCTACAATGTAGTTGACTCTTGATAGTTTCCCCGACCCAAAGCTATACATCCCTTTAAGAGACGGGTCAAATGACACAGAGGCATGGCTGTATGGTTGGCCTGTAACCCGGCGGATAACAGTCGATACAAGCGAACCACTGTGGCTCATAATTACAAATACAGGATACTTGGCCTCAGGTGTAATTATGTCATTAAACATAGCTACTTTCTCCCTCCATCTTGAATAAGAACAATAACTGCTCTGAGCATTAATTGATCATGCTCAAACTTATCTTTTAACGCAATAAGTTTCTCGTTGATTAAAGTTGAGTACAAGGATGTGAGTTCCAGTACCACGTTAGTCAAGTACATCTGAGCCTCCCGGTGATATACAGCCCCGTTTGCTGATGCCTCGGATGTTACTCCGTTTACAGTCACCTTCAGTTTGTTTTCATCAGGTGTATACTGCTCAGAGTAGATAGAATTAATAAGCTTTTTATACTTCGACAGCGTTTTGGCTGCTTCCTCACCGTTACGTTCAACTGATGAACGAACCGTGGAATACATCTTAAGGTCGGATACTAACCGATCCAGAACCTCTTTGGTTAACGGTATTTCAGTGACCAACCTAGGATTCTTGAATAAGGTTTTGACCGTACTGTCAATTTGAACCTCGGATACAGGTGAGGATTTACCCATCATCTGCCCACGGATAAATGGCACTTTAGCATCAACCCGTTCCCTGATCGTTGTCATGGTATCTCGGGTAATAACAGATGACATCTGTTTTAACGCCCAGTCGATGATAGACAGGTCAACATCACCAGGCACAGCAGGGTATATGGTATACGTCACATTGTCATACTCCATACCTGCTAAATCATCATCAGTCAAAGCCTTAATTTGAGGCTCGTATTTTCGTATCAGCGCCTCCGTTCGCCGGACGGCAACATCCAGACCCGCGATAAACTGTGCAATCGCTTTTCGAATGAGGCGAATAACACCTTCAATAATTTGAGTAAAGCGAGTGGTGATGGAAGAAGTCTCATACATAATTGAAACATTAGCAGTTTCCATAAAACACTGGAACTGTTCGTCGTGTGATTCAAAGGCTTCCGCTATGAGAGATGAGACGTCTATTGATTCCCATACCCATGTGGGTTCTGAATATTCTGCGAACATGGTCCGATGCCTCCCTTCTAGTATTAATGGACTGTTTCCTGAATGCTAAACGTGTTAAAACACACTGCCCCGGAGGGCAGTGTGCTATTTACAGCGGATGGATTACCAAGCGAATGGTGTTTTTGCTGCTGCACTTTCGTTCAGGCCAGCAATGGCGCTGATGGAAGTGTCATCATTGTCAGGCAGGTCCAGGTATGGCAGGAATGGCTCGATTACGCTTTCCTGCAGCGAACCTTCTTCAGCTTTACCGGCTTTGAAGTTAGCAGCTTTCACGATGAATGCTTTAGCTTCGTTTGCCTGTTGAACCGCAGCTTGCAGTTTCAGGTTGTTCAGGAGAACTGCGCCATCCAGACCAGCGGAGAGAACTTTGCGAGTCGCAATTGCATATGCAGCATAGCCGCTTGCATGTTTCTTCTCTTCCGGTGTTTTGGCATCCTTCTTCACCTGGCCCAGTTTCTCTTTAACGATACCCATTGCCAGGTCAACTTCTTTCTCCATTGCGGTGAAAGCTTTCTGGATGGATTCTTTAATTTTAGGGAACTGTTCCAGAACGTCGAAGTAGTGCATGTCGAACGTTACGGATTTGCGTTCACCGCCGCCACGAAGTTGTTTTGCTACTTCTTTGGAGAAGTCGCCTTCAGGCAGGGTGCCTTTAACTGCTTTCGCAGCAACCACATGTACGATAGCCTGATGCTTAGCAGCGGATACTTTTGCGATTTCAGCATCCAGAGCTGCGGCATTACCTTCGTTGTATGGTTTGGAGATATCGTACAGGCTGTTTTTGTACATGATGCTCCAGTTACCAGCCAGTGCGTCAAGGTTGACAGCATCCAGATGGTAGTCGTACATTTCGGCTTTCAGTTTACCGACAGCGCCGGAATCCTTAGCCTTTTCACGCAGAGCAAGAGCTTTTTCATTGCTCGTAATCATAGTCTGAATGCGAGTCATGATGTTTCTTGCCAGATTGATGATCATGGCTTTCAGCTTTTGAAGGGCGGCCATAACTTTGTTAGGAGCGTCTTCGTTAGCTGCTTCCATGACAGCAACAACGTTCTCATTGATAGCGCCAGCGCTTTCAGTCAGAACAGCTGCCATTACAGAGCGGTAGTCACCGACAGTGCGCTCAATGCGGGACGTTTGTTCCTGCAGGATAGTGCTGAATTCTTCCGGGAATGCCCAGTTGAAAGATTCGAATGTCAGCTCACCCACAGGTGCAGATGCAGCAGGAGCTGCTGTAGAGAAATCGAACATGTGTGTTTACCTCCTAAAAATGATGGATTTGATTTATCGTATGTTTGCATCGACAGAGATCAATGTACTGTTACTAGAATAAATCGCTACTGGAAGCACATTCCATATGGAATAGACCGATCAGGTCATCCGATTGTGGATCGTATGCTTCCTGTACAAAGCCGCCAGCTGGAGCAATCAGCTTCTCGTAAGTGTTAATAATGATCTTCCGGTAGTCAACTGACATCTGTTCGTAGACGGATGCTTTCGTGTTAAGAACCTCAGCAACCAGACTCAGAGCAGTGCAAATGGCCATCTTCCGGGTAATCAGATACTGAACCATGACAGAGTTGCCGTACTCATTACCTGTGCTGGACAGGTTGATGCGCTTCAGGTCTCTGATTTCATTGATGTGATTCTCAAGCTCAGCAACAACAGCATCCATTTCAGACGCTTGGAAATCGTCTGTCATGTTTGCCAGTGTACCAAACGTGTCGTTGGTGAACGAACGGGTCTCGGTTGCTGTTGGGCTAACCAACGCATCGGTGACCATTTGGAAGAAGTTCTGGGACACGTCCACGGTATTAGCGACACCAAGGACGGCGCGTTTCAAACAGTGTACAGCATCCTGCCCCATTTTGTTGTAATCAGCGATCAACTGCTCAAGGGTCGCAGTTGGTTCTGTCATGCGCTTAGGATCAAGATTCAGATCATTGGCTACGCAGGACATAACCCGAGCAAGGATGTCGCTAGTTGCAAGGTTGGAAAGGTTGTAACTACGAACCGTGTACGCCGAGCGAGATGCATCCAACTGGCGAATCAGGGGTTCGTATTTGGTGACAACCTCATTGTTTTGCTTATTAATCTGACTCAAGGTAGTGGAAAGAGTCGATCTAATCTTCTTCACAGAAGACAGCACCGACTCAGCATCTGCAGTCAGCTGGTTCGTCATATCCTTTGTCGCTTCGGTCAAAACCGCCTTTACGGCATCGTTAAACACACGGCCGTTTTCTTCCAAAACAGACTCCAATTGAAGACGGTATGCACTGGAGAGGGTGTTCATTGTAAGCAGAGGATTGATAGTCGCCTCATGCAGGGCAAGAACAGACTCGTACAGCGACATGTTACCCGAGGTCTCTTGAATGGAGTTTACAACTTCTTTATCGTAAGTAAACATTTTGGTTTCCTCCTTTAATATTAGTTGTCGCGATCGTTAGCTGCAGATTCCATTGCTTTGAGAAGGGAGAACTTCACATTAGTCGCATGTATGACAGTCCGGTATACAAGATCAGTGATGGAGATACCGAATTGAATAATATGCGAAATCACAAGCTCTGGATTTTCATGATCCATCTCATAACTGCCTGGTCTTTCAGCGTATGAAATAAAATTGGTTTCCCACTTGTCAAGCTCCTTAAGGAACTTCATGTCCGATAGGAATGAATCAATTAATTGCGCCGGAGAAATATTTTTTAGAGGGACATCCGTCTGCTCCCCATGAAGAAAACTGAAGAATTCAGATATGGATATCCCTTCTTTGTATGATGGGGCGATAATTTTGAGTACGTTCTCCATCGCATGCTCACTGTTAAACCCGTCCGGGTGGGTAATGACTTTGCTGGTTGCGGACATGATCAAACCCGTGGTTAGTTTAACCGAAGGTTTCAACAGGTGCGATGGGATACTGGCTGTGCCATCACCAGGGCTGTATTTAAGGATCGTTCCCTTGTTCTCAAGAACGAACTTCTCCCGTTCAGTCGCTGATTTTGTAATCTTAAGGGCAAGCCCTTTAAAGAAGGCTTTGATCTTCGCAATCAGGTCTTTGACGATCCGCTTGAACTTCGCCTTCTTATCCTCACCGTCGGCTTCTGTGATCAGTTGTACACGCAGCTGCCCGATTTCAAAGACTGCTTCTTGGATACTGATAGGTCGCAGATTATTGTCGATGGCTGAGATTTTACCATTGGGCTGGTATGTCAAATTAAACATAGTAGTTCCTCCTTTTTAGATTAGTGAGTAGCCATGCGGTGAAGGATAGAATAGATTACATTGAATCGCTTCATCAACACACTACTCATAACCGATGTGAAACGAAGAGTCGCTGTTACAAACCGGGAAACCAGCGTTACCAACATATTGGTCGCCACCCGGTTTTCGGCTTCAAACAATTTGTTATCGCGAGTTATGGTATCCAAAAACTTGGAGTATTCGCCGCGCTGCTTAGCAAATTCCTCAAAGTCAGCATGGAGTTGTACAGCCTGTTGGATCAAGGCTTCCTTGTTCAGTTTACTGATATCAATGCTCGCATCCTTACCGACGTATTCAGCATAGATGATTTCATCTGTAAGGAGTTTTGCATCGGGATCAGTAACCATACCAGCCAGTACATTCATGATGATCTCATCGGTATACTTAGCATGCATCTTTCTGATCGTTTCTTCATCCCTAGCCAGTGTGCCAATAACACCCATGCGCTGGCCTGCATCCACAATGCGTGCCCATATTAGCTTTGCACTGTATGGCTTCAGTGGATTGGCCAAATTCTTAGGCATGGATATCATATGAGGCTTGGAGTAGTTCTTAATGCGGGCTTCATTTTTCTTAATGAAGTCAAGCTTGCCCGCAGAATTAAGCCGGAGCTTTTTCAATAATCCGTTGACAAAAGCCATGACCTTGGTTTTAATCTTTTCAAAGATTTCTTTCACTCTTACAAGCAGGGACTGACCGGTGTTCTGGTCACCAGCCGGTGTAGTTGATAGAGACAAGCTACTCTCCTGAATAGCTGTAATAGCATCTTCAAGTGTAAGCCCTGGAACCTTTTTGTAAACTTCACCTGAATTGAAGTCGAACATGATCGTCACCTCTTCTATTTCTTATCGGGTCTTACTGAGCGCAACACTTCAGCTGCACCTGCCAGACCGAGGGTGTTAGCAGTTGCTACCATTCGAAATGCTGCGGTTTGAGTTGTATCAATAATTTCAAGTACCAGACTTGTAACCAAATGAACGTTGCGGTTAAAGAACGATGTCATGGTGTTTACAATGCTATTGAACATGTGCTGACCGTTAGGACCGATTGATTGCATCTTATCAGATGCCTCAGCGGCTGCCGACAGACCGTTCAATACCTTACTGTATTCAGCCACTAGTTTATCCAGTTCGTTCTTAAACTTCTTGCCACGTTCAAGGTTGGAGAAGAATTTCTCGGTTTGAATATTGGTCGTTGGGCCAATCTCACCGAGTAACTCATCGCGGATTTGCTCCACATTCTTGCCGTTGTATTTCACCATAGAAGGAACGTAGCCAGAAAACCGTTCTGCAATGGATTTACCCTTGGTTGCAGCGGCTTTGATAACTTCCATCCCCTTCTCAACCTTCCCCATTTTAAAGAATGTCTCCATGAGGTTATTGAGCTGGTTTGCTCTAAGTTCATCTTCGATTTTAAACACCGTATCCAGAACCCGATCGAAAGAATTAATCTTCATACGGGTATTGATTTGAATGGCTCGATGATCGATGGTTCTCAGATACTTCTGAAGCGTATTGAGACGCTCCTCAGCCGACTGGAACCGAGCCGTAATACGGGTTTTGATATTGTGAATCATCCGGGCAAAAAATTCAATCAACCGGCGAATGATACCTTTCTGTTTTCCGACAATATCGGGTACATCGGCCTCGGACAGTACCCCGTGGGTATGTAAAGGCAGTGTTGCCATTTCAGACAGATAGCTAAGCAAATTGTACCGGCTTTCGGTTACAGATTCGGTTATACCTTCTGGATGAAAAAGTTGGTTGGTTTCTCTGATAATATCATGAAACATTCGTTACTCCTCCTTTCACAAATTCAAATACGGCGTCATGTTTAAGGTCTTGACGACCTCTTCCAGTGACTTAAGCCATGTTCCACCGTTAGCCTCAACCAGTCTACCGATTGAATCCATCGACTTGACTTGTTCAGCTGTGAATATTGACCCACCGTCACTTGCCAGATAGCAGAATATCGTTTTCTTAGGTCTCTTGTTACTGTCATCTGCAACCTCAGCCGCCGAATACATACCGGATGCCTTAGGTGTGATCACGTAAAGGAGATAGTCCGCTTTAGCACGAACCTCAAGTTCCTTTTCCTGATCCTCAGGCTTCCAGTCATCGACAACCGGATTGAAGTAATCGATCTCCAATTGTGGCATGAGTACCTCGCGCCACTTGGAATCGCCGCACGTGCCACCAAGGAATACCAATGGCTTGGGCATTGTTGCATTTTCGAGGATTGTATTAAACATGATCTCACCTCTCATCTATAAACTTTGAGGAATACGGCCCCCGAAGGGACCGTATACAGTTTTAGAAGAGAACGATATCGGATTGGGTAAGCTTGGCTTTTGCTTCAGCCTGTGCCTTCCGCTCATTCTTTTCATAGTTAAAAGCGAATACATGGGAAATCTTAGACAGCTTATCCGCAAACCAGCTTTGGATGCGAACCATCTTATCTGTCGCTTTCCCCGAAGCCTGAACCGACTGAATGTTAGCATTCAGAAGATCAGCCTGAATTTTTGCAGCCTCACTGATTTTCATCCGGCTGAAGTAGAAGAGATAGATCAATTCTTTAATCAGAGGGATAATAGTGAAGGCTGCAAATACAGCTGCAGAGTAGAATGCAATGGATGTAAGCACAGCTTCTTGGATTGGAGCCGGTTTAGCCATTGCAGTAAGGTTGCGTTTGAATGCACCGTTTCTGGCCTGTACACAGAACTGATTCAAAGAATCGATCAGTAGGTACTTTTGACCTTTACGGTATTTGGTATTGATGATTACCTGTACGCTGTCGGTGTTACCCAGGTTGACGTAATCAACCAGAACGGAGATCATCAAGGATGTCCCGCAAATAACCGACATTGCAAGAAGGTTATAGGTCATGATAATCGAAGCATTCTTCTTAACGAATCCCATATAGAAGTCGCTAGAGAACATCTCCAAATATTGAAGTGCGTCAGTCAGGACCTTAATCTCCGGGATCGATTGATTCGAACTTTTCTCGATCTCGGCCAGAAGGGTAAGAGACGCTTTGAGGTTAGCATACTCAGGCAGCTTGGTGATGTCACCTTTGGATGCCGGAATATTCTCGAAATCGACTTCATTATACTTCTCGGCGATGGTGACATAGATTCTGTCTACCAGATTCCGCCCCACCGTAACCTGCTCTGCTTCAGTCATGCTCATAAAGCGTGACCGCATAGGAGCATCGTAATGCTCTTTAATATGCTCAAAGAGTAGCAACTGATCGTGCATTGGATAACCCTCCTTTATTAGCGAAGTGCGCCCATAGCTTTAACCATATCCTTAAGGGTACGGTCTTGGCTGGCTGCTTCGCGTTCCAGTGTTTTGTATGGGAACTCTTGAAAGTCAACCTGTGAGTCGTAACGAACGTATACGACTTCGTTCACTTGGTCAACGATGCAGAATCCGAGCAGGTAGTAAGCGTCCATGATTTTCTTAACGTCTTTAAAAACATCAATGTCGTATTGCGTTTTCAGAGCGTTAACTTCGTTCATGGTTACACAAAGGGTTGCGATTGGTTTCAGGTTGTTCATCAGCATAGCCGATCCACCCTGAGCCAGACGAGCGCGGCGTTTAAACGCCTCAACCCAAGGGCTGGCTTTCTTATTCTGAATATCGAACTTCATCTGGCTAACACCAAACAGCAAGTCCGACAATGATTTTTGTTCACCGGAGAACCATTTAACGAAGTTCAGAAGTCCTCTCTTGCCGTTAACGCTGTTGGCAATGTCCTGTACCAGCGGGCTTGACGCCGAGCGGTGCATTGTTGCCTTGATATTTACCATAACATCGACAACCGCCTCTGCCTTTGTGTCCCTAGACACAAATTTAACAGGCACTTGCATAGTGGTAGGTAACATATCGTTTGCTTTCTTCCAATCCAAATCCGAAAAAAGAGTAGTTGCCTTTTTAAATGGCTCTGCCCGTTTAACGTTTGTTTCAATCGGCCCCAGTGGACCGCCGATAGGGTCAGGGCCACCCGTTGATGCCTCATTAAGAGACGTTTCATTGAGTGTGAATCCATTATTCTTGTCAATCGTACCGCCCCAGTTAGGAACCGTGTTCATGTTTGTATGGAACTGGGTGAGGTAGTTACGAACGGTGGCATTCGTGAAACTTGGAACCTCAACTGCCGGGATGAGAGAGAATGCTGTACGGGTGAATACGGCATACGACCGTTCAAATGCCCGAGTGAGCATAACCAGTTCATCGGCGGAAAGGTATTCCGAGCCTACAACCGGGTAAAAATAAGTACTGTCATTGGCAAGTGACGATATGGATTTATTCCGCGTCGGACTTTGACCAAAGTTGACATGAGTCTTGCTCGTGATAAGTGACCATTCTTTCTGCATCATCTTACCGAACGTGATAAGCTGTTCGATGATCATGTCGTGCCCTCCTTCATGTATTTAAGTATATTATCTTGTTCGACGTGCAGAATACTAGACGTTTTTCGTGCTAAAAGCAAAAAAAGAATACCTGACTCCCTGGACAGGTATTCTTTTGTAACGCTATATATTAACAATGGAACTTGACTGTATAGGAATCATTCTTTGGTTTCTTCTTGTCAGACTTCTTGCCAAAAAGTGCGTCAATAATAATTATGATACCGTTCATTGTTGTATCCCCCTCTGGATGGTTATGAGGGGCTGTACAACTACGGCGCACAATTACTTCGTGTTTAGACATAGATTTTACCGCTCCCCCGAGCTTGATTTAGTTTATTTGCCATAGTGGCTGACTTTTAGGTGGGCAGGGGATGAGCAAGTTTTGTCTCTATTGTCCTGAGATAATTCTCAGAAGTTCACGGAGCAGTCTGGCACTTTTACCAGCTTTACCCGGCACAATTTGTTCAACAGTTTCAAGCACAACGTCTGTCGTTTTCACGATAGTCCGTGCTGTCTTCCGTTGCTTGCGCCCTCTTAGGTACTCCTCTTTAAACACGAGTTTAATACTCATATATATGAAACACCTCCTGAATTGCTTGGCCTTACACGAAGATAATATATAGTCCAATATATAGATGATTATACACATGCGTATCATCAGGACATACCATAAATACCACCTAGATCAATGAAAGGAGTGGAATACATGGCTAATATCGTAGACGGTAAAACGGTCAGTACTGCATCAATGATGACACCCAAAGCTCCAGTGCAATACTCCGGTACGCTTGCTCAGTTTGCAATGAATGCAGATGGTCAGGCGCTTTTATATCCCGGTAAAGGGCTCAGCTCTGACGACTCAGTTAGTGGTGATGGGTATCTCCATCACTTAACGAAGTTCAACCGGTTTGATTTACCGGAAGGATACCTATGGCCAGGTGGACATCGAGGATACATCTTCATGACCAGACCCGACCTTAATATCTTTGACGAAAAGAATCTAACTCAGCTTAACATGAACCAACAGACAGCATCCCGGCTTGCTTTTAGGGAACTTGCTCGTAACGGGACGGCGGTTGATAAAGAGAACCTTGCTATGCTCCAGCAGAACACAGGGTTCCCTAATGCATACATGCCAATCTTCACAAACTTCTGCACGGGGTTTAGTCCAGAGGATCAGTCACTGGATACACTCGAAAAGGGCGAAACGCATCATGGTATGAAGATCAAGTACGGGAAGCATGCGATACATTCTAGGTCGGCGGGTTCCTTCTCACTGACCTTACATGATAGCAAATTCCTTCCGGTATATAAGACCATTGCCCTGTGGACAGATTACATTGAAATGGTGTTCTTGGGCGATATGGCTCCTAAGGATTACTACATCGAGCATGGTATTCTGGATTATGCTGTATCTATGTATTACCTTGTAACAAAAGCAGACGGATCTGAGCTGGTATACTGGGAGAAGCTCCAGGGTGTATTCCCTAAGAACCGCCCTGACAGCGCATTTGCAACGACAAAGGATCAGCTCTCACATTCTGAGTATACTATCAATTTTGAGTACGCAATGAAGTCTAAGAGCGGCATTCTCGACCCTGTTGTATTATCTGAATTAAACACGATCTCCGGATTTGCAAAGAAATCCCGGTCAGACGAGGTAATGAAATTACTGGACGACACTGGTTCATACTACCCATCATATGACAGGGTAAATGACACAATAGGCGTTCCACTCGTTAATGCTCCAAAGATTGAATTATCAAACGGTAGATTCTATCTACGGTGGATATAGGAGGGAAAATAATGATATTAAAGACAGACTTGATCCAAAAGATCATGAATGACATCGCACCACAGCATTTTGATGCGGATGCCTACTCTGAGGTCACTAAGTCCCGTACAGGGATGTTCGCAGTTATTGCAGAGACATTGGGTACCGTGTTTGAGAACTCTGTTGTTGCGGGTGCGATCCGGGCAAGAGAAATGCATACAGCGACCGCATCCCGTGAAACACTTATTCAGGAGGCCGCAACCTATCCTGACCTCACGCTACCTAACGCAACTCCGGCTGTTATCACAATCGCGCTGGGTATCCCGACGGAATATCTTCGTGCAAATTTCATGACATCAGCTACTACCTTGGAGTTTGTCCTTGGAGCAGACACCATTATCTCCATTTCTGACGTTAAGTTTATGCTTCCGTATGATATTAAAATCAGCGCTCGCTACACGGCTGGTAAACTCCTGTATGGCGCACAGTACATGATGACAGGGGATAACCCACTGTATACCAGTAACAACCCGCTGATTGCAACAACCCGGAAGATTGAAGCTTCAGAGTATCTGATGATTACCTTGACACTTTTCCAACTGGAAAAGCAGTACCAGTATTACAACGTCATTGAAACCGATCAGTTATTCCTGAACGGGTTTGACTTTAAATATGAAGGCGAGCTGGCATACTTCAACGTTTACTACAAAGCAGCTGACTCAACTGAGTATTCTCCGATTTCAAAAATGAACTATCGCTCAAAGATGACTGGGAATGGGACATATGTGTATTATGACAACGCAACTCCCGGTCTAATACGTCTATATGTACCAGATACGTTCACGCCGGGCTTTAACTCTGAGTTCCGCGTTGACATCTATACCACACTGGGCGATAAAGGGAACTTTACGTACCGGTCAGGTGATGTCAGTATTATCCCTCAGACCTATGGTGACACCATTGATTACACCGGGTCATACTTCTACCCTGTAGTTGCAACCAACTCTATAGGTGGAACTGCATCCTTGGGCACAGAAGATATTCGGAAGTTGATCATCACCTACAAATCCACACTTCGTAGTATGGATACTGAATTAGACCTGAACAACTATTTCAGCACCATTGACGAAGTGGATAATATGGTTTTCATCAAGAAACGGATCGACATTTTCGAGAAGCAGTTCACCGCGTTTATGATTATGCGTGACGCTGAGTCGAATATCATTCCTACCAATTCACTGAATGCACGTCTGACTGATGCAGATATTGATGCTCATTATGTACAGACGAAACGTCGTATCATCAAACCAACGGCGGCGTATTCCTTGACTGCCGGTAATCACTTCGTAGTTGAGAAAAATAATACGCCGTTAACCCCAGCACTCATCACACAGCTTGAGAATGACACGTCGAAGTTTTTATTTGGCTGCCCGTATCTGATTGTAATCAATGAAGACCCGCCGTCAACGTCGATGTACATGAACAGCGTGAGTAACTTAAACCTCATGCAGCTTGATTACTCGAATGATGATGCGGTGATTCAGTTTATCATTAACCGAATGACCATGACCCGCAATGCCATTGCTGGGGAAAATCATTACACTATAACCATGAACCTGATCCCAGCGAGTGAAATCCCACCAGGGGTTGTTGACGACGGTGGTAATATCCTTGATCCGGATGCTATTAAGGTATTTGGATTAGTATACTCAGAAGATGTGGATGGCGAGATCACAGGCTACTTCAATATGCAGGTCACATCTTACAATCGTCTGGATAACTACTTTGTTGCACAAGGCACTATGTCTACCGATGACTATATTACAATGGAAGATAAGCTTCGTATTATAAACACCGTGTATCAAGTTAAAACCACAAACACCTTTGACTTCATTACACCGACAACAAATGTCCGGCTAGGGATTGGTATTTACTTCAAAGACCCTGACGGGGTGTTCGTGGATAAAGGTGATCTTGGCGATCTAATCCCGGGTCTGGATGCGTATGGGCTGGTTAACGTGTACTCAAATGCACAAGACCGCTCTGTATTCATGCTCAATATGAGTAAAATGATCAACGCTCCTGTATCCCTCGTGGACAATGGGGGTGGGAATGTATCCTTTAGCCTTAAACAGCTGCCGCTGATTCGGTACAGTGACATTCGGTCGAACATCACTCACATATCGGAAGTCATCCAGCGGACAAATGCAACTATCACCAGTATGCTACAGCTCATTAAGAATAACTCGTCCATTGACTTTAAGTTCTTTGCAACGTATGGACGGTCCAAGTACTTCACTATGGGCGAATCTACTACACTGCTTGATCGCTTAAATATCAGTCTTAGATTCAGAGCACGTGTATCCTCTAACCGGGTAGATACCACCATTGTGGCTGACATCCGTTCATTTATCAAACCACTTGTCGAGGAGATTAACGTTCTTGACACATCAAAGAGCATCTATTTCTCCAATATCATCACGCAAGTTGAGAATGAGTTCAAGTATACACAGAACCGCATCCTGTCATTTGAGCTTGCTGGCGTGAATGACTACACGACACTGTATCAGGCCGTGGTCAATAACACTAAGCCCGTATCAGCCATGACACAGGACGAGCTTCTTGACTACGTTGCAGAGTTTGTTAAGCTTGATTTGGATAAAATCACGATTGACATTCTCTTAGTGTAATCCGTGCAAAAAGATAAACAAAACATCCAATTAAGTTACTCTACGCAAAGAAAGGGGAATTTCCATGTTTGATATGGATTCATTCATTCTCGAAGCATCTACTTTGAGAAACCGTCAGAAAGCCGATATTGAAAACCAGCGCCTCAAAGGAGAAGCCCAGGCTAAATTCATCAGCGAGTCTCTCAAAGGACTTGAAGCTGAATACGCTATGCTGGAAAACAACGCCTTTACACGTTGGGTAAACGAGGCTGATGCAGTTGACGCTGCTGCCATTTATGCTGTACAGGAAGCCGTTTACTCCGTATTCCATGATTCACTCCTTCTGGATGAATCGACTAAGGATTACTACGCGCATCCGCTGAAAGCGATGTTCGAGTCTGCATTTACCAAGGTGCTAAGTGACAACAACATCAAGACCTTTAAGGATTTCAACAAGCACATCCAGGAATCCAACGTTATCGTGACTTCCGTTGCAGAATCTGCGTACCGCCTTGCCCAGCATAGCGGCGCACTCTACAAGCACCTGCTGGAAAACGACTACAGCGATTCCTCCACCATTAAACTGGTATCCAGTGCCTACCGTGCCTTCACGGAATCGGATATGGCTGAAGTGGATCAAGCGGGATCGGTTTCTAATGTCGCTAAAGCAATCAACGCTAAACTGCAGGACACTGAAAGCTACGCTCCGATCACAGTGGGCGACTCTGTTGCCAACTTGATTACACTGGGCTTCAAAGCTTTCAATATCCCGGGATTCTCCGTTAGTTCCGTTCTCTTCACCGTGAACTTGTACCTGAATGCAGTAACCGACGCGATCAAACTCCCAGTACAGGCACAATACGCGTCGATGTATATTGCACATATTCAGGATATTCAAGCGCGGTTACTGGTTGCAGCGAATGAAGCAAATGGCGACCAGAACCTTTTCAGCAGACTGGAAAGCCTGATTGACAGAACAGGTGAGGTTCAAAACCTGATCACCGCAGCAGCTGTTCAGGCTGGTATAGTTCAGGAATCCACTGAGCTTAACTTGGAAACAGCTGACGATATCATATTCGCAGTTGAAAACGGCGGCTATGTGACCGAAGCAGGTGGGAAAGTTGAGGATAAGGAAGAGGCTCTTATTACAGCTCTAACTTCTGATGCTGAACGCCTTAAAGCAGGCTACTCCCTCCCTAAGGGTAAGCTGTATATGCAAAAATTCATTGATGCACTGCCATCCTTTGTGGTGTATAACACACAAACAGTAGGTGCGTTGGCAGCTTTGGTTGCAGTCTTTGGATATGCCGCAGTACGTGCACTCCGTTCAACAAAGGATTCTGACCGCATCGCGGCAATTCGTGAAGTTGAAAAGGCTATCGCCATTTTGGATAAAGGTATTAAGAAAGCTAAAGGTGACGAGAAGAAGATTGCAAAACTCACCGCAGCTAAAAAGAAACTCTCTGGCTACCTCGCTGCCGGTAAAGACGGCGACGGGAAGAAAGTATTCCGTGAAGATGCTCACGGTACAATGGAAGAACTGGTTGAATCCGCCCTTGACGGCGCGTCCTATCTGACATTGTTTGAAGCAACAGCTGACGAAATCGGGTTTATCGGTGCCGTCGTCCGTGATACCACCGGTGACGATTCCGATAAGAACGTGCTGCAGAAAACCATTCAAACCAACCCCTGCATGAAAGGTAATTTGGAATGCGCTTGCCTGGAATCTGCTCTCTATGACCAGACTCATGGCTTGACAACTTCTAATATCCCTCATGCAATCCACGTCCGCCTGCAGGAAGGACAATATCCTACTGAGCTGGATTTCCTTGATAGCGACGAAAGAGAGCTGCTGGAAACCATCTCGAAGGCAAACGGTAAAGACGATGCAACCAAGATCATCAAAAAACGGGTTGTTAAAGTCATCGAAAACGAAGAAAAACGCGCCACTAAGCGCGACAAGGAGAACCAGGAGTTCCTGAACAAGCTGACTCCATCTGATCTCAACAAGATGAAATCTTCTCTTGAAGAATCGGCTGGTAAGGCTCGTATTGGTAACACCGGGCTGAATGAGCCTGAGTCCTTGTTCGAGGCTATGGTAGTAAGTCGTTCCCGTAAGTATGTACAAGAAGCAGCGTCCAGCGGACACGTTGACATTCTGGAGAATAAGAAAACGATCCTGAATGAAGCGATTGTCCTGTATACCATCCATGAGACGTTCAACACGCTGAATCTGGAGAAATATCCAAAGCACAAGTTGGACAAGATGATGAACGACTATTACTACGGCACAAATTAAACGTAAAAGACCGGTAGGGGCATCTGCTCCCTACCGGTTTTCTTATGCGCTGCACGCTTCTACATAATATACATTACCATTACATGATTTACGGAATGATGGCTCAAGCTGGAAAAACAAGAATGGATCAGCATTTCTCACGGCGTCTGCCGCATCGCTTGATGACACGTTAAGGTCCTCTAGCGGTTCATGCGATTCCAATTCACCAAGCTGCTCTGCAATGCTGGCCAGGATAAGCCGGTTCAGTTCCGATTTATCCATGACAGTGCGGATATATGTGTGCGATGTTGTATCTGCAGAAATAACTTCAATGTCTGCAGGGCGCTCAGATGCTACTGTCTTTACGATTTCAGCCAAGGGAGTTTTATTGTATGCAATCTCCCGCAGTGTGATAAGATTAGCCAATTTCATTTATGGTCACTCCTCATTAGATGTGTGTTTGTATTTCAAAGGCCCGACAATCATACGGGCGATAACTTCTTTACTGTATCGTTTCCCATTAGACGAACTGGTTGGGATACGAATCCAGCCTAGCCAATTGCCCACTTTCATCATATTCAGGCGGGCACGTTCCTGTGTTTCTTCGTTCTCGTACCTGTCTTGCACAGCGCGCTGTTTAAGTCTTTCGATTGATACATCTACCGGTACTTCAAGCATGAATACTTGATCGGGTTTAGGTATCCGAAAGAAGCCGTACTCCAGCGCCTTAATGAACTTGATCAGTCGGTATTTCTTTTCGTCGGTATCAACTTTCATCGCCTGATATACCATATTACTGGTGGCGTACCGATCGAAGATAACATAGTCTGGCTTCTTTTTAAGCTTATGCGTGAAAGCCCAACACGCGCGATCAAAAGCATAAAGGAAGGAGATCAGATATGGGTTATCCCCAAATAGACCTCCTTCCTTATTGTTTAAATGGTTTCGTATAGGTGCCGAATGCCACTTTTGGTACATGGGGAACGACACGACTTGGACGGTATACCCGTGTATTGTTAAGATATGGGCAACTTCGTCCGATGTCGTAGCCTTCCCGGAGCCGTCGAGGCCCTCAATTGCGATGTATTTGGTCACTATAGACCCTCCTCACAATAAATGTGCGACTTCCATATGATCTTGCAATCGTTTAAATGTTTCCCGTTTGCGGATACGGTCGTATACATATTTAGAGGCAAATTGATCCTCGTAATAAATAGACATCTCCACTCTCGGGAGGAATGAATAATGCTTTTGAATGAGTGCTTTGTAGATGAGGTCATCATCCAGAATAATCTTCTCAATCATCATGTCGGTATATGCCTTGATCATATTATCGAAGTCGGGCTTCATCGCCGGGTTTAGAATACCCATTTCGAATAGAACCTTTTCTTCAACTGACGCGGCTTCTGGCATGGGATGATATGAGTCACATTTCAAATAAATAGGTGTATGAATGATCTTGATTTCCTTCTTCAAATCTTTAATTAAGCCCTCTAAGAACTTCTTGTTCTCCTTGGCATTAGGAACATAGTTTGTAACAAACCCGCCCATTGCCCGGGATCGAGGACGTTCCGAGTTAATTGGATACTCGTAGTATGTAATCTTGAAGCACGAGTAGGTTAGTTGGTTCTCGATAATCTCCTTTCTCTTTAAGATTTTCAACATCTTGTCTTCCGTTAATTTGTCTCCCAAACAATGCACAAGCCTATCGAACGGATCACCTCTGGGAATATCTACGATGTCAGCATGATATTGGGCGAGACGATCCTTGCGGGATTTAATCTTTCTTTTATTTGCCATGGATGATTCCTCCATAATACTTCTTCTATAGGAGGTTTGGCGGAAGCTAAAAAAATAAAGGACATACTCCCGGCTATGAGAGTATGCCCGATCTATACCTATTTGCCAGCAGTACCATGACCTTTTACATATGAAACCGCCGCGTGTAATACTTTATATATCATATTATACCCGTACATGACGGTCGATATGAATGAGTGTACTAATTTGATGATAGCGTTGTATGCATCAATCGCTCCATACAGCGCTGAACGGTGATCCCGATATTCTACTGTTTGACTAGCTGGGTCTTTTGGGTCACGAACATGTTGCGATGAGGCATTTATGGCCCTATTAAGACTGGTCGTAATAGCAGGGGCAATTTCGTGCAATTTGTCCAGCCCTTTTTCATAATCCGACAGAAACAAGTCTGCCAGTTTAGGTACGTCGGGTAGACGATCAACTCTAATTGCAGAGATATTGCCGTATACAGAGGACATTACACTATCAGCTGTCGCAAATCCTCCAAATATCGCTTGCATCATATCAGACGCGATGTGTTCGCTCGTATGCCGTGGTTCATGCCTGCCAGCCACAGACCTAAAGGGGTACGTTGGGCTCTTACCAGCTACTATTTCATCACAATACTTCACGGCAGTATCGACAGTTGAATAAAATTTAGAAAAATTCACCGTATTACTCAGGTTCTTCGGAATAGAAATAGTGGGTAGGTGATCATCACCAGTATCGTAGAGCCCTCCTGCCTTATACGCCTTTAAGATCGATAAATTCTTTTTAACGAACGCTTGTCGTGGGTCATTGTTCGCCTTGAGCTGAGCTGTCATCTTACTGAAAAAAGCTGTAATCCGTTGTATAAGAGCTTTAATAGCATCTTTTATTTTATCCATAGCAGAAGGTCCGTCAGCCTCGGTTAGTACACTCACTTCTTCGGTATGTGTCAGTGTCTCATACAATGACAACCGCATAGCATTCATAACATCAAAATTTGAAGATGTTGTGCTAAGGGTATCTAGTGACACACCTTCTTTAATCAACTTAAGTTTGTATTGTATAGGGTGCATGTCCGCCATCCTCTCGTGTGTTTTATATTAATGTCAACGTGACGGAAACCTAAAAAAATAAAGGACATACTCCCGGTTAAGAGAGTATGTCTGATTTAATTATTTTGAGTCTACAAGTTCATCGAGATACCGTGCAAGCGTCATACCTGCGTTGACACCAACAGGTGCATCTTCCATGTAATCACTGGAGATATGCTCCAAGAATGTTTTTAACGTCATATGTTTAAGTTTATCCCACGACGTGCTCTTACGTAACACCGTACCATCGGGTAGCTGAATAGATGCGAAGTCGTGGTCTTCACACGTATAATCGTACTCTTTAAGGTGATATCGATGAGGATATTGATCGCTTGGGAGCGAATCCTTAATCTCACGTTTTATCTCCTTACCCTTGTACAAGTCAGTGTGCAAAGTGACAATCGTCCCGTTAGGCAACAAGAATTCAGGTACAGGTTTTTGATACGGCTTGCTTGGAGTATATACTTCGACCATTTTTTCATTAGACATTAATAATTCCTCCTTTATAATGGTAGCCAGCCTGTAACCCATGCTGATGGTAATTCAAATACCACATTCTCATCAGCAAGGGACTGTAGTGAGACGATATAATATCTCCCGCTGTGGTGCCATGTTACGGATGATATAATGCCGGGCGTTACTCTCGGAACCGTCTCACCCATAATCATACCATACAGTTTAATCCTTTTATGTCGTTGAGTGAACAACTCCTGGATACTAACAGTGCCCATTTCCTTTTGGGAGTATAGGTATAGAAGGTTTGCTTCCCTGGCTAAGAAATCACCGTGGCATCGCTTAGGTGCACAGTGGCACCCCAGCCTTTTCCCGATAAGAGTGTGTAATTCACTCCATCTAGAGTGGTCATGCCAGAAATCTTCATCATGTAAATCACACACCCGGTTTCTTTCCTGTGCTGGCTTTGCGAATTTGTTAATGGGGAATGGATTACCCCACATAGTCTTACGATCAATTCGAACATCGTACTCTTCCTTGTGCAAGTTGACAACTCTTGTAACTTGAATATCCACTATATCACCTCTGTAAAATAGAGACACCCGACTATTGGGTGTCTCTTGGTATGGTATTAGAGCAGAGTTTCGAAATCCGACAAGCTATTAGCGAACTTTACTTCGAGGATAGTGACGCCCTTAGAGTATTTATGGCTAAGATTGTCATCATATGTAGAAGCAATGTACTCCAGCTTGGCTTCGAAATTCTCACTTGGGTCAATCAGAAGCTCAGGCTTAGGCGTATTTGGCAACGTGGTCAGTACTCCCATATATTTCATACCTACTGCAGCGGCATTCTTAGCCGCCGCAACAAGTAGAGTCTGGGTTATCGGACCGCCAGCAATGTGAATGATTCTGCCCATGTCATTCACCGTTAGCCAAAACTGGTATGTTATTAATAAAATTGAGTATTTCAGCTGCATCTTTGTCACATGGTACAAATACCATCAAATTAACCTGCGAATCCTCAACTGTCATCTCTGCGTTTGTAATACAAGCGAACAAGCATCCAGTTTGCGCATCGTATGTCAGATGTGATGGTACTTCTACAAAGTGTCTGTCCTTTCCGCTGAATGAGCACATTACCATATGTGAGACCAGACGGATACTTGGTTCATGCAATGACACGTAGTAGTCGAAGAATCTGGATGACGCGTCAGTATCAGTATTTACGACATAAGCCAGCGACACATCGGTATTCAGATTGTGCTTAGCGTATGCCTGAACTGCGACGACAACATCATCAACGACACCGGATGTGGTAAGTGCACGTCCATAGGTGGGAGCAACCAGCGTCGATGAATATTTGACCACGCTGAATTCAGCCAGGGGCTCTATTAATTTCTGGATATATGCCGGATTCATATTGAGAGTCCATAGACAGTGATTGATAGCTATACGAGCAGCGTCATCTATGCTCATTGTATCAAAGTCATCTCTATCTACCCGGCTCTGAAGTGTCCGAATAGAATGGCTGGTAAACACAAACTCAGACAGATTAACAATTTCGTTAATTTTCATGATTGGGCGCTCCCTTAAGGGTGATGGATTCCAAGAACCTCCGTACAGAGTCTTCCGGATTAACGGAAGTAGCATCAGCAAAGATCGTCATCTGGTACAGGTTCTTGTAGGTTGAAGCACTGAACGGCATGTGTTGATATACCGCGATGTACAACCCGTGACTATCAACGTAATACAAACTATTGCTGATAGGTTTAAGCGGTGTGGTATCACCAGCATAGATATAATGCGGTATTCCTGCATATAAACGGGTTCCGCCCAGCGGGAAAATAGCAGGCATGATGTCAGTTACCACAGTATTATGGGACTGGTTATCCAGCGTTACCATCGGGGTCAGCTCGTGTCCAAATTGATATAAGGCATAATCCTGAACATCTTCGATCAGTTCATGGATCGTGGTGTATTGACCCGGGATAATTGCCGTGTCACCAACTGGTGTAACAAACCGGCTAACAATGCGCAGTTCAGTGTCTTGATATCCATCATACTTATCAAATATGGATGCCGCCGATGATAAGTGCTTGCCCATAACCCACATTTCATGGTGGATATACGCACTCAGCGCAACAGTGAGTTCTTCCAATGACGCATCGACACATCGTTTCCCTGACATGAAAGGGTTGAGTAGTTCTTGCATATCATTTTTAAATTCCTTGAGGTCTCTTTCTTTTTCAAAATACAAATGCATGTCATGAACTCGCGGTTGAATATTGGACATTATAAATCACTCCTTGGGTACAATTTACTACTTACAAGTTTAAATCAATTTAGATTATTATGGTCATAGGTATCAGCATCTCGGGTGAACCAACTAAAGGCCAAATGGATAATACCGAGAACTGAGAGTATAACAGCAAGCCAGAAAATCATCAGTATGGTCACAATTACAATTCCTATCATGATGAATCTCCTATCTGTCGAGGTCTTCTCTCTTTACATATACTGGCGGTCCATCATCTGGAATCACAAGATGTCCAAGCTTATCGTTGTGCTCCCATGGTGCCGTAATGCTAGATTGATCAAGCCGTTTGATATAGGCTCTAACATAGCGTTTAGCGCGGTAGTAATCAATTGGATTATTAAGAACCATACCAACGCCTGAAAACATGATGATGCTGGCATGGATTTTGGCGTTGTTCTCGTCATCGAACAGCGAACCTTTCCAGCCGTGAGTTGACCAATTGAAGCGATGGAATGCTTTTACAAAATCCTTGTATGTGCGATTAACGGTGTAATTGGTAGATGTGCGAGTCATGTCGCGGTGCGTTAAGACGGGTACAATTAGGAAATATACTGCCCAGAGGACACCAAAAGCTATGGCCCCTGCAGCAATTGCCGATGCAGTACGTTCAATATCAATCATAACCCGCCTACCTCCGATCGAATGAATCGTGTAAACAACTGTGGGATTAGTATAGTGCGGTATCCTTTGTGTGGGATGTGCCGAATGAAGTGAATCCGGCCGCAGCCACTACACCGCAGAAATGAACGCTGGCGTTCGTGTTTCTTAGCAACATCACGCCACTTACCTTGTTTCTGGCAAGACTTACAGAAATGGCTTACCAGTCCAGTATGAATATGGTGTTTTATAAATACTGCCATATTTTAACCTCCGATTGATATATAATACCAAGACACCGTTAAGTGTCTTGGCTTGAATCTTAATAGAAACCTACGGGTCTCTCAGTTTTAGATGAAAAGTCTCCCTTACGTTGCTTGTCCATTGTTACCTTCATTGAGTTTACAATTTCATCCGGGTCGATAGTGTCATGGTAATATTTCTTAATAGCAGCAGTAGTGTATATTTCGTTAAGAGATGAGGTTGAAAACCCTTCGGTCAGCGTAACGAATCTGCTAAAGATTTCAGGATTTACCACAGAGAGAAGTCCTTTGTGTAAGAGATACGCTTCCCGGTTTGCAGCATCAGGTTTCTTAACCTCGTAAGTCCGGTCAAACCGCCCAGCACGATTCATTAGTGCAGAGTCAATTCGATCCGGGTAGTTCGTTGTTGCAATAATAAATACACCATTAAGCGTAGATGCGCCGTCAATAGCATTTAAAAATGTGGAACGGGTTTTGTCAGGGATAGAATCGATATCTTCAATGACCAGAATGACTGGGTCTTCTTCGTCTTCGAAGTAAGCAAAAGCTTGGTCGACTCCCTCACTAGTAACGTATTCATTCATTTGCCAGTAGTACGTTTTGACTTTACAAGCCGACACTATGGCTCTGATCAGGGTCGTTTTTCCATTACCCGGATCACCATATAGAAGAATACCTCTTTTATATGGGATGCCATGAGTCTTGTAGAACTCGCCGCCGTCAGAAAAGAAAGTGTGGGTCGTCTTGGCTATGTCTTCTTTGAATGCTTTATCCATAACAACATCATCCATAGAAACTGGGGCCCACTTGTCCATCTCATGGGACGACATACCGTGACTTGTAAACTTAAACTTCCAAGGGACGGCAGTGGCTTTCCGTTGCCGTTCTTTATGCTTGAGGTGAAGATGTTTGCTGAGCCGAGCTGCATTGTCGGCATTATTACCGATGAATAGATATCTGCTAGTTGTACTAAATGCATCACTGTATACGTAATCAACAACAATAATATCAAATTCACGATAATAGATCATGAAGTTTTGAGGTTGTACGTCATCAACATCATCAAAAGCCGAGGCTATGATAGGGACAGCGATCGAGAAATATGATATAAGTTCGACCTCTTTATCTTTGATATCGGCTCTAATCGCCTGCACCTCGTTATGGTACGACGGGATAAGTAGCACTCTTGGATTTTCAACCAATAATGCCGCTTGCGTCAGCGCATTTTTGATAAATGTGTTATAGTGCGAGACGGTATCACCCTCTTCAGCGGTAACCCCGGGCTCAAATAGTCCCATTAAGTGTGACCTCTTTACGTTCGACATGTCATAATCTCTCCCTTATAGTTAATATGTAGTAGAAGGTACATATAGTATTAGGTTAACTATAATTTCCTTTTTAATAGCATATAACGCATGTTTACCTCATACAGCCAAGGTGCACGGTAGTCCTAAACCTAAAGAAAAATAAAGTGAGGAAAGACTAGAGCGGAAACCCGCTCTAGTCTTTTTGTTTATGCCTGAGGATCGCCAAGGAAATCGACATTCCATTATTGGAATCCGATACTAACTCTTTCACGGAAATCCCGTTTAGCATGTTTCTTCATTGAACTATTCATAGCTTCAGTGATCGAAGAAATATTTAAAGGTTGACCTCTATGTGTCGCCAATGCTATGGCCACGTACACCTCATTAAGCATAGCGATTGAGAAGTCGTTTGTATGCTCGACAGCCCGGTTAAACTCCGTATCATCGACAAACTTGCGCAAGCCCTTAAGCTCCAGGTACCGAGCCCGGGCATTAGCATCTGGTTTACTGATTTCATAATCTCTATCGAACCGACCAGCTCGTCCAAACAACCCTGGGTCGATCTTTTCAGGGTAGTTGGTTGTACCAACGATAAATAAGCCCTTATTAAGGGACGCTCCATCCAAAATATTCAGGAACGTAGAGCGAGTCCGTTCGGGCAGGGAATCAATATCCTCAATAATAAGCATTACATTTTCGTCGTATTCGGTTAATTTACTGAATATATCTCGTATACTATCACTGGTCACAAATTCATTGACCTGCCAGTAAACGACACGAGCTGATTCAAGAACCCGGGTGGCTAGTATCCGAAGTAAAGTTGTCTTACCGTTACCAGGAGGGCCCCATAATAAGACTCCGCGTTTATGCGGAATACCATTATCAGTATAGAACGTCTGGTCTTCTGAAAAGAACAGGTCGACGTGTGCGAAGATTTCACTTACAAGTGCATCTTCCATAACAAGCTTGTCTACATTTAAAGGCTCCCATCCTTTATATACATATATAGAGGCTCCGCGACTGTTTACTTCAACAAGCCGGGGAGATTTAGGTTTAGAATCTGGTATTCTGTCATACATGTATTGAATCAACCGATCCGCATCGGCCAGATTCTTCCCGATAATCATAACGAAAGAATTAAATGCGTTTGACGACGTTGTGTCACCTTTGTACATTGGGAAGTTCACAAGGTACAAATTTTCAAACCCGGGGTATTGCGCGATGTAGTTAAGCTGGCGTATAGCTTCACGCATTGCCATTCTGTCAGCGTCATCAATTATACGGTCAGGTTCGAAAGCTCTAGCAAGCGGATAGTCTGAGCTAACAGGACCAATAATATTAAGGATACCGTCCTTAATATCACGCGCCAGTTGAGCCGTAAGAACTGTATAATGTGGGAACTGGGATAGTACTTGAAAATCGTCGCCAAGCCCTCTATTTTTGAGTTGTGTCATAGCCAATTTAATCATAGCTTCGTATGAACGTTCTTGTTCCATTATTCATTCTCCTCTGAGTTTAATATAGATGAAAGGATACCTTCAAATGAGGTATCCTTTGGTTTATTTTGTTTAGGCGATTTCTCGTTGGCATGTTTCTTGGTGTTCGCTTGTGGTGGATAAATTTTAGATACGGGTACAATTTCCATGCCAACAACACACCTCTACCCTTTAATATGTGGATTACGATTACAATGAATACACCTTGCGTCCTCCTTCTGAAGTTGTCCCAGTCGTGTATAAATCTTCACTCTCACACGACTTAGTTGCTGCGTACCAATGTTAAGGGGCGTTCCCTCAACAACCGGTTCCGCATATTCACCTAAGCGTGACAACACCTCTTCGAACGTACTGCCTGTATTAAGCATATTAGCTGCGTCTTTAATAAACACAGCGCGACGAGTCCATCTAATCATGGTATACCTCCAAATTTCATTAGAAAAGAGTAAGGGAATCCCCTTACTCTTCTTCGATAGGTGTCATGAATCCTTTTTCGATCATGTACGCGTCCTCAAACTGAAACAATCGGACTAAATCAACAAATCCGACCTCGATGTTGTGCTCAGTTTTCAGGCGATCACCGACATATCGTGCAACGTCGTCGATCGAATACTCCAAATTGTCAGCGTTCTGTTCGAGGAAGTCGCCCTCCATCTCAAGGATGGTGTCGACAGAAGCAGCCTCTACAACAACGCCTTCGCGCAGGAGTCCGGATACGATAAACTCCCGCAGATCATCCATGTCAATAGTAGGCCCATCATGTTGATGGTCACAGTTTTCGCAATTCTCACACATTATAATACACCTCGTTAGTTAGGATTAGTATCCTGTTACCAGAATACCACAGAATACTTCAAAGCGAAAAAGAGTAGTGCGCCGAGGACAGTTAATACCTGCATAGGAGTAAAGTACCGAACCTCGAATGTTACTTTGGACGAACTTTCCACGTCAATTTCCTTATGGTTGATGTATACCTTCATTGTAAACATCTCCTTTTAGTAAGACTTGGAATTCATCTTCATACAATATATTAGTTGGGTCAGCAGTTAAATTTACGACATCAACTCTTGGGAAATTAGGCTCGTCATGATCGAACCAATCTGGCTCATAATCACGTAGAAACGCAAGTAATGCTGTTCCTACCTCGGACATACCCCGATCAGTAAAGAACCATCTGGCCTCTTGATCCCTCATCAATATCGGTAGAATATCAGTATCAATTGGGACAGGTAGCATCTCTGTAGCAAATGCGGTGAACGCATCTGCGAAATCTGAGGAAGTGAAATCATCGATGCCTCTAAAGATTCCTGTGCGTTCACCGTCATATGTCCATACTAAACGAGTCAAATTCATTGCTGTGCTTTCCATTTGTCATTCAGTTCCTTCATAAAAGGATAACATTCTCTGGCCGCCTCACTAAGTCCAAGCCGTACAATCCGGCGAATCGTTTCTTCCTGATTGACTCTGGACTTGCCTTTAAACATATCGTGGAAGTCATCGAATGTTTTAGCATACTCATAAAGTGCTGGATTTGCTTTGAAATAGAATACCCACAGTGTCTGATAGAAGATTGGGGCGCGATCCACACTAAATTCAACCCCTCGGATGTTCCAACCAATGGCTCGCTTCCCCTTACCTTCCCGAATAGAGCTAGGAATAAATCCGCCTTCTGTAATCTTTGAGGTTTGGTAAATACGCTCAATGGTTTCTTGTTTTCCAAGGAATCTGATCGTTGCGAAAAACGGACTGAACCGCTTATCCCCTTGCGAGTGGCATTCTAAAATTTTTCTCATGATGTCCCTCCTCTACTTGCAAAAAATATAGCCCCCGAATATGAGGGCTATATTGATCGACAGCTATTTACCACACATTGGAACACCTTCAGCAGTTAACCTTGGCGTAAATGAGCTGCGTGAATCTCCTGTATAGACATACTGGCACCCGGTGTCTTTGTCAGCCATGATAACAACGTTGCCTTTTTTGTAAACCGTTTGAAAGGTGTTATATGCGGAAGTGTCAACAGTGTCCACTGGACCACCAGGGCCACATCCGCCAACAATAAGAATCGCTGATATCGTTAAGAGGACTTTCTTCTTCACTATACAGTCTCCTCCACCTGGCGTTTATAGAAAATATGCATAGGCATGTCGCCGCATACTACGGTATCGAGGAACGTATACGACTCAACATTACTGAATGTGAGTTTATCGGGTCCAGTTCTCTGAACGATATATGATTCATTAACCGATTCATTCGGATCAGCCATTGCAAAGAGTACGATATCACCGTCAATGAATTTAACCGAAATGATCTTAGACCCAAGTGGCATGGTTATAACGGTTTGGTATGGGTGTGGTAAGATGTATTTATTGATGTGCTTCATCAGTTTCTTCTCCTTTCTCAGCCGCAAGGGCGTCTTCATTTTGCTGGATGTGGCTGATGACCCGGTTAACCCACAAATGTGGTGTAGTATGATTCATGATATCTGTCAATGTACCCATCACCAAATCATGTTTATCAGGTTCTCCTGATGAAAGCTTTAGCTTGGCCAGACTGTCTACATGAATAGAGAAGACGACCGCTATGTTATATTGATCATAGGAGTCTTCGTATTCGTTGATGTAGAGTTCCGGGTAAATTGTTTTAATATGATCTTGCCATTTCCCCTCAACCTTTACTTCTTCAACTAGCTCGCGAAGAAGATTGTCGAGAATGAAGAATTCTAGTTCCTTCTGATATGCAGAGATATCAAAGTCAACATGCCCACCAATCATACTGGCTTGTTTCGACTTGTTATTTTTACGAAGGAATACGTAACGGTCTCCATCCGTTACGTAAGCACATGCAATAACCTGCTGGTAAGCCATATCATATTCCACTTCGTTACGTGGTCTGTACGTAAGGAGGCTTTCCTCTTCAAACGCCAGTTTCATCCCAAACAACGTTGCAATATCACTGTGCTTCCCGTTGGCTGGATTCATATTATGTGTCCCAGGCGTAGCTGCCACTCTAGGAACACAGAGGATTGCTTGATCCTTATACTTACCTTCGCATTGTTTAGCGATGGCTTTCAGCAGTTCTTTATATGGTTTAGAGGTGTAAGGATACTTTTCCAGTCTTGCGATCAAGCTATTCAAATCTTCTTTCTTTCCGATAAGTGGCATTATTCAATTTCCTCCTAGGTTAGTGTAGGGTGTACAAGATACCCCGATTGATTGGCATTAACGTCAGTTGGTATTGAAGATAAATTAATAAAGATTCTGGATGCATTCCGGGTATAACATACGAGCTTCCGTTCCACGTCTCCGTCAATACGGAATTTAGGATTTGATAGATCGTAGACCTTTTCAGGTCTGACCAAGAATTTAATATTGCACCAACTGGTGTCAGATACAACTGTCGTCTTAAGCAGCGTACGATGGTGAACCAGAATGAAAGATAAGAGTGCTGTGGTATCAGCTGATAACTCTTTATGAGTCAGCATATACTCTTCAATCAAAGCACGAACGCTTGCTGAATCCGTGGATAAGGTGACCTTGGCCATCATTGATTCCAGCATCCGTCTGTCAGGATAGTACTTGGCAAACTCTACAGTATTAAATGGTGCATGGGGCATTAAACGTCTCTCCTAATTAACAGATTGAATTTTTTCTCTAGGTACACCGCATCTGTAGCTCTAGTGAATGTCTTTAAGCTATACCGTGCGCTGTTTTCCTCATTAACGATATAGAGGAAGAATACATTGCGTTGGTCACCATCTTCATCCTGAATGGCAAAGTAGCATACCGGATCAAGATTAGGGTCTGTGACCTCGTGGAATAAGTCTACCACGGATTCAATCAGAGTGTCAGCTGCGTTTTCAACAGCTTGTTTGTAGGATGATGCTCCTACATAAAATCGATATGACGTTTTACCAGTTGCAACGATTAAATAAGTGTTCATTTTTACCTCCTATTTAGTAGGGTTCACCTTTATAATATATAACCAGATGGGTATGTTTTTACATAGACAAAAGAGAAGCCCTAAAGCTTCTCCTATGTATCGAAATTTAACGGGTCCTTCCAGGAGGGGGGTTCCACCTGTCTTTAATTCTTTTAAACCTTTTATTTATCCTTCTCTCCCCTTCGGGGATTTACTTTATCTAAGCTAGTTATATTATCACTATCCTATTCCTCTTTCCTTCTTCGAGTTATTTGTTCTTAATTCTTATCTAATCCCGCCCGCCGCCCCTCTGTCTCAGAGATTTTGGTTAGGGTATACTTTTTTGTCATAACCCATTTATCTTTTTAATAAATGAAGTACGGATAGGAGAGCCCTATCCGTTTATTGTTAGTATGTGATTGAATTATTTATATTGTCACGAGCAGCGTCAAATATCCGGTTGATAACGTTACCCGGTAGGTCTGTGATCGTATCTGCTTTGGATGAAATGAAGATTCTCATTTTACGAACCAAGTCAGGGTCATTAAGGTTAACGGCGGATAAGTTCGCCATAAAGTCGAGCAAAGGCGTATTATTCATAAGGGCTGTCATGTTAGCAGCAGTAGAGACACCCATTGCATCATACATATCCTTAAAGGTCAAACTCACCTTAACCTCAAGTGGCAATCCCTTTCTAGAGATCGAATCCCCTGTACCAAATCGGCTAATCGACATGGAGTCTACAATGCCAAGAGAGCAGTTGAACATCCCGTTTGAGAATGCCTGTACCAAGAATGGAGAATAGAAGCCATTGGCACCAAATTGTCTAGGAGCAACAAGTGGCAGTAGGAAGCATAGTGGGACGCCAATGTTGAGATAAAATGCCTCAGGTGTACCATATGGAGATACGAGGTTGATATCCACCGTGTAGTTACGGGAGAATGTATGACCTCTCCAAATCTCAGGCAAAAGCATATTGGCACCAGATACAACTGTGGTCATCCCAGCTTTTAGATTTGTCCATAACGTACTGAAAATATTACTATTCCCAGCCAAATTTTCCGAGAGAGTGTTGATCTTCTGCTCAGCCAAAGCCTCATTCATGAAGTCTACGCTCTTACCGGCTCCGACACCGAAGATAAATTCGGCTTCTTTCGCCATGTTCGAGGCGTTATTCATCGCGGAGTCAAGCATGGACTTATCCGTGCTGTTACTCATGGATTCGTTCATTCCTGTGCCTGATTTGTCATAATAAAAAGTAACGGCACCGTGACTACCCAGCAATTCGATCAGAGATGTTGCACCATCAACCTCAGTCTTCTTGGTTTCCCAGTTGAAGTCTCCGTAGGATTTATTTCCGCCCCAGAGCGCATTCTTTCGGAGTCCAAGATAGATCGACATGATACGTGTAAGGTTGTTAACGTACATCATATACTCCGAGTACTGTGTTTCAAAGGAGTAATACTTAGCATTCTTACCACCGGTCAGGTCATCAATCATGTTACCGACCATTTCGGTAGGAGCGTTAAGCCCTTTAACGACAGCGTTGACAAGGTCAGCTCTGGCTTTCTTACTGATTCCTTTACCCGAAAGGAACTTTGGCCCACCTGGGATAATGGATACAATCGGCATGTCCATAAGAATATTCTCAGTAAACATGCGGCCAAACCCAGAGTTCTTGATACGAGGATCAGCTGTATTGATGAATTGATGGGGGAGTCCCATAATCGATCGTGCAGATTTCATCCGAAATTGAACGTCGGATGTCATCTTGTACTCATTATTGATGGTACGGATCGTCTGAGTGATTTCATCGTCCGTGAAAGATTGAGTCTCATTCACCGTTGGTGTTGTTACAGGTGTAGTTGCAGGTGCTTGATTGGTAGTGATAGGTACCATAACAACAATCCCCGATGATGTTATAGGTGTCCATCCTCTACTATGCTTTCCCCATGTGGTTTTTGCCAACATCGGGTCTTTCTTAATTTCAGTTACGGTAACCTTGTCACCTCGGGCTAATTGCCCGACAACAACAGACGTCATGTCGGCAGAAGTGTGGATACCCGCCGCTGTACCAATCGTACCAACGACGGTACTATCACCAACCTGATATACAATGCTTATAGCCATATTACTCACCTCGTTCATTCGAATATAAGGAAAGACGAAGGGTGTTAACCCTCCGTCCTCCGTCCCTTATTATCTTGTTCCCGCAGCTATGGCCGCCATAATACTTGATTTAGACGGAGACCGTCCCTGCCCATCTATCATAGGATTTGTTGATTGTGTTTGGCTAGAAGGGCGGATGATGGCTACCGTTGGCGAACCACTTTCTTGAGAAATTGTTCCATTCATAAGGGATGATGCAAGGTTTTTGAAGATGGTTTTGGATTCGGCTGAAATATTAACCAGACTATCCAAGCGATCGATGATGGTTTTCAGCAGAGCAACGACTTGATCGTCCCCTCCTCCAGCACGTGAAGATGAGGATGGCATGAAGTAGGACGCTGCAAGCTGGGCATTTGCTGCATATTCAGCCGCACTAGGCGCACCGTTTACAACAGCACCCGGATTACTGTCAGGATCGCCGATACCATTACCAACAACCGGCAGTTCTTTACCAACCGAGACGGCTTTAAGAACAGGCTTAGGTGTTCCACCCTTGCCAAACCCTGCCTGTAGATACTTTTCATATCCAGTTGCAGGACTATAAGGTTGACCGAAGATTGAACGCAGATATTCTTGCTTATCCCGCCCAATAGCCTTCGTTTCAATTGGTTCAAAGTGCCAGTCCTCATTCGACATTGGCTTCCAGAGACCATACTTGGCAAGCTCAGCAGCTGGAACTTGCTTGATCCAACCTGCTAAGTCTGCTGCAAGGCCAATGTCATGCTTACTTTGACCTGGATCAGCAACCCATTTACGACGTTCAGTATCGGACGCCCCTGGGTTACGTTGACGCCATTCCGTGATCAGTCTTTGTTGCTCCTGAGCACTTCTCCAGCCGCTTGTTACATCGACGGATTTACCATATGCTGAAGCCAGATTACTGATACGCTGCGCCAAGAACTCGTGCATGTCAGTATCGCCCTTCAGGTTGGTGTATTTACTCAAGATGTAGTTCTTATACTCTCCGGCTTTTCCGTCATCGCTACTTGAGGATGCATTAGGGTTCCATGCAATAGTGCTAGACGAAGCGCTAGAGGATGAGTCAGATGACATTGTGCCGTCGTTAAGTGGATCAACGAGGCCAAATAATTCATCCACGCCACTCAGCAACTTCGTAACATCAATACCGTATCGATCCGTTGTCAGAGATGTGAGAGTGCTGGTGATGTTTGTCATCAAGTCAGACATTGAACGGATTTTACCATCATCTACTGGAGTGCTGGAATCACTGCTTCCGTTGTAGGTGTTTACACCAGTGGCTTCAACGTTGCCTACATCTGCGAAGGTCAGACCAGAGTTCTCCCTCAGATATTTGGATACCCGGTTTGGATATTCTTGACCTAGCTCATTACCGTTGTAACGGATCAAGGCACGGTCAATATTACCACTATGGGACTTGATGTTAGATGCCAAGTAGTACATCGACATTCTAGCATTTGTTTCTTTGTCAAGAGCCATTGTATCATGGTCGTAGTAGGAGCCGAGTTTAAGCTTGTCAGTATACAACCACTTACCAGTACCCTTAATAACTTGACCCCAACCCTTAGCAGAAGACTTGGAGTTCTCTGCTTTCGAGTTCCAGCCACTTTCAACTTCAGCCAGTGCAAGCCATAAATGCGGGTTAACGCCGTACTCTGCACCCAGCTTTTTAATCATTCGGATGTCATCTACGGTAATGTCAGACTTACCCTTACCGATAGCATACCCGAATTCACTACGGATACCAGCGTCTGTATCATCACCTTTACCCAGCATAGGCATGGTCAAACCAGGAAGGAATTTGTCCATATCTCTCAAGCTGAAGGCTCCCATTCCAGACGAGCGTGATTGAATGACGAACGCGCCGGTAGAAGATGCCAATGTGGATGTCAGGTTGTAAGTGTCACTACCCGATTTTGACAATGGATCATTTACGGTGATTCGGTTCTTCGTTTGATCGTAGCCTGTGGCCAGTACATAGTGAGCAACCGATCCAAATGGAGTCGATGACCCAGTGCTTCTGGTCAAGGCGTCCGTTTTATCCTGTCCACCACCCATCAAGATGACGAGGTGTCCATCTTGCAGTGCTTTCAGGACTCGTTTAGACATGGATTGGCCGGTGACGTTAGTCACACGAACTGGATAATCCTTCTCCAGATACTTAAAGAAGAGAGGGTTAGTGCCGTTAAAACCAACCTTAAATCCTTTGCTTGCCGCCAGATTTGCCATCTCTGTGATCGTTACTTGGCGTCCAATAATAGCAGACAACGCCATCGCAGCTACCGCAGGTGCACATCCGGAATCACCCAGTGTATCTTTCGTTTTACCGAACTTCTGGGTTTTGACACCCGTACTCAGCTGTGAAATATGAGGTACACTGTTGATTACAGCTGCTGGTGCCAGACTACCGATTGTACTTGCTGTCCCATTCGCATACGTGTTGAGAGTGGATGCATTTCCGATCGAAGATGGGAGCAAGTATTGTTTCGCCTCACTAGATTCGCCGCCTTTACCACCCAGTAGGAAATCAGTGATTTTAGGTTGGGGTTTAGTTGTAGTGACAGGCTTAAAGACAACAGATTTCGGAGCCGGTGTTTCAGCCTTCTTGGTCTCGGTCTTACTGCCGTTCATGTAATTCGTAATCGCGTCAGTAAGCGTATTACCAGAAGGTGTGTTTAAAGGCTTCCAAGTTGGAGTAGTTTCCTCCTCCTTATCTTCCTTACCGGTAATCTTGTTCCAGAGGTTAGTAGCCCCATCTGATATTCCATTGGTGATCTTCGTGAATAAAGTGGTAGCACTAAACATTTTATCCTTTATTGTACCCCACGTTATCCCTTCCTTGGCAATTGCATCCCATGTATCACCCATAGCTTTACCCAGAGATGAAAGACGCTTGCCAATATTTGATACGGTGTCTGTTACAGGTGTGAAGATATAATCTTGAATGCCGTGGGTGACGTTTAATGCAAGCTTCGGCCAGTCTACACCCTTAGTTACTTTATCATGCATAGCAACCATGGCCTCTTTACCCACAAACATGCCTAGCAGTCCGCCGAGCGCCCCTGTTACTGGAGCGTATGGACCACCAACGGCAGCACCGATTTCAGCCCCCATAGTACCACCAGAGATTGTCCCTAGCGCACCTGAGAATGCTTTATTCTTGTCTTCAGCCACAACGACTTGTCTTAATGCATCGCCATACTGCACAGCCTGGCCAATTGCTGGAAGCCACTTACTAAACCCAGTAGCTGTGTCAATCAGTGGTGCATATGCAGCTGCGCCATTAGGAACTTTCATGACGCTTGATGATGTTGAAGTACCCGATTTTGCACCATTGAATTCAACTACGTTTGTGGCAGTACGGGTAATTCTACCAGCTGAATCTACTGTCAATGGGGCATTTTGATTGATAAACGGGCCGCCTGTACGTGGAGCGAAGTCTACGACTTTACCCGATGACACGGCGTTTGTGTTGATAATAATTCGCCCTGTCCCATCAACCGTAATTGGTGCTGTCGTACTCTTAGCTGCCTTTGACCCGAATGTCACTACATTATTAGATGAAGTCACAGTCGGTTCAGTAGCACCTGCAATCCGGTTGATCTTACCTGTACCAGACACGGTCACTGGAGTAGATGGTACGATTTGCGGATTTCTGATGATTCGACCTGCTGAATCTACAGTGATAGGAGGTGCGGTTGATACTGTAGCAGTTGGGTTCAAGACCCTAAGGTTGGATGGTACACGTGGCCCACCAGTGCTACTTGATCCACCCGCATATGATGATCCAGTTGAAGATGTGCTACCTCTGAACTGAACGATGTTGCCTGAATTCGAACCAGCGGACATAACAGGTGAGTTCGACCCCAGAGGGCTGTACATTACTGCACCGTCAGTGCCAGTAGCAGCAAGTTGCAGAGTCTGCGGCTGGAACATCAATTTTCTAGCTTGGATGTCATTAAATGCATTTGTTAATGTGGTAGAAGCAGATGCTGCAGGTCTAAGAGGAGTTGGCTCAGCAGGTGTATTACGTGATGGGTTCACTATTCTAGGCCCTGCAGGTGTTACTGTCTCTTGAGTACCTGGCACAACCGTGCGTATCGGAGTAGGCTCCGTAGGTGTAGTGCGACCTGGACCCGGTATAACCGTACGACTAGGTGCTTTTGTACCTGGCTTGACTGTAGGCGAGGTGCTTGGTCCACGTTCAGGAGTCTGACGACCTCTAGTATCAGAGGATGTTGTTTTCGTGCCAGAACCAGATTTTGTAGCACCACCTACAATGACAGTGCGAGTACCGCCTCCCCCACCGCCTCCACCGCCACCGGTTGGGGTTGGGCACGGACAGTTCAGAGATGGGAATGTTGACCGGAGTCGGTCAATTAAGCTACCCGGGAATCCTTTAAGGAATTTAAGTGGGTTAAGGAGTGAACCAAGACCCGTTAGTAATCCCTTCAGCATATCCCACAGGGAATCTTTTTGCTTGGCACCAATCGCGTTGAGAATCTGGATGTTACTTACCGCGATATCATTCAGTAATCCAATGTGTGCCTGATTGAATCCGTCCTCAGTGTTAACTCGCTCGATTTGTTTTGCCAGATAATCAATACGAGGGAACATTGGACGAATGAAGTTAGAGGTAAAGCGTCTCAGCATGCGACCAAATTTACTAAAGTTACGCAATACTGGAGATTTTTGAACGGCTTGACCAATTTTATTGCTGAGTTGATTCTTGATACCACGAAGACCTTTTGTTGTACTGATCGGAACTGGAGATTCACCTGCTGCAATACGGAGCAAGTTGGCTTGTTCGCCCGGTACAACCATTTCCCCACGGTGGAGGTTGGCTTGGTAGTTATCGTATGGTACGACGTCAAGGCCGGATGCATGACTCTGTCGACGAGCAACTCGTCTCATAATCGAACCCGGTGCAATCGGAGGTGGACCAATGTTAACCAAGCGTTCCAGTGTATGAATCTCCTTGATGGTTGTTACGGATTTAACAGTATCCAGCGTACCGCCAGCAACGTATACTTGCTGAACCGATTTTGTCAGGGTCGGAATCTTCTTAAAGAGATTCGCAACACCTCGAATACTGCCAAGTACCATATCTTTAGCAAACTTACCAATACCCACAACAACGTCGCCCACTACACCAGTCAAACGACCAAGCGCGCTGGTGAGTTTAGGTATGGTGTGGCGAGCAAAGTCGCCTACTAATGCGATTGCTGAACCTACGGTTTTACCCGCGCCAGCTATAATTCTTCCTAGCCCGTCAGCTGCTCCAACCAGAAGCTTACCCGCACCCTTCATGATTGAAGTCGTGGCTGTGCCAATGGTGGTCAGAATACCCTTAACGGCTGGTGCAACCATATCAAGTGCGGTTGCAAACACTCTTCCTACCGTACCAATGACTTTACCAGTGATCTTAACGATTTCAGCCGGGAGTCTTAGGATCGGACCGATAACATTCTTGACAGTACCAACAATCCCACCGATGAGACTCTTCGTAAGGGATGTTACCATCTTAAATGGGGCTGTAACCAGGTCTTTCAAAAGTCCACCGAATGCCTTAACAGGGTTTCTAAGCATATCTGTCATTCTACCGAAGAACCCTTTACGACGTTTGTTACCACGTTTCTCCATCTCTTCAGGGGAAGTTGATGGTGACCCGTATACATCGGTTAAGATATTTGCAATGTACTGCAAGTTCCAGCCCACACCGTTCAGTTGACCATGAACCTCGTCACGAATGGTTTGGACGTTCTTATTTGTGGTCTCAACGTGTGAACCAAGTTTCTTGAGATCAAGTTCTCCGGACAAGGTAACCACACCGTCAAAGAACAATCCGTTTATACCAGATGAAGAATGGGGTGGTTTTTCTCCTGTGCCCAGGCCCGTATTTTTGTCAGACTCCGCCTTTGCTTCCTCAATAGCTTTTGTAGCAAGGTTCTCTGGCTGAGGAGCTGTTGGTGGTAATACAGCGTTATTTGGGACAGTGGAGTTCGCCTTAGCATCTACGCGAACGCCTTGATCCGTATGTGCAGCACCTTCTTGCTCAGTGTCTACGATAACGTCGCCCGTCTTAGGATCAAACTTCAATCGACCAATCAGATTAAGGAGACTTCCCTTAATATTGGTAGCGACTCTACGTACTTGATTGGATGCAGAAGCAGCTTTCTCTTTGGTATCCTTAACTGCTTTATCCTTTGCAGGTTTCATGGAGTCAAGGAATCCAATGTAAGCACCGTTAAGGCTGCCCATTGCACCTTCAAACCGATCACGGAACGACTTTTTCTTCTTATCGGACTTGTCTGTTTTCTTTTCATCTTCCTCTTTTTCAAGTACACTATTCGCAACGCGTGTCATGAACTTGATTGGAGAAGTTGCAATTACAGCGAGTCCTTTACCGATAGCGTTAAAGAGTTTATCAAGCACACCCTTCATTGGATCGGTAATGTATTTCTTAACCAGTTCACCTAAAGGCGCACCGACGCTCTTTTCAAACACGCGGTTGATTGCACCCTTAAAGCTGTCTTTCAGTTCAACGAATGAATCTCTGAACTTCGTTCCAATCATACCCATAGCCTGCTTGAATGGATCAAGAGCGGCCTCAAATGGCTTACGAACGGATTCCATGAACCAGTCCTGTACCTGAAGACCTTTCTTCTTTCTCCACTCACGGAATGGGTCGAACAGTTCAGTTTTCATAAAGTCACGTATGCGGCCAAGTGCTCCGCCCTTACGTTTCTCTTCTTCAGGGTCATACTTACCAAAGATCATGTCTTTGAATTTGTCGCCCGTACCAGCGATAGCCAGTGTGGCTCCGAGCATAGCACCGAGTAATGGTCCTGCTGGGGATAAGAATCCGACGGTGCCGGAAACAACACCTGCAAGTCCACCAAGGACGCCCACTGGGAGAGCCTTTTTAAGCTTCGCTTGTGTAGCAGGGGAGAACAAACCCTTTTTCGTTACCTTACCGTCTTCCTCTTTACCGAATAGCATCTCCTTGATGGCTTCTGACTTGGATGCAAATCCAGCAGCAGAACCGAGCATCAGACCAATAAGTGGACCCCCTGGGAGGAATGCACTACCGATCATACCCATGATACCGCCAGCACCCATGTTAGGGAAGAACTTTTTGAGGTTGCCCTTGAATTTCGAACCGAGCAAACCTTCTTTGATAACCTTACCATCCTCTTCTTTACCAAAGAGGAGTTCCTGTACTCGTTCAGACTTAGATGCATAGCCGATAGATGATCCCAGCATCAGTCCAAGTAGTGGACCGCCCGGGAGTACAACGCTACCAACCATACCAAGGAGCCCACCAGCACTCATGGAAGGGAAGTATTTCTTGAACCCGTCCACGTATTTCTTTGGAATCATACCGTCTTTTCCGGCCTCTTCGTTACCAAAGAGCATCTCACGGAACTGACTGGAGTGTGAAGCAAACGCTAATGTGGAACCAAGCATTGCGCCGAGGATTGGTCCGCCCGGTAACAACATGCTTGCCATCATACCAGCGGTTCCACCGGCAATACCTTTTGGAAGGAAACCTTTCAGCTCACCCTTCCACTTATCAACAGTCTTCTGAACATCACTTGGGTCTTCGCCCTCTTTGGTTTTAAACATCGAGGTGAAAACGCTCATAGAGTTCTTAAGGCTATCTACAACACCGTTAAACAGACCGGTTCCATCATGCTGGAGGACAACAGTACCATCCTCTTTGATGATCTCCTTCTTTTCCCCAAACAACCCCACTTTGATATTCTCAAATAAGGCTTTGGAGTACTGCTTCACGTAGGAGAACACGCTTTGACCGTTCTCACCAACTTGGGTACCGTCTGATCTAGTGTAACCGCCACCGGTCAAAAGGTTACGGGTAGCATTACCGAAATCAACGAACATGTTCCCAACGTCAGCTAGGGCACCGCCAGTATAAAATCCCTGTGCGTTTTTATCACCCATTAAGAACTTGGTGACTTTCTTAAACCCGGTAGCACCCATCTCTTTCATTCTATCAATAAATGGATCGAAGCTTTCCATAAATTTAGTGAAGAGACCTTGTTCACCGAAGAACTTCTCATGCATGGGCGTGAAGATTTTGGCATCAATAAACCGGATAGATTTATCCATCCCACGTCTGAGCGCATCTGTGATACGCCCGATGATACCGCGTCGTCCACCGCCCCCACCGTCGCCGTCAGCGTCGTCACTTCCACCACTACTATCATCTTTCCCGTAAATCATACGATAGATCATGCTATCCATACGGCCAATGATACCAGTAATAAGCTGAGATGGGTTGGTAACCTTATCTCGAATCATCCCAGCGCGTCTGACCATACTGCGTTCATTAAGCAAACGACGAAGGAATCCGGAGTTCATACGATCACGATCGTCACCCGGATTATTAGCCGAAGCCATTCTTGTACGCATGTCGTCAAACGGCATTCTTGTGATGTCATCAAGCTCTGGACGAGGACCATTGGCTTCGGTTTCCCGAATTCTAGCCTGCAGTTCAGCACGAGCTTCCTCGGAGTTAGCCCGGCGATTCTTCGTGCGACGTTTAAGAATCTGCTTAGGTGAAGACGGGTTACGATCGTTCACATTCCCTGCCCCATAGACGATAATCCCGTCTATGAGAATATTTTTGATATCTTTCAGGAGTGATACCGGTGTAATTGCACCCGGGCCTTTAACGGTCGGGCCAGTAACCTTGGTTAAGTCACCATATACAGACGACAGACCGGTGTCAAACAGATCATTTTCGATTGTCCGCATGGTACGGTCGCCAGCACCTCGACCCTCAAGTGCCCCTCGTGGTGCAGTGTTCTGTAAATGCTTAGGCATATTAAGGAATGCCGCCCGCAAGGCGTTGTACACATCAGGACTACTAAGGTCTAAGCCCTTATTCTTCATTTCTTGTGCACTGGTTTCCTTACGTGGGTTGTACAGCTTTCCACTATCCACGATATACTCCAGGAATGTGTCCAGGTCTTTCTCCATAGCTGCTGAATCACCGCCTGGTAATGCACGCAGAGACCGTCTCATGGAGGATTTAACATCCAGCAGAGGACTACGTTTCGCATCCTTAACCCGTTGATTATTCTCTTTGATTATTGCCGCACCGTCTCTAAACCGGCCGGTAGTGTAATCGAAGTGAGCAACGGATGAAGTACCTTGCAGAGTGGAGAGAATATGACTCAGTAAGGTCGGGATAACTTCAGTCAGCGCTTTATCTGCTTTACCGTTATATTGCATCGCTTCCCGGTGGTAACCACCCACATTGAACGTCTTTTTCTGACCGATATTAAGACCAAGCAGGTTTGGGAGAGACAGATCACCCAGAATCGAGATATTATCTCTCATACCATTGAGCCTAAGTACCATAGCGGACATCAGACCCGAGAAGGAATTGTCAAGATTCTTCATCGCCGAACCAATGCTCTTAGGGAGTAGTCCAGCACCAAGCATACTAATGACTACACCAAAAGGATCGTTCTTCAGGCGATCCATTACACTACCGCCCATCATGTCAGCACCCGTTTTACCCATACCAAGCATGGTACCAACGGAGCTATTCATGAAGTTACCTTTGATTTGCTTAGCGTAGGCTGCCAGATCAAGACCACCGCTACCGAATACCTCATCCACAGCAGACGTTTCAAGTCCTCTCTGCTGCTTTTCAGGCATCTTAACAGACGCCTTAATCTCTTGAAGTTCAAGGATGACAGCTTGGTAGAAGTCCGTCTGACGGTTCATCTGCTCTACGACTTGGTTATTATTGAAACTAACCATGTTCTGAAGGAGAGCATTTGTATTACCCATCAGTTTGACAGTTTCCGTATGCATTTGAGCTGCCATATTCATCTTGATCGTTTGAAGCTTGGTAGCTGTCTTTGCCGTGTAGTTGGCAGCCTGTTCAGCAGACTGATAAATCGAATCCACCATTACTTTGGTTCGGATATTATCACCATCATGCTGAATCTTGGCAGCCGACCGTACAGCTTTAATCGACGCCATTGTATCATCATTGAGCCAAGGTTCATTCGGGTCAGCGAAAGGGTCTCCATTACTGTCACCCCAATCGATCGCGAATTCGCCTCCCATGTTGAGCAGATCATCAAGATCATCCGTTTGCTTATCGAAGTCTGTCAGTTTACCAGACTTCAAACGTTCGAATGCATTCTTCTTGATTGCATCAACGTCTTTCATCACGTTAGTGAGGAGTTTGTTTGATCCACCACTGGCAGGGCCTTTGTGAGAAAGAAACTCTCGGGTGTAAGTAAGACCCGACTTTACAAGCTGCTGGTTCTTGTCTACCGTCGAACTCATCGTCGGCATTGCATCCTTAACAACGATCTTTCCCGCATGCAGTAGTGACTGTGTGATATTAGCCACGTATGATTTAACCGCTGTGTTTTCTTTAGCCATGATTCCACCTCCTGTATATGCATTATCCTGATGTTTTCTAAATACCGATCAAAACGAAAAAAAGAGTACGCAGGGAATTATCCCCACGTACTCTCTTCTCGGCTAATCTGTGCGTGCAGACGGTATGCCGATTATTTAAGCAGCTGTTTCAGAGCCGGATTGTACTTAACCTTTGTGCCGATACGGGCATGAGGTTGTACCTTAACCTGGCTGTGCGCTGGCGCGTTGCCATTGCGATCCTTCGGAATGTTGTGCGTTTTCTCGCCAACTTCTTTGAAGAAGAAGGTTTGCTGAACATCGCCGTCGCCCAGCAGGGTAACACCTTTGCCTACTTCTTTCATGTAAGTATGCTGGCCGTAAGATACGGCATCGATGATAGACGCAGCCAGTGCCTTGGACACTTTGTAGTCTGCGATTGCATCTTCAGCTTCTTTTGTGCTCAGGCCGAGTTTCTTAACCACATCAACCAGAGCCTTCTTGAATGCGCCAGCCAGCTGACGATCTTCAGTCATGAACTCGCCGCCTTTAACCTTCAGAACCTTAGCCAGGTAGGTATCATCCGACAGGATGGCCTGCACCAGCGAAGTCAGTTCATTACGGTTGTAGATTTTACGCGGGTTAGGATTGTTTTCTTTCAGTTTTGCCAAGGTTTGTGCTACAGTAAGTTCTGTACTCATTTTAATTGCCTCCTTAAAATAGTGGTGAGTTATATGATAGTCCATAAAATAGGAAACTATCAATGATTACTTTTTCTTAGCCGTCTTCTTTTTACTGTTACTCGTAGTATTATTTGATTCGATCGGAAAGAGCATGATGAATCCATCTTTATTGCGACCATAGCCATTTACGATTTTGAAACTACGCTGCTGGTAACCAGAATCGTCACCGCCGCTTACCAGATGATGCACGTCTTTCGCAACATCTTCGACTGCCTTAGGCTGGAAGCCCTCCAGATCAGTACGAAGCATGCTCATAATCGTGCCCCTATTAATATCGATAAGTGCCCGCATTAAAAATTCCTCCTTTATCAGAGTCTATACTATACAGTTTCTATGCAACTTAAAAACTATACTATTATGGGACTATATTAAGATACTGTTAGAAAGCCACCTCCAAAACAGACTAATAATCATCAAAATGCCGAGATTGTTCCTCTCGAAAGGAGAAGTGAAATGAATAATCTACAAGACCAACTTCGTGCTATTCAAGCAGGCACGTACCAAATGCCATCCCCACCTGATTCAGTGGACGATGATTTGTTAACAGAAAATGCCCAAATACTACTTGAAGCAGGGCTGGGCTTGGAACAGCTCGTTCCAAACAAGGTGTACAGAAGTCCATCGCAGTTTCGCCTCCCTACTGATCCTAAGGATATTAATCATGGGTCTGTATACGTGGCAGTCACAAAGAGTATCCAGTCAACGGTCGAGTTCTTTAACCGGCCAAATATCCTCATGCGCTACACCAGTGCATATGTACTGGATCGTGTATACAATTATAGAATATATAATTCACTTGTCAAATACCGGTTATCCGACATGGAAGCCCAGACTATTTTCAAAGGGCAGGTTCAGCCTACGCTTCCACATTTTACGTTAGTCCTCAATCAGAGTGCACTCAACCGGAAAAACTATATCTACGAAATCGGTCCTTATAATGAAAGATTCTTTGGTGAAAAGGATACTCGTCTTGCGATGAATCGCGTCAATGAGTACTTCCGCCTCTTCAAAGAATTTACTGCGGACAAGGTTGTATCAGCTAATTACCCAAATCGACATATGCTTATCCAACTGGATGACTGGATCAGCGACCCACGTGATCGTACACTCTATCGTCTCCAGAATACGTCAAACTGGATTTCCTTGTTCTACAATAAACTGGCGAATGACCATGCTTATTTCAGCACCAACTTCGCCGGATGGAAATTCTACTTCATGTCGGGCAACCAGATTCTTCTGTGGGAACCGGATACCGTTAATGAAAAGTCTGCGGACGAGTTCGTAACGCTGATGACGAAGTTCCGCAAGATTGAACCTAAGGTAGATGCCGCCACTACCTCACAGGAACCAGCGGCGCAAAATGCTGATGCAACAGTCGCTATAAACAAAACGGCTATTGCAGATAAAGTTGTTGAAGATTTAACCGCATCAGGTGTTACGCCAACGGACGATGCCGTTAGTAAGATCGTCGATAACGCGATCGGTAAAGCTGATGTTGACGTCTCTAAGGCTGAACTACCACCTGAAGAAGTGGCTGATGTTGTAGAGACCAAGGAGATGGAACTGGAAAGAATTCAAGCAGAGATGCAAAACATCGTTCCAAAGTCCAGAGCACGTCTTGCCCGTGAGGTTAAGCTGGTTCAAGAGATGAAAGACGTTAAGATGGGCGATATGACACTGGGTGAGGTGTTGGCTCGTGCAGAAGCTAATACGATCGAACCGGTTACATTCCCTATTGATACCGTTAACCCGGCTCTCAAAGAAATGACATTCCCGAACTTTGATGAAGCCTACCTGAAAAAGCTGTATCGTGCCGACATCGCTAAGATCGTTAGCTCGTTCCAGTATAAGGATCATCCTCTGTATCTCATTGATGCTGAGATCAAAGACATCAGTGATTCCCTGAACTCGCTGGAAGAGCATACGTACAAGTTTGAAGATGAGGCTGGCCGTCGCCACACTGTGGTGGTTAACATGCCTAAATTTATCAACGGTCGATTCCTCAAGGTCGGCGGGAATAAGAAGATCATGTCCAATCAGATCATTCCTCTCCCGATCACGAAAACCGGGCCGGATACTGTCCAGATTGCAACCTATCAAAAGGTATTCATTCAGCGGTTTGGCCAGTCTATCTCTCCTAAGGTTGCGGTATTCCTGAAGTCGATTGGTGAGAACCGGCATAAAGATGTAAAGGTCGAAGTCGGTGAATCCACTCGTGCAAACCGGGAGTACATCCGCACCATTGAGTATGATGAACTGGCTACTAAATATCGCCGTATCAAAACACCGAATATCGAAATCTTCTTCAACCAGAAGTTCATCCGCCAGTTACTGGCTGATATGAAGAAGCCTGTGCCTGAAGCAACCAGCACGAAGCTTCCTATCGCGATCCGTAACGGTAAGGATATTATCTATCTGGATACGGAGTCCAGTAAGGTTGAAGGTACCAACATGCAGCTTATGGACTTCGTGATCTCTGAGATCGGGAAAACCAACCCAGAGTTTGAGAAACCGTTCGCGAATATCCGTCCAGGTCGTAAGTATATGTATAACCGGGCAAAAATCATGGAAAAGAAAGTTCCTGTCGCTCTCCTTCTTTCCTTCCTTGATGGGTTACTCTCCATGATGAAGCGTGCCGAGATCAACTACCGCATCATAGCTAAAGAGGATGGTAAAAAGGCGCTTGACCTTAAGTCTGGCGAAGAAGAAGCCATTGAGTTTGAAGATGCTTGGTTGGTATACCCAATGTATCCACTGAGAAACTCTCTTCTTATGAACGGCTTCTGTGAAATCCCAACGAAGATTTACAAGATTCAAGAGTTTCTGGGTAAGGATGTGTACTTTGAACTCTTCGAGAACCTCTTTGGTCGGAAGAATATCGGGTATGCGTTTGAGAACTTCCAGCAATTGCTGATTGACCCCGTTACTGAAGAAGTACTCCGCGACTATGGTCTACCAACAAACTTCATTGACATTTTCCTGTATGCTAACATGCTGCTTGAAGATAACTCAATGACAGATGATGGTGACATGAGTGTTCACCGGGCGCGGTCGAATGAGGCCGTGGTCGCCTTCTTATATAAGGCACTGGCTAAGGCATACCAAACGTACCGGTTTACAGCTAACAATCCTAACCCGGTTAAGATGTCAGTTCGTAAAGACGCGGTATTGGTCGACATCTTGTCTAACCAATTAACCAAAGACTACTCTGACCTTAACCCAATCTACACAGCCGAACTTAAATCCTCCACGACTTGGAAAGGTATCGGCGGTATGAACCAAGACCGAGCCTTTAACCTGTCGAAACGTTCATACCATCCGAGTATGGTCGGCGTACTCAGTCAGGCGTCCCCGATCTCGGGTTCGATTGGTATCGCACGTACCTTGACACTGGACGCAAATATCACATCGGCTCGCGGTTACATCAAAGTAGCTCAGAATAAAGACGAGATCAACCAACTGTCTACGGCTAAGATGATTAGTGCTGCCGAATCATTGATCCCGTTTGGTGTGTCATCTGATGACCCTGAACGTACAGCAATGACCTCAGCGCAAAGCCGTCATACCTTGGCTTGCGTTGGTAGTGAACGTGCTCCACTTGGAACGGGATATGAAAAGGTCCTCCCGCATATCATCGGGGATACCTTCGTATTCAAAGCTAAAAAAGACGGTACAATCCTGAAAATTGATGACGTCTCGCATACCATGATTTTGAAGTATGGGGACGGTACAATTGACACGGTTAACCTCAGTCCAGATATGGGTAAGAATGCTGGTAGTGGATTCTTCATCTCCAATAAACTCTCCCCTATACTTGAGGCTGGTGCATCCTTTAAAGAAGGAGCCATTGTTGCTTGCAATAAGGACTTCTTCACAATTGACAAACGTACAGGTAACCCTGTCACTATGACAGGACCACTTGCCCGTATTGCTATCCGGTACTCCTCCAAGGTATTCGAGGATTCAACTATCGTATCCACGCCACTAGCTGGTAAGATGAGTTCGGATATCGTTGTAAAGAGACCGCTCACACTTGGTCGGAACTCGAATATCGACTATATCGTTAAGAAGGGTCAGGAAATCAAGGTTAACGACCCTCTGATCATATTCGATACGTCCCATGATGATGAACTGACGAATAAAATGCTGGCTAAAATGTCAGATGAGTTCAGCGGAGATATCAAGGAAGCGTCTAAGACACCAGTTGTATCCAAACACAACGGCGTAATCGAGGATATCAAGATTTATTACACCGTTCCAAAGGAAGAACTATCTGAATCTGCCCGTAAGGTCATCGACTACTACGAAGCAGAAAATGCGAAAGTACTCCGCCGGGTATCTAAGGAAACGGGTATTGATGCTAAAATGCTGGATGTAACCCTCACTGAAGTCGAGCAAGTTACGCCTGATGCCACAGGAAAGGTCAAAGGTACTCGTGTAGGTGAAGGTCTCCTGATTGAAATCTACACTAAGTATAGAGACGTTTTCGGCGTTGGTGATAAGCTGACTTCATTCGTTGCAACCAAAGCAATCGCCTGTGACGTGTTCAAGGAAGGCGAAGAACCCTATTTGCTTAGCGATCCTAACGACAAGATTGATGCGTATATCGGGGTTATTTCGGTCGGAGCACGTATGGTTCTTAGCTTGATCAAGACCTCTATGATTAACGGTATCTTGATTGGGGCCAAGAAAAATACTGCTAAGATGTATCAGGAAATATATGGAGAGGAACTATAAGATAGATGGGCGGAGGACAACCTCCGCCATATTCACAATTTGAGAGGATGGATTTAGATGAATTTATTTATGCGAGCTCAATACACAGGGCTACGTCAAGATACGACTCTGGTTAGTATTGGGTTTGTAACCGAAACCGGTAAAAGTTTTTATGCGGAACTTACCGACTACAATCGCGATCATGTAGCTGGTGACACTTGGCTGCTGACTAATGTCATTGACAATCTTGTCATGAATGACAGCGACGGTGAAGTGTGGGTAAAAGATCAGGGTGACACGCTCTGGTATAAGGGGCATAAACGGTTCGTGCGTACAAAACTTGGAGAGTGGATCAACAGAGTGGCAAAAGACGTCGATACAGGTGGTGTCACCGTATGGTCGGATTGCCTTAACTATGATTGGACACTTTTCCGGGAACTGTGGGCACCCGAATATGCAATCCCAAGACAGATTTCATATATCCCAATGGATATTTGTACACTGATGACTACGAAAGGCGTTGACCCTGATGTCACACGCGAAGACTTCGTGGATCACTGTGTACCGGGCAATAAACGTAACGCGCTGCACGACGCTCGCGTCGTCAAGGCTTGCTATGATAAACTCATGATTTCATAAAAAACAGAGACTACCGTGAGGTAGTCTCTTTTCTACGTTAAACCGATGGGAAGAAGATTGAGCCGGATGCACGTGCATTGATTTCAGCTACTACACCAGGGTTCAACTTCGTACCCAGTACATACAGCCGAGTTGTTCCATTTGCAATGATACGCCGGGTCTCTTCAAGATTAGCCATGCATTCTTCCAGCGTTTCAAACGATTGGTTCACATGCAGAATGTGACCTTCCGGGATAACACGATCGAACATGTCGTGGATCGCCGTTGACCATCCCTTAGCTTCGATAACTTTCCGTGGGAGGAACCCAGTCGAAATCACCCAGTTATCACCGGACTCTTCGGTCCACTCCTCTACCAGCTTAGCAAGCTGCTTTTCAACGAGTTCCAAATCCGCGTCTTTGTCGAATGATACCTGATAATTACCCATTAATAAACACCGCCTCTATAAATTTCATATCACATCGTAGTTTAAGCGATACTTTTGTACAAAAAAGAAGAAGGAGGAAAGTCCTCCTTCTTTATCCTTTGAAACCAAATGCATGTTTCAGGTGGAACCATGACATCCGAGCCTGTGTGTCAATTTTGGCTTTGATGATACGAGGACGCAGTTCCAGCTCTTCTTTGATCAGAGCGTTACGTTCTTCCTTATCCATCGTGAAGAAGTTCGGCTTCTTGTCTTCTTTTTCTACGCCGTCTTTCTTCGTATTGGTCAGGACAACGCGTGGTTCTTCAGATTCTTCATCCTCAGCTGCCCACATATCATCAGCACCATCAGCCTTAGCCTCAGTACGGGCAGCAGCTTTCACCCCATCCTTGTCAGTGAAGTCATAGCCGTTAACCTTGAAGAGTGGGGCTTTCTCGGCATTGGCTTGCAGTGCTCTGAATTTCTCAGTGAAAGCTTCAACTTCCAGATTGGCTTGTACCCGTGCGAACAAGGTGTAGAGGTCGTGATCGACCAGCAGATCATCGAATAGAAGCGTGGCAGTTTCAGCCATGTCCTTTTCTTTCACCTGCCCAAGGATTTCGCGAACGGACTTGGAAATTTTCCGAGGTGACCGTCCTGCTTGATGTCCTTCTTCTACCACCTTGTAAATACGAGCTGCATATCCAACTGGACCTTTGCGGTTTTCACGAGAGATTTTTACTGTTGACATATTAAATTCCTCCTAATTTGTATTGGTTTCTACGTAGATGATATATAACCCGAAATCAAGGTAATTACGGCAATAGTAACTAATTCCAAATACGACATCAGAATAGGATAACTTTACCGGAATATTAAAGGAGGATCACTAATGAAATTGCTGTATTTTACCCCAAATGGTAGGAATATTAGCTCCTATATCTCCCGTATACTGGCCAATAAATATGGTCTGGATGATATTAGCGAGCATGATAGTCGCAGCTACCGCCACCTGTTACTTATTGTCGAAATCCCAAAACGGGAAGATGAATACCTTTCAACCGAACTTCTTCAGATCATGAATATTAAGTCGCCTCACCGGCAATACATTAAGTTGGTTGAGACGGATAACCACTACTACATGAGCGTGACAGTTGGTGCCTATGAGGATATTATCCAAATGGCGGAAACCAATGATATCGCGTATCAGTTGTCACGGTTGTCTCAAACCACTCGTTTCATCAATGCCCGGAAAGACCCGATAAGCGGGGGAGAATGGAAATCGAAAGACACCGAATTCCATTATCAATCTAACTTCGCACATAACATCCTTAACGACATGCGGACGCTGGGTCGAGATTTCTTGGCCGCACTCAGTGCATCCGAATTATCCAGAGAAGAACTGAGCTATCTCTTTTCCGTAACGATTCAGTTAAAAGTTCCTCAGTATATCTACCGTGATCTTGTACTGGATGGATATAACGTTGTCGCTAATGACTATTGTACCCACCAAGGGATTCGGTTTGAATCTGATGATGCTTTTATCACGGAGACACCAACCACACTTCGGCTTAGTGATCTTACACCGGATGCAAACCTTGACTCCGACCGTGTCCAGATAGATGTCAATACGAATCGAGTCCTTCGATTTATCACACGGTTCGTTCGGTCACGTAAACGGTCTAAGTCGGTACTAGATGCCGTCTTGCCATCATCCGTAATGGTTGACGCTTTTATCTCTATTTCATTCAGTGAGATGGCAGAGTTGTTTGAGTATCATGCAGAGCCTCCAGCCAAGACGTATACTAAGACCATCAGTGATCTGGTATGGACGATGCTTCGTATTGATAGCAATATGTCATATATTATACTAGGAGATGATCGAAGATGAAACTACCAATCACAAGAGTTCCAAAAGCTGTTATCTATGCGTCGATGGACGACAATGAGGAAGTTCAAGAAGTTGCTATTCTGATTATGCACGGTCCATATGTCAGAGCCTTCAATCTGGTTGGGCCTAATGTGGATACTTCTAATATCCAAGGTATCCTCCAGGATATCATCACTGAAGAAACTGACTCCAGATTCTTTAACTCTGACGTGACAGTCAGCGTGACCATCCAGAACGCCCAGGGTGATGAGAACATCGCTGCTGAGATCGCAGATATCATCACAGATTATCTGAAAATGGAGGATGATGAAATCCAGTACGTCCTTTATAACGATAACGCTGAGGGCTATTCGAATTTCTATGAGACCCTCAGGGAATATTTGGAAGACCATAACGATGACCTCACACCTACTCATTTCCGGGATGTCTTTATCACAGAGTCGGATATCAATCAGATTCTGATCAAGTACGAGATCGAAGATCATATGTATACCAAGGATGCATCAATGTCGAGCGCATTATACTCTGGTATAGTATTTGATCTTACAGTGAGCAGAATATAATAAGGAGGAAAATGACACATGCAGATTACTGTAAATAATGAGGAATTTACGCTTCTTGTTGATTTTGCAAGTAAATGCGGTGCATTACACCGTGAGACCCATGCTGTTACACCAGAAGAGGCATTAGACATCCTGCGACCATTTGACACGAGTCAACTTGGTCTTGGAGAAACCCAGCTTATTACAGGGGAACGACTGACGGATGATCAAATTAAGATTGACGTGACTCCAGCGTTTTTGAATCAGCTTGTTCGCCATATAAACGTCATGCAGCCCGTTATCCAATCAATTCAGGAAGACGGGATTGCACCGCATAGCTTTTCTAACGTAGTTAATACGGCTGCTGGAATGCCAATCGAAGACGGCGTCGTAACGGTGACATTAACCGTGCGTGACTTACCTATTCAGAGTGACCCGACGTTGGTACCGACTGTCAACACCATTGATTTTCAAGTTGACGCAGATTCATTCCATTTCCTCGAAACGATGCATCGGCATAAGTGGATGGACTTTATTCGAGAGCCACAGATTGAGGGCACTACCTTCACACTGAAGGTACAATCGGAACTTTATGGTACTATTGAGTTCAGCCAGGATGATACTGCACATATCATCAGGGCGTTCAGGGAACTTATCGCTAACCCGACTGTACCACAGTCATTTCAAATTATTCTGTGATTATAGTTATATATTATAATCAAAGTAAGACCACAAAATCTTAGACAAAAGGATGGGATGAACAATGGCATTGGAAGGATTCTACGATTTGGAACCGCACGTTGGACACAAGATCAAGGCCATACAGTATGGTGACGACAACGTCGTTTTAATGTGCCGCACATGCGATGAGACCTTGCTTGATTTCGATCGCGACGAGGATGCGGCGGTTAAGTACGCTAGACGTGGCCGGTATGAAACCAGACCGCTGTATGCCACAGTCGATGATGACGGCGACGTTGTCGACATCTATAGTGAGGAATCTGAAGCGGTTGAGGCTCCGGAGAACGACTACGTTCAGGGTTATGGTGTGTTTAATATTAGAACAAACCTGATCCCTGACGAAGCACAGGACTTCCATCATTCGTTTGAGACAGCTAAAGAGGAGCTTGAACTCTTTGCTACTCGCGCAGCTGAAAACGCGGCTGAAGCTGACGACGAAGATGATGACGCTGAGGATGATGAAGGACTGGACGACATTGGTCTGACTATTCCACCAGCAAATCCGGGCCCGCTTGGTGTCATCGTCACTAGGAATGAAGACGATGACGACGATTATTGATCACGTTGTAGAAGAGGGCCAAATGGCTCTCTTCTTTTTTGTCGTTTATGGAACCTATCCGGAGTTAACCAACAGCCAATTAAAGGCAACTACGCTATATAGGAGGAGAGTCCTGACCATGAGAAGCCCAAAAATTGATTTAAAAGCATATGCTGAGACTAGCCATGATGAGGTCGTCATTAAGCATATTGACGAAGATAGTCTTGAACCTATTGAGTTTGACCCGGCTTTTGACTTTGATAATCCAAAGGAACTGCGCCGTGCAATGAATGAGTATAAGAAGACCGTTCGTGGGTCGTTCGAGTACAAGACCAGGCTCATACCTTTTTTAAAGGTACACCGTGGTATGAATAAAAGTATGTTCTTCAAGGGTATAGAGGATGTGGCGGACAAGAAGTTCTCTATCGAGATTCACCACACACCGTTCACCCTGGAGGATATTGTGTATGCAGTTGCACGTAAACGTCAAGAAATGGGTGAAAGCCTGGATGCTTTGGAGGTTGCACATGAAGTCATGTATCTCCACTTCACCGGACAGGTCGGCTTAGTACCTCTAGATAAGACAACTCACTCCCTGATTCATAGTGAGAATGCACCTGAAGTCTTTGTACCGCTACAATTTATCGACGACCCATGGGACTTCCATGCATTCTACAAAGAGTATAAGAAGTGGATTCCGGATTCTACTCGGGAAAATTACGAATACCTTCAAGACCTCTCTGTCCGGTATGAGAAGTTCGAAGACATCATCCCGAATTACATGAAACCTAAAATGCTCTACTATGAGTGCCCTGGTTTCCTAAAGGTGGATGCATTTGAGAAAGTCTTGCATGATATCAAGAGAGATAAGGGCTATATGTAGTAATGCTAAGCAAGGGAGATAATTCCCTTGCTTATTTCTATTGCCAAACTACTGGGCCAGATGACAATATTTTGAATTTTATATGCAATTTTAGTGATATATTATAAATGTGCCATCATACATATAAGCTAAATACATCACGAACTAAAAAACCAATAAGGAGGGCCTGACAAGTGGTATTTGAAATTTTCACCGACGGCGCGGCCTACGTCCACGATGCTGAATTCTACAGCTCAAGCGCCTACCAATTATGTATAATCGGACGCACAATTACGGCAGGTAGCAAGTTTATGGTAGGAGAAACTGGGAATCATGCTGAAATTGATGGAATTCTATCGGCGCTGGAAGCTTTTGACCAAGCAATCAAAAAGGTCGATAAGGAAAAAGTCAAGCCTCCCTATACCATAAATTTATTTACCGACAATTTGATCACAAAAGAAGCTTTAGAGTATCGGATATTCCAATGGGTTAAAGATTCTAAAGGTGGCGTTATGCGGACAGCTAAAGGTGAACCTGTAGCTAGTCACGAACTATATGAGGAAATCTATCACCGATTCTTGATGAATTCGAAATACAATATTCATTTCTTGCATTTGAATAGTCACTGTATTGATAAGAAGTTCTTCAAGCAAAGTATTCGTCGACTTAAAGATTGTTTAGTACATGGAGTGCCTGATAAAGAACTCTTAGGTAAACTGCATAATGAGCTATTTAGTAATTCGAAATTTATTAAAGCTAAGGAAACCTTTTATCGTAAGAATAAGATGTCAATTTCTAGTCTAGAATTACTTCGTCTACTTGTATGTAATATGGAGGTGGATCAACTTGCAACTGAAGAATTAGATGACGGGCTTCTCCGTCGTGGTATCATTAGAAAGTCGCAGAAGAAAGGCGGCATCATGGATGAAAAAGAAAGGTACCAAAAAGCTGAATAAGTTGCTTGGCAAATTAGATAAGCTAGACAAAAAACTTCACGATGAGAATCCCCATGTAACCAAGGGAGAGTTCATCGAAAGCAAACTGTCTGGGAATGTCAAAATTTATTATGATAGTCTATCACCTACACGAAAGGAACAGTTTATTCAATTCTTGGTTAAAGAAGAGGAATGGGCTGCGCAGGAACATCTTAGGACCCCGGATGAACCGGAAATTCCAAATGAAACAAATCGACCTTTGAATTCTAAACCAGCCAAAACATTGGCTGGTCTTCGTCGGGACATCCAGAAGACCAAGAAGAAAAACAAAAAACTGGCGAAAGAGAGGAAGAAGAAGGGCAAACTTGCTTCGATGATGGAGTACAAGTCATATGACCAAGTCCATCTCAGTAAGAAGGATCATAGGAAACTTATCAGTCAAATGGCTGACAAAGATAGAAGTCGCCTATCAGGAACTCAGTATGACGAGAATCTGGAGGACTTCAAAGAAGCACTACGTAATATTAAAGAAGGGCGTCAGGATATTACTGAGAGCTTCTGGACCAAGCATGGATTGTAAGTTCATTTTGCAGTATAGTTATATATTATAGATGTGAATCCGACTTATTATGTAGAGCACAAAAGGAGAGTGTAGCATGATTTTACACGATTTACTGAATGACGAAATACTGGAGAAGATCGGGAAGATGGTTATTAAACCGGTCGATCAGCATGAAAAAGCCGACTACTACAAAAAGATTCTGAAGAAGCTTGACTTCAAAGAACTCGACATGGGTACGAACCGGCAAATCTTTACTCATAACGAATTTCCAAAAGTCGTCTTCAAAGTTGCGCTTGATGAGCAAGGCGTATCGGATAATCTGAATGAGTATGAGAAATCCGCAAAACACAGCGCTTTCCCAACGAGCCATGATATTGATGCTGATGGCTATATACTGGTTCAGACTAAGAAGAAAACCTTCAGTTTGAATGAATTCTATGCCAAAGACACACAAAAGGCCGTAAGGAAGCTGCTCCAAGATTTGGATAAAGCAGGCTTCGTTCTCGTAGACTTGGGTACAGATAAACCTAAGAACTATGGACGGGATAAAAACGGCAACATATCGGTTATCGACTTCGGTTATGTGGAATATAAATCCCTGGCCGAGTTCAGATGCCCGCATCAAGCACTTGATAACGATTATAAGCAGTGTAAGGGAACTCTTGAATACAATAAGACCTTCACGATGATGCAATGTCCGAAATGTGGTAACGTATTTTCGATTTCGGTATTAATGGAAGGATACAATTCCGATATGTATGCCGTCCCTCCAAGGACGGACTACTTTGAGCTTACACCTGAGCTGGCGGAATTTTATCGATCTTATAAGACAACCCGGCACAAATCTGATGCGACGTCATACAACGACAACCTGAAAGAGTACGTTAAGATTACCCGGGACAAAACCCCGAAAGGAGAATCTGGCATGGTGTCCGTGAAAGACATGTGGAAGAAGAAGCTTGGAGGTTCCAAGCAATCTGATGACAGTCGACAGGATTACACCCCGTCATCCTCGGCTGGTCCATCGGTAGACATTTGGCAAAAAAAGCGTGGTGGTATAATTGATATCACCCCTGAGTACCGGGAGGAAACTCCTCAGCGTGCTCTTACTTCTGGGAATGATGTCGTCGAAGCTGCATTATCCGACCTTCGTAAATATAATGTACACCCGGATGAAACAGAGGTCGATGATGCAGAGCTTCAAGAGCAAAGCAGACTGGCTGAAGAGGAAGAACGGCGTATGCTGGAAAATCTCAAAAGCCTTAACAACCGGCCGGTTGCACATGTTGAACCTGAAAGCAGCCCGGTTGAAGTACAGGAAGCACAATACGTGAAAGTTACAGATACGCCTCAGCCGATTGCACCTCCAGCTTTTGACTGGAGTAAAGCATCTGAGCATATCGGTGACCTCTCTAAGACCGATGCACTTGGACTCATTCAAATGATCCATGCCCGGTTTGGAACTACACCTGAGCCAGTCGCAACAGCTCCCGTGTCACCACAGGCTGAGCAAGATCAGCGGGACGTGGCCAAGGATGCTGGAATTACAATGTTAATACCTAACGGCTATAGCAATGAGATTCATATTGGTATGGTTGTTGAAGACTTAAAACGTCACCCGATTATCGTGGCATCTGCCAATGGCACTGTGTTTACGATTGACCTGGTGGAGCACTTGAAACGGCTGGTGGAGTATCTCCCACCTGACCACATGGACGACATGATTGTATCGTCTATGGTTGCAAAGCCGATCCGTGAATTCAATAAGGATTACGACGGCCAGTATTTTGAAGGCGAAGGAAACAATTAAGGTATCAATTCATGGAAATACCGGAGTAGTATTATACTACTCCGGAAACACTCCAATGATGAAATTATAACCAATCCCTAGGAGGAATACGTAATGATTATTGTAAACGAAAGCAAGTTCGAAAAGTTGGCAGCTGATGGTTCCCGTCCACTGGAAAACACATTCGTGTATCTCATGTCACCGGAACTGAAACTGACAATGAAAGATGGCGACGATGAAGTCGTTATCGGCAATGATACACTCAGCGCACTGCGCCCATCTGCCGAGCTTCTGGCAACTGTTACTGGAGACAATGTCAGTAAGAAGGCCAAAAAGAAGTTCGCTAAGGCATATGCTAAAGAGCTGAAGCAGAGCGAGAAGGAATTCTTTGTCTACACCATCATCCGGGGCTTGAATGAAGGAACTTATATTCCGGTTCTCGTTGTATCCGACGAAGAATGGAAAACCGGCTTCCTGCAAGCACTGGCGGAGTACTTCAAGGACACCTTCGGTGTTAAACGTATCAAGCTTGGTGATTACCTGAAGTCCGTTAAGGACAACTGGAAATCCACCAAAGGCGAATCCAAGCGCAACAAGAAATTCAAATCCTACATGCAGGACTATGCAAAGGAAAACGTATCGCTCTCCTTCGACGGCGTGAAGGCGCTTGACAAGCTGGAAGGAAAGCATGCGATTACTCGCATCGTACTGTACATCGGCCAATGCGATGATCTGGACGAAGTTAAGAAGGGTTCCGTGGTCAAAGCAATTGGGCTGTATGAAAACCACAGCGAAAAGGCTGCTAAACGCGTCAAGAAGGCAATCGCTGCAGCTGACGTTTCCAAGAAACGTGATCGCTGGAGCAAAGAAGACGCTATTAACGTGGCGCACAAAGTGTACGACATGATTAACGACACTGCCGAATAATCCGGCTGCTAGACAAAGGTAGGAGGGGCTTATTGCCTCTCCTTCTTTTTTGGTTAAATACATAACTGTATATTAAAGAGGAAGGAGGTTTACATCAGTGGACAAACTGGTTCCTATAGAATTACTTAACCATAGCTTATGGAAACGAGAGTTATACACTCAAGATATTGACTATATCATCGGAGCCAACATCTTCGAGTATGATATGCGGGATGCAGGCTTTAACATCATCAAGTATTACGAACTGCTAGACGACAGCACCATCAAATACTTAGCTTCACTATCTAAGGACGAGCGTAAGATTCGTATCGGTCTATTACAACGAGAAGACCGTAACCTAGCCAAGGAAATGCTGAAGGGCTTTGCCAAGATGCGTAAGAAGTTCTTTATTGACAATAAGATCGAGGAGCACCAGATTCTCTCGATCCGTAAGGATGCGATCTTTCTGATTAATAAGCGGTGTGATAAAACCTCCTTCTCTAATGTGGAATTTGCCTTAAAGAACAGGTACACATCGTTTCATAAGTTTGGTAATTACGAATACTACTTCCGAAATAAAGGGAGAGAGATAGCGGTCAAGGGTATCAATGACGATAAACTACAGTACCATGAAGCTATGCTTTCATTCCTGAAAGATATATTCTCACTGCTGGAGACAGCTGATAACAAACGAGTCGTTACTAAGATCAAGAAGTTTGCTTCTCAGTATAAAGCTCAGGAGTTAGACTATCACTACTACCGGGAACTAAATGCCAATAGCATGTATAATCTAGGTATACCGGGTAGAGATAACTCCATATACGCATTACATTACTTGGATGGGTTTGATGTAGACCATAGTTTCAACTACATGACCTATATCATCACGCTTATCCAGCGGTTCTTTTTCATCTCGAAATGATTTGCTCTAACAGGGCAATATAATCATTCAGAGGAGTTGGCTAATATGTCATATACGTTACCCGTATACGTAATTGATATGCAATGCGTTGTCTCAGATATTAACATCTCAATTACACATGAACAAATGTTGGATATTCAGGCTAAATACAACATGGCTTCCCCCGGTGAGGTATATGCTGACGAGCATTACGTCGGCGGACTGTATCCAAACGAAGATGGTGCTTTTATGATTCGAACCAAAGCATCAGTAATCGACAAATTCCCGCCGGGATTATCCAGTGTTGGGCTGGTCACATCTCCTGCACCGGGTGTTGTCACGATTAATTTACAGTAGAGAACTGAGAGGCGGCTAATTCCGTCTCTCAGTATCTTTTTTTCTCTGCGTTCCGGAGTATGAAATACTATATTCTGGAAACAATTTATTGACCGGGAGGCTGGGCCACAGTCTTCCATCATCATTATACAATTGAAGGCGGGGAATTATCCATGCATGTTATAAGCTCACAGACCAATTCTAAAAAGTATACCCGAGTTCGAATTGACGTGGAAGATGCTACTAAATCGACATCTCCTAAGAATCAATTTGAAATCGAAGGGTATCGTATCTACGTTGATAACGGCTACTTGTACGTTGTCAAAGGAAAGCAGCTTCACCATAAGCTGGAAGACGGCGAAATTGTCATTGTACAAAGCCCAACTGAGGAGTATTTCTACTTCCGGTCGGATGCATTCCAGCAGCTTCTTGATAAATACGGCTTGACACGGGTGATTAACAAAGAACCTCGGGTCGCTATCCCGGCTCGGTTCTCCGTTAAACCTAATGTCATTGACGCATACCAGATTGTGACTGACGGCGCAGTTGAACTTAAACCGTACAAACACGGCACACAAACGGTTACGCATAACGGGTCCGAGGTTAACGTCTTGTCACTTGACATTCGTATACCATCAGACCATGTCATCATTACAGATGCTACATATGTAGTATTCCAGCAGCTTGCGATTAAGCACAACCCACATACCGAAGTGGGTCAGAATCGCGTGGTATACCAAACGCGCCAAGTAATCACCAAAACAAACCCGTTCGAAATGAGAGAACTCTTGGATGTGGCAGCCAGTGTCTTGGATCAGGCTGTTGTGGACATTCTTGGTCTTCAATTCGATGCCCCTGAAACAGCTGACATTGTCAGCGATCGTGCAATCACGTACGTGGATGCCACCTGGCGTTAAGTAGCAGTCATTTAGGTAGAGTAGGTTTCTACTCTACCTTTAACACGTTTTTAATAATCTAAAGGAGTCGATACTAATGCTACCAATTATTGAAGAAGCGTATGCTAGAGTGAATGCAAAACTGCCTACTGGGTGGATATTAAACGTAGATCGCAAGAGATACTCCCCAGCCATTCCATGTATCTCAATTAGCCTAATCGATGATCCAACAGTGGAAATTCCACTTTCGGTTGATATGGCCTCACTATATGAGAGTACGGCTGGTGAAGCAGGTGCTACCCGGGCTAATCTTATAGCTGACGCTATTATAACTAATGCATTAGAAATCGTGTTGGCAGCTTTTAATAATGTAGTTAAGGTTAAGCAATACGCCTACACCTCATATTTTACAGGTGAGAAGATCGGCCCGCTTACAGTGATGTCTGATCCAATGGAACGGCTAAGGGAAGCAACCGTTTTATCCGAGAAGCTTGAATTCACATCGGATATACCATGGTATCATAATGATATTGATAATGCACTCCCAGCAGGTTGGGAAGTGGATCGCACATTTGATAATGTGGCGCGCCCAACTCAATTCGCACTATATGCAGCCAGCGGTAAACATGCTGGTGCCAAGATAGTAATCGAAACCAGATCGGTTATGTTCCCTGACGATCACGAATTGGCGAAGAGAGCTAAAGAAAGCCGCCGAGAGTACGTCATCAGGCTCGCTCTCGATGCTGTAGAGAGACTGTCTCCACCGGAGGGACTCTAATGCCAATACAAATCGTCATATGGGATAAACAAAACGATGTCGCAGTTAATTCTGAAGATAGTCGGCTTTACGTTGGAGTAGATGGCTTTGTGTATGAACTCACTGCTGCCTGCATGGGTGGAGACACATGGCTGTCGAATGAAGACGTATCTGACCGATATGAAGTTCGACTCAGAGAATAGATAACGAATACTCAGTAGGATAACCTCCTACTGAGTATTTTTATATGTAATAACCAACCTATACAGATATATATTATAAATGTGCACAATAACCCACTAAAAGGAGAAATTCGTATGACAAAGAGAGCAGCTGTAAAAGGAATGCTGAATAGACTTTTCGGGAAAGGTAATAATGATAGACCAAAGAGCTTTTCAGCACGGGCCAGTATTCTCCCTAATGGAAAGCCAAACGAAATTGAAATGTCTATTGAGGAACATCAACGCCTACTGGACTGTCTACCTGACCATCCTATCGATGTGGGGTTAGGGTCAGAGGCAAACGATGCGATTTCAAGGTATGCAGAAGGTGATGTTGCCAATTCGAAGCGTATCAGCGATTCGCTCCTCGCGTATGTACATACCAAGGGATCATTGGGGCGCGATGCTGAGATTGATGACGCCCTTGTCATGCCGAAATCTAGACTAAAGGAATTACTCAAGGCAAATCCTGCGGTCAATGACATTCCCGTTGAGGACCTCGGGGCATTTGACAGATCAAGATGGGATGCTAACTTCGACGGTGACAGATTGTATATGCCCGTTGAGCAGTTGCATATACACGAGGGTAAGCAGCCACCTGATTTTGATGGTGACCGAATTGCACTCAAACCACTCGGCCATACATTATTCCAGACAATTGGTATAAAGGGTGACTCTACGATAGGCGATACACTCAAGCCATTTGGTGCAGACTTTAAACCTGAGCATCAGGAACTTATTATACTGGAGGGACAATCTGCAAGAACTCCGTTCTCACCGAGGAGAGAGCCTTATATCAAATGGAACATTGATGCTAAGAATGGCTTATCTCGAAAGGAGAGACGTGTCCTCCGTCGTTTATCTAAGAAGGCTGGAAATCGGGTTCTTGCAGCACATTTCATATACAATACCGATTACCCGCGCGATCCACGCTCTACTCATAGAGCAATATGCTTATTACCGAACGGCCTGAGGGTGTTGGTTAATACTGTGCCATATAAAACCATGATGGACTATATTGACACATATGTACCAGTATATCGTCCGCAGACTTGGTCAGCAGAAGAATACTACCATTCGCTAACTAAGCGCGGGACAATTTAAACTCTGGAAGGGCGTTTGAACATGCAAAACGAACACGAATCTAAAAGTAACGTTATACCCTTTAAGCCTAGAACCCATAATGACGATCCATTAGCTGAACTTAAGGCGGTGGATAACGTTGAGCGGGCTATATATTTCAGCGGTGCAGGTATCATGGACACATTGAACGCGTTCTTTGAAGCCGCGCTAGATGAAGAAAATGACGCTCCGCCACACCCAATAACACAAATGCCAGGATTACGAGAGTATCTGGCCTCTGATGATACACGCCAAACTGATAAGCCTACCGAATAGGTAGGCTTTTTCACTAATAATTAAACGAATGGGGATATTAAAATGACAACCAAACAATCACGCAGAACTGTAGTGGAATTTAAACGCCATATTGCCCTTGATGATACCGATGGTATGACAAACGAAGAAATTATCGCAGCTGCGATCCAGGAGTTCAACACATCCGGTGAGAATATGGATATGTCTGAATGTAATGTGGCAGAAGTCTTACATGACGAAGGTGCCCCTACATTCGAATTGCTCGATCTGGTGGATCAGAATAAACGGTTTCGCGATGATTTTGAACGGTATGCATTCAGTGTCAAGACAAGTGGTAACACTACCCGAATGGAATTTGAAGCAACTGATGCCACTGTGGTTGTTGAGTTTACAGAACCTTGGACTGACATGTGGTTCGGGTGGACTGCCGATGTCATTACCAAAGCCCATGCGTCTATAACATCGGAATTCAAGATGGAGATTCCGGATGCAATATCCGTAGAAGTTACGTTCAGCTAAATCAACCGGTGAAAAGAGAAGCCCTTAGAGGCTTCTCTTTTTTATTGAAATTCGTCTCGGCGGTCGGCTAATTGCTTGGTGACCCACTGGGTAACGACACGCTTCGTCATCCGGTAGATAACATTAGCAAATCGATCACGCCCATGGAATTGTGTCATATAAACCTCGTAGTACACCGGCATATTAGAGGTAACGCTTTGGGATACCTTTTCAACACAGTCGGATGTGAACTTGGAATCAAGAGTGAGTTCCTTCAGCTTAGAACGGGTAAGCCCAGTCTTCCCCTCGACGTATTCCGTCAAGTGCATCCCTATATTACTCAGCAACCATTCATTAAATGCCTGAACCACAGCCGGATTGTACTCAAGTGGTTTCCGAGGTGGGTTCTTCCGTATTTTTCTAAGGTTCAAACCGTACATCCATACTGCAAACGAAATGGATATGAGGCAGATTACACCTGCTAAAAGCAAGGCTAACATAAACCATGTTGTGTACATATTATCAGTCCTTTTCATTGATTTATTAATTGTCGGGTATAGTAAAAAGTAGTGGCCCCAGTCGGAGCCACTACCCTTATTTTTTTACATATTTTTTGACCTTTTTGTACAGGTCAAATACACCGTTATCTGTTGACTTGAATTCCTTGGATTTTTCAATATAGTCCTCGATAAGATCAAGGTGTTCAATACGGATACCCTTACGGTATTTCTTGATGAACCGGTCAAGACGACCATACGCTTGATTGAAGTTAAGGAATACAGAGCCATTCTCTGCTGCTTGATGAGCCGTTTCACACAGCATGAAAAGCTGAATGTTATGTAGCTCATGTTCACGCAGTACGAGATCAGCCACTTTAAATGTCGTCAATTCAGGCTCTTCTTCCATCAAAAGGTGGTCAATGACAATAGAGCAGATCGCGTTCATATCAAAGATCGGCCCATGATGCATTTCAAGTGGAGCCATGTCCTTGGTGATACCCGAGAATACTTGGCAACGATCAAGCCCAAGCTCAAATAATGCAGCTTTAACATTGGTGTACCGCGCGCTCTGTCGGGTAATACCCTTACATGCATTCCGGAAGTTAGAGAAATCATCCTCATGGAATAAATCTTTGCTGTTCAGATAAAACCGGATAGCTTGGTCAGGGTCTATATTCGATACGATCTTAGGATTACGTTTCCCCTTAAATGTAATATCGCTCATTATGATTCTCCTCTCCTGATTATCTATATGATGATCTAAGCTCTAATTCAAATGACGGTAAGTCAACGGTCTGGCCAGCTAACTCATGGTAGGAGTCTGACAGAAACTCGATCTTACCTTCGCGAATAAAGCTATGACATACTGTACTGGAGTTCGCATCGACAACCAGAGAAGGTGAGAACGTCGGTTTATCAATGTCACCGTTAAAACTCCAGCCATCAGCTGTGATCATATGAAAAGCCTTACAGCCTGGGCAATAAATACGCCACGCTGTCCTGCCGCCAGACATTTGCATCTCTTTAATTTTCATATAAACCTCCTTATATTAAGTGTGATTTTAGCTCGAAAACATGGGATAAATGCTTTATCGAATGTTTAAATGAGAGGGTGATCAGAGTGGCTGATGAACTTAATGTTGAAGCGTCATATGTAATGGAACTGGCGAAAGAACTTATAGCAATGATGGCAAACGTCGTTGTAAAGCGAGAAGATTTGGCTAACGCCGGTGAGACGTTAGACACACTTCGCAATTATGAAGAATACGCTGCTGTTATACGGGGTAGTGATACCTTCGATACGTATCTGAACTTTGAGGTTGATCTATTAGAAGCCGTTGGGTTAACAACTGCACAGATTGCAGAGGCGCTTAAATCTAAGCGGAATATCCCATATGAGCTTCGTGATGCACTGGTTGAGCTTAAACGGGAGAAGATATTGGAAGAGTTCGAGGAGAAGAACAACTACTACCGAATGCTCAATGGCCTCCCATCTACAACCGATTATCTCAAAATCTACATTCAGGCTCCTATCCAGGGGGTTGATGTTTCTAAGCCCGTCCATGAAATGACGGATGATGAAATCTTCATTCTGAATAATATGGGATACATTGAATCCCTGAAGACGAAGTATCCTGACCGTGCGTACCTGAAGTACTTGGGTGCGAATCGGATTGGGGTTATGACTGCCCGTGAAGCTAAGCGGTTTGATATTATCCGGTCATCCCCGCCGAACAATGCCTTTATTAAACAGCGGTTTGATGTCAACTATATCCGATCCCAGACTTACATTCTTAACAACTACTACAATCGGCGATTTTCTGTTGACCAGACGTACTTCGATTCATACATCGGCTTTATGATTATGGTAAACGCCTTAATTATGACCATTAACGAAGCCATTGATATTTATAATGCCAAGGAATACACCAATGAACTTATGATCCATAATCTACTTCAGTCCTATAAACTTGATATCTTCGATGACATTCCGTTTGTGTACCGTAAGAAGATTGCGGACAACATCAACTCCCTAATCGTATCTAGAGGCACGGATGAAGTTATCGCAAAGATATTCTCAATCTTTGGCTTTGATGACATCACTGTCCGTAAATTCATCTTGGTAAAGGAACACCTGAAGGACTCAGACGATAACTATATCTTCTCATACGAGGCCGACGGTGTGACACCAAAGTATGACGAAATGTACGATGTTAACTTCGCACAGGTTGATATTAACTCAACCAATATCGACAATGAGATTCGTAAACCAGAGAACCGGTTGGCCTACGTAGATGTGGTTACCGATGACCCGTACTGGGGAGGCTACGAGTCCAAGGAAGGTATCAGACAGAAACTCCTTGAGAAGCCTTTCAACTATATTGACACGGACTACATCAATATCAATACTGCGTACAATATGTCCAAACTGTCCTTTGAAGTATCTTACTTCTTATCTATGACGATGGCACTTCGTGCGTCACTGGATCGATTGGTACTGACAGAGCCTTTCCTTGGACAACGTATCACCCTTTTCTATGCTATCAATATGCTGGCAGCATTGACTAGCCGCAAGGTAGGCTTTGCGGGTGACATTATCACTGACCCGATTGATATTGCCGTCGTACACAAGTTCAACTTTGACCGAAATATGGCAGACGTTGATGCAATCATGAAGAAATATGGCTACACCGTGCCTGGGAATGTATCTGCAATCCTTCCACCAGGCCCATTTACCCAGCCGTCTGAACTCATTAACCTGTACTTCCGAAACAAAGAGGTTTACGATCGCCTACTGGCTATCAAGACCTCGACTCGGAGCCTTGCTGAATACCAAACGGTAAGTGAATTGCTCCGATACATGAGTCAGTCAAAACTATCCGCCTCAGTATTCACAAAACCAAACGGTCAGATCGCTGAAACGTATCAGGACTACCTATCGGCGGCTAACCAAGTTGTGGGTATTTATCTTGAAAACCTGGATGACGATCTAATCGACACCACAATCTTCAAATTACTCACTACTCTAGAGGAGTATATTCAAACAACACGGTTTGATTACGTCTTCTTAAAGATGCCGACCGTATCAAGTGAGAATATCCTCAAGACGTATGTCCTTAAACTCATCAATACCTTTAAAGCGTTCTCGATCAATGTATTCTCTATGTCTGTCACTTACAATATTGACGATATGCTCAATAATATCAAAGTGGTGGATTCATACAGTGCAGCCGGTACCGCATTCTACCATAACAACGTTACTGTGGTCGACGATGTCGGTATTCGGGGAACACTAAAGAAAGAGACTTCGATTCGCGTTACCGATGATCTTGAAATTATAGCCCAATTAGGAGGTAGTCAGTATGAATATATTTCCGGATAGTTTAACAGATAAGGTAGGCGTTCGTGATGAACTTATGCTTTCCGATGGGCGTTTGCTCGTCGGAGGGCTGGACAAAACAAAGGTAGTTGGTGTGCTTGAAATCACGAATGGGATCACTGGGAGAAAGATGTTTCGATTCAATGATATCATTCTCCCGGGTTCCACGTACATCTTGGAGCAAATGTTTAAACGTCGGTCGTCATTTGGACAGACCACGCTATCCCAAGACCTGCAGATCAAACATACGATCACGCCGAACCAAGATAACCTCAAAAATGAGACGATCTTTGGCATCATGATCGGTAATGCCGGTGTAGAAACACCTGACTTGATCCGCGCTGTTAAGTTCAAAGACAAATCCGTATCCGGTATGATCCCGATTCGTGTGGTTGACACTACCGCTGACTTGTCTACAGCCGACCAGGCCAAGTACGCCATGAAGAAACAGGTTGGTTCTAAGTTCTATTATTACGGTAAACGCTTTGACGTAGACCCGGTCGTTCGTCACCTGTTCACCGATGGAACTGAAGTTCCTCCGAACATTGACAGTGTGGACACTACACTTGGCATTCTTGCGTTCGCAGAAGTCGTATTCACGATTTCACCGCAAGATGTACGTGAGTGGTACGTGGCAACGTATGGTAACATCGCAAACTGCCGATTCAACAGTATCACCCTGATCGCTGGCTTCCTTGATGGAACCGACTTTGCAGGTGTGCGTGCGGTGACCAAGCTTAACATTCCAAACATGTTCTTGCGGGATGCTGAATCATTCTTCACCTTCTCGTATAAGGTGTACATCATCTAAAGGGAGGTTATACTATGAGATCACTGACTCCCGAAGAAATACAGGAAGTCATTAAGTTAACACAAGACGACATCACAACCACGCTGCTGAAGAGTTACTTTGGCCGGACACGCAATAACCCAACACCAAGGTTCACCACAACAGATTGGTTCTTCTTACCGGAGAATGCATGCTGCAAAAATATAAAGGGTCTGACCACAATCGGATTGTACATCTTTAACCGCTTGGTTATCGATAAACATTTCTCGGATGTGGTTGGTTATGTAAACACCCCGATTACAGGCGGCGTGCTAAAGAAAATTTACACGTTAATCTCCCAAGCCCTGTTTGAAGACAAGATTGTGTCTGCGCAGTTCTTTGAGTTAATTGACTCTCTTGACTGGCTTGGTGGTGGTGATTTGGCAGAATTGATCAATGTATCACTCTCGCCTAGACTCTTTACCATCCCGAAAGAGGTCAAGGAACACCGCGCAATGCTCTTTAAGAAATACGCGAAGGAAATCGCCGAGGGTGATGTTATCGTCGGCGCGAAGATTGAAAAAGAGCTGGTTGATATGGCGAAGAAGCATTTGGAGAAACTCCCAGAGTGGGATAACTTTGCTTCTGACGCGAAGCTCAATTTCGATAATAACTTCAAGACCATGATGCTCATGAAGGGTCCGATCGTTGATACAGGGACAGGCGATTGGAAGATCGCTACCTCAAACTACGATGACGGGATATCCAAAGAAGAGTATCACTTGCTTGCTGACTCAGCTGTATATGGTACATTCCAGCGCGCTAAAGGGGTTGCGATGGGTGGTTATGCAGCTCAGAAGTTTATTGCAACCCTGCAAGACGTTGCATCTGGACCAAAGGGTTCAGACTGCGGTACTGATGGGTACATCCACATGGTTGTAGACCCATTCTTTAAGAACGAACTCATGTACATGAATATGATTGATGGTAAGAAGTTGGTGGAACTGACCCCTGAAAACTTCAAGCAGTATGAGGGAAGACGGATGAAGTTTAGATCACCAATGTTCTGCCACCAGCCTAAACCGCATATCTGTAATGCATGTCTGGGTTCACAATCGTATAGACTTAAACTTAAAGCCGTTGGTATAGCGTCGTCCAAGATTGGATCGACGATGATGAATAAGCGGCTTAAGGCGTTCCATAACAAAAAGGTTTATACTTACCGCGTGACGGTGGATGACCTTATCGGTAAATAAAAAGGGAGAGATACGGATTTGTTCCGTATCTCTTATCTTTATGGATGAAATGAATGGTTATATATTATAGCTGTGTAAACACAGAGATGTTCACTATACCGTTAGTAGGGAGGGTTGTGCAATGTTCAGTAAACGGAGAGTCAAGAGGCGGCTCAACGAAATGATTCAGGTCTGTAGGGGAGATAACAGCCTGAAATTAGCAACGAACGTTATCATTGGGAATATACCCACTGGTGAACTGGTCCGGTTTAAGTTTACCGGCCGTGCAAGAACCGTTGTAAGAGAAGTTACGATATCACCAAACGCTATCGTGGCTGCCATCAAGGCAAATTACGGCGCTGTAGAAAGAGCAAAGTTCGGTCAGTTGCTGGAAATGATCCTGATCGAAACGATTTTAATCTTTGTTAACACGGCGGTTGAAATGACAACCTACGCGCCGGAGAAAATCTATCATGAGTGGCGATACTTATCTGAATTCACCGAACTTACTCGGAAAGATATTCATGAAGGTAGACGAACCATATTTCTCAAGCACATGTCTAACGAAATCATCCCGTATAAACACATCGGCAAGTATGCATTCCCATATGAATTAGTGGGAGTGCCAAATTTACCGGTCGAATTCCGCAAAACTCATATGAAGGTATTTTGCGATCTTTTATACAAAGAAGTAGGACGCAGTATACACAAAAAGCAATAGGAGGCAGACACAATATGCAAGAAGTTATGTTAAACGGAGACGTCATCGACTATGGTGACGTCAAGCAATTCCAATTACCCGAGGTTAAACGCTACTTTGAGGACTATGATCAGTCCATCGAATCTGAGCAGTTGATTAAAGTAAATCTCCGTAAAGAGGCGGAGAAGGGTCTTAAGTCCGGGAAAGACTTCCTTGTGACAAACCCTGAAGCCATTGATAAAGCTGGCAATAAAACCGTGGACGGTATCTTCTCACCTCGTTATGGTTACACCCAATTCGACAACCAAACCGGACGGCAAGATGCTTACCGGTGTCAGTGCGGTGAAACAGGCGGTGCAATTTCCATTGATGAGATTTGCCCAGTGTGCGGAACACCAGTTAAATTCATGGATGCTGACCTTAGCATCATGGGCTGGATTCCCCTGCAGCAGTATGTGGTTATCAACCCAGCTATGTATACCCATATGAACATCTTGTTTGGTAAAGGCGAACTTGAGAACATCCTCAAGATGAGCACCGCCAGATGGTCAGTCGATGGGAATCTCAGAGATGATGTTGAGCCGCGTAAACGATACCATAATGTAGGCATGATGTATCTGTATAAGCACATTGACGAAATCCTTGATTTCTATATGGGTCTTGATACAGCCAATAAGAAGCGTGATCATTACGAGCTCCTGGTTAGGGACAAGGAATCGATCTTTACTAACTATATCCCGGTATACAGCGCGATCATTCGCCCGCATATCGAGAATAATGAAAAGGTTCGTGCCTTTAAACCGAACAAGCTCTATGGTATGATCATGTCTCAATACAACCTGATCGTAACGGAGCCGGATAACGAGCTGACCATCGTGCCCGCACTGCATGGTATTCAGCAGAAACTGAATGACCTGTATGCATGGCTGGTTGATACGTATTCCGGTAAAGAAGGGATGTTCCGATCGAACTTCGGTGGCGTTCGTATTGACTACGCGGCCCGAAGCATCATCATCCCAGGTGTACATCTTAGACCATGCGATGTTCAAATCCCGTACATTACAGGTATCGTATTCCTTGAACTTGAGTTGATTCACCTCTTGTGTATCTTGGATGATATTACGGAGAATGAAGCTTACAAGATCATCAACGATAGCCTGCGGATTTACAATCCACGTATCTATGCACTGATGATGACGATCTTGAAAGAGTCCAAGACGCCGATTTGTGTAATGGTTGGTCGTCCACCTACTCTATCTGACCGTTCCATTCGTCTACTGCAAGTCGTGGCTGTTGGTAATGACATTGACGACCTGTGTATGCGTATCTCACCATCTCTGCTTGACGGATATGCGGGAGACCATGACGGGGACAGCTTGTACTACTTCCCAATGAAGGACTGGAGATTGATCAAGACCTTCGAACCAACCCTCAGCCCGAAATACAACTATGTGTCTCGTACGCATGGTAACTATTCTGAGCGCATGAAGTTCATTAAGGACTACATCTTGATCCTGTCTGAACTCTACGCTCTGGGTGAAAATGCTTCGTAAATTGACAATAGGTACACCTTCGGGTGTACCTATATTTTTTTCGTTAAAACAACCCATTAAACCAAGGAAAGGACTGAATACCCGTGGGCGAAAAGCATGAATGGCAGAGTAAGATGTATAAAGCGACCACCTCATTCTCTCACATACTAGGCAATTTGACTGCAATCATTGAGCACTACATCAAGGATGCGATGCCGTCTCCTAGTTTCTTTAAAGAAACGTATGTTACAACTGAGGTTGCCTTTAAGAATATCCGGGGTCAGAATAAAAACATGATCCAGCGTGAAACACCGACCTTGATTATCGACCCTAAGTATCTACCGGATGATGAATCCTCGGCTCTCCCTAAGATACAATGGGATAAATTTATTCCGATTGACCATATGAACGACCCTGTGTTCAATCACATGAATGCGGAGTTCTTCCTGACGGATGGTGATCCACCTGACTATGCGCTGGGCTATACTATCGCCAGAGAAAGCTTTGCATTTCGTATTGTTATGCTGACTGAAACCAATATGCTCGGTACTAACCTGCTTAAATACCTTCGTGCAAACCTTCGGTTCCGGCACATGTTTGGTATTGAGCGGTATACCGAAACGCTGATCCCAAAGGCATTCATTGATTATTTGGCAGAGCGATTAGGGATGGATCAGTCTACCCCTGAATTCCTGGCCGAGCTAAACCGAATGTCAACTGCAACTATTGTTCGACTGCACCGACCGGCTACAGGAAAGACGGAGTTCTTTGTATTAGCAAAGAGTACCTTGCAACTTCATCTCCCTGACCTACCTACACTGGATCGAACTCGGTCTCAGCGTATTGACCATCTTACCCAATTGGAATTCCAAATCCGGGTAGAGGTTAACGTAATGGAGAATTTCCTCTTGGTGACTAAGGATATCCTCCCGGGTAACCCAACGGATATGCTGAACTCTTACACGGTTCGTATTTATCTTGAGTCCAAAGCTCCTGTGATTGAGACTGTACGTAACGGATACAGCCTGTACACCTCAGTTAAGGTTGAGTATGATAAGCCTAAGGAAACCCTTGGACTGATGGATTTTATAGGGGTTGATGTCCGTGATGCAATCAAGTACATTAATGACAATGGTCTTACGGAACCGTATTCCCAGATCGTTATCTATGAATGGGAAGAACTTGTTCCTGAGAACCCTGATGTCTATGAGTTCAAGGGTGATACGTATGAACTGACCATGAAGCAGGCTAAGCCTCAAAGTGTATATACGGTATGTGTGTATCTGAACATGCCTTATATCATGGAGATTCAGAAATTGATCAACGAGCGAGACCTCAATAGTAAGGGCAAGGATTACGACAAATAAAAACCGGACATGGAGGAATCTCCATGTCCGTTCTTCTTATGATTTCTCAGGTTCGAGTACACCGCGACTAATAAGTTCCTTCTCAACCAGTGCAATGAATAATGTGAAGTCGAGCTTGGATACAAGCTCCTTTTCACCTTCCGTCAAAGCTGTGGTTTCAGCGAGGATTTGCTTAGCCTTAGCTGCGATTTCATCCCGGACAGCATCTCGACCTTGCTCGGTTTCGATTTCCTTCAGGTGAATACCTTCGAGGAGAGTCGATACCACTGTGTTGCGGAGATTCAGAATCAGGTTGCTATCACCCTCAACCAGTTCTTTCCCCGTTCTTTTGTAATATACCCAGCGACCGGTAACTGCAATTGCACCAGCTACCACAGCGACGATGATCAAAAATTCAGATGGTGTCAGCATGGCTTTCACTCCTTTATCTTAGATTATCCTATTGTTTCTTACACATAGCATAACGTGCAAATATTATTGATTTCAGGTATATATTATACAAGTGTATCACATCCTAACTATACTGGAGGAATTTAAGTTATGAACGAAACGAACGGCAGTGCGAGTGGAAATGGAATGAATGACGGGGGAACTCGTTCTGGCGAAATGCTTTCTGACGTTGAGACCAGTAACAACAATGAAAATACACAGCTTGACGATGAAGGGAGTGAAACCAGAACTGACAATGAACCTGGACGTGGCGGAAGCCATAGCGCGGATGCGCCGAAGGTTCGCTTTAAAAGAATCATTATTGATGACGAAGGCATTAGAATTGCACCTGCCTTCTTTGATAATCAGCTGACGGCGGATGAAGCTAGGCATACGTTGACCTCGATACCGTGGTCATCACTCAGTATTTCAAAAATATTCAAGGCTATCATAGCATTACTTCAAAATTCTCAGGCTTATATACAATGGGCTGAGCGTGGAGAAGATGCTGTGCACCTGACGCCAGACGAGATTGATGGCATACTGAAGTCTGATTATGGTGTGGACGTGGGTATTAAACTGATCACATCCACTATCCAGCAATACGACCGGCTAGTTAAGACGATTAACGCCGAACCTGTAAGGTTGAACTTCGACAAAGATAAGCTAGGTGCGAAGATTAATGACAGAATTATTGTCAATAAAGAAGATATTCGAATTGCGCCTATGTTATTCAACAAACCTAATATACCGGTAAAGCATGCGATGTCTGTTCTAAGAACGGCACAAACCCTGCCAATAGGTATACCCCAGCAGTTTGATGCGATCATAACAATACTGCAAGATAACGAAGAGCACACTTTTCGGTCTCAGGCAGAGTATGAGGCTGGGCCCATATACAAGACACCAGTTGAGATTCAGCGTGATCTGAAATCGATATGTAATATATCAATGGAGTTACATGACATTAAGGAGATCATTCTACGGATGACTCAAATTCTTGATCCTACGCCACCTGCACACTTCGGCCGATTTAAGTTAGAATCTACACCAACGGTTGCTGAAAAGATACAGAAGAAACTGAAGAATGTGCATGGTATAGAAAGAAGTTTGGCTGATATTGAAGCCATGATCCTTGATTTCCAGCATCCTGATTTAATGGCTAACACTGATGATATAATCAACAAAGTAAACGGAGGTACTACAATGACAACTGGAATTAATACGGCTGAAATGCCCTACATTGACCGGGAGCTTTCCTGGATAAGCTTCAACAATCGGGTATTGTCCCTTGCAGATAAGGACACTACACCTCTCCTGGAACGAGTGAAGTTCTTATCTATCGCGAACTCTAATCTGGATGAATTCTTCGCTGTTCGTGTAGCATCCAGACTCAAAGACGATGAAGAACTGGATGATGAGGAAGAAGATGAAGTCGAAGACCGTCAGGTCGTTAATAACATTATCAGCGAATGCAAGTCCATGGTGGAACGAATGGATTCCACATATCGGCATTTAATTGACAAGCTGGCTGAGTCTGACATTCACATCCTGACCGATTTTGAACGTAACAAGGTCAAGAAGTACTTCAATTACACTATCAAGCCTGCACTTGCACCACTGGCTCTGGATGTGACTCGTCCAATCCCGCACCTTAAACCACTCTCTATCTACATTGCACTCTTTGTAGAGACAGCAGACGGTACTGAACGTATGGGGCTGATCGAAATCCCAACCCACTTGGATCGGATTGTTAAGATCGGTAAACACGGTTGGTACTTCATCGAAGACATCATCCTTGCTAACATCACTGATCTCTATCCGGGTTCAACCTGCTCTGATATCACGATTTTCCGTGTGATCCGCGATGGTGACACTGTGGTTGTGGATGAGGATAAAGGTTATGTGGAAACAATGGTTATGAATGTCCAAAGCCGTATGCTGTACAACGATCCGGTTCGACTGGATATCTTGGCTGGTGCGAATAAGAAAATCAAATCAGCACTTCAGTCGTCCTTGGATATCCCAAGCCGGTATGTATTCCACGTTCAAGAACGGATCAAAATGTCGGATGTCATTCAGCTGTATAAAGCATCTGATGACCCTGCACTTAAGTACCCTCACTTCAAGCCGCGTCCACTGTATGAAGAGCATAATAAGAAAACGATGCTGGCTCGGATTGCGAAACGGGATGTGCTGGTACATCATCCGTATGAAAGCTTCACTGATAGCGTCGTACGATTCATCCGCGATGCATGCGAAGACCCTCATGTCATTTCCATCAAACAGACGCTGTACCGGTCGGGTAATGATTCTAAGATCATCCGTCACCTGATCAAAGCGGCTGAGGCTGGAAAGAACGTGACCGTGGTAATGGAACTTAAAGCTCGGTATGATGAAGGAACCAATATTGAATGGGCAGATAAACTCCAGCGGGCAGGTGCAACCGTTGTCTATGGTTATGAGCATATTAAGACTCATGCCAAGATGACTCATGTATTCCGCCTCAAAGGAAAGACAGGTGAACAGTTCTGTCATATCGGCACTGGTAACTACAGTGAAAAGAACTCCAAGGTGTATACCGATTACAGCTACTTCACTTCGGATAAGAAAGTCTGCTCGGATATCAATAGTATCTTTAACATGCTGACTGGCGGATTCATCTCCGAAGATAGTCAGCTTAACAATATCAAGATTGCACCAATTGCAATCCGGTCAACCTTATACACCTTGATTGACCAGCAGATCGCGCTTGGGTCTGATGGCCGAATTATCATTAAGGTGAACAATCTGTCTGACCCTGGTATGGCGGAAAAACTGTATCAAGCATCTAATGCCGGTGTTAATATCGATATCATTTGCCGGTCAGCTTGCTCTCTGATTGCAGGTATTCCAGGGTACAGCGAAAATATCAAAGTAAAATCGATTGTTGGCCGGTTCCTTGAGCACAGCCGGGTATTCCAATTCGGGGATGATGTATTCCTCAGTTCTTCCGACCTGATGACCCGTAATCTGGATCGCCGGTTGGAGTTGATGTTCATGGTATCTGATCCAAACCTTAAACTGCGGGTACAAGGAAACCTTCAGGTATTGCTGGATGATACGGAGAATAGTTTCATCAGTTATGCTGTAGGGTATGTTCCTTACCGTGAATTAAACCTTGTTCGGGGTGAAGATGGTGCGGCACCTGATGCACCGTCATCCCTGGATGCTCACAAGTATTTCATTAGATAACACAAGGGGAGAAACCGGATGGATAAAGCATTAGAGCTAACTCGAATGCACATTCAGGCTCGTGTCAACAATCTGAGCCAGCAGATCGAACACCATTCTGATATCATTGTGCAGTCAATGGATGAGATCGAGGTCTCGCTTGCTGCCATTGCAATGATGCATCTTACGGCAGAAACACGCCAACTTTTTACGATGGCGCATGATCTTGGTGTTCAAATCACACCGCCGTTCAAGCCGTAATTTTATAGGGTTCCAAGTATATATCATATTAGTGAACCTAGCAACAAATCTAGGTTCACTTTATATTGGAGGAGGTGACAACATTGATCAACCTCAGACAAAAACGCGGTGATATCGACCACACTACTATTGGTATTCCGGTAGGTACCACTGGCGACGGTAAGAAGAAGTAATTCTTCTTCCAAACTTAAGAAAGGAGAGACAGCATTTAGCTGTCTCTCCCTCTTCTTTACAATTTATTTTTTCTTCTTGTAAAACTCAATGAACTCGTCGATAAACTTCTTTATACCACCAAGCGTCGTCAGTCTCTGGACAACTTCAACAGAAACCAATCCCCCGACAACACAGACAGCAAGGAAGTTCCGACCCGGAAAGTACTTCATGATAATATCCGACGTAGCAAAAATTAAGATGGTCATGATTACTGCAGATGAGTATATCATTGGTAAGGTCGTTTTCCGCCTCGATTGCTTCCTGGAGAACACATCTTTCACGTACGACCCGAGGATGGTAAGCGAGAGTACAACGAGAAACAATGTGATATCATCTTGTAAAAATGGCTCGATCTGGAATGGCTGGCTCATAAAACTCCCCCTCACCTCCACGGCCCGTTTTGTGATATGCATCGGTGTAATGGATAATCGAAATCAGGGTTTGGTGGATGCACGGAAACCACGCGGGGTTAATTATCTATATATTTATAGTTGATTCATGCTGATCCACGTATTTCCTTTTAGTTTGTACTGAAAACTGCACCCAACACGTAATCACAAACAGTCCCCCAAAAATGAGAATCTGCTGCATTCGGCTGAGAGATAAATACCCACTTACATTAGCGATATCGTTAACGTTAATACCGTTATAAATAGAATCTAGCATATCCGTATTTTCAATAATCTCGGTAATGCTAAATCCTTGAACTAACACAATTTGATAAATAGAATGCTGGACACCCCTATCATCTACAAGCTCATTACCTAAAAGGTCATGGTCAAAGAAGATATATCTGGGCACCAAAAATTCAAACGAACGTAGGGAGTCCAAACTCCCGTTATTCTCTTCAAAGTATTTTCGCATTTCACTTAGCTTCATACCGGTTATTGACCCTGCGTATGTGTCATCTGGTTGATTAAATTGCCAGAAGATCACCGGCTGGTTCACCGAACGAGCTTGATTTACAATCGCACTGAACGCAGAGTTTGCTAACGTTACGTTGTAGTGTGCATTCGCCTCGGCTGATAAACTCCGAGGTCGCTCAGGAGAGCTTGTACTAACAGACAAATCGGCAATAACGCCGTCTTTTTTTGTGAGGGCGAAGATGTCATTGGCGTCTGATGTGACACCAAATAGGTACTTCCCTCTAATATGTTTAGCAATAGTGTGAGTCAACGGATTATCATAGTCAGGGTTGGCTAAATTTTCCAAATCATGACTAAGCTTTTCGGTATCATCTCCATAATAGGAGTTGATATCATCTAAGAGAGCAGGAATTATCTCTTGATCGAGCTTCTGCCCTGCCTGCTCAATCGTGTCCTTAATAATAACATTTACAGCATTCCATTCAGCAGAGCGAATAGCTGTTATTTTATCTGATTGCCTATCATCAGCATCCAGTTTAGCAGCATATACAATCGACTGATAAGTCACCAGCAGTGTAATGGCGATAACAGCCGAAGATATAAATACATAAATACGGCGTTTCACTTTTTTCCCAAGAAATTTCATTGTAAACCCTCCTCAACTCCGTTACATGATTTATCATTTGTTTAAGATAGAAAAGCATGAGGGATTAACCTCATGCTTTTGTGCATGTTACCAGAGTGGCCGATTACTTAGTGACCTTGAGCACCTTGGTATCATTATTCCAGCTCAGTTCACCGCCGAAGGCATCAACGATTGGACGTGCCTGAATAAATGCACGACCGTCAACTACAAGGGTATCTTGCAGTTCCTTACCGTTGATTGTTGCTTTCTTCGTGGCGTTATCATAACCGGCTTCAAATCCAAGTACTTCAGCCAGCTTGGTAAGCTTGACATACGTTTTGTTATTGTACAGTACCCCGGTATCCTTCACGGTGTTGTAATACACTGTGATTTCCTGCGGGATATCTGTTGATGGAACCGGCTGCGGCGGAGTAACAGGCGCGTTCAATCTGTTGAGTTCAGCTTGAATCAGCGGGAACACGACCGTTTTAGCAGATGCAACCGTGTTTCCTGCGCCGAAGAAGTTGGTGCCCGGGCAGGACTTCGAGGACTTACCAGGGGTATAGTCAGCGAGTCTTGTGCCACTAGCTGTAAACCATGCATGGTATACAAAATGGTCAGTATCGATCGGCAGGTTAAACTTCTTAGCCAAGCAAGCATACACATGGATGATAGCTTCGCGTTGCTTAGCTGTCATCGTGTCGCCACCCTTGTCGAAGTTACCGATGTTTTCGATACAGATTTGACCGGTGTTCTGGCCAGTGATACCAGCAGGAGTTTTGTTCAAATCGCGGTCAAGACTGATTGCCACTTTACCGTCTTCGAAGATGGTGATGTTTTGACCGGTTGCAGACCATCCGTTGGTGATGATATGGTAGTCGCGCATGCCTTCCAGACACTTAAAGTGATCCTGGGTCGCTACACCATTAACCATCTTACGTGTTGTGTAGTTAGGACTTGCGGTGTGATGGAACTGAACTTTAGAAACAGCACGGGTGATTACTTGCTTCTCCAACCACGCCTGAAACTCAGACAGTTCCATCAGCAGGAAATTGCCTTTGGTTTGCATATGATTTATCCACTCCTTTTTTACTTGGGTTATTAGATTGTTTGATAATACCAGGTCTAGTGTTGCGTTTTTAGCCAAATATCGATACATCAAAATTGATAGTCCCGGAGGTTTGTCTAGTAAAAGTGATGTTATTTCCAGCTGTGGAAATGGCAATGTATTGGGCAAATGACCCATACACATTGCCGTCCGAAAACCAGGATGCGGCAACTACAGTTTGTCCAACTGTACCTCTAACTGCAATCGCCCTTGGTGTAAACCCCGCGTTATATCCGACTACGTTAGAGCCCGCGTCCATACTGAAGGAATAGTATGAATACACGCGTGGTACCACATTACCCACCACTCCAAATAAAGTAACCCCACTACGGATGTTCCCCGGCTGTATACTTGCGACTGTTTGGAGCTGAGCCACAGATACTTTAATTTCACCAGCACCCGCACCACCCTTACGATATCCTGGTGATGGATACACTGCTAAGCCGCCATCCCCCCATAGACCAACGCCTTGTGCTGGGTCTGATCCAGACGTAATGTTAGGCATCGTCCCAATAATTTTTGCCCCGTTAATATATACTGTCTTACCAGATAAGACGTCAGCGGCCACAGCAGTCGCATCAGATGTCGCAGTTCCCCCTAAACCGAGAATATTCTGCCCGGCTAGAATCTTAGAGGCTGAAATAACGCCCGACTGCAAAGAGTATGTGGTTCCACTATTAACATACCCCTCTGCGTAACTGGATAGCGTGACATAACCTTCGCCCATTGTCCCACCAGCGGTTATCATCTCTTGGTCACCATAACTCGCCATCGTTCCTTCAGTGCCTGCAATAACAACACCATTTAGAACATACTCTGTCGGAAATGTTACAGCAGCAACACTACCTGAGCCATTATGGTACCCAGCAGCAATGGTTTGAGCGGAGGCAGACGGGGTGATTGTTACTGCTCCACGGTTAGGCATCGTACCTGCGGTTCCTGCAATTGTAGTACCTGTTAAAACGTTGGCTGCAGGAACCGATACTGCCGAAATTGTAATAGCACTTGAATAATATCCGGCTGGTTTGGTTTGTGTAGATGCAGAAGGAGTTACGGTTCCACCTGCACCATTATTCACCATGGTCCCTGCCACACCTGCAATTGTTGTTCCTGTCAATACGTTAGCGGCAGGCACGGTAACTGCGGCAACTGTACCTGACCCATTATGGTATCCGGCGGCGATAGTTTGAGCAGCGGAAGACGGGGTGATTGTTACTGCTCCACGGTTTGGCATCGTACCTGCCGTACCCGCGATTGTTGTTCCTGTTAATACATTTGCTGCGGTGAACGTTACAGCCGATATTGTAATAGCGCTTGAATAATATCCTGCGGCCTTTGTTTGTGTGGATGCAGAAGGAGTTACCGTTCCTCCGGCTCCGTTATCAGGCATTGTACCGGCTACACCGTTTAACGGCCCAGCACTAAAAGTATGCCCTATAAGGACGTCAGCTGCGGTTGCGTCGCCTGACACGATTAGTTGACCCATTGTATTCGCCTCCTATTTGATATAAATAGAGTGGGGACACAAGGTCCCCACCATATTGTTTTACATCTCCTGTATTGTGTACGATATTCTCAGAGGATTCGTCGAGTTCGTCGTCGTGCTCAGATACTGGAGGTTCATAGTTGAGAATGCATTTGCTGTAACGTACAGTGGGATTAGGCTAGACTCAGCCCCGGCTGCAAGCTGTTTGGCGTTTAAGATCACCGTAGTTTGTGAGCCTCCCATTGGTGAAGTGTACGTCAGTTGGATTGTTAATGTGGTCGCTACGCTTGGCCATATTGTGACATACACAACATAGTTCGCTACGACACCTGACGTGGTGTAAGAGACAGCTGTTGTCAACGTATTCGTGGCAGTAAGGGCAATGTTGACCCCGTTGCTACGAGTAGATGCAACTTCTGCGATCTTTTTGTTACTGTCGCGTAGCACTGGTCTGTTCGCAATTGAGTCTGTCGTAGGGGAAATACTGACATCATTCATGAAAATCCCGTTGATGTAATAGAAGTCGGTTCCCTCGACAAGCCCAAGCGAGTTGTTTATCTCGGCATTAACGACAGTGGATGTGTTTACGGTATAGTAATCCACACCAAACGGTGTGAAGTTACCAGCACCATTAAACTCAACCAGTTGCGATTCAGCAGCCTCGATATAGATTTCAAGTCCACCGTATTTCACACCATTATACGTAAACGTACATGGGCGAATGGCAGCACCAGTCAATCCCATCTTAAGGACTGAGATATTCATCGCTGTACTACTCCATCGTTTTTCAGCACTTACCATAATGGTAGTCTGTCCAGCAAGCCCATTAACACGCTTGAAGGTGAGTACGCCATTGGTATAGGAAGTAGCCCCAGGTTCAGTGTTTGTCACTTCGCAAAGCGCAACAACCGATCTACGATATGACGTAATCTGAAGCTGTCCATACAGGTTGACCCGTTTGGTCACAGTGGCTGGCATGACAGAAGGTAGTAAAACCCCGCTGGCATTTAACCCTGCATAACCGTTCGCGACATCCTTTTTAGCAGTTGTTTCGATTTCCGCCCATGCGGTCCAAGTAGTACCAGAGTTTCGTGTTTCGCGAACGAACTTACGAACCACTGGCCCTGTTGCATAGACTGTAGCTTCTTGCTGGTAGTATGTCGATCCGAAGTACATCACAAGAAGCATGGTGGATGATCCTGATATCGGCATATTCGTGCTGTTGGTATTTATGGAATAGTACCCTGTGGTAATGAGTGTGTTGAGGTCGTACGTTGCAACACCATCCTTACCAGAACCAGTATTGCTAGTAAGCAGCCATTTCTGAATAGCTGGGAGTTGTGCCAGTGGTGCGAGTCCGCTGCTGTCCAGTTGTAGAATACCGTTTGCCACATTAAGCATACTGCTATTTGGTACGTAAACCCATGTTGTCCAAGTATTATTGACCCTGCGGCGAATATACTCGGTCGGCGTTCCAGTTGCACTCAAATGATAGGCTCTCTGTAATACATACCCGACAGACCCGCTGTGTACATATACCTGAACATACCACCATGTTACTTCATTGGTTGGAGCATTTGTTAATCCATTTCCGCTGTAGAAACCTGCTGTAACAACGGTGTTGAGGTCGGTGTTGGCCGTCAGTAGAATATTTTGACCGATATTGTTCGTCAGCGGATGCTTCTGAATCTGGTATCCGGAGGTAGTTACTGTATCATCCGGTATTACCTGTACAGGGACAACTGACCCGAGGGAAGCACCAGAGTACGGATCACCGATTGTGATATTTGGAACAGCGCGTCCCATAGATGAAAGAAACTTCACCGTTACAGTACCACCAAACACGTACCCATTGGCTAGTGTCTCTACCGTAATTTTTAAATTTGCGGTAGTTGAGTCGTATACCAGCTCCGATACACCAAGGTAGTTCTTGATTGGTCCAAGTACCTCTTTGTAATAGGAGTTATACGGATTGATTCCACCTGATGCGTTTGAGCCGTAGCTGATCACCTTTCGGATAACCCCGTTCGCGTTCACAGTGTTAAATCCACATGTGACTGTGATTTCCACCGTGCCGGAACTAAGAACTGGTTCCCAAGTAATATCCATTTTTGCGTTAGTTAAGGTATTTGGGATCGCATACGACTTCGTCTTCTCAACATTATACCCGCCGAGGCTGATAGCATTGACGCGAGTTTCACCGGATGCCATATTTTCATTGATGTTTTTCTGCCAACCACCCCAACCGGAAGCACCGTACCGGAAGTTACTGAAGTTAGTGTTAAGCTGACTGTACAGCTGTACAAAGCCAGTCCACTCCCCGTCAGACCCAACTGATCCAAAAGAATGCCCTCGGAATGTTACCCCAGAAGGTATGTTAGTGGATGTTGAATTGGCGCAAAGCGTCTTAAATCCATTACCAGCAGCTACAACCATTTGCAGAAGGTCTTTACCGTTTGCATTGATGGCAAAATCTCCTGTAAGTGTGGTAGGGTAGAGGTTTTGCAACACTGCCACTTTGTCATTCAGATACTTGTCAGCAAAGTCCTGACGATCGTTGTCTGCCTGAAGCATGGCGACATCGTGTGCAAGGGATGTTACTACACCGTTAAGACCGGTTTTCCACGATGCACTGATATTCGTAAGACTAGGAGTCACAGCATACTGATCTAATACCAGATATGTGACGTAATAAGTAGCAGTTGGATCATACATGGCAGTCGGAGCCTGAACCCCATCATTGCCGAATAGTGGAATCAGTGTGCTTGTACTTGGACGTGTTCCAACAATCCAGCTTGGATCGATGTTAGCGTCTTTATAGATAGCTAGTGTCCGTTTAGTGCGGTATGCAAGTTTTGAATCGTTGTTACTTCCGACTTGGGCGTTGATGTTCCAAAATCCGTTGTCATAGATCGGCTTAGCTTTTTCCCGTTGGATGACCCCGGTTTCAACCATAATCTGGTTTACGCCACCATGTAGAGAGATGCTGCCTTCAGAGAGTCGAATCGGTACAGGTGCTGGTGCTGATGTCATCACATAATCAAGCGTCGCCCAACCAGTCCAGCCCGGTGCTTTATTGGCAGCAACCCATGCTTCGGTATTGGTTGTCGGTACACTTGCATCAAGGATGGATACCCAGCTTGTGTATACAGTACCATTGCTTCCAACAGCCTTCCACCCATTCATAAATGCTTTGACCGCGTTAACGTTAGGGTTCAGCGCATCAGTCCAACCAGAGTCGGTCGATCTGATAGACATATAAACCGATCCGTTATACAGTCTGAAATAATCCGGCTGTGTCCAAGATGCAACAGCTTCATCTACATTCTTAAGGGGTATTCCGTCATATCGCACAGCAAGTGCAGCGTCATCAGCGCCGCCCGTCCCACTCAGTGAAGGGATTGCGGCCTGAACATTCTTAAACCCTGTTACTGTACTATACACTCCCCAAGTCAAAGAACCGTCCAAAACAACATCTTTCTTAATGCGCTCAGCGTACATCCAGTCTGAACCTGCATTGTACACAGTGTCAGTAACATCACCAATTTGCCCAAGGGTAACTGGGATGATTACATTCTGTGGTGCCGCTGGTTCAAATGGTGTCTTGTCACCGTATTCCAACTTCCAATTCTTAAAGGTGAACGTGCCACTAGCAATCGCATTAGTAAGTTGAACACGAATTGTTACCGTTTGTGTATTGGTTGTGAATGTCAGAGATGAGAAGTTGATATTCGCAACCGCTCCCACGGATGAAAGCTGCGTCCCATTACTGTCATACTCAAAGACGTAGACATAGGCACCGTTCACTGTTAACGGATCAATTGAGAACGTCATCTTTCGGCCACCGACAACTGGTATAGTTGGTAACCAGCTATGAGACCAGGTGGCGGTTGCAGTTAGTGTCAGATCATACAGCCCATTCATCTTAGCGTTAGCATGAAGCGTGATCGGAATACCATCCAGCAAATTTCGCCCGAATTTAGTGATCGCTAAACCTTGGGTATGCTTTTTCCCATCCACATACGGATAGTACTGGTCAACAGCATCTCCATCAATCGTTGTCCCAATTGCGTTGTATTCCGCAGCAGTGATCTCATAGAGACGAATATCATCGATATAGAACACACCTGCATAACCACCGCCCATACCGACAAGAAGTCTAAACCCATTTCCAACTAAGGTATTGTTAGCCGGTATTTTCGCGAACCGCCATTGCCAGCTACCCGTAACCGATTGGGCTCCGTATATCGAGTATCTAGCTGTAAACGATCCAGCGTCACGTAGTGACACTTCAGTCATACCAGTATTCGCTGTTGACTCAGTATAAAACCATGCGCCAAGTACATAGTACTTTGACTTGTCAAGCGAAACAGTGTAGTCTTTATAAAAGTAACTCGGAGATGATGCCGTTGGTACATACTTGTATGACGATAAACCAGACCGTTTCTGGGTAGTAGAAATCACTGGAGCAACACCGGCTGGTATGGTACCAGTTAAGCTTTCTCCACCCCCAACGGTGCCCAAGATGTTAACCAGCGTCCGACCATTAATGATCAGGTCAAGGTCCGACCCAACCTTATCTGCGGTGATAAGGGACACACCGGAAGCAAGTGTTTGGACGTTTGTCACACCGTCAAGCGTGGCAGCGGTGTAATTCTCGGCAACCCGGGCTGCAAACTCTGTACTAGCCGCTTGCTTATTTCGAGTACCGTCTGGTGCTGTTGGAACTGTTGGCTCACCCAGTATTTCAGGTGAATAGAGTACAGGATAATCGATGGATTCGCGAAGATCAGCTACGGCCTGAGTAAGCTCGGCAACTACCCCGTTAATACCGGATTTCCATGATGTAGTTACGTCAGACAGATTAGCTGATCTGGTGTGTTTCTGGGCAACCACATATGTTACGTAATAGGTTGCAGTCGGGTCAAAATCACCAGACTTTATAATGGCATACGCTGGCCCATATACAGAATACGAAGGTTCCTCAGATGTCGATCTAGTTATCTGTATCCACTTAGAATCCGCATTATTTCCTTTATAAACCTGTAGTATGCGTGATGGTCTTAGGGACAGTTTATCCCCTGAAAGTGCGTTGATGTAGTAATTGGTTAGATATGGACTTGGTGTAACCTTCTCTCTCTGGATAATTCCGGTCTCTACAGCAATTTGGTTCTTTCCCGGATGCAGAGTGATGTCACCCTCAGCATTAGGGATGAATGAAGGTGCTGCAGCTGATGACAACGTGTAGTCAAGAATATACGGACTCCACAATGCCGTGATTGGTGCTTGAGATGTTGGGACAACGGTTACCGCACCGGTATTATTTGTCGCGCCAATAACAGCCCATGTTTTAGTACCAGTTCCGTTATACGCAGTACCAAATGTACCGTTATTCATGCGATATCCATAGAAATAGGCAGCAATTTCAGCCGCTGATGGACTGTAGCTGTCACCCCATCCAGAATCTCCTGATGACACCGTGATATCAACCTTGGACACGTCGGTACCATAGTTAAATCTGTCCGACCCTTCGGATGAGAAAGACACTGCATGCGTAACAGGTTCTCCGTTATACTTAGTGACACGAAGCGGTGGAGCTGTCGATATATTCGCGGCTGTTTTATCCATATACATTCCTGGGAAATTACTGGACTGCACGGTTACGTACTTGTATCCAGTATAGCTAGTCCCAAGTGTCCATGGCAGAGCACCCGTCAGTGTGACTCCTTTCTTGATTCGTTCGTTATACATCCAGTCTGAACCCTCTTTGTACACGGTATCCCGTGCATCTCCAATCTGGCTGAGAGTTACAGGTAGAATAGCGGTTTGTGGTTCAGCTGGAGTGAATGTCGACGGGAGTGCGGTTGCATCCCCAATGACAAGCATCCAGTTCTTAAATGTAAATGTACCCGTTCCAGCCGAGTAGTTACTGAAGTGTACCCCGATAGTAGTATTACTGCCGGTGTTTACCGTAAGTAATTGGGATGACGAATACCCTACGAGATTCACAGTCCCGGCTGCGTTGGCAATAGCTACGCGTCCGTTATGTGCTAAACTTAGCGTAATCGTAGTGTTGGCAGGGACATCAATTAGGAAATACGACGAATCGTTACCTCCAGTGGCATCCAATACCATATCATACGGACCATTCATTCTTGCTCTTGCATTAAGCACGGGTGGTTTACTTGCTAGTAAGTTTTGACCTTGCTTAGTGATAGCAACACCTTGCACATGCTGTCTACCATTAACGTATGGGAAAGCAGTGTCAAATGCATCACCTGTAATCGTCGTACCGATAGCAGCATATTCGGCGGCAGTAACTTCATACAGACGAATGTCGCTGTAATAAGACACACTTGCACCTGCACTACCATGCCCTATTAAGATTCTGAACCCTGTCCCTACAAGAGTATTGCTAGTTGGTACTTTCAGAACCAGAGGCTGCCATGAACCAATAATCGCTTTATCGCCCAGTACCTGATATTTCTGAGTATTTGTACCTACATCATACAAGGTAATTGAGGGGCCAGCCGCTACTGACGACCATGACTCAACAAATGCCCACCCGGCTACTACATATTGCTTAGTCGATTGAAGGGAAGTGTTGAAGTCTCGGAACAGATAACTTCCTCCAGTTGCACCCGTTGCCATTTTAAATGACGAGGTACCTGAACGTTTTTGGGTGGTGGATATCGTTGGCACCGTGGTACCGGCCAGTGACCACCCAGATAAACTCTCTCCGGAACCGTAGTTACCAAGGAGGTTGACCAGTGTGCGACCGTTTACGGTAAGATCAAGATCACCTCCGGTGTCACCACCATCAATGATATTTGTACCTTGACTCAAAACCTGCACGTTATCCGCACGTTGTAGCTTGGAAGCCGAGAAATTGTCGATCGCTCTACCTGTGAACTCGGTACTGGCAGCTTGCTTGGTACGAGTACCATCGGCTGCCGTTGGTACAGTTGGCTCACCTGTAAAGTGTGGATTATGGTACATTTTCGTATCGTCACCGTTACGAAGCTCAGCAACAGCTTGAACAAGTTCGGTCACGGTGCCAGTAATACCTGTCTTCCAGTTTGCGGTCATGTCGGTGACAAAACCAGAGAACGCTGGTTTATCCCGTGCGATGTACGTGAGGTAGTAATCCTTGGTGGTATCAAAATTTGATGGTGAAATCTCCATTTGATACGTCCCGTACGCATTACCATGTGCACGCTTGATATACCGGTTGAACACAGTTGATTCTTCGTACAGTGTCACTACATCAGCCATGCGGTACTTCAACATGCTGAGGTAGAGATTCTGTGTGGTTGCGATATTATTGATGACGTAGTAATTACCAGATACGTAAAACACAGGGTTAACTTTCTCACGAACGATAACACCAGTGTTTACAGAAATCTGATTATTACCAGGGTGTAAGGTGATACTACCTTCTGCGGCTGAAACAGCAGTTGGTACTTCAGCAGATGCCAGTACATAGTCTACAGTACCCCATGTAGTCATTCCCGGTGCCTTATTCTCTGCAACCCATGCTTCGGTGTTAGTGGCTGGTGCGCTACCATCAATAGAGGATGCCCATGTGGTATAAGCCGTTCCATTATTAGCAGTCGCTTTCCAGCCGTTGAAGAATGCCTTGATTGCATTTGTGTTAGGGGTTAGTGCGTCAACCCAGCCCGTATCAGCAGTAGCCAAATTCAAAAGAAGTTGATTGTTTGATATCTGACTGACGTTAGGATTGCCGGACGCCGTAGTTTCATTATTTTTAAACTGGAGACCATCATACCGGACAACACGAGCGGATGAAAACCCGCTGAGTGCTGCTGGTGATAGAGCAAGAGATAGACGTTTTACACCAGTGAAGGTTGTATTAAACGCCCATGCAAGGCCACCTACAAGCGGTACATTTTTCTTAATCCGTTCAACGTAGAGCCACTCAGACCCAGAGTTGTAAACGGTATCTGTAACCCCACTCGTTTCACCGAGAGTAACCGGGAGAATAACGGTTTGCGGGATATCAGACGGAACAAATGTTGTCGGTAAAGCAGTTGCATCACCAACTACCATCATCCAATTCTTAAGTGTAGATGTGCCTGCAGCCGTGCTATTAAAATATACCCGTACAAATGCCGAACCTTCAAATGCGGTGAAGGTGTACGTACCTGTAGAAGTTAAAGCTGTTGCATATGCAGCGTTCGTAGATAGGTCTTCCTTAAACAGAGTGCGTGCGATAATACCAACTGTACCTGTCAGTTCAGCTCGTATTGTATACGTTACACCAGGTTTAACAGGAATATCCCAGAAACTGCTCTGTCCTGCTGCGGTTGCAACTAAAGTCATGGCATACGGCCCATCCAGCTTAGCAACAGTGCTAACACTTTCAGGCGCGTTTGGCATTAGGTTAAGTCCTTGCTTACTGATGACAATATTCTGCAGATGCTGTTTACCATCCACATATGGGAGATATGTGCGAATGTTGGATGCAGTAATATCTACACCAATTCGTGCATACGTGGCCGCATCTACTTCGTAAATACTAATACCGTCAATTTCAATCCAGCCAACAGACCCAACAGGTGCCCGGTTAAATACCCGGAAGACAAAGTTTTTGGTAGCTACTGGCGAGAACTTAATGAACAACGTTTGGTTAACTGAGGAACTTGTATCTATATTGGTACCAGATGCACCTTCCTCCATGCGAATCATACCAATAGTAGTACCATCAGTAGTCAAATGTGCAATTGCCACATAGTACTTACTTGCCTCAAGCCATACATACCGATACATACCGCGGTCTGTTATGGATGTGTCAGATGAAGTCGATGTGATCCGTTGAGATTTAGTGCCATATGCTACACCTGTCGTTGACAGGGTAAGCGTTCCACCTTGTCGAATCCAGCCATCTCCGAGACCGTCATTATTACTATCAACCTCAAAATTACCGTAATTACCAAGAAGGTTGACTAATGTGCGACCGTTAATACTGAAATCAACGTCTGCGCCTGTCTCACCACCATTGATAATCGACAGCCCTTGGCTGATGGCCTGAGTATGGTCTTCTTTAATGAACTTTGCATTTGCATAGGATTCGGCAACTTTAGCTGCAAACTCTGTACTAGCAGCTTGCTTATTTCGAGTACCATCAGGCGCTGTCGGTACTGTTGGTTCACCTAGCATTTCAGGCGAATAGAGTACAGGATAATCCATTGCTGATTTAAGATCGGCAACGCTTTGAGCCAATTCAGGCACAACACCGTTTAAACCGGATTTCCATGATGCATTTACTTCCGCGACAGATGGCGTCATCAGATACTTATCCAGTGCAATATACGTTGCATAGTAAGTTTTGGACGCGTCATAGTCGGCTGTGAGAATGGAGGCGATCGCCGTCCCGTTCTGGTTAGATGCATTGGTTTCAGATATCCATTTGGCTTTGGTTCCGCCAGCATAGACATCCAAAATCCGATTTGTTTTGTACTTCAAAGGAGAGTCAACAGCGGATACTGTTGCACCCACTTCATTGATGTAGTATCTACCGTAGGTAGTTGAAAGTTGAGGGGCGATTTTCTCGCGTTGAATAATACCGGTCTCAACGGTTACCTGATTGCCACCCGGGTGAAGGCTGATTGCACCTTCAGCAGATGAGATAGTAACCGGTATAGCGGCGGTTCCCAACGCATAGTCAAGTGAACACCATGCACTCCAGCTCGGTGCCTTATTTGCGGCAACCCATGCTTCAGTATTTGTCGGTGCTACACTTCCGTCAAGGATAGACGTCCAGCTTGTGTACGTGGTACCGTTGTTAGCAACTGCCTCCCATCCATTCATCAGCGCTTTAATTGCATTGGCGCTAGGTGTAAGTGTATCTGTCCACCCAGCTTCAGCATTTGAAACCATAATGTAGAACGTATCCGTGGTTGCACTTGCACGGTTATTTGTACCGGCAGGTAAGTGTGAACCCCCTACACGGCCATCATACAACACGGTACGGACAGGCATTGCAGAACTACCACCAGCCATTGCGGTTTTGACAACTCTAAGCCCAGTACCGGGAGAATCATTATAGGCCCATGTTAATGACCCGTCGATTACTACGTTCTTCCTTACTCTCTCAGTGTACAACCACTCAGTACCTGCGTTCGATACGGAGTCTTTTATCCCTCCAACTTCACCAAGTGTCACTGGAAGGACGACAGTTTGAGGTTCAGCGGGTGCGAATGGTGTAGCTACAGTGCCGAATTCCAGTTGAAGATCAGAGAATCGAACTGTGCCTACAACTGTATTTCTGAAATATATGCGCACCTTTGTATTTGCTCCACTATTAAATGCACGTGGAGTGTTGGCATAATCCGATAACGCTACCGTAGCAGTGTCATTGTATACACCCATTTGACCTGTAGCACCTGGCACCGCAGAAAAAACGTAGTCGGTATTGGGAATTACATCATACGTCATGTACCCATTACCGAAGGCAACGAGTGCTGGATGGTCAAATGCATACGCATCGATTACAGTACCGTTGTTTGTACCTCTTTGAGTCAGTGGGAGCAGCAAGTTCTTACCCTGCTTCGTAATAGCAACGCCTTGAACGTGTTGTTTACCATCCACGTACGGGAAATAGGCGTCGATCTGCTCTGGTGTGGCCAGCGTAGTACCAATGGCGGCGTATTCAGCTGCAGAAACTTCATACAGTCGAAGTTCATCGTAGTATACAACCATTGTACCAGTGGTGTTGACACCAGCAATGATACGGAACCCTTCAGTGGTAGAGATGGTGTTGTTATTAGGTACCTTAAGAAGAAGCTGCTGCCATTCGCCGACTTTCGTCGTATTCACACTCACATTGTATCGTACATTTGATGTATTGTATTCACGAATGTTAAGTGTTGCTCCACCGCTAGTATACGATTCAACATACGCCCAGCAAGTCACCATATAATACTTGGATTTATCCAGTGGGATGGCAAGGTCTTTGACCAACACACCTGACGTGTCAGTCGTGCTGAATTTAAACGAAGCTGTTCCTGACCGTTTCTGTGTAGTGGATATAGTTGGTGCTGTACCGGATATACCCCAGTTTGCCACGGACTCCCCACTACCCATTGTACCCAGAATATTTACAAGGGTGCGACCATTAACCTTCAGGTCAAGCTCTGCGCCCTCTTTACCAGCCGTTACAAGATTTGTACCTGGGCCAAGTACCTGTGTATTGCTGACACTGGAAACCGCAGCATCTACAGTAGTTTTAGTCCGGGCAGGTGTCATGTACGTTACGTTAGATACCCCAGCAGCTGCTTCAGCATCAGTTGCAACTGGGTAGTTCTGTACATTCCCAAGACCCAGATCAGCCTTTGTAGGAGGCTCTGCGCTGGTATACATAACAGCCCAGTCACCCCATGCTGTATTACCCAGGGTAGCTGAGCGTACGCGTATACGGGGAACCCTTGCATTCTCATAATTGAATGCAAATTGGTAAGTAGATGTGGTGCCATCGCTCAAGTTGTAAGTCATTACACCATTATGGACTCCGGTAAATGGGAATCCTTTAGTGCTATCAGCCAGCATATAGCTGATCCCTACAGGGTAGGTATTCGGCAAGTCAGTCGCCGATTTGGCGTTCAGACCAAGGTTACGGTAGGGTTCTTGTTTAACGTTGTCCACGTTACTCAAACCGACCTGTGCCTTTGTAACGACGTTCGGGTTGTCCCGTCTAGCCGCATACGCGCTAACCGAGGTATCAATCTCGGTCTGAGTCACATACGCTTTGTCATGCCACTCGTTGCCGTGTTTAACCAGCTCTTGTATAGGTGGCAGATACTGCTTGTTGATCGTGGCTGTACCATTGAGTGGTGCCAGCCCATTCGCCTGACCAGCGCTATTCAAGATAGCCTGGATATCACTTTTCAGCCCGTCTAACGTTAACGTGCCGTTTCCCAGCTGAGTTTCAATCTGCTGGATTACATTTGTGAGCGAGTTGCTCAATTTCCCCAATTCAGAAAGCACATAAGGTAATGACATCGGGCTTATCCCCCTTCGTGTAAGTATGATTTTGATACATGTACTTATCATGTTGTTTTGTCGAATAGACTCTCATGCAAAAAAGAAGAGACAGTATTTACCGTCTCTTCTCGATTTGTGCGATACGTTATACGGCTGAAATTGGGGATTCATGAATCCCTACACCGTGCCTTCCTGGTACCAATACCGGCATAGCAATCTGTATAGTGCTTCCAGATGTACCATAGAGGTTAGGGAAATATACATCTGTCCCAACGAAGATTTGCAGGGTGATTTCAACATGCACCCAACCTGCTGCTGAGGTCAATACATAGTCTCCAGCCTGTGGAGTACCGTTAATCGCAATACGGCTAGGGGAAGTTAGCGCTGGGATTGTTACACTTGTACCAGCAGTAACCCGCATCCACGCCGAGAATGTCACGTAGTTGGCCGACCCGGAGAGCATGATGCTTCCGTTCGTAGTCATCGGGTATTTACTAGCATAGCCACCCGTTGTACCATTACCTGCCACGATCTGCAGTACTCTAAATTCTGGTGCATATCGACGACGGGTAATTAACCCTGCGCGAGTCGGCATGGTATTCATCAAATCAATAATCGTCTGAGGAATAGCCGCACCTGCACCACCAAACGAGGTTGTGTTGTACGTATACTTACCCGCATCGGTGAGAACCGAGTTATTAAAAGTCTTGAACAGCAGACCTGAATCAAAGGCTCCGGTAGACGTTAGGTCGAATCGCCCAACTGCACTACCCATGAACCGTCCTGCATCAGGGAGCATGTTATATTTCGGCACATCACCCATGTTTGATACGAGCTGTGCCTTAAATGCCGTCAGATCAGCGTTAACCGTGTTCACGTAGTTCTGAAGTGCGCTGATCATGTATATCTCACCGCCATTATCGGCGTACTTAAAGATAATCGCTTGAATCTGGTCGCCTTGGTTAAGCTGGAAGTTAAGCGTGATTCGACGCTCGATATTCACAACGGTGTAATCAATGCCTCTTTCCATTCGCACACCGTGGTAGTAGAGGAACTCTCTATCACCATTCACAGGAGCGTATAGCTGCTCAGGGATGGTAAATGACGAAATTCCGGCTTCCTCGGCAATGTACGTATATTCAAAGAGGTATTTCTTACTGGCAATACCAGCCGATGCGTACCCGCCAACCCCGCGACTTCCGTTGTCACTTACATTCTTCAAGACTCTGTACATATAGCTAAAGAAACCGTCTGTAATGTCAAGGATTTGATATTGGAAGGTAGGATTTGTACGCACTTCATCGGTTAGAACCACGATTTCATAGTGACTTTCACGTACCAACCCTGTAATACTCTTCTTATTTGCTGAGATCGCCAGTTTCTCAGACGACACCCGGATAGAGGTTACTTGATCAGACTGTACGATCTGTGTCAGTTGAACGGTCTCATTATCACGAACCAACTGGTAAGTCGTGTCCATTGCAGTATCCGAATACCGGCGATACGTCTTAACAGAGAACTTATCATTCTTTGCGAATAGGAAATACTTATTCGGCAGCTTAACTTCAATCGGAACCGACCGACGATTGAATACCCAGATCGGATAATCCAAATCAGTCACTGCTTTGTCCTTAATGAGTACCAGGAAGCCATCAGCATCAATGTACAATTGATTGCGATTTGCAATATTGTCCTTATTTGCTTCGGTTGTCATGGGATATCCAAGCGTTGTCTGAGTTGTGGTATTCTCTACCTTAACCAAGATAAAGGTTGCGTTGTTGGTAAGTTGGGTTCTACCCAAGTGGGCAGAGATTTTGTACTTCGCAACAGCCTCAGTCATGACCCCTTTATTCACGTCAAAGACGTCCGCTGCCGTGTCAATCTTACAGAAATACTCCGGAAGTGTCATAATATCCTTGACTACGTTCGTAGAGCTATACTGGATAAGGACTTGGCGTTCATGGATACCAGTTGCGGTAACAACCAGCGAATGTGGAATTGACGTCGTTACTTTGGCTGAAAAGTCACCTTCGGTTCCTACGCCAAGTGTAGCATCCTTAGCCGTTTGAGTGATTTGAATCGTTGCGGGATTATAGATATTCTGATAATCATAGATACTAGGCAGGTAACGAAGCGTATTGGACGCGTCCTTATATACCAGCCGGTAATCAGATGTAAATCCCAGCTCTTGCGTTTGAAGACTTGCCTGTGGGTCTGTAAATATACCAAAAAAATTAGCAAAGTGACTCTTTGAAATATCAACCATCGTGAATACCTCCTATTATAATGGATACCGTGGTGCACCGGGGCGAATAGAAGAGATCGGAATCCGACCATCCGGTAGGAGCACATTCGGGAGTTCAATTGGGATAGCGGCAGCATCTTCAGGTGTTAACATCCGTCTATCTTTCAAGCAGTAATTATAGAGGATTTCAAAATAATGACGCTCCCCATAGTATACGGTACGATCGTTATTTTCCTGATTCGTAACCGTAAATAATGGACCAAGCAGAGATTCGATTGCGGCTGTCGATAACGTTGCAAGATACTGTGTCCACTTATCTTTGACATTCTCAAGGAGAGGAGTGAACGTATCTGCCATATTCTTGCGAACGATTCGAAGTTTATTCGTGGACTTTACATCAAGTGAGAACCGGTAGTTGTCAATCACCTTGATCTTATCAGGGTGTATAAACTTCCCGTCCACAAAAATCAAGTGCGTTTTGGTGCTGAAAGGGAATGCTTTATTTGTCATTTCGATAATCTTATTCCCATTTGCCAGTGTAATCGTATGGTTGACCTCAGATAGCTGATTGCTAAGCAGGACAGTAAATGCCTCTCCCGTTGCAATATTAGTATCAAGATCAGTAACCAACACCGTATCACCCTTAGTGACGGTGTAACGGAATGGATCAAATATATACGTTCTAGCTGATGGTTGCAATCGGCCATTGAGGAAGACATAAATGTCCGACTTTGGAATAAAGCTGGCCCATAGTGGAACCTTGAGTAACCCTGTCTGGTTATTGGATTTGGTTAAAATACGGTTATACTGATCCCCAATAACGTGGATGTGCTTACCAACATCGGCTTGATTAAACCGTAACTTCGCCAGGTTTCGATCAAGGATCGTAGAGACAATCGGAAGTGGATCGCATTTCCGAAGAGTCGTTCCTGGGGATGTGACGAATGCCTTGTATGTTGGATGACTTGTAACCCGAGATGACGGACCGACAATAAAGGTAGTCGAAGTAATATTCCCATATTGCACATAAGGGTCAACTGTTCGACCAATGTCAACACCGACAATCGACGATGCTGTAATGTCCGAATCCTTAAACCGTGAAACGTACATGCTGTTGGCTGACCGAGTAATACTTATCGGTGCGATGTTAATACCATCACTGAAGAATAACATACCGTTTGGGTTCGTACGTGTAATAATAGAAGAAGGCGTTATGATCGGATAGCTTGTTAGGCTGAATGATGCCTGCTCTTCCAGATACGTACGATAGAAGTTTGTAAAGTCTTCGAGTGACTTCTTCATTTCAGCTTGGAATTCAGCCTCCGGTGTATCAGCATCTACATCTGGTTTATAAGGCGTATACGATGCGATCGTAGCCGGAAGTGTGTTAGCCAGATACTCGTTCATGTAGTTTTTGTACTGACTATACGTATGCCGCATATCCGTATAAGACGGAACGGGGGCTGACGTAATCAGCATAAATGACGTGTTTGCATCAGGTACAATCACACCGTCAAGCAATGGTGTATGGGCTGATGGTTCAAAAAATGCGTTGCTGTTAGGGCGGAAGATGTGGATATCCGGGGTATTTGCAAACCCAATCCCACTTGGTAACGCCACGTAGCGGTACTTACTATTCTGTAAAGCTGTGGCTGGTGCTACCCGTATATCATCGGATTGAATTACAGTTGCCCAGCCCCCGGTTGCACTGATTGGTAGCTGGTATGTCCCGTTTGACAATACAGGCTCAACGTACCGCGCAATGCCGTTTACGACCAAAAAATAAGAATACTGGGACGTTGTAGTTAGTGGTACTGACCCACTACCAGCATAACGTGTGAAGGACTTGATATTTCGCAGCATGGTAATGGATACATTTGTGACATTTTGATCAACGACAATCGCAGTGAGTCCACGGTTAATCATAATAATCCGGCATAAGTTTGGATCAACGATTACACCGTTCGAGCTTACCTGAATAGCCGTTCTGGTTAAAGTAATGAAATCAACCAGCGTATAGACCTTCGAATACTGAACCGTGAACTTCCGGTTAATCGGAATATTCTGAAATACAGGCTCATTGATATACACCACTGACTGTCCATACAGTGGAATTGCTGCATTGTCAGCGAATTGAAGATACTTCGCCTTTTCAATTTGGGCGTTTGGGACGACAATTCGTACATGATTCCCACGATTACCAATCTTCTCTTTCAAAGCTAATGTCTTTTGGTATATCTGATTGAATATATTTTCCATACATGGCTCCTCCTAATAACCCAGTATCATTATTAGATTGTTTTTGTTACGTTATTAACCAAAAAAAGAGTAGCGTGAGCTACTCTTGGACATCGGCTAGACGTCCCGTGGCCTAACAGGTTTGTTACCTGTGCTATAATCATTCACAACGTCCTGTAGGCATTCCATAAGCGCTGGACCAACGATGCTCGCCCATTGCATAAAGGATACCTCATTCATAAACTCGCCGGACTTAAGACGAACCAGTAATGAATTGAAATGCGTTGGGTTGTCAAAGTGGGCTTTCCCTGCTGCACGAATATAGCGTTCAGGCAGTTTATTGGATTCACGGAAATACCGCTTAACCGTAGCGGTTAGGAAACTGTCACCTTCGAGTGGATTCAGGTAAGACGGTAATTCAATCTTAGGTTCATATGACACCATTACATTCTCCTCAGCACCTTCAAGTCTAAGCATACTGGTTACGCCCAAAAGGTCGCTCCAGCTATTATATTCAAGAATAGTCATCGGCCCATCAATCAGGTTCGTAACCAGTTCAGGATGACTACCTCTGAACTCTTCAGGATCAATGTCGGCTTTGTTCATGTACTCTTTAATCGCCCGCGTCAGCAGATCATCCAATTCGTTCACCGGTACTTTTTCTTGAGACATTGTCATTCTCTCCTTCGTCGGCTTAAATAGGTGGTTATTCTATGGCTATAATATATACTCAGAATCAGTATTGGTTGATACGTAAAAAAGAAGTAGGCGCTTGGCCTACTTCTTCATATCACACGGTGTCCCACCCTTCAATAGGTGCACCCTTGATTCTTTCCCATGACAACCCGAGCTTAGGAGCAAGAATTTCAAGGGTGGCTTCGTTCTCAGGTGTTAGCAAGTCACGAAATGAGGATTCAGCAGCGTCCGTTGTAACAGCATTAATTTGGGACGGTACAAACACGTCTTCAAATACAATGACGGACAGATGTGGTGCGTCGATAATCGGCGACACTGCATCCTTCTTATCAATAAGAACGATACCGGGTACGAGATCAAGTAGTTTACAGTATTCTTGAAACTTCGTAAACGACATGTGGTCAGTTGTCACATGCTTCATTGCGTTATGCAGTTCAAGCTCTGACGCAAACCGGTCTCTGTAATGCTTAAAGGTTACGCCTTTGGCGTTGAGCGCAAACCGAATAGCGCGCATGCCGAGGTCATCGTTTTCACTATACGGATGCCGATGTTCGGATTCTTGAGTCTCATCAATGTTACTCATGATAAATTCCTCCTAGTAGGTAAATGGTTTATTCATTATTATAATATATACTCAGAATCAGTATTGGTTGATACGTAAAAAAGAAGTAGGCGCTTGGCCTACTTCTTTCGATGTATTTACGTCTCCGATTATTAAGACCGTGGGTCAGTATCAGGGTCAATACCGACAGAGATACCCTCACTTGTAATAATATTAGACCGAGCAGTATTATTAATGGCTGAGATGTTCGATGTGGCTACCTGTGCAGCCGCATTTACCGTACGGCAAAATATAGCTGCTTCGCTGGCAATTTGGAAGTCGCGACGTTCGGAATCAGCAGCATTTCCAACAACGGAGTCGATCTGGGTGATCATAGAATCCTGCCTGTCGATGATATCACTGATACCAGTAAGCATTGCATAGGTAAACCTCATATCGAACAGTTCCCGAACCTCTTCAGCATACACGAGATCAGTCTCTCCGCCGCCAAGGGCCATAACAAGCCCGTCAAATGGCTCCGATGCAAATCCAAGGATTTCGCCTGTTGTGCCGAGTGGAATGTGATCTCCTTGCGGGTCAGCATGCCTGATAAGTTCAACTTTCTTCCCGATAAGTTCGGCGGCAGCCCGGATTTTAGTTTCATAATCAGGATACTTCGCCAATTGTTCTTCGAGCGAGTATACTGGTTCATACGATACAATCTCGCCATCGGCAGGATGCTCAGCAGCAGGTGCCACTGTATCTGCGTTGTAGTATACAGTGCCTTCAGCGGGATTGTAATTAACCTTTACGGCTACACCTTCCGGTTTGTTCGGTGTAAGGGTGATATCGATATTGAAATCAAGGAGTTCTGCCCATAGGCCCAGCGTGCCGATCGATGACCCATTTCCGGTCTTCAGCTGCTGTATCATATTCCGGACCTGATGTGCAGCCATGCTAAATGCACCATGGTCTTGCCCGGCAGCAAGGACGATTTCATCCAGATTAATACCATTGCCTACAACGTAGCGGTCGATAAGCGGAGCCAGTGTGGTAAGAGTGTCATTATTTTTCGATTGATTCATTGATAATTCCTCCTAATAGTAAGTGGTTGGTAATGCAAAAATAAATAAAGGTAGAGGAAAGCACTCTACCTTTATCCGGTGTACGAATAGATTAGTCCAGGTTGATACCCATCTTTGCGGCGATAGGTCTGATTCGTTCTTCACCGATAGTGACCATATGGTCACGCATGACCTGCACACTCTGCTCGGTAAATTGCGATGTCATATCAATTACGACCACAACTTTATCAAAGACAGTTATCGCAGTAGCAGGCGGTTGATTTGCTGGCACAGTTGGAATTGGTGAGTCCGGTTTGTCGACTAATACAACTCCGGGTACAATGTCAAGTTTACCGCAGTAATCGACAAGCTGGGCAACGGTCAATGGTGCCAGAGTTTCAATCTGCTGCTTAGCAAACTCAAACTCCTCAGTAGTATCGAACCGATCGCGAAGATCGTCCATTGTCATGCCTTTGGCCGCTAGTGCCCTCCGGATAACTTGGATACCCAGATCGACTGGGCCTCTGAGATCAATTCCGGCGTCATTTGGCGTAACGGGGTCTGGCTGTTGGTTCAGGTTAGATTCGGTCATTAATAATTCCTCCTAAATAGTAAGTGGTCTTTCATATCTATAATATATAATGCAATCGATCAGCGACGTTCTTTGCTTGCTACATAGCTCCGTATCTTCCGATACGGAGTAGAGTTGATCTCACGGCAGTTGATTCTAGTATTCCCTTTAACCCAGTGAGACTGAAATTCATAGGCAACGTTACTGCCTAAGCCGCTTTGATACGTATAACCAAGCTTCTCCATTAAACGAGACTTAAATGTCCCTTTTACAAAGAGATGTAGCATGCTCAGCATTAGAACCACTATCAAAATCACGGGAATCCCATACTGTGTGATCAGCTTTACTCTGAAGTATAGTTCCATTACCTGTAACCTTCTTTCAGGGTGACGTGACCCAAATCATAAAATGGAACGTCCGATATTTTAAATCCATCTGCAATAGTCTCAACCCGTTTATAAAACATAGCTACATCAGCAGGGAGTCCAAGTTCATTTCCTGCAACATGGCTCATGAAACGTTTGTAATGAGAGTGAATCTTGTTTACTGTCTTCGCATGCTGTCCAAACACATCTTGGTAGCATCTAAGAACGGTGACCATATTATCATAAATATTATCTGGAAGCAGTATCTCAATATGATGATTACCGGTCGTGTTGTCTATGATAGATTTATGACGGCCGATTAAGGCTTCCATAGAAGTCAGATCAGAGGTATTAACTTCTGACAACACAGCTGATATGAATCTTGTAATAGCATCTTCGCTAAATGTATTTACCCATCCCATGATTTCATCTGGAGTGTATTCAAACCGCTCCCACAGCTTGTGGTGTGAGAGCATATTCAGAGTCCCGAGAATATTCATGAACCCAAACTGTGATTGTTCGAACGGCTCGCAGGTTTTACGTATAGCAGGAATAACGTCACGGAGCTGAATAAACGTGTCATAATCGATTGTGAGAACGACATGTGGTCGAGCCTTACCTCCAATCTTGGTTGCTGTAACTTTGGTAAAAGCGACTGGCTTTTTCATTTCTTAATTCCTCCTATGCCTGTGTCTCAGGTTCTCACTATAGATTTAAAATGGTTAACCAGTTGAATACCGTTCGTGTTAGGATAAATCATAGATGGTTTGTATTGGGAGCAGCCAACGTGATCATTACAATCTACAAACCCTAATCGGGTATAGAATGAAACTAGTCGATCTCGTGTACGCACCGCAAATTCAATTTCATCCTCTTCATCCTTAAAGGTCATTGTACCCATTTCTTCCATCAAGGCCCCGGCCTCCAGAACAATCACAGCATGCGAATACCTTTCGCATAGGTCTTGAATTAGACGGCTGCCGATTCCTTGAGATCGATTATCTTTGGGTACAAAGATGGACGTTACCATAACCAGTGGACATGTAAGACCTAAACGCTTCATTACAACTGCAACGTCGCGAGCTAGAAAAGGTGCATCATCTATAAGTCGCTGCGAGTCAATAGGATACACCGTATGTTTAATCTCAGCGTTCATCAGTCCAACTCCTCCTTTGTAACGAGACGTGATTTTAATTCTCGGTTAATCTGATCAACCACAGTACCATGGACTGCAATCAATTCCTCTATTACCGCCCTATCTTCAGCGGTAATAGAATCTGCGTAAGATGCCAATTCTTGAGTCCTATACATCTTCCGGTCAAGATGTACTTCCCTCTGGGTATGGAGCCATCCTACATCCAGTCCATCCATACGTTGCTTTTCCTTTAAGTCCTCGGATAACTCTTTCCACAACTGTAACTCGCCCTTTGCTTCTTTAATAGCGGTTTGAATATCGTCCATTTTTAATTCCTCCTATATAGTAGATGGTGAGGAGAACTTAGTCCCCTCACCTTAATGCAGCTTAATTGCTAAGATTTTTGATCAACGAATCGAGGTTCACGGTTGAAAGAATAGCCATATTATGCTTAAGGACTTTCTTTGGTTTAAGTTTAACCTTAAAGAGACCCTTGATGTGGTCATCAATACGAACGGCTGATTGAAGTTCTAGTATCATAGTGTAGAATGACGAATGCAATTTCAGCAATTCTTTGTATAACGGATTACTTGCGATCGATTTGCAGTACTTAAGTATCTGTACTGCGGTCTGTAATGTGTCGTCGTCCCAGCCTTCAAGAGTGACGTTAGTAATATGCTTAAATTTATCATAACGGATATCATCAATCAACATCTTAAGCAATCGAGCGTTACTTAATCTGACATCACGTCTCAGCCCTTCGTTTGCCTGCTCGATACAATCATGTACACCAGTATTAAGCTCATCGAGATAGTGGTCGTTCTTAGAAGTCAAAAGGTTGAAGATTTCGTAGTCGTTATACACGTCACAATATTTCATGTAGAACGACATCATATCACCCGTTCCGGTCTTAATTTTGGGCTTAGGTCCATATGCCATATCATTTGCCCAATTCACTGCAATCTTGAGCGTTTTAAACTCCATGAATGATATAACCTTATCGCGTGTGTTGATTCCCATTAACAGATTCCTCCTATATAGTAGATGGTGAGGAGAACTTAGCCCCCTCACCTCAGCATGACCTTACGCTTCGAGAGTAGATATTAGTGAAAGTATGCTGCTCTTTGTTATGGCCTCAATATTGTGATGTACGATATTATCCCTAGGATAATCCTCCACATCTACATCGAACAACGCCTTCAAAAGAGGGGGTGCTTCGTACGTAGCCTGAATAAGATGGATAAGGGTGTTAAATTCCCTGTGTACACTGAGCACCTCGTTATATGTTACATTGGATATGAGAGCCTCACATTCATTCAGTACTTTAAGTACATCTTGAAGGGCTTCATCCCCGCCTAATTTATCAATGTCCAACGACACTGGGTGCGTATTGTGCACGGCAGATACTTGATACTTCAACTGGTTAATAACATTCTTTGCAACCTTAACTCTAGCCTTATCTGTCGTATTGATTAATTCAACTTTAACCATATCTACAGCACCGTTAAATCTGGAATCAATCTCGATAAGCTCGGCTATACTGTATTTCAGTTTATCACCGATACCGCACTCCGCATTGTGCGCATCAATAAATCTGAGAATACTGTCAATGCCCGTTTCAACATATCCACCCTTCTTATATATGATTTTCCACATCCAATTGATGGCACTCTCTAAAGTGTACCGGTCGTCCCTGCGAATCGTAATAGTCTTCATTAATAATTCCTCCTATATAGTGGGTTTGATTACATGATTATAATATATAACTTAGGTCATAAGTATGTACGTTTCAAAATAATTTAGTTGACCATACGTTTATATAAACAAACACCGCATTAATCTAATGGGTTATTCTGCCTTCAGCTACCTTAACACAAAACCTCCCAGTAATTAAATGATTTATGTATGACTATATTATAATGTAGGCTCTATTCTGCTAAATAATGGGATTGATAGTTATAAAAATATATCATAGTAACAAATCATTACAGGCAGAGACAGAGGGGCGGGTGGTCGGGATAGTGAAAGAAAGAAACAAAACGGAGAGATAGAAAAGAGGAATAGAATAGAGATAATAAAAAGGGTTAAGAAAGATAGATCCCCGAAGGGGAGAGAGAAAGAAAAGCGGAGCTAGGAGATAGAAATAATAGATACAAAATAGAAAGGGTTAAAAGAATAAAGACAGGTGAAACCCCCTCCTGGAAGGACCCGTTAAATTTTGAATACTTAAAAGAAGTTCGAGTTTATTTATCATATACATATCTTTAGGACTATCTTCTCTATTAAGGGGGGAGATAGTCTTTTTACTTAAACATTCCATAAATCGATATAGAAAGGATTGTTATAACTATGGAACTACACGCAGCATTACAACTTATTAGAGAAGGGTATACACTGGATGGAGTAGACTATAGACAGCTTAATGAGTCTGTAGTAGCATCAATAGCTGGATTAACAGTTGTTGGTGGCATACTATTTGGGATGATTGCAGGTGCTGCTAAGCTGGATAAAATGACGGATGACAGAATAGCAGCTAACCCTAAACACCCTATGCATAAAGAAGTGGTAGCAAGACGTAAGGCCATAGAAGACTACAAAAACCGTAAAGCGGGCAATTCTTCTAATTCTAAAGTATCTGATGCAGAGATTGAAGCATTCAAGAAAAACAATTCTGCAGAAAAGATACACGCTGAGATGAGAACTGACCTTAAGAAGATGGTAGCAGAAGCCAAGAAGAACACCGAGATTCAGGCTAAGTGTAAACAAACACTGGCAAAGAAGGATTTGGAGAATGGTAAGTTCTCTATTACCTATAATGATGAAGGCGACTTTATTGAGATCATCAAAGGTGATCAAGAGGTAAAATCAGCCCTTCATTGGCTTATTAAAGACTTTGAAGCTGCACTCAAGGCCAAATACGCTGACGCTATTAAGTATAAGGTTGTAGAACTCTCGTCAGGTGATGGAGACGAAGGCTGTCTCTACATCGAGTAGGGGTGATACTGGTATGGAACTAAACAGAGCCCTTAAACTTATTAAGGAAGGTTATACCTTTGACGGGGTAGATTACCGGGAACTTAACGAATCAGCTATTCTTGGTATGACAGCCATAGCTGCTTTACTTTTAGGTAGCATTTGGTCGGCCAGTAAGAGCCATAAAGCAGCTTCAGATAGAAAGGTACAACTACACAGTCAATACGCCAAGGAACATTCAGGCTATTCCAAAGAAGAAAAAGAAACTTTTCTCAAGAATAACCCTAAAGATCGTATCATCAATGAAATGAAAGCCGACGTAAGGAAGATGGTACAAAAATTAAAGTCTGATGACAGTGTCAAGGCTAAGTGTAAGAAAAGTTTAGCCGAGGATGGGCTAGAAAAGGACTCCTATTCCATTACGTATGTAGACAACGGAGACTATATTGAAATTATTGAGGGTTCTCAAGAGGTCAACGAATCCCTTAGCTGGATAATAGATGACCTGGTATCAGCACTCAAGACTAAATATGCTGATGCTATTAAGTATAAGGTTGTAGAACTCTCGTCAGGTGATGGAGACGAAGGCTGTCTCTACATCGAGTAGAAAAAAGAAGTAGACTCCTGGTTAAGGGAGTCTACTTTATCCGTTTATTTATTCAGCATGACAGGAAGGATGATTTCAAGGAACTCCTCACAATCGAATAAGGCAATATCCGTAGCTACAAAGTTTTTCTCTATCGTAGTGTATAATTCACCATATAGATTCCATACATAACTAGGATACTTTACGACCTCGTCTACCTGATTTCTGAGTTCCTGATATTTCCCGAGGAACGCAGAGCGCTTAGAAGCAATATTAGCCATTGAAGGTTTAGCGATATCACAGATGGTTACAAGATTATTCACGATACGAGTAGGGAGTTCAAACTCCTCTGTAGGCATAATATTCTCAACGTATCCTTTCTTATCACCGAACCGTCTAGGGCGAGCAAAGGACTGGTAATATCGAGATATTTCGTTGATCGTGTCTTGTATCATACCGATCTGCGGAGATAACCGATTCCGAAGAAACTCACACTCGGATAACACAGTATCCATTTGACGATGGGTTTCGTCCTTATCAAAAGGAGTCATCTCCCAGTCGTCGTTCTTATCAAGTCCCTTAATCACTTTCTCATATCCAGTGATTGGAGTATACCGATCTTTTGCATTGGCCTTTAGCCATGTCAGCCAGTTTACAAGTGCGATCTCGTACGGGCGACTCATTCCTTGAAAGTATACCATGGTGTCGGCTTTCTTTGCTACGAATACAGGTTGACTCATTACAGTTCCTCCTAAATAGTTGGTGTTGTTACACGTGTATCATATATAGTTAAACCAGCCGTAAATTACACCATATAGGGTTATATATGATACACGTGAGACATCAATATATATAGTAAAAACGTCCTGTCACTTTGGAATTGAGGTAAATATGATAGCCGTGAACAAGGATACATAAACTAATCTAAGGAGATGATTTACATGAGAAACTGGGTAAAAGGTTTAATCACATTGGTAGTAGTTGTCATGCTGACACTCGGTGGAGCCGTTGATACAATACAAGCTAGTCCTCAAATCAATTTCATTAGCGTTCCTGCTGAGGACACTCCACTTCCGGTTTACCATAAGACATCCGCAACGGATGCTGCTTATGGGGTGAACCCGTATGGTGTATATGCGAAGAAGACTGCAGTTGGTTATACTGTGGATATGGACACTCTTCGCGATGATCTAATCATTGCTCTGTATAAGAGCAACAACACCAAACCACTTAAAGAAAGAGCTAAGTTTACTTACGTATATTCTGCAGCTAAGGCTCTCATTACGTTCCGTGCAAATAACACTGTCGCTCCGTCTGAAAAGAATTTCTCTGGGTACTACACTTTGCTTGAAGCTAGACAAGAAGCTTGGAAAGCCCTTGCCCCTACGGAAAAGCTGAAAGTGTATGCTTATTTCACAGACGCTGCGATGGAAAGAGAATTTACAAATATCAGTGGTGCTGATCTGTATGCCCTGTGGGAAGTATCCAGTGACGAGTTCAAAATCTATATGTATGATACTCTGGGCTTCGTAAACACCATTGCTGACCTATTTAAACTGAAAGGACTTACAACTGAACAGAAAGCAAATCTTCTCATTGATGCTGATGCACTGGGTAACCTTTCCCAAATGGCACAGCACATTGGGTATAGCCGGTTGAATGCAACTGCTGATGCTGAAGTGTTGGAGTACCTCCGGACTCACGATCAATTGGACATTATATATGAGATCGTGGATACAATCGGAGACTTCAGCCTGTATTATATCAATGACTATCTGATTGATACCTATGGGTATTATTTAGAAGATAGCTATGGTAACGATGCTTTAGACATTCCATCGTCTAAGTATGGTAAGTAATAGTATGGGCTGCTGGGAGAAATCCCGGTAGCCTATTATTTTTGCATAAATAAACTTTTACAGGTTCTGGACTTAATATATATAGTCACCCAGAACACACTACCCTAAGGCTGCATCTAGAAATGGAGGACCGAACAATGTTTAAGATGATTAAATATGACAAAAAAGCCGTATTTGGACAAGACAAACTGCCGTATAGACGACGCAAAGGTGACGATAAAGGTCGGAAGGTGCTAATGGGTGGATTCATTATATTCGCTATATTGATTGGACTCCTTTACGCAGCCCATTTCTATGTAGAGAAATTTGATACCACGAAGGACATGATATACTCCCCAGCGACAGTATCTGAGTATACTGACGAGAATGGAGCCAAGTACACTGTCAATAATATCTTTTCTTCCTACGATAACGCAAACTTTCTGCATGAAAAAAGAGCAGTAAGCTATAACTCGCTGGAAACTCTGGTTGGGACGAAGTTTGACGTGTCATCCCTTAGAGATGAATTCGAGTTTGAAGTTGCTAAGAGCTATAGTAATGATATCGCCGAAGAATATGGCGTGCATCGCTATAACATGTATGGTCGTACCAACAGTCTTCCTATCGGAGAGTTGTATGTTGATAAAAAGACAAACACCGTTATTGGCATACGTGCCCCTTACCTTACAGGGGCGGACTTCCGAGATGTGACTTTAAGTGGGTACAGTTTGTCTGAGATGTCGAGATTAAAAGCCTTTTTGACCAGCCCGCAAACTTCATACGATAACGTATTCAATATGGAGTATGAAGGGCTGTATTCTGCAACATCATCTTCAGCCGTGCCTGTAGAGAGAGACGGGGAATCCCTGAACTTATACTATCATGCTGAATTTTATACCACTAAGCAGGCGACGTCTATTGATGACCTGATTGACTTCTATTCAGAGGATGAGAACGGCATGAACGTATATTTTGCAGCGTTTATGAACGAGAAATCATATACCTTATATAGAGCGATCAGCTCATACGCAACCGCCATAGTAAACGAGTAGAGAGGATATCCTCTCTACTCGTCTTTTTTTGTTTAATTGGCGTATTCGTCAACCTGCTGCTCAATCCGTTTGTACATCCCGGTCAGGTTCGTCTGGATTTCAGTCGAAATCTTTCGCACGTTGATTGTATCACTCATGCACGCCGTAGCGATAATCATGAAGAAGAAGTACGGGATGTGTTCTGGTGCAAACAGTGCAGCCGAACCGTACGCCTTACACCAGCGATCGACAAAGTTCTTCAGCGTAAGCTGCTTCATTTCAGGGAAAGCGGTAGCGATAGCCTGAATAAAGGTTTCCAAGCTTTCGTACGCTGAGTTCTCTGTGTACATAGGGAACTTGGTCTCAAGCGCCATCATCGTTTCCTTGCTATTGTACCGAAGGGTTGATTTCATTGGGTTAACGAAAGCCCGGTCCGGCCCATATACATTATAAAGGAAGAAGTTAGTGGCGAGATATTGAATCTTTTCTTTTTTTACGTTGTCCATATACGACGCCAGACTGGAGATCACGTTGGTGAAGAGTCTAGCATACATTACATATGCATCTCTGGTATAGGACATGATACTGCTATCCAGTGTAAGGGAGAATGCCGCCGTTAGCAGGATAGCATAGAAGTCGTTGCTGTTAATCTTGATTGTGCCGTCCTGACGCATGGAGGAGAAGTTTGTGATATTAACCACCACAACTTCTTTTGACCCTTCGCGCTTACGGAAGAAGAGAACTGCATTGGTGAGTCTGAGCGTATCGTTATATACGATCTGAATCTTTCCGTTTTTGACCAAGCGCTCGATCGCATACTTAGCGAAGAATGGCGATGTACGAGAAGTAATATCCCGCATAACGTCCTCGATCATTTCACCTTCTACACGAATTGTACCGTTTTTTCCAAGGCTATATGCCATGACTACATCTGTGATACCTTTACCACCGCCCTGTTCTGCATACCGATACAGGGACGTTAGATTAAGGGGCTTAAGTGCCATATGAATACCCTCCTATATTTCGATTTACTTTAATTAGCTGTTTTACGCGGGAAAGGAAGAGACGCACAAACGTCTCTTCCCGCAATTATCTCAGTCGTCTTTCGTGTGTGCTAATCAGCTTCTTAAGCTTGCTGATTTTCTTAGTCAACACAGCAGCCTGACTAACATCGGCCTTTTCTTTTGCCTTTTCGAGTGTAGCGAGCAGCGCCTTGGCCTCAGCGATATACGCTTTCAGGGTGTCCTGGCTGATCGACTTGGTTGCGATATTCGCGGCGATAACAGTCATGAATAAACCGATAAGTGGGCCCAAGAAGTAGAAACTTGCGCCAGCAGCTCCCCAAACGCCCAAGTTTTCAGCCAGACTACGACGAGCCAGCTGCAATTCTTTGATAGCAGTGTTAGGGTCAGAAGTGTTAGCCAGCGATCTGAGCTTGTCTTTGATTTTATCAAGCGCAGCTTTTACCTTTCCAGGTTCGCCGTCTGCAGCAGCAGCTTCTGTGATAAGGTCAGACAGTGTTGCTCCATTAGTAATGGATTCCTGCAGCGGCTTCAATGAGGTTTCAGCAACGAGAATATCGAACGACGCCTCGGCAAACAGTTTTTCGAGGTCATCAGCATCTGTCAGCTCATCCGGGAGAACATCCTCGTGATCCGCAGGCTCAGTATCTTCATCAGCCTCTTTGCTGCCTTCAGTCATAATAGCTCTAATTTTAGCAGCTACGCTTTCATCGCTTGATTCAGTCAGTAATGCTTTGATTTGTTCCAGTTTATCCATGGGTAAATCCTCCTTATTTATAGATTACTTACCTGTTCGACCATGCCTACACAAATTTTGCTTTATTAATGGCACGGGACTCAAAGGTGTTGATATGGATATGCAGACGGTTCGCTTGGCGGTTGTAACGCTTGCCCAGGGTCTTGTTGCCTGCTTTGATAGCAGCATCGCGGAGATCAACAAGTTTGTCATGGAAGATTTCAGCTTCCTTGATGTACTTCTTAGCCAGATCAGGGTCGAAGTTCTTATACTTGGAAGCCTTAGAGTATACTGTGACAGCCAGTGATGTTGCAGAGATCAATTGATTTGCAAGAAGCTGCTTGTTCGTGGTTGGGTCATCATGTTTAAACACATCGCCAGTCCGATTAGCCGCAGCCTCAACTTGGTCATCCTTAATCAACTCATTCACCAAACGAAGCTGACGGATACCGTCATATGGATCGAACGAGGATACAAGGTAACCAAGGTTTTGTTTTAATTTTGACCAGAATCCCGGAGAATCGGATGCGGCCTCGTTAAATACACCAACGAGGTCAAGACCACCCGTAGCAGATTCCGTCAGGAATGAGCAGTTGGTCTCGGAAATGAAGATGTCCATAACGGCTTCAGTAATCAGATCGCGGTCTTCCTGTTCAGAGGCTTCTTGAAGTTCCTCCATACTAGCGCCTTCTTGAATTAATTTAAGCGTTCCCTTAACATCCATTTGAATTGCCACCTTTCTATTAATAGGTTATATTTTAATGTCCAACTACCAAATGATTCTGGTACCAACTACAGATTACCGTATACTTTTAGGAGGATGTCATAATGGGAAAACCTATGTTTACTGAACTTCGTGATCACACCGTCTACAAGAATACCAGTGGCGAAATCGTTCCATCTATCACTACTATACTATCGATCATTAATAAGCCGGAACTTATCCACTGGGCAAATTGGTTAGGGTTTAATAAGAAGAGTGTTAAGTCGCAGCTGGATATTGCCGGTACCATCGGTACCCATACACATGCATTAATTGAAGAATACACGGTACATAACCGGTATGCAATCGACCCTGTTGAAGCGCTTAATCCGGTAGAACGGATATGTGTTAAAAACGCATTCGCATCATTTCTGCAGTTCTATAACAAGGTCAAACATGACTGGGTATTTGAACAGACAGAGATGCAGATGAGTGGTAAGCGGTATGGTGGCACACTCGATGCCCTTACCCGGTTTAAAGGAAAACGAACCATCGGCGACTATAAGACAAGTAAGGCGTTCTACCCGTCCATGTTCCTTCAGATCGCAGGTTATGACCTTCTTTTATGGGAAACCTATGGTATTGAAGTTGAGCAGTACATGGTTGTGTTGCTCGACAAGAAATCTGGTCGTGAGGCGCAGGTTAAAATATGTGACGACCCAGACGAAATGACAATGTACCGGAAATGCTTTAAAGAACTTGTAGACTTCTACCACAGCTGGTATTATATTAACCAATCATACTGGAATATTGACCTGATTAAAAAGAAAAATGAAGAGCCCGTACTGTCCATGTGACAGTACGGTTTTCTCGACTTCATGAAATGTAAAAGTCTGTATATTGGCCAATCTAATTTTATCTCTCCCTGAACTTGGTATTGAGGAGGGAAATATATGGAATACCGTGTGGTATATATGGACCTATTTGATGTACCTGACCATTTTTATCTGACACACTGTGTCAGCTCAGATTATAAGCTCGGCGCTGGAATCGCCGTTGACTTTGAGAGATTATTTGATTTAAAACGCCAGCTCAATGAAATTGGAGACCATACATACCCAGACTGCATCTTAGTCGGTCGGGTGTTCAATCTTGTAACGAAAAAACTCTACTATATGAAGCCAACGTACAAGACACTCGCCGCATCGCTACTACTAATGAAGACACAGGTCCTTGAAAATGGCATTACCCATTTGGCTATGGCCACGATTGGGTGTAATCTAGATAAACTAGACTGGGATACAGTGTCAAAACTGATCCAGACAGTGTTTGCAGACACCGACATCACGATACAGATATGTATAGATAAAATGCCTAAGCGTAAGATAAACTGGTAATCTAGCCATGACCTACACTGGGGAGTGTTCAGGCAACATGGTTATAAATAACCTTAGGGGGAAATTAAAAATGGCAGACCAATTGGTAAAGTCGTATGATGCAGTATCACCGGAAGATGTTGATTCATCTGATATTGTCGATCTGCTTCTGGGTGAGTATGAAGAGTGCCGTGTCCCGGGTTCCGACCGATATAATCGTGTTGCCCAACTAAGAACCGAGATTCTAGAGAGAATAGGTGTAGAGTTGGACGATTACCGTATCGAGCGGCGGGTTGACGGTTATATTGTTGAAGAGCTGCGGAACACAGACTCAATCGAAAAATTTGATTATCTTGCAGCCCAACCATTCGTTCGGGTATCACAATATGGTGATAGAGTACATCGCAAATGCGCTAAAGGTAATATCCACGAGCTTCGACTGATCCGTATATCAGATAATAAGGAAGTCAAGGCTGTTGTGAGTGTCATTGAAAACATCGTGTACTCTAACAAAGTACCTTCTACAATCGGACTTATTCGTTTATAATCATCTACCCACAGCGTTATCATACGCTGTGGGTTTATCCGTAATTTTGCTATACCCCGGCTATATATCATAATCACGAATAAGTACAAGCTTATTCAGAACCCTACTATACCGGAGGTACTTTATAATGCAAACACCTAACCTGATTCACAATATCGCAATTAAATCTGCTATGCGTCGGTATGAGTATAACAGAGCAATTATCACCCAGTGGGACGGAGCACGGGAAGCCGTGAACGTTCGACAACAGGGTGAGAACGTGGAGATTTATTATCCTGCTGGTGTAGACCGGAAGGAATCCACTAATGAACACGGTGAAACCTTCACCACTCTTACAAATACATTCATGAAGCATGAGGTAGCATTGCCTTATTTCATGAATGTGATGGCTCCTGTTATCATTGGGCCGGGTGCACCTGACTTTAATCAGCGTACCGAAATCAGCAGCATCTACACCAGAAGCAACGGCTTCTAGTATAATGGGCTCGCTTATATAGGAGCCCTTAACTCTTATACCATAAACCTAACTAACTCGGAGGTATGAATTATGTCTATTGCATGCAACCCTACTTATCGCACGTTACTGATCCCACGGGATTTCGTTGAACTTTACCTAAACACTGATGTTGATCAGGACAAGGCACAATTTACAGATGCCGAATGGAGCGACATTAATAGTGCTAAAGCAAGCGTGAAGAAACTGATTACTGAGGGCAATGGCAATCTTATCACGCATAGCAACCTGCAGTTCTATGAGTTTCGCTCAGGTAATTATGAAGTGATGCTGATCCGGTATGTAACAAAGCTCTTGAATGAGCGTGTTGGGTACTAATTTTATATACTCAAAAGAGAGCCCGCGTTGCTCTCTTTTTTTTACCTCGGAAAGAAAATAAAATAAGGCGCTGACAAGATATTAAGAGTAAATTTCAGATCACACCTTATTGGGAGATGAGAAGCTGTGACCTACCGCGATCGAATACGCATAGGAGCCCATATTGCTGACATTCATTTGGGCGTAAAGGCAATACCTGCAGAAGACCTTAAGCACCGTCTATATGAAAGATTTATTAAGCCCATCCGAGCGATGGCTATCCTCGATTATATCACGATAAATGGAGATGTGGCTGACCTCGCATTCTCTTTCAACTCAAAGTATGCGGAAGTATACATTTGGCTTTTTGACACGGTTATTGAGATCGCACAGACGAAAGGTGCGGTTGTTATCGTTGTAAAGGGGACAATATCCCATGACAACGATCAGATGGATAACGTCAAGCACTACCGCGATAAGGTTGAAATATACTTTGCGGAGGAGCCGACTATTATCGAAACAAAGGGAATGCGGTTCTACTGCCTTCCCGATATTCATATTAAGCCCGAAGATGAGGCTGCGATCTATGAATACCCAGATAATCATTTCGATATGATACTGGGGCATGGGAGTGTAACGGAAACTCAGTTCATGAAACAGGAGTCCGAGCACGCTATTACTAAGAATATCATATACAATACTAAGCAACTTCTTCGGATGTGTAAGGGGCCAATTCTATTTGGCCATATTCATACCTATATGCAAATCCAGAAGCGCTTATACTACATCAGCTCGTTTGAACGGTTCGCCCATGCCGAAGAGGGCGATAAAGGATGGATGCTTACCGCATACATCCCGCAGACAGGTGAGTATATTGCAGAGCGAGTGATTAACGACCTGGCTCTGAACTTCAACCTGTATGAGATTAAACATCATGTATTCGACAAATACGATGCAGATGAGATTATTAAACGCATCAGTAAGTTCGTGAGCGAGTTTCGGGTAGACCGTTTGACACTGGAGTTAACCTACACGGCAAGCGATGCAAATCTTGCCAAGCTCCAGATTATAAGGTCTTATCTTAACCGGGACAGCAGAGTGACTAAAATTAAACTGAAAGCACTTAGTAAGAAAGAAGCTGAGTTGATAGACTCCGTCGAGAGTTCTATTGACGAAAGCAAGAAGTATTTGATCGATAAAAGCATTCCGTTTGAGGAGAAACTCCAGCGATACATTAAAGAGGAATATGCTGAAGATATTCCGCTGGAAAAACTAAAGATACTTCTCCACTCGGACGATTTACTATAGGGAGGATTAACTAATGATACAGGTCGAAGAGCAGGACTTTATGGCTGCCGTCGCAAACGGTACTGCGGGAAAAATAAAGCCACATCCGGGTATCCGGTTTAAGAAAGTTCCAATTCCTTTCGATATTGAGACACTAGATAACTTCATTGCCTTTGCATATGATGTAACATCAGCCCATATCACCCGGGCTGCTCTGATTAACTTACACTCGCTTGTCCAAATGGTCAATGTGAATGTGTATAAACGAAATCAGGGGATTAAAGCCCGTATCAATTTCCTTGACATGCTCCTGACAGCTCGGCTTGCGGAAGGTCTTAATAACCGCAAGTTGATGCTGAGCTATGCAATGGAGCACTGTGATAACCCAGAGATGATCCGCGAAGAAGTTGTACCTGAAATTAATCAGGTGAAGCTTAATAGCCGCGCGGTACATCACTTGAATCTGAAGATCGCCGATAAGTTAACCAATGGCTTCGCGTTTGGATATCAAGAAGCCGTATTCAAAATGTATGAAGACCTTGAAGCATCTAACTATACGTCTATTCGTGAATGGAATCAGGGGTTCAAGCAACTCCTGATTGATATGCTGCACGATATTCGAACCAGTGAGAACTTCAATGATGAAATGATGACCCTTGACCTGTCAGATGGTAACTTTGAGTCGGTAGCTAAGGTGTTAATTGAACGATTACAATCACCTCGTAACCGACTACAGACAGGGTCACAAGCCATTAATGAATTACTAGGTGGAGGATTTGAAGCAGCTCGTGCATTCCTCTTTTTTGGCTTACCGGGTGTCGGTAAGTCAGTTGTCCTCCTGAACATCTGTGAATGGCTTAGAAACCATAATAAGGTTGTACCAAAGGACCCTACAGCAAGACCCGCAATTCTGTATATCACTCAGGAGAACTCGCTCGCAGAAACACTGGAACGGCTATTCAATATGACCGTTACCGCTGATGAGCTGTCTAACTACACTCCAGAAGAAGTGGTTCACTTACTCAGAACAAAAGGCGGGTTCAAACTCACAACCAAGGATGATATTGACTTTATCATCAAGTACTATGACGATAAGGAAATCTCCACGGTTGACATCTACTCCATCATTGAAGATATCGAAGATACTGGACGAGAAGTTATCGCGCTTGTCCATGACTATATTGAACGTATTCGCTCATCTGCAAACCTACCTGACCTTCGTCTGGAATTGGCACAAGTGGCTAACGATTATGCCGTGTTGTCCAAACGCCTTCAAATTCCAGTTATCGGTGCAGGCCAGATCAACCGTAAAGGTTCGGATACTATCGACTCTCAAGTTGAAGGTAACCGGACAGACGTCATTCGCTCACTGGGTCGGGGTGCAATCTCCGAGTCATGGGCGATGCTTAAGAACCTTGACGCGGCCTTCTTTGTACATCGTGAAGAAGATACAGATGGAAACGAGTATATGTGCTTCCTGAAAATCAAATTCCGTGGTAAGTCAGGGAAGTTCAAGAAGAAGAATAAGAAGAAGATGTTCGAGTCCTATGTGGCTCATCCATTTGACCCTGAGAACGGAATTAAGCTTATGGACGATATCCATCTGGCTGAACCTCTGTCTCGAATAACTCTTGATGATAACATGAACGAGAATGTAACCAAGAAAAATCGCTCGATGCGCGAACGTAAGGAACTTCCTACGAACCAACGTCAAGAGCAGGTTATTGAGGTTCAATCTGATACTGTTAACTTTAATACCATCGAAGAGTCCTTTAGAATCCGTAAACGGATGGAAAATAAGACCGCTAAGGTCAGTGATGAATCTGCAGCTGTCACCTTTGAGAAGGTGTTTGCTGAGAATACGAAAGGAGCATATGTACGCGACACTCAAGGCCGCATCGTGCTATCATTTATTCATGACCGTCATAGACAAAAACAAAAGGAGATGGTGGGGTAATCCCACCATCATCCTGTAATTGTGCCTTGATTGATCTCTTTATTGATGATATTCTCAATAATTTCCCTGCTGGACTGGTCAAGAAGAATCAGTTGCGTAGGAGTAAAGGTTTCCACTGTGAGGTTATTAAGTTGAAGGATCAGATAATACAGGTTCTCTGTATTGTAGATTACCTTCGACAGCAGTCTAGGCTTATACCAGTACTTCTTCATATCAGCTGCGGTTAATGTAACCGTTACGGCCCGAGAAGTGATAATAGGCAGGTAGTCCTCCAGTACATTACGCTGGATGGTCTCAAAACCGTCAACTGTCAGTAATACTGACGTCTTACGCAGATTGAAGAAATCTCTGTTCGTCTGCTCAATATATTCATCAAGAGTCTTTGCGGCCATCAGAATACCTCCTTATGTGATAGGGACGACGGTGGCGTCATTCAAATTAAGGTCAGGGCAATAAATACGCACCTTAGACCCTTGGGGGAAAACCCTATTCGCATATACCATGCGGAATGCATCAGAAATCTTAGCCTGGATATAATTCAGGTTGTTAACACTACCAGCCACCGCGATATTCTCTCGTGATACGAGAAGTGAGGATGGAATGGCAGAGGTTTGCCCAGATGAACTGGGGGATTTGTCAGGCATCACAGCTGGTACGTGAACGTTGACTGTACTGCTTGATCCAGAGAAACTCTGAACCGCTACACCAACCATATACTCACGTACATCTAAACTACTATACTTAGGTAACATACTAAAACCTCCTTGAAAGGATCGATAATAATGAATAAGACGAAAAAAGGATTTGTACACATCAAAGAATACGACCTGACGAAAATGATTGTTGATCTTTTGGATGTTGAAATCGGCTCTAACTTCCAGCTGCTTGAGATGGGCTTTAGGCCCTTGCAATATAAGGATAAACCCCTCATCTTGCCTGAATATAAATCATACCTATCGGCAATGAACTCGGGTGTTGTTGCAAGGCCATTTGTAAACCAGGCACACTCAGAGTTCTTCATTAATATGTTTTCCCATATCCAGGACTGTGAAACGGTATTTACCGACCGGCCTGCTGCAGATGGTAAGTTCGATGGGGAGCTTAAGATCATCGAAGACGAAACCGGGCGCATCCGCACAGTCAAGTTTACGGGGGTTAAGAATGTCTCGGTATTAAAATGCGCCCTGCTTCTGAAAGCTCTAATGGGGCACGAGTCGTTTAAAGGGCTTATCAGGTATATCCTGCAAATTGATAACAAGATTGAGAAACGTTAATATGGAATACACTGACGGCCAGAAAGAATGCATGCACGAGTTTCAACGTTGGTACCGTACGCAAAATCAGCAAACGTTTGAATACGATGGTCCGGCGGGTACGGGTAAAACAACCATAGTACCCCCGATGATCAGAAAAACGGGTCTTGACCTTGAGACCGAGGTATTATGCATGGCATACACAGGTAGGGCAGCATCTAACTTAAGTTTAAAGGGCTTGCCCGCCTACTCCATGCACTCTCAGCTTATGGAAACTATTGATGTGCCAAAGACGGATAGTGATGGTCGTATTATTTATGTGAATGGCCGACCTCTAACCTCTATGGCGTTTAAGAAGAGGAATTTCTTACCTAAATCCACCAAGATGCTCTTTATTGATGAAGGTGGGTTTGTGGATACTGAAATGGCCAAGGTTGCGTTATCATTCGGATTACCTATTTGTGTCACGGGTGATATCCACCAGCTGGGTCCACCTTTCGGGGAATCATACTTCCTCCAGAACCCAGATTACAGTTTGACTGAGATCACTCGCCAAGGAAAGGATTCGGGTATTGTTGAATTGGCAACTCGAATCCGCCTCGGCCAAGAGATACCGAATAAGGAGTACTCGTTTAAGAATAACGCCTTTATCATTCCTAAGGATAAGATCACCAATGTTGTCCTTGAGGAAGTAGATATGGTCGTGTGCGCTACAAACAAGATGCGGAACTATTTCAATGATCGTATCCGTAGGCAAATACTAGGCATTAAGTCTAATCTTCCTGTGAAGGGTGATAAGATCATCTGCCGGAAGAATGACTGGAACCGTAAGCTTGGGGATATTGCTTTGACTAATGGGATATTAGGCTATGTTCATCATGCCGTAGACCCGAGAAGTATAGATACACGTAACCGCACGATTAAGATTGACTTCCGTCCAGACTATATTGACTGGGATTACTATGCTGGACTACCGATTGATGTAGATTTCTTCCGGACGGAATGTGGGCCAGATAAGATTGATAATTGGTGGAATAAAGGAGCCAAGTTTGAGCTTGGTCACGCCATCACAGGTTACATTGCTCAAGGGTCTGAGTTCCCATCGGTATTATACTGGGATGAATATATGCCAAGAGCAGATGCGGACTTTATGCGACGTCTTCGGTATACAGGGGTAACCCGAGGAAAGGATATCGCCATCTACGCATGTTAAATTATTATTACTCTTAACAAGTAATTGAGCCAATGCCGCCTTGCAATTTCGTCCCCCCTGACGACGCATACAGCGGTCCGCCATCGGGCTCCTGCCATCCTCCCTGTAACGCCACTGCTTAATTGCAGTGGCGTTATTAATTTGACTTATATATTATATCGATGAGTAACAACACCAATGATTCGACACATAAGGAGGCGGTGACATGCAAATGTAGGAAATAAATCGTCTCTTAACAACTCAATGAGTTCTAAGTGTATCTCTATCCCATATCGCCACGCAATGATATATTATAGTAGTGTATGGGACATTGATATGCTCACCACCAATACTAATCTCTCTATATGGGAGTAGTGAAACTATGAGGAGGAGTACAGAATGAAAGACATGAAGAAGCTTCAGAAGCAGATGAAGAAATTGCAAAAAGACTTCCAGCAGGGCCAAGAACAGCTTGCAGCGCAGGCTGCATCGTTCCAGTCTATTTGCCCTCACGTATCCAAGAAGGGTAAAACATGGCTGATTCCTTTCATGGAAGGCGAAGTTGAAAAAGCGAAGTGCAAGAAGTGCGGTGACGTGGTTGTGGTCGACAGAGACATGCTCAGCCCGGAATCCACTAACGCTTCGGTTGAAGTTGTAAAATCCATGCTGTCTGAGCTGCGCGCCAATGTGGCCGCCGGTACTATTCAGATGAGCGACAAGCAGTTACTCCTGATGCAGCAATTCGATAAGGATATTCTTCGCAGCCTGCCTGGCACATTCGAGGATATCCAAGAAGCAACTAATTCGGGCGGCAAGAAGAAAAAGAAAGACAAGGATAAGAAGAAGGGTAAAGGTAAAGGCAAGAAGAAGAACAAAGCAAAACGCATCAACTGGTAATATCGGCTTGGTCTTCTGTCGACAAAAGATCAACCATAGTGGATACAGGATAACTCCTGTATCCACTTATTTACGTTAAATTTTTTTACCATGACAAACGTTAATTATATATGATATACATGACACAGACTACAAGGAGGATTCACATGATTACCATCCACAAGAGGCATTTGTTGCCTAGATATGATCCAGAGGAGTTTTACTTAGCATGTGCCGATCATATATTCAATGTAGCAAATGACTTAATCCCAGATGCTAAGGTACGGGTTTCAATGTATGATACTGAAAAGGCTAAGGCCCTGAATGAAGGGGCTTTGATTAAGATGGGAGGCGCGTTCTGTGAGATTACCGTGAAGCCAACCTCTAAATATATACAGTCCCACATCCATATTGCAAAGCACATCGAGGATATTTTAGACAGATGGAGCTTTATCACACTGGAACAGCGGTCAGGTTCGTACTTCGATTCGCTTAACGTTCCTTGGACACCAGAACGGCTATTTGCCTTTACGCTCCTACATGAATTGGGTCACGTTTACCACTTCTGTAGGTTCCGCTCAGCTAATATGCTCGCCGTGATGGATGGCATGTATATGAATGCACGCGGGCTTAGAGATTTGCTTCATCCATCATACGTGAATAAGTGGATGACCGAGACTAACCTATCCCTTATTCAATTCGTGGATGTCCTTGAAGCACATTGTGACATTTTTGCAATGCATCAATTCCCAGCGCTGTGGCATGCAGTAGAGGGTACCGTTCGGGGTGATTAAATCGCATTTAAAAACCCTCGGATACCCCTTCGTGCATTTTTATAACCCTCCCAACAATCAAGAGACCATACTATATAGGAGGTACATCGATGACAGTTATCATCCATCGACGCCACCGCATTGGCGGCGACCCTTTTGCTTATGATGACAGCTCTGTAACGTCTATCACTGAAGATAGGTTACGGGTTCGTCAAAACCCAACCAACTACCTTCCGAATATTGATAAGGAAGGGATCATCCATTTGGCGGATGAGGCCATCTCTAACGCTATTGACGAGACCGAGAACTTCGGCGCTGTCGGTAGCGAAGTAATTATCACCTATGATGAGAAAACACGAGTTTGTTCAGTGCAAGACGAAGGTCGCGGCTTCCCGCATAACATGATCTTCAAGATGTGTGAAGTCTTAACGACCGGTGCTAAGATGGGTAAGAATAAAGCATACGGTTCGTCCGGTGGTGTCCACGGCACAGGTTTGAAATTGGTCAACTTCCTGACTGCCGAAATGTTCATCCGGTCTGAGCGTGAAGGTAAGTACACCGAAATCAAATACGTTGACGGTGTTCGCACTTCCACCAAGACTGGTAAGTCCAAAGAACACGGTACTTACTTGGAGTGGACGTTTGACCCTACCCGATTCTTTAAAGACCGCAATGTGACCTGTGAGGATATCCTCAATCTGGTTACGACCAAGAGTTATGTCAGTACAAGAACGACTATCATCTTTAAGGGAAAGAAGGCCGATGGTCAAGAAATTACCAAGGTCTTCAAGAATAACTCCCTGAAGGACTACATGACTCAGAAGAAAGTTGTCCAGCCTATCGTATCAGGCATTGGTGTATTCGGTGGGGATGCAGTGGAGTTCACCTTCGGTTACAACCCGGAGAGTGAAATCGAATCTGACATTCTGGCATACACCAATAATATCTTCAACAAGTCCGGTGGTTCCCATACTGACGGTCTCGTAGAGGCTCTTATCACAGTGCTCAGAAAGCATATGGAAGATGTCTACCTGACAGGTCAAGATAAAGGAATGAAGCTTAAGGCAGAAGACTTCCGTGTTGGTTTGGTTGGGATTATATCCGTTCGGCTGGAAAATGTCGAAGGTAAATTCCGTGGCCAGCATAAAGAAGCTCTGGATGATGCACTGGCAAAACGATTTGTTATGGATTCGGTTCGGAGATCAATTCGCATGCTCGACACGGCTAAGCTGAATAAACTGGCTTCTGTTGTTAAGCAAAATGCGAAGGCTCGTATCGCAGCTGAGTCTGGTCGGAAGAAAGTTAGGAAAGACGTAACCAACATGTTTTCGGAAAATCGCATTGAGGAGTATACTCCAGTATCCAAAACTTCAACATCCCCTTACAAGGAACTCTTTATCGTTGAAGGGAAGTCCGCAAAGGGCGGTATGGAATCAGAGTGTGACCCTCATTCTCAAGCACTTCTGTCAATCCGTGGTAAGAATGACAACACGTTTGATATGACACCAACTGAAGTGCTGACAAAGCTGAAGAATGATAAGGCAGTAGTAAAACACTTACACAATATCATGCAATGTGGCATCGGAAAGACATTTAATCTTGAAGACTGCCCATTTGATCGTATTAACTTTGCTACTGATGCAGATAGCGACGGTGGTGAAATAGCGGCCCAGCTAGGGACAACCATATACCAGTTCTTCAGACCTCTGGTAGATGCTGGCCGTGTATATCGCGTCGTACCTCCGCTTTATGAGATCATAAAGGACGGGAAGACACAGTTCCTACCTTCTACCCGCGACTTTATGACCCTTACCCAGAATAACTTTGCAAGTAAACACTCTGTATACCTGAATGGTAAAAAGATGCCTGAAGAAGACGTCATTTCCATGCTGGTTGATACGGAAGAATACGTGAATGACATTCACAGAGCAGCAGTTCATCATGGTATTAGTGATACACTATGTGAGTTCCTTGTTGCTAATGTGGGCATTGGCTTTACCGAAAAGACAGTTCCGACTTGGCAGAAGGCTTTAAAGGCACGGTTCCCTTTCCTTAAGGTACAACCATTCCATGGTCACATCGCTATCATCGGAACTACTGAGAATGACGAGTTCAACCGATTCGAATATGCTGACGACTTCTTAGATACCGCGTCGAAAATTACCAAGGATCATGCATTCTATGGCTATTCAATCGACAATAAGAATGAAAACGGCATGAGCCTCTACCAGATCGTCATTGACTTTGATAAGTATAAACCTAAGGTCGTTCGACGGTATAAAGGTTTGGGTGAAATGGACGGTAAAGATTTGGCTAGAACAATGCTTGATCGCAAAGCTAGACATAGCCAACGGTTGGTTGCTCGAAATGGTGAGCTTACGTTTGAAAAGCTGGCCACGCACCAATCCCAGAAAGAAAAGTATGCAAAGCTCCGCAAGCAACACATGAAGAATGCCAAATTCGATCTGATGAAAATCGATACGTAGGAGGAACCTGACACATGAGTCTCAGATTAGTGTTTAAACCCGAGTACATCTATTCTAAGTCAAAAGTTGATTCATGGGAGCAGCCTAATATCGAAGAATTGGATATTGGCGACTTCGTTGAGGAGCACATGACCTCCCATGGTATGAACCGAAACCTGAAACGGGATATCCCGTTCTTCTATGATAACCTGAAAGTTGTCCATCGCCGTATCCTATACAGCATGGCACGTGCCGGACTAACTGAAACAAAGCTGAGCAAGTCGGCGGATGCAGTGGGTAAGACTCTATCGCTTCACCCACACAGTGACTCTGCCGCTTATGAAGCAATGATCTTTATGCGACAACCATGGAAACACCTACTCCCACTTGTGGCCATCAAGGGTAACTATGGACGAGCATGTGATCCGTCTACATACGCCCAAATGCGTTATACGGAGTGCGGGTTAACAGAATTCGCCCGTGACTGCTTCTTTGATCCAAACGAATGGGATTTGAAGTCTGATGTTGTTGACATGAAGCCAAGCTTTAACGGTGAATCCGTTGAACCTGTATACCTCCCAGCTAAGTATCCGCTGTTCTTGATGAGCTGGACTAAGGGGATCGGTCAAGGATTGTCCACTATGACACCAGGGTTCTTACCACAGGACGCGATGAACGCAGTCACTCTTCTCATTGATGATCCTAATGCGAAGTTTGTCCTGTATCCGGAAGACCCTACTGGCTGTACCATCCTTGACAAGAAAGTGTTTAAGAAGCTTGTTGACTTCAAGCCCAAGAAGGGCAAAGAAGATGAGAATCTCAAATATCGAATCCGGTCTAAATATGAAGTTGACGCCGATGGTAATATCATGGTACTCAACGCCCCATACGAGATCAATATGCAAACGGTTTATGACCGCATCATCGAGCTTGTGAGTAAAGGCAAACTGGATGGTATCGTGCATGCTGAGATCAGAACTGCACCGGGCTCAATTCCTACGCTGGCGAACAAGTCAGACGTTGCGAGAATGTGGATCGAGGTTAAGAAAGGCTATGATCCATACATTGTGATGGAGCGACTGTTCAAGATGACTGATCTGGAGAAAACATATCCGATCATTCAGGTATACGTTATGATGAGCAAGAACGTTCAGTACTACAGCCTCCGCGAGGCCATTCTGGAGTGGATCGCATTCCGTCGTCGTGTATTGATTCGGATGCACCGCCTCCGGTTGAGTAAAGAATCTAAACGAGTCTATGTACTCGACGCTCTGATTGACCTCTTCGAGAAAGACCAGATCGGTGATCTCATCAATATTATACGGACTAATAAATCAACTCGTGGCGCAATTGACGAGATTTACGATTCCTTTAACATCAGTAGCTACCAGGCCGAGCAACTTGCAGATATGAAAGTAAGGAACTTGGGCCGAGAGGGCTATGAGAAGTACGTAGAGGAAAGAGAGGCTCTCCAAGCGTCACTGAAGAAAATCTCTGACATCTTGCGCAGTGATACTGCCATTGACGACATCATCAAGGAGCAAATGCGCACCGGGATCAAGAAGTACTCCCGCAAGCGTATATCTGAGGTGATTGATCTCGCCAAGGAAGGTGAAACGGATACGCCACATACAATATCCGTGACACACAATGCATTCATCAAACGTCTACCGGAAGGTGTCTTCGAGAATGGAGAGCTACCGGGTGACGCTAAGCTGGTGTATATGCAGTATAACGTATCCAGCCAAGATAAGCTGTTCATGTTTACCCCAACTGGCCGCGTGTATAGTGAGGTTGTATATAAACTCTCGACTTCTGACACCGTTGGTATTGGAGTAAGCCTTAGACGGTTGGTTAAGAATGACAACCTTGAGATCGTAAGCGCGGTGTCGGCAGGTGCAAATACCAAAGCGTCTCTGATCTTTGTGACCAAGAACGGTACGGTTAAGCAAACTAAGCTGGCCGACTACTTCGGAGCATCACAGGGTGGGTCTGCAATCAAACTGAAGACGGACGATGTCCTTGCAGGCGTAGTATCATTACGCTCTGACAGGGATAAGTTCCTGATCTATACCAAGAACGGTATGTCCATCCTCTTTGATGCTAAGGATGTAACGACTACCTCGCGGTCTACCGCAGGTGTGAACGGCATCAGGCTGGAGGAAGGTGACGAGGTTATGGGTGCATGTGTAGTAAGTCCTAGCGACACTCACATTATCACCATCGCCGACCGTGGAGAAATGAAGCGTATCTCGCTCGAAACCTCATTGACTGATATGAAGAGAGGCACTGGCGGCGTAGCATTGGTATCCAAGTCTGAAACCTTGAATGCCGTATTCGCCGTAAACCCTAAGGTTACTTCGATCAAGTACATGGTGGGTAGTGAAGTGAAGGAGATTGTCGTAGAAGATATCCCAGTGAAGACTCGGGTGTCTAACGGCGATAAGAAGATCAATGCTCTCCGTGGAGAGAAGCCAATTCGAGTAATCGAATAGGAAGAAGAGAACCGGGAAACCGGTTCTCTCTTTTTTTTTCGTTTAATCCTCGCAGATGAGGCCAATAAGCTGATTGCGTCTTGCATATGGGATATGAGCAGCCTCTTCAATGAGCTGGATCGACTCCTGCATATCCTGAGGGTCTTTCGTTTTAACTGGAAGCTCTTCCAGACCATCCATCATTGCGAGGTCTTTAGGTGTGAGACCGAAGAACAACGCCCTTACATCATCGTTACCCTTGATCAATTTACCCATAACCTTGCGGAAGATAATGAAGTCAAATTGGGTCAACTTACGTTTACCAACTTCAGCTTCGTACTTAGCCAGTTCTTTTTTGGCTGCTTCCAAGTCTTCCTTGATTAAACTAAATTCCTTCTCATTGATGCCTTTACTAAGCTCCGTTTCAAGGGACTCGATCACTTTCTTCATTCTGGAAATGTTATTAGGGTGTGGATCGAGGATCGTATTGATTAAATTAGCTGGCAATGACAATAATCGAACGATTGGGCTAGATGCCATATCATGCATGCCGGTTGTTAGTTTGCCGAGACCGCTCGATAGTGCTGGGCCGTACCCATAAGCAGTAGCAACAAAGTCAGCAAGAAGCTCTTCTTTGAATTTACCGGCGTTAAATGTGAATCCTGCTAACGCCCGTGCCAATCCAAATGGAGAAATCTTATCTACAATCCCAAATGTAGCCTTAGCCCCATTCTTAATCATTGACCCGAGTGCAGATACAAATGATGCATTTTTGAACTGGGCAATAGTACTTTTTATTATCATGAAGTGCGAAGCGATATTACCGCCGATATACGAAAATTTCTTAATAACGTCGTGGACACTGGCGGATGCACTTCCAAGGAGCTGATTGATCCCATCTCTAATATCCGTAACGACTCCACCAACAGCGACCGCTGCACCACCAAAGAAGTTAAACACAATTGCTGGCCATATGGCGGTTGTAAAACCAACGGCCCCAACCGCATTCATAATCTGAGTAGATGGGAGAATCATACGCATAGAATGCCCAATTTCATGGAGAATAAGTGACACCATCTCTTCCCCGGTCAGATTGAATATTCTAAAGTCAGTTAACCCGATCATGATAACTGCTTGTACCTTGTCTCCAGATTTAAACTGGATTCCGGTTGCAGACTTCTCCATTTCGAGCCTGGATACAATATACTTAAACTTATACGTCGTGATCGGTATTGTAGCTGCCGGACCAGATAGCCCAATAGGTATAATAACAAAATCACTGAAGTTGAAGAGCTTTTTCATAATTGCGGTAACCTTTCGTAGGGACTGAATGTCCCCGCCAGGTGTGTATACCGCTAATTCCATGAGCTTCTCGCACTCCAGCAAATCAGGGTTCTTGCCGTAGTACGCCTCATTCAGAACCTGTTGCGGGCTTTCTGTATACGACCCTTCCCTGATTAATTTTAGCTTCTCTTGAACGTCCAATGTGATCACTCCTTAGTCATATTAATCAGCTGTTTCACGATGCCAAAACAGCTAAGTATAACCTATATTCGGTACAAAGGAGGAAATCGCATGCCAGCTACTGCGCCTGTATCAGAGGTTCAGGCCACCTATGTGAAAGACAATCTCTATCCTGCTGTGGAAAAAGCCTTTTCTAACCCGGCTAATGTGAAGAAGCTTAAAGATTATATCGGAAGATACATTGACCGAAATAATGAAATCCTGTTTTCAACCAACTTTTCCGTCCGGTTGATCCTAAGTGATTTGGATAAGGCATTTATATTCAACCTACTTGGAATGAAAGAGCGTGAAATCAACGCTATTATCACCCGGTCACCTGACATTGGACATGTCAACTGGGTATCCAACCCGTTTACCGTGTGTATGGCACTTTGCATTCGGTACTTCGCCATCCATAAGATGGAGGAAGAGGCTGCGCTCTGCAACCTATTCGTATCCTGCTTGTTCTATACTCTGATGCACAGTCGAAGCTTCCCCCATCTCCCTAATAAGGAGATCATGGACTACACCTTGAATAAGAACCCTAAGGTCATCAACAGCTTTATCATCAAAAAGGAAGGCACAATCTTCGGTATGATCCGATATACAGGGATCACGTCCCATCAGTTCTATATCGGAAGCCTTGTGGGTGAGTGTACTGACCTTGAGCTGAATACCTACCTATCTGCCATTCGGACTCGTATTGGGTCGAATATGAAGAACCTTTCGACCTATTTCTACGAAGACCATAAGGCCAATAACTACCTGAATAAGGACTCTGACTCCTATGACGAAAACAACTTCCACCTCAGCGATAACACCATGCTTGGGATTGCGAAGATTTCATCTAAGGTAGCCACCAGCTTATCCAGCTATCGATTTAATCACACTTCAATTGAGAGAGCCGCACGTAGCGATGTCAGTGTGTCCGTTCAGAAGCTTACTCAGATTCTGGATAACGTCATTGAGATGTATCGCCGCGATTTGGACCGGTTTGTATCTGATATCATTGAGCTGTATATCGTAGAGGGTGGAAACAAGATCGACGAAATCTCCGGGATCAAATTCCTTACCCACTCGTATAGCTTATACAAGACCAACTCAACTCGCCCTAAGGTTATAGGAATTAAGGAAACACTTGACAAATGGATAGAGGACGGATCGAAGAAATTCGGCAATCAGTTCGTCCGCGCCGCCACGCTGAATGCATATCGAAAGGCAATATTCTTGGCTTTCGTGCATGAGATTAGCCGCGCTGCCAAATAATCCATGATTGGGGCGAGTGTAATGGTAACCGATTTGACAAAACCCGAAATAATGATTCTTCATACTGATCTGGATGGTATTGGTCCAGAGGTTGTATACCGTGTCTTAATGGATACGGCTCCAGAGGCGTATTACGTTGATAATGCGATTTTGGATATCACAATCCGAAGCCTACTCACTATGGGCGAACTTGATGGTCGAACTGTTTACATTTGTGATCATAGCCCTACGCTCGATACATACAGTTTGTTGATTGAGCGGGGTGTTGACGTATACGTATTTGATCATCATGCTAGTTCCCAACTGAAGGACATGATGTCCGATCGGGTATATATCGAGATCGGCACATGCGCTACAAAGATTTTCTACGACTATATGGTGGATACGCTTGCTTCTGCAGTCGTAAATCCGCTCCTCATTGAGGCGCTTGGTGATTTCGTGACACTAGTCGACGATTGGGATACATGGAAGCATAAGCATCCGAAGTCTGCCCAGCTGAACACGTTGTTCTATGCATTGGGCAGACCCTACTTTGTAAATCGTTTCACTACCCGCATGGAGTTGACGTTTGATGCAGCTGAACAAGCAGCCATCGATACCTTTGAATTGAATCGGGATCGGTATGTTGCAAGTCTGCAGGATACGATGATTATTATGACTGACGAGAATGGATATCGGTACGGGTACGTTACAGCTGAGCGCTACGACTGGGTGTCCAAGGCATTCAATCAGCTCATTGTGGATAACAACCTGGACTATGTGATTGGGCTTAATATGCTGACAAGAACCGGGTCGATCCGGGCTAAGGCCACTTCGTCCATTAACTCACTTGACGTCATTAAACGTATTGAGACTAAACTTACACCACTACTCTCATCCGGTGGGCATAAAGACTCTGCAGGGTTTAGCTTTACACCCCTCGGCGGAGTCATTATCCACTCGTTCTTTACGAAGGGTGAAGATGTATTCTGATAGGAGGAGTTAACATGGCAAAGAAACATCAGCCATTGCTTGACTACATCTACTCCGTTATTGACGGTTTGGATAAGTCGGGTGCAAATACACAGAAGTATAAAGAATATTATGACGGTTTGTCCGAGGAAGAGTTCAAGAAGGTATTTAAGGAGTTTCTCTTAGACCCAACCGAACGCTTCTTCATAGAACTGGATCACTTTGAGGATAACCTGACCGTTGAGGAAATCAATACCGCAGCTCAAACAGCTAACGTATTGGTTGAGGACTATCTCGTTCTCCCTCACATCAGTGAGGACAAGGATAATCCGTATGTCTCGAACGAAAAGGTCTTTATTGGATACGCTCCACAACGCCGGGTACAACAGTCCCTGTCGGTTAAAAACCACTTGTCCACTTCTAGTGACAAGCGAAACCCGAAAACGAATCAGGTTATCGACGAGGATAAGAACGCTCGTATCTCGAATAGTGAAATGTACCAGCTGTTCGTTCAGAACTCACCCAACACACTGGCGGAGTTTTATGGGCCACGCGCGGATGATCTTGTGATGCAGAATGAAATGCTGTACCAGATTCAGCGTAAGGGTAGTGTGTCTCTGGATGAACTTCCAAGTAGTCCGGAGAACAAGACATCTCTCAATTATATGAACTTCCTTCTCTTGGCAGCCGGGTATGAGTCTGACCTTGTTGACCCTAACGGCATGCTGCCTATTACGATTTCTCGCGGCGGTAAGATATATAACGACTAATACCAAATTTTACAAAAGTAGAACCGGCCAACACTAGATATATAGGAGGTATTGCGCCGGTCCTACTTGAGTTTTACTTTTTCGTACTTTATTCGTTGCCTAATCACCAAAGGTGTGAAGGCTTTCGGACGCGGCTGCCAACCAAATTGAGAAGGAGGATTGCTATGACAAATGAGAAAGCGGTGTCTGATAAAAAGGACCCGAAACAACCCTTGCCACAAGTAGGGCTGATTCAAGAAGTTGCCATTGGCAACATTCTGTCCGGCCAACAGCTTAACGAAAACCAGATCAAACAAAAGGGATAATGCCTTTTATGGCATTACCCTTTCTTTTGAACTCACACACAGGAGTGATACAAATGTTTACACTTAAAAACAATAAAGCACGGTACCGCGTTGTAGATCGCAAGCGGTTTACGATGGCATCTGCTGTAATTGCAACTTTGGCTGTAGCATTGATCTGCCTGGCTACCATGGGCGTACAAGTCGTATACGCCACCGTTACACATCCCGAAGAAGAAGTTCAGGCTGTGGAAGTACAGCCTGCCACATATGTATTTGAAGCCGGTAGATCAACTCGCGTTATGGCACTTGATGAAGATGTTTTTGTTGAAGAACTTAAAGCACAGTTAACAACCGTCACCGAGAAAGCTGACGAGCTGAATGACAAGTACTACACATCCAATTATGAAAAGTCATACTACGAATCCAAGTATAAAGAAGTTCAGGACAAGTACAACTCGCTTGTCACTGAGAATAAGAAGAAAGAAGCTAATGTATCCCTCGAAAAAGAGTATGGATACGTCCTTAACTATCCGACTTCGGATTTCACTATAGATGATATTAAAATGATTATTTCCATTACCAAGGAGGCAGGTGGAGTAGTGAACCCGCATCTCTGGTTCTCATTAGTAGAACTAGAGAGTGGTTATAACTCTAAGGCGAAAAGTAAATCGTCGTCCGCATCCGGGTGGGGCCAAGTCATTAAAGGCACGGCCAAATGGATTTACGAAGATTCACTTCACCTAGGTACATATAATCATAGTACCATGGGTACGGACAAGCGGATTAATGCTACAATTTCGATTAACTACTTGTCTGATTTGGTCAAAGAATACGGTGTCCAAAAGGCACTGATTCGATATAATGGAGGCGAACTTGGTCAAAAATATGCCAATATCGTATCCACAAAATTAGAAAAAAATTCTTCACTAACTTTAAACAAAGTAGCTATTACAGCACCTCAACTAAACTAATCAGAAAGGAGTCTTAGGGCTCTTCCTAATAGGTCGCTCTCCGGCAGAGTTAGCCGGAGAGTTCGTACCGTCAATTGATTTATTACTTATATATTATAGAGATGTATGACCATACATAATTGGTCAGAATTCGAACTATTAGGAGGAAATTATTCATGTCAAATGAAGCCTCGCAACGTTTACTTGAAGGGTTGAAAGAAAATCAACCTGCACGTCAAGCAATTCAGCAGATGAGAGGGGTAGGCAACATGCCGAAGAAATTAGCAGGAGTAATTGGAGTAGGTGCAGGCGGCGGTAACGTAGCACACTTGCTGACAGAATATGATTACTATACAATCGCACTGAATACAACTGAGGCTGATATGAAGGCTCTGAATGTACTGGGCAAATTCGCCATTACAGGAATCAACGGCTCCGGGCAAGACCGGAACTTCTCAGCAACTCAGTTTAAGCAATACTATAAAAGCTTCTTTGAAGATGAGAAGACACAGGAACTGGTCGCTCATGATCTCATCTACGTGGTAGGAACCGGTGGTGGCGGTACAGGTACGATCGTATCTGTCATGGTCACTAACTTCCTTAAACGTGAATTCCCTAATAAAACAATTATCGCAGTTGGACTGCTTGGTAGCTTGAAAGAGCCTCGCCAATCGCAAGAAAACATGCGGGACTTCCTGTCCGATCTTGAAACCAAGACCGCAGGAGCGCCATACATGCTATTTGACAACAACCGTGTCAGAGGAAAAGTAGGTGATGATGTATATGAAGCCGTCAATCATGACGCTGTCAATGCAATCCGCCTGCTCACCAAAGAATACTTCGTGGAGAACACGAGAAGCAATATTGACGGAAGAGACTATGCACGTCTCACATCTTTCTCAGGATTGCTCTCGGTCGTTACTATCGACAGATTGAATATTACAGTAGCAGAAGAAACAGTTGATCTGGTACCGCGTGTTAAAGCGGCTATCGACAACAGCACCGCCGTATTTACCAAAGACCCATCGGCATACGGTATCTTTATGAGCACTCATAACGACGTGTATCGTCAAATCGACACCACCTTCAATGACATTCAGGACACTATTGGTCGTCCGAGTGAAGGCTTGGTATTCAAGCATTTGCAACAGCGCTCGGACAGCATCAAGCAAGGTCCGGAGTTTGGTATCATTGTAACTGGAACGGCAGCTCCTGTCGAACGGTTTAAACAGATTGAAACCCGCATCGCTGAAGAATCCAGCCAGAAGGAAAAAGATCGGTTACCTGAGATCAAACGCAATAACGAGAAGTTGACCTTTGCTGGCGATGGTTCCTCGAATCAACGCGGTTCCGGCGACACTTTCTTGGAAGAATTTTAATTAGACGATGAACTTGAACATCACGAAGGGGGCGTAACGAATGCAAGTCAAAATTTTACCCCCCTCTTCAGGTTCTTCTAAAAAGGGCGGTCAATCCGGCGGTGAGGGCGGTTCCCGGAATGGGAATAATCGCAATCAAAATCGCCGAAGAGGCATGTCCTTTAAGGACTTGACAGAGGCGTATAACAATCCGAAAGAAATGCTTAAACGAGATTTGGGGGTGATAGAAGTGTCTATCGAGGAACATTTTACCACGATGTTCCAACACTACCGTGATTGGCGGAATCGTGTAAAGGATGCAAAGGAACCTAAGTATATCTACAATATGCTTATGGACTTCGCTTTCGCATCTGCTCTTCCGAAACTTGTGAAGCAGCATAAAGAATTGATTGAAGAAAACGGGGAGGAATTCAGCGAGGTATTGGCTCGGGGTGTAGCAGAGTTGTCTAAGCCTTTCGGCAAAGGACTATCCCATCACCGCGAAGCTATCGCTATATACACTAACCTGTACGAAGATTTGAACGAAGAGCGCATCCGCCGGATTCGGGATTTGAATGTACCTGGAGTGGAATGGGAACAGGCGCTGCGTCTGGCTCTATTCTCGCACGGTGCCCCTAAATATACCGTATGGGCGGCTGCAGGGGTCTTGTACCGGGAGGTCAAGACTCATAACTACGATAAGGTGCTTAAGCTCCTTAAGCGTATGTACAGCAAGAAAGAGTTGCCGACCGTGGGACTCTACCTTCTCCTCGATAAACGAAATCAAGTGCCGTCTTGGATCGACAAGGAATTATACTCTCTACTCACCAACATCGCACTGGATGAAATCGAGGCACTTTCCAAAGATGAAGTTAAAGACATTCTCCAGAAGTATTGCAGCGCGCGTCGGCGTGAAGAAAGCGACAAGGTCATCGAACGGCGGATTCGGTTCTCATCCATTAGTAAGGATGATTATCCGAAGATCACGAAGATGTGCAAGAAGCTTGCGAAGAAAAACGGAGCGCTGTATGCAACATATCTGGATCAGCTTCGGGTGTCTGATAAAAAGAAACCCGTATCAAACAAACGGTAACACAGCAATAAGGGCGGTTGGTTTACACCGCCTTTATTTTTTTCCTAATTTTAATGGAGAGGACTGAATTACTATGCTTAGAGTGCTCGATTTGACTGACAATGATAGAGATTCCGACCAGCTGGGCTGGAATGTAAATATCGGAAAGAGCCCTGATGGTAGTACGCCTACATACTGGGTAGGAATCAACGGGTTCGAGAACTCACAGTTCAAGATTAACATCGACCCTGAACATTTCCTCGACATTACCTTACCGGGTAGCATCCACCCGACAGCACCTGTAACCTTCATTGCTCGTGACGATGCCGATGGTGAAGATGTACTATATCTTACTTCCGCCGACGAACACACTGACCGTACGGTAGTCGCGTTCAATGTCGAAACACGGAGTATTGAAGCTATCACCGCTGTGACTATCACAAACGGCTATGTCGTCGGGTTTGAATTGGCTGATGAAGGATTTTCACATCGGCTGACACTGGTACTGGTTGATATCGATCGGACCCAACCACTTTCTTTCGAGTATGAGTATGGGTTCCCGGGTAGTTTCTTTGTAGCTAAGCGTAAAGTCGTATATCCACCAGCAAGTAAGCCTAGACTGAACATGGACATCACTAAGGCAACACAAACGTATGAGCAGCCGCTGGTTAAGCTGGCACCAGCAGATTTTATGGCAGAGCTTATCGATAAGGGTATTTATCTGGGATCGGCAACTAAGCTGGCACAGGCGCTTACTCCAGTACCAACGGAAGAATAGAGGCGATTCGCCTCTATTCCTTTTTTCTTGAAATTAAATGAGTTACCCAACACGCTATAAATCAAGGAAAGGAGCACTCATACATGTCCCTATTATCGAAGGTAAGTGACGAACGAAAAGGCAAGAAAAAGGGTGCAAGTAATCAAATTGTTACGGAGATTTCGACTCCCTCTGGGTTCCTACCGCTCGACTACGCAAACGGGGTCCGGGTAACAGCGTATGACGAATACGACCGACCAACTGGGTATACTGACCTGATTGGTCTGGTAAATGGCACCATGACCACTACAATTGGCCTATCGGGTACAGGTAAATCGGCGCTGGCTATTGAGCTGTCAGCATCCGGTATCCATAAATTTGGCGATATGTCAGCAGTACAGCATCATGACCTTGAAATGGCATCCACCATGCAGCGTCCGATGAAGATACTGCGTATCCCTCCATCACTTCTGCGTAATACGTATGAAATGTACCGGGAACGCGGTGCTGAAACGGTGGTTGACATGTTTGCCGACCACTGTAAGGTTAAGATTGACAACCGGAAAGAGTACTACTATAATACCGGGGTCAAGAATCTATACAACGAAGACATCTGGGAGTACTACCCGTCCGCTGTTTTGCTGGACTCGCTTGCCATGTTTAAGTCGGAAGATATTGACCTGTCCAAGAAGGACACAACGGTTGATAACGTAACGCATAACATGATCGCAGCACAGTCCGCAAAGTTCAATAAAGGTGTACTGACTCAGATGATTGGATATGGCAAAACAGCCAACGTATCCTTGAACTGTGTCAACCATCTTAACCCTAACGTTAACACAGGCTTCTTGCCTAAGCCATCCCAGCATATGTATTTGACTCAGGACGAGTCGATGCCGGGTGGTTCGGCGAGCTTGTATTTGGCGAATAACATCATTAAACTCAAGGTTCTCAAGAAGTTCGATATGAGCAAGTCGGACAAGTGTGAGTATGGTATCCCGGGATTCATTGCTGAAGCCCGTATGCTGAAATCTCGTACAAACGCGTCTAATGTGCCAATCGAAATGATCTTCGACCAACGTCGCGGTGGATTCTCCAAAGCGCTGACGCTGCTTCATTATGTACACCAGCTGGGCTTACTTCAAGGTCCAAGCACGCAGTTATTCATCCCGGGTCTTCAACGCACACGGTTCACCCGTAAAACGTTTGAAGAAGTCGCCCTGCGCGATCCGGAAGTTATGATGGCTTTGGTTGAAGCCGCTCTGCCTTCACTGCAATCCATGCTGTCTACTGACACTGGTCGCGGTGCAGAGGAAACATCCAGTCAACGTCTTGACGCTATGTATCTGGCTCTTGAAGATCATCAGCGCGACGTTGAGGAAGCTAAGAAGCTTGGCTGGGTAGATTTTGATTAAAAATATATATTATAACAATGCAGAGAGATGGGCTACCGCTCATCTCTCGCGTCTATTTGACCTACTAATAAGGAGAGTGTGGCATGATTAAACCCGAACAGATGGAGGACTTGCACCGAATAGCTGCAGGCATCAAGAACATGGACTATGTGTATGGTAGCGGACTGATGACACCGCTTGCCAATCACGTTAACTCATCTCGGGCCGCGATGGTATATTCTCAAATACCACAGGCTAAGAATCTTAATAATCCGGAGATCGCCCGCATGTCTACAGGGTGGGAGAAAATGTACGGCGACCGGTCAACTTCTTTTCAGAAGGCAGACAAGAACTATGAGATTGTGAAGAAGATTCAGAAGTTCAAGGGTAGTGATATGGTATACGTTCTTGTCGTAAAGGATAAGAACAGCAACCGATATGACCTACTCGTTCGAAATGAAGTGGAATCCTTCGCTGAATCTAGCGGTACTCTTATCAATAATGAGTATATGGACTCCAAGAAAGTGGGTTCTACGATCAAGAAAGGCGATGTTGTGTATAAATCGAACGCATATGATGACGATATGAACTATCGCCTCGGCGTGAATGCAGAAACAGCCTATCTATCCGACGTTGCTCTAGTTGAGGATGCGCTTCGCATTTCGGAATCGCTGCGGACTAAGCTAGAAACAACATCGGTCGATCAGTTTACCATCCCTAAGAATAATAACGATATCTTCCTTAACCTGTACGGCGGCAACACTGGGTCGTATAAAGCGTTTCCTGATATCGGTGAAAAGGTAAAGGATCGAATTCTGGTAGCACGGCGGCGTGTGGATTATAGCAATGCCCTCTACGGTTTGAAGAATAAGAACCTTAGAGAGCGTAGGTTCGGGGATACAACGTACGTAACAGAAAGTAGCCCATGCTCCCGTGTTGTTGATATTGACATCTATTGCAATACCCCGCACGATGAGCTTCCAACTGACGCTGCCCACAAGCAGGTAAACTGGTATCTGGACTCGATCACAAATTTCTGGAGAGAGATTCGTGACACAGTCGAAGAGATATCATCTGACCCGAAGAATAGCTACTCCGACACGATGGGTATCTATTACGCTCGTGCAAAGGATGCTTTGAGTATCGGTAAACATACCCGGTGGAATACGGAGATGTCTTCAGTGTTCGACAATATGATTATCGTTATTACAGTAGCCAGCACATCCAAAGTGAAGCAAGGCTCTAAGCTGGTTGGGCGGTTTGGTAACAAGGGGGTTATCAGTGAGATCGTCCCTGACGACATGATGCCTATCGACAAGAAGACTGGGAAGCATATTGAGATCGAATACAACGCGCTTAGTATGGTTGGGCGGCTCAACCCTGCACAGTCGAGTGAGCACGAAGAAAACTGGATTATGGATCAGATTCTGAACAGTGATGAATCTCCGAAGAAGAAGTACGAGGGGATTCTTGACTTCCTCGCGCTGGTTAATCCAAAGCAAGGTAAGCAGGTTGAACGGATGTATGAATCCCTGAAAGCCGATGAGCGCAAGCAGTTCTTGGCTGAAATCACAAAGGATTTCGTCATCTTCCAATCGGCTGAACACAGCGTCAGCTTTAAGAATTATCAGAAGTTGATTGAGAAGTTTGATCCGAAGAAGTCCCGTTTGATCCTTAAGAACCCAGACGGTACGACTTCAACGATCCAGCGTAAGGTTATTGTGGCTCCGACCTATGTATACCGGTTGAAGCACGAACCGATTACAAAGTTCTCAGCCAGATCGAAGGGTACAATCAATCCACGTACCTTCCTGCCGATTAAGTCCAATGCCTATAGCAGAGGGACAGCCCTGTTTAACAATCAGGCGATCCGTCTTGGTAATATGGAAATGGACGTTCTTGATCTCTGTAATGACCCAGCAGCGATTAACTACATGACCCGGCTCTATTGCACATCGGTCGTAGGTCGCCGCGAGTTCAACCGTCTGCTTAACGTAGACATCTTCAAAGAGGACCTTGAAATTGACATGGACAACCATAACTCTCGCGTTGTTGACATGTTTAATGCCACATTCCTGACCTGTGGGCTTAAGTTGAAGTTCAAGTTCAACGATTTGACTCCGGTTAAGGATCAGGTGGTAGATAGCATCTCACACATGTCCAAGAAGGATATCCGACTGGTCTTCAAGCCGGAATATCTTGCTAAGAAGAAGTGAACGTAATATAAATATGTAAGGAGGTTAAACTATGGCAGATGCTAATCAGTATGGGACTGAGGTCCGGGTTAGAAAGCAATCTAATGAATATGTATTCGAGGTTGCAAGTGCATCCCCGGATGTAGCCCCAATCGTTATGATGCTCACGCCTCAAATGGTGGATGAAATGACCACCTTGATAAGCTCGGAGCAGCAACCTTGGACATATATCCGAGGTAACGTGACGTATTCTATCGCACCTAACAAAACGTCAGGACTCAAGCTGTCTATCTCGGTAGCAGGTAATGAGACTAGCTCTGAGCCTACGATAGTTTCATGGGTGTCGAGTACATTCTCTACACAGAGCCTTATTGCAGCTATAAAAGAAGCTGTTTAAACGGACGGGACCTCCGGGTCCCGCCTTTTAACTGAAAGGAGTACACTACATGTCAGCGCACAAAAAAGCAAAAAAGGCTGTGGATGCAGTACAGGATAAGAAATATCTTGTCGCTGCCGGATTCATTAACGCAAAAGAAACTGAAGAGTTTGCAGTCCGGTTTGCACAGTCCGATGACGCAGGGTTGTCAAATGATGATATTCAGGCAGCCGCAAACCTCATCATGGCCAGTAAAGCCATCTATGATTTCAACTGGACACTCGGCGGTGATATGACGATCAAGCTTCTCCCAGACTATATCTATGACAATATGCTGGAGAGATATAAGCAGGATCACGACGAACCGTTCCAATCCAGTTCAAGTGCAGGGCTTAGAAATGTAGCTCATGACTTCCCGGAGCTTGTGGGTACACTTGACAAGGCGTACGATGTTTATGACATCGGCGATAAGATGAGTGTCGAGAAGTTCCTTCGGAGAGCTATGGCTGAGCTGGGTAAGAAGAAACTGAACGTCTCGCTTGATTTGAAGTTTGATGGTAGCTCGGTATCGGCAACCTGTGTACTGATTACAGGGAACGTGAAACCGGGTGATACCATCGAAGGCTACCGTCCCACTAAGGCAACTTCCAGAGGCGATATTGTTAATAACCTCGGGGTTGATATGACGGGGACCGTAATCAACAGACGGCCTTTCCTTACACCATCCGGGCTGGTTCCCTATGCTGCCCCTGTGAGAATTGGGATTCAATATGAGGCGCTGGTGACGGAAAGTGGCCGTAAACGGCTGAGTGAGCTTACCGGGGTTACATATAAGACTCGACGGGCAGCAGCTGCAGCCGCTATTAAACGAATGGTCACAGCTTACGGGAATGACTCCATGAGCAAAGAGGAATTCGCCGACTATGCGTCCTGTCTGTCACTGGTTCCAATCGGTGTAGACGACGAAGCGGTTAAGCATGTCGACTGGGTTCCTGTAATGAATGGATTAAAGGCTAGGGCGTCGTATGAATTCACCCCAGAACCTATCCAGACCATTTATGGTGATATTGATGATCTGCTTACTCGCATTCAGGAGTACATTCAGATCGTTAGCGAGAAGCGTAGCAGTCTGGACTTCAGCATCGACGGTGTGGTACTGACACTGAGCGATAGCGAAGATCGGAAAGCACTTGGTCGATCCAATAACAAAAACCGCTGGCAGATTGCATATAAATTTGATGCAATGGTTAAGCGGACGCATGTTAAAGGTATCCTGACAACCCAAGGTCGCCAAGGGTTCATGGGTCACAATATTCTATTTGATGAGATCGAATTCAACGGGGTTGTCTATGACAAAGCACCTGTCAATAACGTAACCCGGTTTGAACGGCTCGATCTTCGGGTAGGCGATGAAGTCATCGTATCCTACAACGCTGACGTCATGGGATATATCGACAAGGATGCTACCTGTAAGCCTAATTTAAGTGGTGCCAAAATCAAGCTTCCAACAAAGTGTATCCACTGTGAATCCCCACTAGCTACTCGGAAGGATATGCTGGTGTGTGATAATCCAGACTGTCCAGGTACAGCGGTTGGACGAGTACTTGAGACCATTCGAGTATTCGGCATCGACTTCTTCGGTGAAGAAACTGCTAAAGGTCTAGTTGATATTGGCATTACAAATACGATGAAATTCCTAGAGATGGACAAGGAAGACCTGTCCAAAGTCCTCACGGGCCTTAACCTAGATAAGGCATGGGAAGAACATCAGGCTAAAATATCAGCCCCACTCCCAGCCTCAAAGGCGATCGACCTTCTTCGGATTCCGAACCTTCGGACGTCTACAGCTAAGAAGATCATCGATCATTTAGGGTTACTTGGGTTTACAACCATGTGGACAAACGCGCTGGTTGCTGAATCCACAGGCTCAGAACATTCACCTGCAATGAGAGAATTTACACAAGCTATCGCATCCGTACCGGGAATAAAGGACAATGCCCCTAAGTTTGCACGAGCACTCGTGGAGAAATATGACGAGTGGAACGAACTCTGCGGGATGATTACCGTCACTTACGAGGAAAATAAGAAGTACGACAAGGTTGTCCTCGTATCTGGCTTCCGGTCAAATGATGAGTTTAACAAGATTTGCGATTCTCTGAACTATAAGATAACCGATAGTGGGAAGTACGATATTCTTGTCGTGACCCCTGAACGGTTAGGTGGTACCAAGGCGAAAGCTGCGCGTAAGTCAAATAAACCGATTTATACGCTGGCTGAATTCCTTGAGAAGTATAAAATTGATTCTGTGTAACAGATTAATAAGATGGAAGATTCTGGTGTGAGACACCTCATAAAATAATTATTACGGTCCCGGATACTTATCATTCGTGCACCCTTATAAATCGTCAGCTGCTAGAGCAGACCATTACGCTATGACTACCTTGCGGTGAGAATAGGATGATGACGTTGGTCCGTGTGCATCCTCCTGAAGAACTACAACGGTAAACGCGCTATGACGTCGAGGCCATTCGTGATTTGATATGCCCTGACCCACACTTGATTATGGAGGATAACTCAAGTAGAATCTGAAGTCTTACTACGTTAGGTGACACTACGTATGATTTTACCCACACCGGCTATTACATGGCCGGTGTGGGATTTTTACGTTTTTTTTGAATTGAAATAGTACATACTAGCAAACCTACTTATATATTATATAAGAGTAATACACACATACTATTTAGGAGGCTACACCTATGACTACGAAAAACCACTACTTTAACGAACTGATGCTGAAAGGAATTAAACGTTTCACGGAGGATTCTGTGAAACTTCCTATTAAGGTAGAAGACTTCGACAACCTTAGTGTAGAGCATCGTGAGGTTATGCTCGATGTCACCAACCATATTATACATTCAATCGCCCAGTCTATCCCGACATTCTTGCGGTTGACACTGGCTAATGGCGATAGCTCCGCAACACCTTCGCTGACAATCGGGCCGTTCACATATGAAATCAGCCAGCGTGAGTCGGGTGACAATATCGTATTCCAACCAAGTTTCTCATCCACAGATACTGCTGGTGAATACTGGCCGGTACACCTCTTTGAGAAGCCTGTACACGACATGGTGAACGAGCAGTTGATCGATATCTTTGCAGACGTTCTCTTTGAACGGGATGACTACTTGAACGTCCTACGTAACTATCTGGACTTCAAGGTATTCGATCCAGCAACCGAAGAATGGATTCAGAATGATCCAATCGTCGAGGGGTTGCAATATAATTTGGACGATCTTGCGGTGATCGTATCTGTGTACGCTTGTACAATCTGCTTCCTGTTGGTATCGGAAAATACCAGCGAAGCACATAAACTTCCCCTGCCTGAAGGTACCTATGTACTGGAAGGAATCGTACCTGGAGATGCTGGTGAGTCAATGAAGATTGCCTTCGTTCCATCCAAGGAATATAAAATGGCAATCAAGAACGATGAATTAGCACTTGAGCTTACAGAGGAAGCCGAATAATCAATGGCTGACTTAGGAATGATATCCGTACTTGCATTAAATAGCGTGCTGGCTATAATTGCTTTTTGGCTAGTCAGTCTAGTCGTTAATCGGAGGCGAAAACGGTAGTGCTTGTGATAGTCGGCCTATGTATATTGGCTATAGTCCTTATGATGACTGACGATGATGATCACTAATGAAAAGAATCCCTTAACCGGGATTCTTTTTTCTTGAAATTTATGGAAGAGTGGACGTTATATTAGTATATCTACCAAGGAGGACTTTATTTTTATGCGTAGAATCAGATATGACGTCTATGATCCTAAGACGAAAACGCTTGAACCATGTGTATACCCTTCGAATGGTCTCGGTGCCTGTGCCAGCAACTCTCAAATTGCACATGGGTTTAGAGAGATCATGAAATCTAGGTATCATGTGAATATCCGTACCATAGATGAAAATAATAACACGGTTATCGTTCACTGGGTACCACTCGTTCAGAGGGCATTTGATCTTGAGACGGGTGTTATCGTTAATTCAGACTATGGGTGTGTCTTGGAGTACACAACCCCAGACAATACGACCCATGCATTTCCGCCTGAGCCTAATCATCATTACATTTCGCCAGAAGCATTAGCTAGAGGAATAGTTAAAGCTGGGCTTGCCGAGCTGGTCAAATCCTCTAAATGTATGCTTCTCAGACATGGTACATTTGTCCATCGTGTACTCGATAGAGTACCGGTAAAGTTGGCCAAGGACGAGAATTTGAATATATATTATATCAGTGAATCACATGCCAACTAACTCGTGAAGGAGAATACGCCAGTGTCTAAATAATGATTTGTAGCTTGACTTTATATTGACCAGTAACTATATTGGGAGGTGACGTTTAGGTGATCCGCATTCGCCCTAAACCCGCTTAACAAAGAAACGCCCATGTTAATCAGCAACAATGGAATACAAGTATATATTATTTAAGTGTATAAGAGACAGTAAATTGTATTCATAGGCTGTCCAAATAACTACTACCCATGTATAAAGGAGAGATTTCAAATGGCAAAATCGTTTATTGAATTGACAAATCTTACAGCAACTCATGTTACGCAATGCGAACGCCAAGAAAACGGCACTGCGAAAGCGGCTGTAGTCGATATCCCGGTTCAAGCAATGGTGGACGCAGGCATTTCCGCCGCAATCGGTCGGTCCCTATATCTGATGATGGAAAAAGACCCTAGCGATGAAAAGACGCTGGATGTTGGACCATTCCGTTACGGTGTAGCACTCCGGAAAACCGGTGATTCCCATACACTGAACCCGACGTTCTCTCTCACTAACGAAAAAGCCCTTATGGCTAAGTTCGACAAGTTCGAAGAAAAACCGTATGAAAACCTCTCGTTGGTGGAAGAAATCCAAGAGCAAATCACGGATGAAATCTTCCTGAATACGGTTATTCACTGCTGCCAGCTTGACGAGTACGACACCATCAAAGGTGAATGGGTACAACGCCCTAACGAAAACGATCGTGGTGTCGCTCTCGACCGGTACATGGCGCAGATGATGGTCGCTATTCATGTATCAACAATCTTGCATGTCCTTGCCACCAGCAAAGACCCTGAGAAGCCAATCAAGTATGAAGTTCAGGGTGAAGGCACTTACACCATCGAACGGGTTAAGGACAAATGGCAAATTGGATTTGTCGCCAGCAAGGAATTCAAACAAGCGATCAAGAACGACCGCCTGGTTGAAAGCATGGCGTAATCTTATACAACGAAACCCCACTATAGGTATCCTATAGTGGGGATACTTTCGCATTCTATTTATTTTGGCTAAAAGGGGATGTTGTCAAGTGTCAGAACATTTCGGAGTATGTGACTTTCATAAGAACCATGAGTGGAGCCCTGAAGGAATCTGCGGCTCAGAACCTACTACCCTCTACCCGAGAGGTATGAACGGCAAGGAGGAACTGTATTGTCAGTTTCATGCAAATTGCTTTGATATGATGCAAACGGCATGTGCCACTGTTGAAGGTAAGGATATCTTTATGCGCGGTTTACTTGCACAGGGTAACGGATTTGAGGTTGAGCTTAGACGCACTCATTTCCCTGACGGTAGTCCAATGTACATGATGACTGAAGCGATATGCTCATCTATGGATGAACTAGTTACACCGCGTAACGACACGCCTGTCGATCCAGTGGATGGGTTACCGGTAGACCTGGCCTTTGCTACACTTGATCAACTACGCCTCGCCATGCTTCGTATCAATCCTAAGCTCACCATTGACCAGGTTAACCGTGTGACATTGGATAGGTTATGCGAGGGCATCGAGGTTTCGCGTAAAGTTAGACAGTACCGTGACGTTCGTGCGGTTAGTATTCAAGGTAAGGGTTATGATTATAGATTTACAACCAATGCGACGCCTGAACAGCTCGGGGGAATTTTAGATAAGCTATCCAGCGATTTTAATACTGGTGTAATTGATGAATTATCCGATGATTCCATTGTCCCTGCATTACGAGCTAGTGGCTATGTAGCTTGGGTCATTAATGACAATACAATACCGGTATCTCAAGTTATCAGTGCCGATTGGTAAACGCAAACTAGGTTAGATATTATATAAGGGTAGGGAAGTAGCATTATCCTTCCTTACTTTTTTGCATATAAAGGAGGAGTAAAATGGGTTTCCTTGGGAAGATGGTAGCAGAGTATTCCGACAGTTTGACAGGAGACGTAAATGAGGAGCTATTTGACAGACGGCTCGGTAAGCAAGTGTATGAATTCATCGTTGATGATCTGAAGTCATTTGAGATGATACCGGGTGTGTACTTGAAAGATGTGGAGTATATTACCGACCCATCTAAGCTTGACGTCCGGCTCAATCGGAATAACATCAAGAGTAAGAAGATTCTCAAGCAGAAGATCGAAAAGCTAATTCCGATTCAGTATACCGCGTTCGACGCTCTGCGGTTTAAGATTCAAATCAACGGCTATAAGGATAAGGATACGGGTCTTAATTACATTGAGAATACGATTCTGATTCCAAAGTATATTGACCGGTACCACTTCCTTGTGAATGGCAATAAGACACTCGTCATGTTCCAGGTTGTAGACAATGCCATCTATAATCAGAAGGGCGATGTCATCCTGAAGACACACATTCGGGCGAAGTTTAATAAGGATACGAAGAAGAAAGTATCCCTGCTGGATGTCACTACAGGTGAGATTATCAAGGTTGATACCATGATCATCAACCTATTCAAGAAAACCTTTAACCCGCTGCATTATTTCGTGGGAAAAATGAGTATCCTTGATACGATCTCGTACTTTGGCTACTCTAAATTCTGCGACATCACGACAGAGGTAAAGGATGCCGAGATGTATCATTACTTCAAGATCAATTCTAACCTTATGATTCAGGCTGAGCGGATGCTATTTGAGTCGGACAACTTCTTCCGTATCTTCGTCGGAATGTTGATCGGCATGTTTAAGAAAGATCGCATCGATACGCTCTATGATCCTGATGTCTGGAAGAAACGTCTTGGTGCACAGTTCACAAAGTCGGCGAATAGCCAGCTTAATAAAGGTCATGACGTTCTGAGATCATTTAAGAACGTGCTGGATACTACCACCCGTAACATTCTGCGGATTGATGATAAGGATAAGATCGATTCCTATGCAGTATGCCGCTGGGTGCTGAGAGAATTCAACTATCTTCGCAATATTGACAATAACGATCTGGAGAATCGCCGGGTTCGGACGAATGAGTATATCGCGGCCTACTTCGGGAAGATTGCGAAGTACAAGCTCAACTATATCCTCAATCTATCTAACCCTGAAGCAGGCTCCATTGCAAGACAACTTCGGTTCGACGAGTACTCTCTGTTCAAGAGTCTATTCGGCGGGGCGAATGCTTGTCCGTTGTTCCGTTACAACATCGACGTGAACGATCTGCAGGCACTGAATGGACTGAAGTTCTCCGTTACTGGAGAGCAAGGTCTCCGGTCTGACCGTATTACAGACGAGCAGCGTGACGTGTACCCATCCCATCTGGGACGGTTTGAACTCAACGCGATCTCGCCTAGCTCACCGGGGGCATCGGGTATGCTGACCCCATTCTGTAAGATTTATGACGGCGGTTACTTTGGTGATACAGAATCAGTAGCCAAAGGAAACTACGAGAAGAAACTGAAGAAACGCATTGCCAAGATCAAAGGGCGGGAAGACGGTGCATACTATCTTCGGCTCCGCAACAATCGCATGGCAGCCAAGCACTTCCATGAACGTAGAGTATGGGCAGCGAAGTATTCCGGCTTCAGAAATGAAGAGGGCTACATTCAGCTCGTACGTCCAGCCCATGTTCGTAATGATGATGGCTATATTCGTCTTACGATGAAGCCAAGGTTCATCCCGTATGTCCGGAATGAGCAAGGATATATTAAGCTGAGACTGATCAATGATATGCGACCAAAGCTTGTCTTTAGACCAGAATATCTGGAAGAGAAAGCAGTCCGTCGCGGTGAGACCCAATAACGTTTAAACGACAAATACACATGGCGGATTTCGCCATGTGTATTTTTTTTGCTTTTATTCGTACTTGTAGTAGTTCGAGATCGCCTTATTCGGGAAGCCTTTGCTATTAAACCGGTCGATAACCTCTCTACGGTCGTCTTTACCAGTCGAGAGTTCATCAAGTTTAAGGTCAATGTTACCGATAGGCAGAGTCAACTGATCATAGTGCTTCAGCTTGTTATACAAGAAAATCTTGATGTCCGCTGTAGCGAGGTCGAGGAACTGCTCAATAACCGAATCTTCAATCGAAGAGAAGCTCGGGTACTTGATCTTGAGGGTGAGTCTAAGTTTATTAGTCCCAAACCCCCGAAGGCTAATCCGGTTAGGTGGGATGAACCGGAACATCTTGTAACTGGCCTTGACGAGCGACGCAGTATTGGTAACCAAGGAGTTCATGATGACATCCTCGATCCGCATATTAACCGGCCGTCTACCGTCATAATAGATGGAGTCAATAACGGTTGATTGCGGGAGTACCTCTGCAACAGAGATCATCTCAAGCCCAGCTTCTTTGAGTTCCGGGATATTGAGATAGTATTCCCACTTGGTTTCCGTTGGGTGATCCTCCGGCTCGTAATTGTATCTCCGCTCACAAGGGAAATACTGCGAGAAGATAGGCAGGGTATTGTTAAGCAGGTTCGCATGAATTTCAGGATAAAGTTCATCGATACCATACTCTACAACACCAAGTCGTTGATTTAAGATGATGTCCAGAATGGTATTTAGTTGCATGCTATTCCCTCCTTAAAACGTAAGGATGTCGCGGTAGATATCACGTACATAGCTTTCAAGAGGCACAGTTACCTTGATGGAGTTACCCAGGTAGTTACCTTCAAGGATGATGTTATTTTTTCCGTTAAAGAAGCCAGCGCTTTCTTGAAGGCCAAACAGTTCCTTGGCGATCTTAACGTTATCCGACTTCTCAAGAACGAAGTTAGTGATGTCGGTAACGATTGTACTGGATTCCAGCATGATCGAAGTGGAGCATTCTTTCAGCATGGAATCGGAGTACGACTGAGCACCCACCACGTCACCCGATGTTGCATATGCTTCTTTGTGGGACGGGCGGTTGACTTGATCATAGGTAATGACAGTCAGTGGTCGGATAGCTTGGTTGTTAGAGTCCACTGCACCGAATGCCCGAAGAGAGAATGCCCATGGGCGACCTGCCATAATGGTGTTGTACATCCAAAGTCCACGACCGAACGGAGCCGAAGTGACATGCCCTTTAAGCAGGTTTCCTTCTCTGCGGTACGAATCGATGTAGTGGGATGTGTATTCCGGTAAGATTTGGGACTGGCGAACCATATCCTTGGAGTCCGGATGACCCCATTCACCAGCAAACTGCTTGTGACGAATATCATTCTGAATCTTTGGGTTGCCATCCATACCTTCCATGACAACTGCAGCCGGGTAGGTACGACCATTCCAGTTCAGCATCATGAAACTCTGCAGAGTAGCATCCGCAGTTATGGTCTTAATAGTCCCACCTTCAGCCGTGGTGACTGTGTTTTCCCTGATAATTGTAGTCTTAATATCATCAGGGTTCACTGCAGCCTCCACAATATAGAAAAGCGGGAACGTTGTTGCGAGCGATGTCTTAATCATTGGGAATCCTCCTATACAGGAATAGTTTATAAGGTGTTCGCACCCTTCGGGAACTATCCGGTATATTCGAAACATCACAATAATTACAATGAATAAAGCAGGGAGGTTTAGTCATGTCACAATTTATTGGGCTTCCACTTGTGATGCTCGAATCGGTAAAATCTATTGCTGTACTGAATGGATACATCGATACGTACTCCAAGGATAAGAAAATCCTTACACCTGAAGATGTAACCGCCATTTTTGACGATTACGATGGGAACTTTACCAAGTATTTGGACCTGTCTAATTGTCTGATTCAACACGCAGTGCGAAATAAGGCGTATGATACCATACAGCCCATTGTTCAGTGTCTGGGTGAGATTGTTAAGACCATCGACCCGGCTGAGTACCAACTCGCCTACAATGGAGTCATTAAGATCAAGCAGTTTATGGCAGCCGCAGGTTCATCACATCCAGCCCTTTATATCGGGGTGGAGTGTGCCAACATCGTGCTGACCCATCTTACTATGATGACTCAAAAAGCACCTAGCGACATTGAATCTTCAGACCTTGAGATGATGTTTGATAACAATTCAGACATTCATTTCGCGGCTGTAGTCGATGCTATGCTGGAAATGTGCCAAGAGTTAACGGATGGGACTGTTCAACTTGAGGGCGCTAGAATGCGTAAAGCGGTTGATGCCGTTGCCACCAAGGTTACTCGATTTACAATGAAAGACCGTGAGGTGTCTACCCGGTTTAACGAGAAGTTCAACCGGTTCCTCCAAGATTATCGGGAGAATAAACGGGTTGCAACTTACGACAAGATCGTACAGGAGACCTTTAACCTGTCCGCAATGCTAAAGACACTACTTACAGCGTCCCTTACAGGTGCTGGTGTAGCACTGCTTGTACCCGGCGGGGTGTCGGTCGGTATTGTCACTGCGGTTCTTACTGTCTTGACAAAGTTTGCACTGGATAAACGCACCCAAGACAAACACCGGAAGCTTGTACTGGCTGACCTGAAGTTTGAGAAGCAGATTCTTCAGGAGAAGATTAAAGACGCCGAGTCCAAAGGTGACATGGATGCTAAATATAAACTGATGCGGACCGAGAACCAAGTTTCTCGTGCGATTGATCGGGTAACGTTCGGTCTTGCACAGCGATAAGGAGGAATACTTCATGGGAATAGATGTTCAAAAAAGTCTCCGAATGATTCGAGAAGGCGGCCTCATGCTAGAGGCAGAGGACAAGTATGACCTGTCTTCAGAACAACCAAATGATGATAATGATGATGATCAGACCGACCCTGATGGTGCCGATACTGATTCATCAGATTCAGACTCCAATGATGCTGCGAGTGGTGATGGGTCCGATGTGTCGGGTCAGACCGATGACGAAGGTCAGGCTGATCCTACTGACAGTGACCCAGCCACTTCAGACGATTTAGGAGATGGTACAGATGACGGAACCCAAGACGGAACCGATGATGGTACTGATGAAGGGGGTGGATTAGGAGACGGCAGTGAGGACGGTGACGCCGATCTAGAGGGAGAAGAAGAACCTAAACCGCCCGCTGGGGAATTGCTTCCATTGGATGCAACCTCCCGTGCAGTTTTAGGATATCGAGCCCTTAGACAGTACCGTGCCCTTAAAGATTCTGTTGGAAATATGATATCCGGCATATCATCCATTCCCACGCTGTCGGATGAAGCGCGTGAGATTATTGATATTTGTAATTCGGCCTCAGCCAAGCTGTCGGACAAATTGACTGATTATATTTTATATCGGTATTCAACGAATAGCCTTGAGGTCAACTACCAGAATTACATGCAGTTTGTGCTGGAAAAGCGAACGATTCAACAAACGTTAGAGCAAATTTCCAAAATCACAACTGAAAAGTAATGCTTGTAGCGTAAAGATTGTAACATATGTATAAATCCATTCCTATACTACAAAGGATCGAAAAGGAGGCAATTAATATGCCAGCAAGAGAATTTGTGGAGATGTCGCTGGGTCAGAATACTGCCCGTGATGGCGCGGTATCCAAGTTTTTCGACAGCCTGTTGGAGAATTATAACCATGGCTTCGATGCGAACAATACCACGGCAATCTTCAAAACTGAAGCTAATGCACAGCGGTTCCTGGATACCGTTAACTCTATCCTTGAGGCTGACCAGTACAAAGGCGAGGGCCTGCGTCACGCGGTGCTCCGTGAGGATGCACAGGCGCGTGCAGTTGCCATGGGCGCTGTTGTACACGAACTGCTTGAAGAATCCGCTCAACAGGGTCTGACAGCGTTGCGTCCGATCTCGATGACATCTTTCGGTTTCCAAATCCGGTCTTATGTAAAGGCGGTCATGCACCGTACCTTCAAGACCCTGCAAGCCGAAAAGCCATCGTTCAAGATCACTGAACGTAAACAATATCTGATCGACCTGTCCGGTAAACGCCGGTACTTCGTGGACGCGTTCAATACGAACTCCGACCTGGCTCAACACATCCGCCATCGTCTGGACGTAACGATCAACGTTCCTAACACACAGTATGACATTTTTGCTGCCAACGGCATTGACCCTCGTAACAAACTGGGTGTTGACTTCAACCTGAAGTCCTTCACTGCAGTTGAAGCCGATGGTACTACTGCTGCTACAGCTCTGAAAATTACCGGCAAGAAGCGTGAAATCGACATCGAAACCGGTAACTTCAATATCGAAGTAACATTCGGTACTGACAACAAGGTAGCGATCATCCATGGTAACGTGGATTTCAACACCAACAAGGTGACTTCGCTGTCTGCAACTGACGCTCGTGTTAAAACCGTAACCTTCTCGGCCCGTCTGTCTTCCGAGACTCACCTGGCTGCAATGGTTGTTGGTATGGAGCATGAGAACAACACCATCAACATCCCTGATAACACCCATATCGAAGTTGAGCTGTCCCAAGAATTTACTGACGACGCTTCCCGCATGCTGGGTATCAATGTACTCGAAGAGTACACTAACCAGATGGGTATCGCCGTTGAGAAGCTTGAGGATATCGACATCTTCACTAAGCATAAAGAGCTGGCTGTGGACGCACTCGTTAAGGCAACTTTCGACTGCGAACCTGACGCTGGATTTGCATACGGTAGCGAAGAATGGATTAAACGTCAGTTCCATCCGTTCATCGAACGCGTGTGCATTCGCTTGAAATCCGAACTTCAGCTGGATGACTGCCACTTCCGCGTGGTTGGTAACCCACTGGATATCCGCCTTCCTAACGCTTCCGGTGAGGAATACATCTTCCGTCGGAACCAAGAAATGGCTGGCGCTGTTAAGATGGAATACGACTTCGCTGTCGTAACATCTGGTAACACTGTATTCTACCTGTCCACGGACCGCGTTCCTCCAGGTAAAGTATACGTTCACCTGATCCCTAACTCCATCGAAAACAACATGATTACGGTTAACCACTACCGTTATGCTAACTACGTTTCCAACAAATACCGTTCCAGCCGCAATGCAGCGCTGCCAACCATCATGGTTGCAAGCCGCTACAAAACGCAGGAATACTACCCAGTGAATGCCGAAATCACTATCGAGCACAACAACAAAGAGCTGTACGATAACTACGGCGCTTAATCATCGGCGACTTGCCCATAGCCCTTAATTGGGCTATGGGTATTTTATTTATAAAAAGGAGGATATTGATATGAACCGTTACACTGTTAAGCTGCTCACAAACTTACTGAGTGAAATCAAGCAGTTTAAGAAATACGAGAATGTTGAGGCGATCTGCGCACTGCTGAATAATGAGATTCCAACCTCAAAGTGCGTAAGCGTGACAATCAACGATTCCGGTAAGGCCAGTTCCTTTTATGGTATCGTTGTATACCCTGACCTTGACGGTAACCGTGAATGGGGTACACCTAAGCAGTATACGATTGAAATCCAGCGTCAGGCGATTGATCTATTTTCGTCTTCTGAGCTGGCAGCATTGATTATCCATGACATCAGCCACAACGTACTCACTTCTACGGTAGGCGAGCGTCTTAAACTGGCACTGCTCAAAGCATGCCGGATTACAAGCAGTAAAGTTGTAACCACTGGCTTTAACCTCGACCGTAAGATGGTTGATTTGGCAGCCCTCGACATTGCGAACCGGACGTTTAAGACTCCACTCGTTCCGGGTACAGAAATGTACGAACCTGACCGTCTATTGATCGACCTTGGCATTGAGGAAGATTTCAATGATGCCCTTACAAAAATGGCATCCATTGATTATCTGAACCTTAGTATGGCGGACAATGAAACCATTGCTGATGCCAATATGGGTCTGCATCTGGTTAAAATGGTTCGTGAGAAAGCTCGCAAGGTGACCAGAGCCTATGACGAACTGATGTTTTATCTGCAAGCTCAATATGACACCAAGGTATTCAATGCCTTCCCTCGGCTTGACCTGATGGTAAAAGAAGACCGTTTCGGTGCAGAGGTATTGGAGGAAGAAGACCTTCGGCCATTTGAACATCGCCTATTGGACGAGACTGCTACAACCAAACTGCGGAAGCAGACTGATTCTCTGGCCTCTACCATCTTGGAAGCAGCCGATTCCGGTTCTCAGTTTGGGAATAAACGCATCTCGTATTCGGCCCTTCAGCGTGAGCTGGATATCCTGAATTTCAAAATCGACGGGCTGGCGAGTAATTATGAACGCCTGGCTGTCCTTGATCGCATCTACGATAACATCTTTGCACTCGAAAAGTATCTGGACAAGAATCCGAAGGATACCATCGTCTGGGATTACCTGAAGAAGTTCGTTGCGATGACAGGTATCCTTAAAGACACCAAGATCGCGAAGCGCAAATATGGTGTCTTCGTTGAGGTACCTGACGGATACGAAGGGTAAGGGTGATATACCATGTTAGCTCGCCCGTATACACTAGAGGAAGACGAGTATTACATTCATAAGAAGACGACGAATATGTCATTTATGAAGGTTGCAACCCTTCTACACATGTCCGGTGTCAAGAACTATGATTTTTTTCTCAAGCTGTATGATAAAGACCTGATGGATATCGATCCTTACGATCCTGACATTACCTTTGCGGAAATGAGTAAGGTCGTTGTCGAAGTGTCTCGAAATTATTGGTACTTCCTACGTGAAATTGCCAGAATCCCCGAAGAGGGTGCTTCCACGGATATCGGTGGCGGTACCCCCTTTATGCTACACCGGGGTAACTTGGCACAAGCTTGGTGCTTTGAACATAACCTCTCTCACTACCTAGAGCTGCCTCGTCAGTTCGGTAAGACGACAGGTGCCGTGCAGCGTTACCTCTGGCAGTTTAACTTCAATGCCACCTCGTCCACAACGATCTTTATGAATATGGATAAGGCAGCGTCGGTAAGTAACTTGGCCCGTCTAAAAGAAAGCCGTGCTTTGCTTCCTCTCTACCTCCAGTTCAATAAAGATTTCGATGAAAAGACAGGTGAGCTGAAGAGTCAGACGGACAACGTAAACGAAATCAAGAATAAACGTCTTGGAAATAAGATTCTGACTAAAGCCTCTGCCCGTAACACCCAAAACGCAGAGCGGGCGGGTCGCGGTCTCACCGTTGCATCCCTGTGGTTTGACGAGTTGGGCCACATGCTGTTCAATGAAGTTATCCACGCTGCCGCAATGCCAGCGTTCTCTCGTGCATCTGAGAACGCGGCGAAGAACGGCAAACCATACGGTGTATGTATCACCTCTACACCGGGTGACCTTGGTACAACTCACGGTGACTATGCCTTTACGCTTATCAAAAATGCGGCTCCGTTTACAGAGAACCTGTATGATGAAGACGCAGAATATGTTGAGACCTGGCTCCGGAAGAACTCTTCCAACAAAATGGTCTACATTAAGTTCTCATTCTTACAACTGGGTAAGACCATGGAATGGTATACGGAGCAGTGTGAGAACCTCAATAATAACTGGGTTAAAATCCGTCGTGAGTTGCTTCTCCAGTGGAATAAAGCGTCGAATAACTCTCCATTTAGTGCAGAGGATATCGAAGCGCTGGTTGAAATGGCAACTGAGCCTATCCGCACGATTCGGATCAACGGTCACTACTATGTAGATGTATATAGAGAGATCGATCCATTTAAACGTTACCTGGTCGGTGTCGACGTGTCGAAGGGTGTAGGTAAGGATGCGACTGCTGTTGCGATCGTAGACTCTGAAACCCTTGAACTGGTTGCCTTGTTCCAGAATAACACGATGCGATCTCCAGAACTTAAGCGGTTCTTATATACGCTTATGATGGAACACTTCCCGAACTCTGTACTGGTTATTGAAAGTAACTATGTCGGTTCGGCTGTTATTGAAGACTTACTCCGCACACCACTGAAGAACTTTATGTACTATGACTTCGCTTATCGCTTGGCTGAAGAGAGCCGTAAGAAGGGTGTCATTAAGCCAAAGAATAAAGATAAGCTGGTATATGGTCATGAGGTCACCTCAGCCACTCGTCCGAAGATGATGGACCTGCTGCTGAAGTTTGTGTCTGACAATAAGTATAAACAAAAGATCGCTTGCCGTGACTTCGTTGATCAACTCCGTTATTTGGAGTACAAGAATGAAGAACGCATCGATCACCAAGCTGGTAAGCACGATGACGTCATCTTCGCTTACTTGGCATGTATCTACGTCATGTTTTATGGGCGTAACCTTAGCCGGTTTGGTCTGTTTAATCGGTATAATTTCAATGGCGATGAACTGGAAGAACGGGACTACAACCAAGAGGATGTCCTCGATAAAGTCCTTCGTAAAACCAAATTCGCTAAGATAGCTAAGAATAACCCATTCCTGTCTGGTCTGTTCGACGATCTTCTCTTCGTAGAAGATTTAGAGCGTAATAGCGAGAAGGAACTGTGGGAATTGGAGGCTAACGATCACAACTCAAGCATCTTCACAACCGATGGTCATGGTATGAATAAGGTCATGAAACCAAATGCGATCGCAATGCTTAATGCACGCTCAGCGGTTAGGCTTGACCGTACGACTAACCAGATTTTCGGTTTAGGAGATCGGTACAGTGGGAGTAGCTGGTGAAAACCAGCTACTTTCTTTTTTACCATACAGCAGACACATTATTAGACAAGACCCATTTATAGGAAGGGGAAGCACTTATGGCTATCATCGATCACGAGGGTATCAGTAACGAGGCTAAGCTGCATCAGATTGCGACTATCATTGACAACCAGTTCTTTACGGAGTCTATTCGGGAGCAAATCATGAGCGGTCTCGACTGTAGCACGACTGACTATCTGAAAGAGTTTAACATCAAGTACAAATACATCACGGAGAATTATGATCAGGCCGATTACGGCAACATTGAAGACTTCCGTGAGCACCTGCATAACGACATCATCCAATGGATCGAATCCAAGTATCACGTTGAAATCGGCTACGATAGCGACGATCTGGCACCGCTGGTTCGTCAGCTGTATCGATTCTTTGTGTTGGATTTGAAAGATGCCATCACGACATTTTTGTTCTACTATATCCGGGAGAACTATGAGAATATACTCCACAGTATCGACCCGGAATTGATTAACCGGTCTCAGCTGCGTCCAGATACCCCTGAGGATTTGGAGCCTGCGATCTTAACCATTACCAATCTGGGTACTGTCCTCGATGTCGTCATCTCGATGAACATCAGCTTCGACACGTTTATCCAGTACGCGGTTATGGGCGGTGACATCCGCAGTATCAATGAGCTTCACAGCGCGCTTGATGGCCCGGATAGTCAAAGTATCCTCCATGTAAGCAGCGAAGACAGTGTTTTTGCTGGTCTGATGCAAGAAATGAAGGACAATATCTACGATCATAACATTGTCGTGGAACTTGGAACTCGCCTGACCAGATCATTTAATATACCGATGGGAGAGAATTAGAATGTCTAAATCCAGAGAAAACGTAGTTGATGAATTCAAAGCTATCTTGAATCAAGGCGCGCAGTTTGCTGCTCGCGGCACGCAAGACGACGCAGGTCTTGACTACCCTAGACAATCCGGTAAAACCAATCCAATCGTAGCTGCTGCATTGGAAGCTGAGGCCAGTCCATTCAATGTAATGGCTGACCCGGAAGACCTTGGTCTTAACATCAAGGCGTTTGATGTCGAGGACGATGAGCTTAATATGACCCGGGAAGAAATGCTTGCTCAGCTTGGTGAAGGCGAAAAGCTGGTTCGTGCACAGGTTAAGGTGGATGCTCTAACCGGCGAGAAATCGATTGTACCGGTTCGTGAAGACGATGAAACCGCCCCTGAATCGCTGGCTGACATCCAGCCTCCTACCCCTGAGGAAGTGCGCAAGCAGTTCTCTGCAATCGCACGCCAGAATATCCTGCTTCTGATCCCAAGCGATACGCCGGATGCTGAAGTTGATAAGCTTGTAACTAAATTGGAAGATACAGTGGGTAGCCTGACTCGTAACGAGATCACAAACCTCGGCGACGAACAGGTGAAGACGATCCTTGGTGATGTGCTGTACAAAGGCATCACGCAGTTCAACCCTAAACCAATCAAGGCTGCTAAAGCATTCCTGCTTGATCTGAAGGCTTCGATTACGGAAAGCAACTCTATCATCAATGCAATTGATGAAGTCAATGCCTCCATGAAGTTCTTCCAAGAAGCAGGCATCAATGATATGGAGCTTGAAATCAAGGCCAGCATGGAGGGTGAGGATACATACCCTACTCCACTGCATCACTACAAAGAATATCTTAAACGGTACGTTGAACGTCTGAAATCCGACCCGCTGCACTTCACAAACCGGTTCGTTCAGACTGAAATCGAAACCTGTGAAAGCCGGATTAAGGCGCTGGACGAAGCGTTCTCGTTCCACCGCATCATTGAAAAAGGCTTCAACTTGAAGTCCAAGATTCAAAAGGACTTTAAAGACAAGAAGATGGTCGCGCGGGCAATCCACGACTTTGTGGGTAAGCTTAACAATGATCCATCCTTCGTAGTGCAATTCCCGGTTCCAAAGAATATTTCCGATAAGCAAGCTACGCCTCAATACCTGACCAGTGTATGGATGATGTTCATCGCCATGCTGGAAACATATCGCATGTTCCCGGTATTGGATGAAATCTCGTATCTGGATTATGGTGACATGGCTAACATTGTTACCGGTCAAACCAAGGTTGAGTATAATGAAGAAGGCGAGCCGTTTGACGAACGCCTTCACAACCTCAAACTCTTCGCTGAGAAGCATAGTATCACCAAAAGCCACCTCAGACAGGCAGAGAGCTTCGCTACGGTATTCTGCTATGTAATGGCTCGGGCTTACAAGCCGACTGAGCTGACTGATACCTACAATAAATACGTGGTATCATTCACCATGAGCATCCTTACACAGTCCATGAATGTCCGTTACCGTGAATTCACTCACGCTGCCTTTGCTGAGTTCTACAGAGTTCTCACGCCATAATAAACCAAGACACTTCCTTCGGGAAGTGTCTTTTTTCGTGTGTCGAACAGACAAGTAATGCGAAAGGAGGGTAAATATGACGTATGAACAGAACGAACGCTACTTTGTTGCCAAAGGGTCTAAGATTATTTTAGATGCTCCCCGTTGCGAAATCTATGTGCCTGACCAGTACTTCGATGCGAAGCTGGCTGTACAAGACGGTGAAATCTTCGATCTTCTCTTTATTGCAAAGTACCGAATCGTACCTGAGGGTGCGACTGATATTGCTAAGGTTCCACTTTCTGAATTTGCGATTCCGACCATGCTGCTTACACGTCCAGATGAAGTCAAGCGGGCGGAGATGAATCTTTATGGTACAAATGAACGGTTCACAGTCTTTGTATACTACAGAGGCGCAGAACTGATTTACAATTCAGAGATTGTAAAGAATCCAACTTCCGTCGAACGGTTTGTTACCCAGTGGACAGAAGGAAAGATTCGCCTCAACTACGGCAGCGAGGTTAATGATGTCGTCAATAAAGTGCAAAAGATTCATGATAGTAAACTGAACGTCCATCAATCCGTACAGCAGATCGTAAGCTCAGCTGTATATCGGTCGATCAGTGACCTGTCTGTCTTGGCTCGGTTTGTTGCCAAACCGGATGCCGACAACTCTAAAATCATTAGAGGGATTAATATGCGTGAGAGTTCAGCGTTTACCTCCACACTGGCTGGGGTTGGCTTCGAAGATGTAAAGTCCATGCTCACGGTGGCGGATAACCGGGATGACCGTAAGAACCCCGCCCCATTGACAAACATCGAAAAAGTCATTAAAGGCATTCGGATACGCCCGGAACAGATGGATGAATCTGAACAGTAGAATAATCTACATTACTTAAGAGTGAAGAGGAGGCATTTGACCATGTTTGATAAGGTTACGATTGTCGATCAGACCATTACCGCCCCGGTTCCGGCGGCGCTAAACGTTGATCGGCCAACAGCATTCATCCCTATCTTCTCGCCGCGTGGTTACGGTAAGGATACTGAACTGACAACTTACCAAGGGTATACACAGTCTACCCTGGTGAATCGGTACGGTACACCTTCCCTCAATAACACACTGGCACCAATCTACTACGCTTACGAGTTCCTTCGTGGCGGCGGTGACGTGATCACCCATCGTGTTACATCCAAAACATCTACCTATGCCCACAATGTTATTCTGGCAAAAGGCCGTGTGAAGGATGACGTATTTGAGGTGAAGTTTGAAATCAAGACAATCAACGACGCGGTGAATCTGGAGAGCTTGATTACAGCTGCCGAAGCACTGGCTACTACTGTAGCTGACGTTGATGGTTACCGGACATACCCTATCGCCGTTCACGGTTTGAACTGGACTGGTGTTGAGGGTAATAAGTACACTTGGCGGTTGGTTCCTGACCGCGTGACAGAAAAGGTTATCCCACAGCGGGCATATACCCTTGAGTCTCGCAGATCGGTCAGCAGCAGCCCTCAATCCGTGTCCTTCTCGACACACATCGATGCTGTTTTGGACAGCACCAGCATCTACGCTGACGAATACGTTGAAACTCGCGTTCCAGATGTGTTCTTCCGTATGCTGGATACCTACGACACCTTCCTGGCTGCAATCGCTGCATACGTACCTGCCGGTGAAGAGTATCCTGATATTTTCTTTGGTAATACAAAGGCAAATGTCGCTTATCCTAACTACCAGATTCAAGACACCTCTGTAGACTTCACAGCTGTGGGTGGCCTTGCACTGGCTGGTGGCGGCGACGGTGACTTTGCAAGAACTGAACCTAACCGTGTAACTAACATGATGGCCCGCATGGCGGAAATTTACAATGAGGAGCCTGCTCTCCTTCTGGTGAATGAATACCGTTATACTGTGGACTACGTGTTTGACTTCGGTGCTACACAAGCGGTTAAAGACGCCCTGGTCACATTTGCTGGCAGACGTCAAACCACAAAACCGGTTATTGACTTTGGTCTCCAAGGCTCTGCCGCGACTATCTTGGCGATGCGTGTATCCGGTGATCTGGCTTATGATTCTTCCGCAGTGCATCTGCAGGCAGGATATGGTCAGTACACTGATCCGTTCACCAATAAACGTCTGACAATGCCATTATCCTTCTTCGACGCGTTCGCTCTGCCGAACCTGATCAACTCCAGAGGCGGCCACTGGCCACAGGCTGGCGCAAACTATCCATACTCCAACATGATTGCAGGTTCTTACAAACCAGCATTCTATGATGAGAATTCGGATATTGTACAGTCCTTCATTGACAATCGCATTAACTTTGCGATGGAAGAAGTCGGCGGTTATGTTGCTGCTCACCAGTCCACTGCTAAAAAGCAGGATTCGGCTCTGGTTGAAAAGAACAACATGTACCTGCTGCACCTGATCATTCGTATCGGTCTTCGTACTGCGAAACAGCAACGCTGGAACTTCGCTACGGATACTGACATCGAGAAATACCAAGCATTCCTGATCCAGAACATCGGCTTCCAGCTGGATGGTAAACTGGATTCCTTTACGCTGACTGCTCAGCGCGAAGATGAAATCGGCCCAGGAAGAAACCGTGTTCGCGTTGATGGCGTAGTGAAGTTCAAAGACATCAACAAAGGCACAAGCTTCTTCTACACCGTTGTCTAAATAACTTGAATAGGAGGTAACCAAAATGACAGAAGTACTACGTTCTACACCACGGGCGATTGAAGCGTCGAGCTTGTGGCTGGGGGTGCCGAACTTGAGTTCATCTATGCTCAAGACTTTCGACCCTGCATATACCGGTCACGTGCAAATCTTCGTTGTTAATACGCCTAAAATCTTTACGAAATTCTATCCGGACACTCATGATCTCCGGTTCAAGGCTATCATGGAACGGACATCCCTGTCTGCAACTGGTATTCCGGAATTGACTGCAAACTCTCAGAACCAAACCCATGGTTTCTCTGATCGGTTTGTACCACACTTCACCTATTCCGAGCTGCCATTTGACACCCTGACCATCCGGCTTCTGGAGTTCAAGGGCTTGCCTGTATACACAATGATCCGTGACTGGATCGAGAATATGGGTGATCCTCGCTCCAAGATTCAGGATTACAAGGGCCGCGCTGGTAGCGGTAATGATAAGCTGGAGTACTCCTTGGAGAACCACTCCGCTTCCTTCATCATCGTGACCACTGATGAAACTCACCAGAAGATTCAGGGTCGCGCTCACTATATCACAGCTGCTACACCAGTAAGTGTTCCAAATGATCACTATAACTGGAATGCGGGCGAAATTGGTATCGTTGAGGGTTATGATGTGGCATTCCGTGGCGTTCTTCAGTACGGTAACTATATCGACATGAAGGCACAGGAACTGCTGAATCAACGTAACCTGTTGATCAACTATATCGCTGAGCGTAATGACGCTAAGCCGCTGACTGGCGAATACACGCTGTAAACGCCAAAAAAGGACTACACCACATTTGTGGTGTAGTCTCTTTACGTTTAGAATCCGCCATCTCCGCTACCGTCGCCCATGTCGGCGTCTCCACCGGCTGCATCAGATTCCATAGCATCGGCTTCAGCGGTGTCGAGTGCATTAGCTCGTGCTTTATCCTCGATATCGTCGCTTTTAATTGATTCTTCGATGGCATCGATTGTTGCCCAATCATAATTAAAGTTCTGTCGCATGAATGCTTTAATGAATAATGGCTTCAGTTTATCCAGTTGGTCTTTGCCTGCAAGCTGGATATTGGCAAATGATTCAGCCAGATTCTTGGTGGTTTCAATCAAGTCACTGGTTAACTGAATCAACATGCTCTTTGATGGGATAAGGGAAGAGAAGATGGTTTCAACTTCCTCCTTCTCAAGGTCATACTCGTACGTCATGATGCGGCGCACCAACCGTTGCCAAGGTTTGTTGATTTCACCTTGAGCCAGTGCGCTTGATGTTGCAACGTCGAGGTTTGCCATGGACAGGGTACGAGCGAACTCAACCTCATCCGTATAGTTCACCACAACAGAAGGTACGTTAAAGGAAAGAATGATAGATTTGATTAGGAACTGCAAGAATGGCTCATCCATCTCAACTGATTGTCCAGAAATGACTTCAGGTGATACAGGGCGTGCGCCATCCTCGGTTTGAGGTAGGAACAAGTCTACGATCGAGCCAACCGAACCCATGATACCCGCAATCGACCCAAGGTCGGATACGCGGATTTCACCATGCTGGATAGCTTCGATAGCATTCATAACCGATTGTTCAACGTTGTTTGTCAGACCTGTGTTTACATAGTAAATCGTACGGTCAGAGCCACGTCTCACTTTGGTTAGGATGTTGTTGAGTACCATAAGCAGGTACATCTTAGCATAGAATGTAGCATTTTTAAGGATAGAACCATCTGGGCGTTTGAACTCAATCACATCATCCGGGTGAAGGATAATAATATCTTGACGTTCGCGGTGGATGTTCGAATCCCGGATGAACTCATAGAAGACATCCATGTCATCGAAATTGACCTTAAGGAATTCAGGAGAAAGGTTAGCGAGTACTCGGTTACCAATCTCTCTGATCATACGGTCTTCCATCATCTTAACATTGTACTCGCCATAGGACTGATTGTCTGTCCGATAGAACGAGAAATTGTTACGCATTTCTCCTTGGAGGTTGTAACGAAGAGACTTATCTCGACGTTCTTCCATGTAGATATAAGCGATAACGGTATCCTTGATTCGCAGCGGGTATACCCTCGCCGGGTCAAGCCGTTCGATCTTACATCCATTGATTTCGAGCTGGTCATATGCCTTATTCGTTTTATCATCCAACTCGTTCATGCCCTCTGCCGCGCTATCAACGTTCTTTTTCTTGATTTTCATATTTTTATTGTCAGAGAAGAAATCCTCAAAGGATGATTCGAACATGAATTTCGATTTATCCTCACGCACGGATTCAACAATGGCAGCGTCGTAAATGAGCTTACGATTGGATTGGTATACATTGATACCATCAATCCATTTCGTGATACTCTCATTCATCTGACCCAGCCCATCTTTGAATTCTTTACTTTCATGGTCAGTTGCAACCTTAGCCAGCCGTTGCTTAAGGGTGTCAGTATCAACGACATCTTCCCCATCGAGGTGAGTCTTGATGCGGTTGGTTAAATCGTCGATAAAGGTCGATTCGTTTAGTGATCCGATGCCATCTGTGGTGAGTTTAGCTGTGATACCAGCACTTTCCTGAAGGGTACTTTCCTTGAGGAGCGACTTTCTACGATTCTGAATATCTGGGTCAGATTTGATCGCTTGGATGACAGCCTTGTACGGGATAACCGTTACATACTCCACACCAATGACCAGATAGTTCTCTACGATTGTCCGCAGTTTAGACGCCAACTCGTAGCGTTCTTCTAACCGGGACATAACGGCGTTAACATTTCCTTTATTCTTGATGTCATGCTCCAGTGTGAAGGTATCTGAAGTAATGACCTCCGGGATGATGATTGCGTTGACCAGGAGATTGATAACCCGGGAGATTTCCGGGATAGACCGCCGGAGGATTTCATAGTCGGCGATGGTATCATACAGCTGGTTATCCATCATCATAATCTGCTGCAATTCGCTGAAGAGCTGCTTGTTATTGGTTATAATGTCATGGATACCATGCTGCTCCTTAGGTTTCTGTCTAAGGTTTCGGGCGTTTTCAGACGGAGATAACAATCCGAAATCGTTGATTCGGCTATTGGCCCAGCTGTTACCCTCAACGGTGCGCTCTAACGTGTTCTTATTGTTTTTATTCAATTCCGAGATTTTATCCAGCAATTCTGTGGAGCCGAATAAGTCTCTTTCAATGCCGTACGTTGCATAGCTGGTCGCTTTTTGTGTATTGCCAAGCGTGTTGATAAGCTGCTTGATGTTACCAGCAATCGCACTTATCGAACTTTGATCGTCTTTCTTTGCCATGATCGTTCCTCCCTAGAAAAAAATAAGGGCTGTGGTTGCCCACAGCCCGTTTGGCTACAGGTGTAAACCATTGAACACGTTGATTAGCATACAAGTGGGTTTACTGACTGTTGCCGTACATAGAAAGGTACTCGGATCATTTCGATACGGAGTAAACCGAAGTGCGATACTATCAGAAGCATTAACGGATTGAAAGATTGATTTAGATGCCCGAATCCGGTACGGCCCCTTCTCTACATCCAGCGGCGTATCACCTTTCATAATCATATTCTTATCCAGATCATCTACGATAACGCTGGCATCAAAGTCGGCAGTCTCACCAACACGTGTAAGTATCCCCTGAATTCGATTCATCAAATTATGGTTATCGCCGATATGTCGGATATGTATAACGAACGTACCCTTCTCGGGCTGATCGATTTGCTCCATGTATTTGATAAGCATCTTATCATCAAGTGCTTCCGGGGATAATGCTCCTGTAAAGGTAAGACGAACACCGATATCGGTAAATTCAATATCTTGAAACTGAAAGTACTTCATCATAAAGATCGGAAGCTTAGGGTCGAACTCATATTTCCCGGTTAAGAAAGGTGTGACCTCCTTCTCTACCTTAGGTGAGAGTAACACAACAGCCAGCGCACCTTCGGCCATCCAGCTAAATGTTCCCTCGGATACAATGATCGGCTCAGTGGTGATCTTACCCACGATTTCACATACCTTAATCAATCCGCCGAATACAGATTTCTTATCGAACTCCATTCTAACATCTTCCTTTCAGGTAATATATTGGACGTTTTAAAATATCTACTTTAAAACACAGGCATAAGAGTTACCAATATTCTAATGAGGTGATTATAATGGGAGTAGTTGTTAAAAGATTTAGCGAACTACCTGAGAATGAAGTTGAGACGCCATACATGCCCGACGCAATGTTTTATTTGCTTAAAAACGGGTTTGTGCGTCTCCGTCTTCCGGGTAACATGTTTGCTTCCAACGTAATAATCAGCAATTTCCAGCAGGCTATTGAATCATTGAATCTTAAGTTTACTGATAAGTTCTCACCAGGCTATCCGAACTACGTTGAATACATGCTGTCCGGGTTTGAGGACGACCGATCATTACCTGAAAAGGAAACTGTCAAGAAACCTTATATCCCACTGGATGGTACCACCCGGCCAGCCCATATGCCATTTGATTTTGTAAAGACGATTTGTGAAACTAACCCAGGTAAAGATGCAAAGGGTAACTATATCGGGGCGGACATACCCCCGTATATAGCAAAGGCATCAGCCTTCGTAACCTTTATGGCTGATGCAGCGGCAATCCTCAACGACAAGTCCGGCCCTGACCGGGATTACGGTTTTGATCCGATCAAGGAACATGATTGGAAAATGCGGCAACTTAAGTACCCAAATATGACAATATAGTAACACCTGTAGTCAAAAAATAAGATACCCATGGAGGAATTTCCTCCATGGGTTTATTCACGTTTAAATGGAATTACGTTTACGCTCTGACTGATACTTTACGATATTGTAGATCGCAAGTGGTACAGAGATGTGAGTCAACAGAATGTCTGCCGTTATCGAAGCTAATCCTTTGGTGACCTTATATGGTTCGCCAATAGATTTGTTTCTGGCAGCGCAATATAGAATAGCTGGTATAGATACGATCATCCCAGCCGCTTTATACGCTGAGAATCTGGGCATAACCAACACAGCGGTTCGACTATTTAGTGTGATCCGGGTCTGTGTGTCAAGCGTGTGTTTAGAGACTGCTGCCATTACGGTATTAAGTCCCACGTACAAAATGTACAGCGTTAACGATGCGGATAAAGTCGTAATCATTTAATTTCCCCCGATAGGTCAATTTAGATTCTTTTGACTAACCATCCTAAGTGTCGCATTAAACCAAAGGCAAATTGAAACATCCCCGTTGTGATAAGCAGTATAAACATGGTAAGATGCATAAATATCGTATTCGTCTTCTGTGAGAACTTCAGTTTGAAAACTTGTGTTGCAATCCGGCCCAATGTCAATGTGATGCGAGCTGTGTACGCGAACGGAGCGGTTGATGTGATGGTAATATACGTGGGCATCGGAAGTTTCCCGTGTACCTTTGCATACATATTCACCCTCCGAGTCTCGAAGATACCCAGCAAGTAAATCCCGAAGTTGGTCATCAGGAAATACAAGATGATCAATGCGTTGAACGACATCTTTAAACACTCTCCTTCATTAGTAAGATTAATAGATTGTCGAGCAAAGGGTATTTAAAGATATGTAAAAATAAAGAGATTGTCCCACAATAGGACAATCTCTAAGGTTTAGTTATTTGACTTCAAAGTTAATCCACGTGCCCTTGGGTGCTATCTTACCGGCAAGCGTTTCAGCATCCTCGATGCACGCAAGCAGTGCCTGCTTCAGTATATCAATCTCATATTCCATGACCTCATCATTCAGTTGAATCATGAAGGTGTGATCATCTCGATCAACAGTTGTTGTGTATGGAATCGCACCCATGATTTCATTCATGTGAGGAGCAAGATTAGCGCTGTATGGGAACGGACCTACTGTCTTAACCAGTTTAGTGCCAGGGATAATATCCCGGTCAAGAATAATACTGAACGCGAATCCCATCATGATATCATTAGGGATATCTTTAAATGTGATCTGGGTAGCGTGTGGTGGTATTTCCTCTACGACATAGATACTGTGGATGTCGGTATTGTAGGTATATAGAACATCGCTGATCACGATACCATACCGAACACCCATCTGCATCCAGTCGGAATGACCAACCAGAAACCGCATTTCGCGTTCTGCAACATGGCCTAACGCCAGTACACCTTTAGCTGTAAATCTACTATGACCTTGAATAAATCTATTTTCCATTATGAATTCCTCCTATTATCTAAGTGTAGTGCTATTTGGTTTGGACAGCATCCAAAGCTTGCTGGATACTATCATGGATAAGTCTGGCTACATATCGTGTAATACCGCCAGGAAACTCGACCTTGAACTCAGATTCATCAGTGTCGAATATGATACGATATTGTGCAGTGTATTCGCCGACTGCTGCGTTTGCTGCAAGTGTATATTTTTTACGCGGACGTTTTATTTGAAATGGTCCGATGCTGTGAGTCACGGATGTCTCGGGTATTATCCATGGGTTAATAATAATCTCACATGCAACGCCCATCACAACCTCAATAGGCACGGACTCATTGGCCACCTGTTGGACAAGTGGGAAACTCGTATCCGCGTATATCGTGCACGTTGCCGGATCGTACATATAATAGGTATCATTGATATCGATACCATACTGGTCCCGCAGGAATACCCATCTAGCGTATTTGGTCAGGAACTGTATTTGCGGACTGGCTGCAGTTGCCATCGCTGATGCACATTTTTTCATGAATAACTCATGGTTCAACACAATTGTATTTTCCACTACAAATCCTCCTATTATCTTAAGGTATTACTGATAAATAAAATCCGTGAAAAGTTGATAAAGTATGCGACATCCCCGTGTCCTCCAATGTCTGGGTTACAGGCACTGAGGACATTAGGGTCTAGCACGTTATACCACTTGAGAATACCTTCGGGTGCTTCTCGATCTTCAAGAAACACATCCGCCTTCTCTAGTACAATGTAGTATACGTGCATCTCGTTCCCGTTAGGGTACCGCATACAGACAATCTGCTCGAATCGGTCATTAGCACCCAGTATAATACCGGTCTCCTCCTCGACTTCTCGAACCACCCCATCAATAGGGCGTTCATCGACCCTTACCTTCCCACCTATCCCATTCAACTTTCCTTGGAACGGATGGTGTTCGGCTTTTGGCCTAGTTAGAAGTACGTATTGACCGGTTTCGTTTAGAATGAATGCGAGCGTAAAGATATTAGGCTGGTCAACAGCTACCACTGTATCACTCATTGGTAATCGGCCCAGCTGATTGTGGTGTAACTTGAAGTATATATCTGCTACTCCGTGGTGCATTTGGAGCGTTACGGTCGTAGACGTATACACCAGACTCTTCAATGTCGTTGAGATCAGCAGATACTGGTTCAGGTGTATCACCTGTAAGGTTGATATTCGGGTACAGGCCAGATGCATCAACCTCGGTGAGATTAAGTGGTACCTCGCGATGATACGGTTTCCGCGCAGTTAACTTGATTTTCCGCATAATAAGTAAATGTGATGCTTTGTATGCTTTCCTAATCAAGCGCCTCCTGCGTCTGGGGTTATCTACCTTAAAGGCATCTTCCATAGCCACAGTACCCAACAGCCGAGTATGCACCCGTCTAATATACTTCCATGCCTTCTTCCTGATTCGACGGTTTTTAGTGCGATTGAAGGTGCGGGCAGCTGTGATAAGCTCTGGGTAGCCATATTTAAGCGCCCATTTTACTATCATATCCCGGTAATACGTTTCTCTCCGGGATTCGATATTTGGAGTACCGTTCACGCCGTAATGCCAATTAATCGCGTACATGGATAGTGCCGTGATATGACGCGCTCTTTTTACAGCTTCCTCAGAAAATTCATGTTTAGATATAGTCATTAATACCCAACCTCCTCAGAAATGATATTCCATACCGATCGCATATTAGCCCACATGAATAAGTCAGCCCGAGCTTCATCGTAGTCGATGTAATTCCACATCATTGGGTCAATATCGTCAGCTGCCAATCCAGAGAATGTGAACCGTTGTCCGGTGTTGACATGCTGGTTCAGGATATCAAAGTTTTCTTGCAGGTCTTCCTTGAAGAATAGATACAACGTATAAGCATGTCCAAGCTCGTGTAGCAGCATTGCTACAAACAGACTAGGAGCTGTTGACCGGATACCAAGAGTTTTCAGCATCTCTTGGTATTCACCTTTTCTATAGGTAACACCCGATTGGTTCATAGTCTTCTCAACGTTGGCGGACATGGTGATTGTACCTATCAGAAGGTCAGGACTCTTCTTCGTCTTGTTAGTTGTATAGCTAACAGGTTTACTGTCAAAATATCCACCACCCGATTTAACCAGTAGTGTGTCGTCTTCAAAAGACGGTTTGATGATGACATCATGCGGCATGAACCCGTATTTATCACGAATATATTTAACTGCTATGCGCACTGACTTGGCGAGATTGGGATTGAACCGTTCATCTCCTATCATATTTTGTAATACCGACATGCCTGAAACTGGGTCGTGAGGTATTGTACCGAGCACCCCGATAGGCTCTTCTGTCACCTTAATTGCCCCGGCGTTTAGGATAGAGTCTGTTGATCTTAAATGCCGCTTAGATTTCGTGTGTACCATAATAGCCACTTGGCTTTTAGGTAAGACGATGGAACGACGTTCTTCTGTCATAAATAAATCTCTCCTTTAATAGTATGAGTTCATTAGTATAATATATAATACAGTTTTCAGTCGAATAGAATACGACTTCGTCTGCGATCCTGCAAGTATAGATTCAACAAACCAACAGCATATTAATCAAGAACAAATTTGTACTGCGAAAGGAGAAGTAAAAAATGGATGTATTGGCACACCTTCGCGCCATCCAAGAAGGCGCATACGTTGCTGAAGCGACTGACACCGATTATGAGGACGACATCACAGGCGAAGACGTCGATGATGACGCCCTTGATTTCGATGAATTTGATGATGAACTGATGGCGGAGGCCACTATGGCATTGCTGGAGGCTGAAATCGGTCCTGACGGGATGCAGGCATTCCTGGCCGAACACGGCTCCATGTTTATCCGCGACCAACTGCTGACTGAGGACGCAGCTAGTAAATCTTATGTGGTACTGTCCCCGGAGGCGCGGAGACAAAAGGCAATTAACTTGATGAAAATCCGCATGGCTAAGGCTGCTGGTGACCCGGCATACCGTAAGGTCGTTGCGGCACGTATGATCCTGAAGAAATACCTGACGCAAATCCGGTCGAACAGCCGCTATGCGAAAGCGGAACAGATCGTTCGCCGTCAACGCTTCAAGCTGGTTCAAAACCCGGAAGCAAAGGCTGCAATGATCAAAGCAAGCCGCGTGAAGCTGCAGGATGCTTAATTTACGACCCTCCTAGGTCAAATACGAACACCCTTCCGGTTTGGAAGGGTGTTTCCTTTTCGGCGTCTCTATCTTATCCTTCAGATATATATTATATCCATGCCGAGTGCAATATTAACCTACTTCATAGATGACAATAAATCGTAACTGATCATCTAGGCGCACTCGTTTCGACTACTATTACGGGAGGTAACAGAATGGGTAAGAAGAAAAAGGGGTCGGTATTAGCAGGCTGGAACTACAGCTTGTCGGATATCGAAGGTAGACTACGTGCATATGGCGCAGCAGATAACGGAATGAAGCTGTGTCCGGTAATCAATGAGTTTGCAGAGGTCTCCGAGTACGAGTCTTATGTAAATATGCTCATCACCGAAACTCGCAAAGACATGTCCATCTCAATGGAAGATTTGGGACAACTTAAAATGGCATATAAGCTTGACAGTGATGGTCCACTACTCGAAATGCCGTTTGTGCATTTCGTCTTCAATATGATTATGTGGCGGCCATACATCGTAACCGGTATTGCGGTTACAGAGGATGATATCTTTGCACCGAAACACTTTACGAATGCGGAGTATAAGAAGTTCTTTGACCGATTTGCCGATAACCATAAAGATCAGTTTACAGCAGCTGGGTTATCTGAAATCTATCACGATACACAAGTCTTCATGAATAAGCTGGCAACCGCAATGGGGCCACTGTTCGGTAACTCCATTTCAATCTTTGATATGCTTAAGATGGCTCGTCGCAATAAAGAAGTGAACGATATTCTTAATACGCATATTGAGGATGACCCAGATAAATTCCGGGTGGACGAAGCCGAACAATTCCTACGGGGACAAACAGATCGGCTCTTTGATATCTTGCTGAATGAAATGGATGATAACAACCCGCTCAAACCAATGATTCGTGCAGGTGTAATCAACAAACATCAAGCTCAAGAGGTCTTCGTTAACGTTGGATTTAAACCGACACTGTCCGGAGACACCATTCCGAATGTAACAAACAGCAGCCTTATGGGTGATGGTTTGAACACTCCTCAGTCAGCGTATGTAGATGCAGTGGGTAAGAACTGCCCCCTCTGGGTGGAAACGCTCAGTTGAATAACCTGTCTAATTGCTGGGACGCGCTTAATCCTCACACCTAATCCCTTGGTCGGGATGCAGGAGGGAAACCAGAAACAAGGTGAGGTCTAACCTATTGACGATAGTAAGTCTAAGGGTTGCAACAAATGTGCTATCAGCAGCGAAGTATTATCATATCCCCCTATGATCATGAATCTAGTTGGAGATGGAGGTTAATACGAGAGGATGACATTACATCATGTTAAGATTGATACCGAAAGACAGAGAAGAATGGCGTCCTCTGGTATATGACGCCAAAGACGGCAATGCAATAAGTGGACGTTATTTAATATCAAACCATGGTCGGTTATACTCTAAAGACCGTGGTATAGAGAGAAAATTCCAAACTAAAGTTGATAAATCCGGTTATCCTAAGGTAGTTGTTAAATTGAGCGAGGTTGGGACTACGAATGGCATGTCATATTACATGGTCAGTCGGCTTGTTGCACTAGCATTTATCCCTAACCCCGATAACTTACCAATAGTGAATCATCTAAGCGGTGATTCAACGTACAACTACTACAAGAATCTGGAATGGGCATCGTTTCATAGAAACACTATGCATGCCATAGAGTATGGTTTGATCAAATCCCAGTTAACATATGACCAAGTACACCAGGTCTGTAAGATGATGGAAGTTGATAATTGGGATTATGGTCAGATTGGACTCGCTATAATTGGCACATCTAACGTTAAAGACAACAAACGATTTTTCTCACTATTGGTTGAGATAGCAATTGGTAAGAAGTACAAATCAATATCTGATCAATACAATATCAAACCAAACCGCAAACGTCAGCGAAAGTATGACGACGAGACAGTTCATGCAGTTTGTAGATATTTGGTAGCCGGAAGACCTCATAACTATATCGCAGGCCGACTAGCTATTGATATAGGTTTTGTGGAAAATGTATACCGAAAACGAGTTCAGCCAGGTATATCAGACCAATACTTCACCAAAGAAGAAATATATTCATTGTATAAAAGTTTAAGGGGAGTAGACTAACGGGACTAACCACTCCGTGAATCTGCAAAGATATGATAGTAGCACGTTCAACGACTAGCCGAAAGCTGTGACAACAGTGAGTAGCCGTGCAATTCGGCAACAGGCGTACGGCCCAAATGGGTGAGTGAGATGCTCTTAAATGGAAATGGCAGGGTCCTAAGGGGAAGACTTATGTCTCCCTATGGACAAGATATAGTCTCGACATCCGGAGAAAAACCGGAGAAGTTCAACGGCGTATAAACCGTGCGAACTGCATAGTGTAATGAACTATGTGAAGGTACCAGGTAGGAAGGCAAGTATCATGCAGATGGGTGTAGCAGAAGCTGGGTACTTTGGTCGCCACATTAACTTCGCAACGGAGAACGTGACGCTTAATGAAGACCCACACTATTCCTGCGACACTGTGAATCTGTACTCTACACGTATTGACTCGCAGGCTGATCTGACAAGCTATGACGGCCGGTTTATGAAAGTCGGCCCTAAGAAATTCAAGGTTATCAGCACCAAGGATACACATCTTATTGGTAAGAATGTGGAACTCCGATCACCGGCTACTTGCGGTGTGAAGAACGGTAAAATCTGCAAGGTATGCTACGGCTTACTCTATAACGTAAACTATGGTATGCATGCAGGTAAATTCGCAGGTATCGACACAAATGAAGCAAAGACGCAGCTGGGGCTATCTGCTCGACATGCGCTTGCTACAAACAGCGCCAAGGTTGTGCTCATTGACACCTACAACATCTTGGTCAACACAAACGGCTGGCTCTTTAAGCTCAACCCTGAGATCAAAGAGTCCAAGTATGTGATTGTCATGTTACGGCAAGACATCAAGATGGAGTCGGAAGAAGCCTATGATAAATATGACAACTATTACATGGAGAAGGTTACGCTCCGTGACAAGAAAACCGGTGAGATGATTGAAATCCGGGAAGAAACCGGCATGCACCTATACCTCAGTAAGCAGATGTATGGACTTCTTCGTGACAGTCAGTTCTTCAGCATCGACTCGGATGAAGAGGAATGCCTGATCGAACTGAAGCACATTGATGCTACTGAGCCGTTCTTCTTCCTGCGCGTTAGTAATAACGAGTTGACTAAACCAATCAAGCAGCTTACGAAGTTTATCCAGAAGGGTAAGAAGATGCTGGATGGTGTAACTGACTATAACGAATTCATCAAGGTGCTGAACAAGCTCTTCCGTCAAGGGGGAATCCAGACGCCTTCGGTACACATTGAAATGATTATCCGTAACCTGATCCGGGATAAGAATAATGAGCTTGATATCCCAGACTGGACGGTTAAACAGGAACCTTCTAACTACCGGATGGTCAGCATGAATGACGCTGCAATCCTAAGCGGTTCTGTTATCGCAGGACTGATGTTTGAGAAGGTTAAACAACAGCTTAAGAATCCACTGACCTACAAGAAGACAAAGTCTTCAAGCTACAGTCTCCTATTCATCAACGAGTAGGAGGTATACTCTTATGAACCTTTGGAACGACGAATAGATACTGAAAGGTCAGAGGGAATCAGCCCTCTGACCTTATTCTATAATAAAGGGAGACTACTACTATGACGAGTATTTTTGGATGGAAGAGAGTTGCAACAGAAGCAACCAGAGAGAAAGACGGGCTCGTTACTCAACTGGCAGTTACTGAAACCAAGCTCGAAGCAGCTGAACGTCAGCTATCGGATATGAAACGTACGCTGGCTCGCATGGAACGCAAAGCGCCGGAAGGTCATATGACCGTGCGTATTACCAATAAGGAACTGCTATCTACAAAGGAAACCTATGAGGCGGAGGTTCGTCGTCATGCCGATACGATGCTGCGTAAGTATCGTGACGATACGCACGAGTGCTTCGCGTTATTCGATAAAATTCTGTACCAGTCATCCGAGATCATTGCTAAAGGAACGTACTTGGATGTACTGGACAATATAGCCAAGCTTGACATCCTTGGTTCGTATATCTTGAACAATCTTCTTGGGAAGTCCACTGTCTTTTCGTTCTTCTTGTATCTGACGGACACGGAGTATCTGCACCATTCACTTCGTTCACTGCCAGCTATCAACACCGACTTCCCATATCTTATTAAACAAGATGACCCTACCGTAAGGCGAGACGTTGACTATATCGAAGTTCGAATGACATCGAATGCGCTATTGGTTCTCAGTCCTCGCCAAACGGTGGAGTTCCCACTGCGTCAACGTAAGACGGTGCTTCGGGTTGCATACGCACTCTTTACAAAGAAGTATCATCTGTACCACTTATGGGATGCAACAACAAGTGACGATACCGGTGTCATTTAACAAATGGTACGAACAAGCTATTGGTCTATTGGTGAATTTAGGGAATAAAAAAGTGAATAGGCTAAAACGATATATGGAAGGGGAAATACCGCTTGGATATCAGCGGCGAAGTTGCTCTATTCATGCGTGGCGCTAGTTTAGAAGATACCGGCGTCATACATAGTAAACGAGGGAAAATGTATCCACCAGATACCTTTCCCGGTACACATATTATTGAAAACGGGGACGGCGTGCTCGTGGTTTACCCAGAGAGCAAGCCTCTCCAAACCAAAGTCACCTCCATGATGATGGATTTTATTCAAGATTCATGGAGTGTGGTACAACTAAATGGAGGAGAATAACCGATGAAGACAGTGGTTATGGGCTCAACGAAGCCGCAATTTATCCTGCCATTGGACGAGGCCCTTGGGTTCTCGTCTCATGCCGCAGGAGTATGTTACATGAAGGATACCGTCGAAGCTATTATGGCTGAAGACACCGAGCGCACACAGCGGCGTATCGACCAGACACTGGGTAGTGGACACCACTCGGTGTATGGTCATGTGAATTACACCTTTGTTTTTTCGGATATCCCGAAGGCGCTTGCCATGCTGCTGAACAACGAAGGTATGTATACGACCTCGGAGAAGTCTGCACGTTATACAACGATGAAGGCAATGGGTGACGAAGGCGTAGTCTATCGTAAATGGATTGACAAGCTGACACCGATCATTGCTGAACAGTTTCCTAAACTTACACCACTGCAGGTGACAAAATACGCGATTGAAAACGCTCGTTATCAACTCAGTGTATTTACACCTACAACGATGGTATACACAACTAACCTGCATCAACTGAATTATCTGATTCATATGCTGGAAGACTTCCACGATGCCAACATCGACGCCTCTACGGGTAAATATGACGGCGGATTCGGCGGGAAGCTTGCAAGTTATATCCCAGAATTTCTGGATACACTGCAGCCATTCCGGGTGGACGAGCTGAATGCTAGGCTCAAAAACCGGAAGCTGTCCATGCTTCATCTGCATGAACGGAAGTTCACACCATACTATGGGGATGTCTATTGCACGACGTATAAGGGCAGTTTAGCTCAATATGCTCAAGCGCAGCGGCATCGTACCCTGAATCACTCCTTCTATCTGGATGAAGATGCTGAGGACTATTACGTTCCTGAGATCGTCAAACCATTTGAGGACGAATGGCGTGTTGACCTTAATTACAGAGGCGCTTTGTCCTACCCACAGGCGACGATGGTTGACATCGTTGAACGCGGTACATACGAGCACTTTATCTTGAAAACGTTCGAGCGCATCTGCTGCAATGCTCAGCGCGAAATCGCTATGCAAACGGCTGATACGTTCCGCGAATACCTGAATAACTCGGATGAGCATTCCCAGATTCATCTGGATTATCCGAAACTTCAATCAGGCGCTGACCTGAAATCGAAGGTTCAAATCCCGAATCTGAAATGTGCTGGTACATGTAACATCTTCGGCCGTCGGTATGCTATTAACCGCCCGCTGTAGAATATAAGGAGGATGAAAACGATGGATGCTGAGACAACTGGAACACCCGAAACTGCAAGGAAGCTCACTGTTGAGCTGGATAAGAGAGACTTGATGTCTCTGGTTATTGGAACTCAACCGAACTACGGCGTTATGGGTAACCCACTGATTGATAAATGTGGGTTTTTCAGGGCATCGTATGGTCACTGGGACTGGAATCCTCACGTACTGGAAACGATGACTGAGGAGCAGCTGTTTGAAATGTATACCATATGCCGGAATAGCTGGGTGAAGAGGGATGGTGGCGCTAATGGATGGAATAATTAACAAGGTCGCTGAACGATTGAATCAATCCCTTCCAGCTGGTTGGTGTGCAAACTCCACGTCGTTATTTATGCCGCAGAGAATGAATCGTAATCGTATTCTGATATCTGAACTGACTGAAGGTATCATGATTATGACACTCGAAGCTGATGTTGAACCAACCTATACCGAATGCATAAAGTTAGGCCATGAGCCTGAATTTGCAATCGAATGCATTGCAGACGGCCTGTTAGCCAGATTCAACGAAGCTCTCCCTGGGCTTGATGAGCATCGCAACTCGCCAGGGTATAAGGAGCAACTTACCAGACGCGAACAAGCATTAGCTCGTGCTCATGGTATCGTAGTACGTCATGGTATCAGTGATGTTGATAGGCAGATTATACACGCCGCAGGTCAGCATTATCTTAAAAAAACTGAAGAATCCAAAACACTTGGACAACCTAAAGGAGGAATTTAACAATGGCAATCGTAAATGACGTTCGTAATGATCTGAATATCCCTGGTGAAGAACCATCGATTGGGGCTACACGTGGTCTTATCGCTGCTAGAAAATATCTTTCGGTCGAAGAAAACCTGCCGTCTCAGGTAACTGGTGCACAAGCGTACACCATCCGGGACATGCGGACTCGACTGATCAAAATGGCTGGCGGTTCCCTCAAGCCTAACCAATCGACGGTCTTGATTCGGTTCAAGAACACGTCCGAAACACAGGATACTGTCATCATGTATATCAAAGAAGAATCCGCCCCTGAGGCATAATTTGAAGAGCGGGATTTTTCCCGCTCTTCTTTACTTTATTTTAGGAGGGTTATAGTAATGGCAAGTGAGGAAATGATACTCGATACATTATCTCAAGTAGAAACTAAACTTCCACCGGGTTGGAAAATTGACATTGCTGAGGGTAGCCGTATCCGGGCAATGGTAAGAATAAATGGTCAGATTCAAATTGTATACTACCATTCGGTCTCTGCCTGGACACGGCTGATCTATTTGGAAAGCCGCACAATCCCTAATATTGACTCGATTGTAAGGATGATTACAAACGATGTCTATGATAAATACATCAATGCTGCAACTGACTATGTAGCTACTCGTATGCCAAAAGGCTACATGATATCACTAAACAATAAACCACTGATTGAAGTTCGCCCAGTTGATGGGTTAGCATCCGGTATAACAATCGCTAGAAGTGATATCAAAGCGATGGTACAGGCGGCATTTGAATATGGTCTTGACCCGTACATTGTTGAGGAGACAACTTCGGGATACATGGCCACCTTCGTATCAAAAGCATCACAAGCACTTCATTCTCTTAAGAAAACTGCTGACCCAATGCATTATTTAAAGAATACCGGCATGGCATATGTGCGAACAAAAAGTCCACATCTGACTGGTACTTTCAACTTTTAAACATAGCACTGAGGTGTTTATTATGAATAGTATTGATAATGAAAAATTCATAAAAATTGAATGTGCACTGCAGAACTATTTAAGAGCGATGTATGAACCACCTGAGGGTGTGGACGTTGATAATCCGGACATCGTTACTATACATTTTGTAGAAGGATTCCGGACAAATGTAGACCCCGCGTGGATTATTACATTTGAAACCGAGGACGAGTCATACCGTGAATTAATTCTGGAATCCGAGTTAGATTTCACAGTGGACGAGTTCAAGGCCAGTTTTGTCGAAGATGCTAAATGGGTATTATCGCCACGAGATGTTGTGTGTATGCATATTCATCGGCATCCAATGGTATATCGCAAAGAGTAGTAACCTATCGGGTATAAAACAGATGGAGAAGGGCGTAATTGCCCTTCTCTACTCTGCTCGTTATTTTTTCTTTCTTAGGAGGTTAGTCATGCCAGATACAGTGATTGCTAATTTTTCGCATTATGTCATTCCCAACTATGACTTAGGAGACTGTACCACGATTGAGAATCAATTGTCAGTCTTCAATAACCGGATTTATCAAAGAGAAATTGTAGGGTTCGCGTATGACGAAGATAAACGCGAGCTTCGCATCCCAAGAGGATATTCAGCTGATAAGCTTGCCTCTACATTAGACCGAACTGTTGAGGTGAACACAAAACCTCAAGCATACGAGCGGATGGATATTCAACTCCTCCGTGAGCCACGTGAGCCTTTGCAGCTTGAAGTTATTTCTTTTTTCTGCGGAGGGAATAAGAGGTATCAATACACCAAGGGGCATTCCCAGCTATACTGTGACCTTGATACCGGTAAGGGTAAAACCTATTGTATGACAGCAGCCATGTCCTACTTTGGGCATAAGGCGGTTATCTTTACACCCGGTCAAGCAAGTCGAATCGCTGATCAATGGTATGAGGGTATACTCGAAGCTACCACAAAGACTAAGTCCTCAGTCATGATTGTAAAGGGTTCTAAAGACTGCCTTTCTATCCTAAAAGGTGAAAGGGAAGACGTGGATATTTTTATCTTTAACCGAGCGACAGTTCGTTCCTTTGCCCGTCAACACGGCTGGGATACTTTCCAGAAGGTGATTGAGAAGACCAAAGCCGGGATTAAGGTTATTGATGAAGCGCACTGGGACTTTGCAACCAATGTGAAGATCGACTGCTACACTAACGTCAAACGGAACTTCTACCTTACATCCTCTGCAGGACGAGGCGACCGTGATGAAGATCGCATCTTCCAGCGGCTCTTTAGCCGAGTGCCTATCATCGGTAAAGAGTTCGCCACTATTGAGACGAACCATATCATTATGATCATATTCACGTTTCACCATAAACCAACCACAAAGCAACGAATCAACTGTAAGACAAAGGATGGACTATCGGCAGCCAAGTATTCGGACTATCTCGTCGAACACCAAGGCGCACGGGTTCCCTTTTTTAATGCGATTTATAAAGCCATCAATACCATTATGGTGCCGTATAGAGAAGATGGGGGTAAGCTCCTGATTCTCGGGTCTACTAAGGCATTCCTAACGGTAGTGGCTAAGTTTTTAGAGAGAAATTTCCCGGAGTATAGCGTCGGGATGTATACAAGTGATATTCCGAAGAAGGACCGTGAGCGAGAGCTTGAGAAGGATATCATTTTAGGTACAGAAAAAGGACTTGGTACAGGTGCCGATATTTATAATCTTCAATTTATGATTAACACCATCCCGTATAGCAATAAGATTTATGCTGACCAGTTACCCGGTCGTCTTCGGAAGAATAACAAGTCAGTTTATTATATGGAAGTACTGAATTCTGACTTCCAAGAAGCATATGCGCAGTATCAGAATCGTCTTCCTTACCTTGGGAAGAAGGCTAAACAGGGTAAAATCATCACAATTGACGTAGGCGACGAACCTATTGCACCGAAACCTAAGGCCGCACCTTATGTCAGAGATGATCAAGGGCGGATTGTTTTAAAATGGAAGGAAAGCTACCTACACGGGCGTAATTAAAAATAATAGGGGTCGAGACACAATATTAAATAATATATTATAGTAATGAACGTGAAATCGACCCTAAAGGAGTTGTCCACTGATGAGAAAAGGTACCCGAACGTTCTATGTGATAAGCACGGGATGTAATACAGCCCAACCTCGTCCGGATATGACGATGGTTTATGCCAAGCTATATGGTACAGGTCCGAGATACATGCCATACCCATGGTGGTTTGGCGCATGCTAAGGTTAGTACCGTCTGAAAATTGGTACAAGTCGACGGGACAGCCGTTTAAGTCTAGGTCTGAAGAGTTGATCTACTACTTATTAGACATGAACGTAACTACTTACGAGGATATACTGGAGTGGCGGTTTAAACTCGGTATCCCGTCAGCGTTCTCAACTCCACCTATCATTGCAGAATGGTATCTGGATTTTTGTCAACAGCTTGACGCAACTCACCCGAGAGTATTGGAAGCATTAGCTGGAGCTGAGGAAATCTTACATGTATTGACGTTAACCTTATCACCAACGGAGGAACCGAATGATCAAACTGACACCGAGGGAGTATGTAGATAGCATTAATACAGTTATTCCTCTTTATCTAGGCAGGCGAATTAACCTTACCCATAAAGTTAGGCTGTCCTATGCGGATAAAGAAGGGAAACGGCTATACTATCATGCTGAATTTAAACGAAAGTCAACGTATAAAGACCCTCCGCGTGTGTCGACACTTCGGCTCACGCATTCCTCTATTCTCGTTTTAGAGAATAAGGAAGGGGAAGGATACTTGGAGTCTGTCGTTATCAATCTCAATAACCGAGACTTCTTTGTAGCTGTATGTAAAGAGTATATTCAAAACGTTCTTAAAATGGACGACCTCATTGAGTATGATGACGATGACCGTCCAGTAAAGATTAATTCTAAATACAGAAGCTTTCAGTCACAATTCCAGCCCTACAAGGGTAAAGTGGTGACCTTGAAGCCTTGTGTGATTAAAAGAGAGGGTGAAGACCATGGGGAAGAAGGCGTGTCAATAACACTTGATGCGCGATCCTATAATCCGATACAAATACCTATTAACACCTTTGACACATTGGTTCGAGAAGTTGACCGATTCGATTTCCATTTAGCAGGGTTAATAGCGGTAACCTATTTGCAGAGCGCAGAAATCGGAGTACATGAAGTAGAAATCTCAGAATCCTTTCTGACAGATTTCGACGTCGATATGGTACCGGTCTATAAGGAACCGAAAAAGCAAGAGGAATCATCCATATCCAAACTCCAGACCCGGTCATCATTAGGTGGCAATCATCATGATCGGGGCTGGTGACAGTCTACTATTGGGGGCGAATGAAGTGAAGTTGTCTAACAAAATTATCAGCTTTGGTGAATTTATGTACCGGGTATACCCCTACACCACAGAAGCTGATTTGCAGGAAGGAAACGCATATACCTTTGGATTTACAGCACCGGGAGGACTGGTCGCTCGCTTACCATTTATCTTACCATTCCGTGGGAAGAAGCCGAAGCAAATTCACGAGCCCGGTATCTACATGGATGGTGAAAACATGTTCGTGGCTAGACCTCGGACAGATAAGGAAAAGAAAATCTACCACATCGACAGAATATTTTCTATCACGCCAGAGACAATTAATAGTAGTCTCATTCAGCACTTGAAAGATGTTGATGCCATGGACCTGAAGGTCAGTGAAACCTTCCGCCCGAAAATTACCGAACACGATGATCTTGGTATGAAAGCACTGCGCATTGCACTATGGATGAAGCAGCTTGATTTCAATGCCTACAGCCCTCGCTGGGCAAAAGTGTCGGACAAGGCGAATGCAAGGAAACACCTTGAGCATCAGAGCCGCATGACATTCAACAAGATGGATGAGTATTCCGGGATATTCGACCTGAACGTTGGACTCATTTTCTTCGATAAGAAAGGAGCCCGCGATCCGTTATCTCCGGAGGGGAAAGCAATCGTCGTGTTTGACGACGAAGTCTATCCGATTAATGATCCTAACATTATGGTCATTACGGATGTGAACGATATCATGGGAGAGGATGTAGATTAATTCATGGGACTGATCAAAGACATTACAAGTTTTCCACGTCAGTGGAGAGCACTTCGGCGCGATATGCACAATATAATGCGCGCCGTTGACGACCTTGAGGACGGTTTCGACCTCCTCATGAGCCGTAAACTCGGTATCCCGTCTTATGAGATTGGGGTTGCTGCGAAAGACCCTAATTTCATGCCTAAATACTCCAATGAATTTGCTGTCGGTGCAGATGCCAAAGCATACCTCGTTATCGAGGAACTTGACGGCTCTGAAACACCGATTGATGAAATCGTACTGGAACCCGGCGCTAAAACGCTGATCTCGCTGGGTATCTTTATGGAAATTCCAGAGCACCTTGAAGCCCAAATCCGGGCCCGCAGTGGGCTTGCAAGTAAGCTTCAAGTTATTCTTCTGACTGGTACTTCGACCATCGACCCCGATTATCGGGGAGAGGTTAAAGTGGCACTGAAGAATCTCTCTGATGAACCATTTACCATCAAGTATGGAGACCGGATATGCCAACTGGTCATCCAGAACCGGATTAAAGGGCAATTTACACCCAAATCCCGCGAAGAGTTTTCCGAAACCGAACGCGGTGTCAATGGATTTGGTCACACAGGCATGCAATAATACAATTAGACTACCCTTAACTGGGTAGTCTTTTTACTATATTAAATTAAAGGGTGTGTAGTCAATTGGGAGTTTACAGATTTGATAATGGAGAGTTTGTATTTCAAATGGATTATAGTGGTAAGAAGACTGTGTACCTGCTTCGGTCAAAGGGTGATGGTCGCACTGTCCTTATGAGGGGAAAGGAAATTCTGATCAACGATACTGTATTACCACCAATTATTATCCGGAAAGAAATCCAGCGTATTTGGGTAGATACTGCGCTTGAAACACAAGTCAACCATAACCGGCAGTTAAACAATCAGCCTCGTAAGACGCCGGATATACTTTCGGAAAGTCGTATACGGGATGCAGCCAAAACGGTATTCAAAGGCGTGCATGAACTTCGTTTGGAGCATAGCCTAACTGTAGAGCAAGGTACTAAACGAATGATTATCATACGTAAAGGCTACGACAGTGTGGTCATTCGTGGGAAGAAGATGCTACTTAATACCAGTAATAAATCAGACACTGATATCATGACCATTGTTAATGCGGCGATGGAAACTGAGCAACCCATACCTGAGCTGACAGAGTGGCTGGTGACGAAGATATTTTCGAAATAGTGGGGATACATGTAATTAATACCATATTTAAAGGAGAGATTTATAATGGCGTTTAACTCAACAAATGAAACAGTTATGGCTCGTCATAAGCTGATTGTGAATTTGGAGCTTTCCTCATACACCCGCATGGCTGAGAATAGTCTGTCTTTCACCAGTGATCTTCCGTCTGGTAGCGCACCGCTATTAAGTGCCGCTGGCTCCGCAGTTATCACTCGTACGACACGAGATGTTACGACTGCGAGCATTGTAAAGTCTCACGGTGAGAATCTTATTGAGAATGATATTCCCATCATGACAATGGGTAAGGGACCTGTGGCTATCCCGGAAGGCATTAAGAAGATTGCAGTTTCCTTTAGTTTACCAGGAAGTGCGCTTAATGTTATTTTAGGACTGGCCGGGCACATGAAAACCCGACTGGCAATCTCAATAGCAGTTGAGATGATGCATGAAAATACTATGATTGTCATCTTTGACAGTCACTTATCTATTACGAGAGCGTGGCTGTGCAGTATCACCGGAAAATCGAAAGAATGGGTTAATCGCTACATTGCAGTATTCCACCGTGTAGATGATGTGGAGGCTGAAACCCGACGTATCATCGAAGTCAATGACGATGTCGATCGCGAATTTATCTTCATCATTGATGATGGCAAATCACTAATTAAATAAAGGAGCTGCTATTTAAGATGCCAGCATTTCGAGTAAATCGACCGGGCTATCATTTCAGTATCATGCATGGGGCTGACCGTCCCATGGTGGTACAACTACGCATATATGACGGGCGGATGATCTTTATACGTTCAGGGAGGGTGATCATTAACGATTCACACCTTTCGGATGATGAAGCTCAAGCCGCCGTTCGTCCGATATGGATGGGTACTACAATCGAAGAACACGTAACGTATTCTGACAAGCTACACAAAGCACGTGAGGGTAAAGAACGTGTTCTCTTTACCAATTCGAGAATAGAGGATGCTATCAAGGTGTTATTCCCTGAACCACACGTGAATTCAGATGGTAAACTCAGTGTAGCCTCAAAGTACACAGGGTCAAACCGAATTATAGTGGTTCGTAAAGGATTCACGACGATATGCATACGGGGTAAACAGGTTATCCTCAACGATACACGTAAGCCGGTGCGGTATATCCGGAATGTGATTTTACCTGATCCAGCCTCACCGAATTTTACACGCGATGAACCTGCATTATTGGAACTATTCTCGTAAACATTCAACTGGACTACCGTGGTAGTCCAGTTTTCTCTTTTTTTCTACAGCCGTACAAACGTATAAGTAGAGTTACATATTATATTGATGCACCCACACCCACTATGAAGGAGAGATTGATTTATGACCTTGCTAAGACGTGTGAATTGGGCTTCGATTTTGGATTTTGTTGTTCGTCATCTGGGCTGGACCATCGTCGGAGTGCTGCTTTTAGTCGCATGTGTCCGAGGTTCAGCCAATACACCACAGATGATGGCTATCGTAGCAAGTGGTATACTCCTTGTTCCCATCGTAGTTGTATGTATGATTGCGTCGGATGCCGAGGAGGACCACCACCCAATGTTTGATCGGTTAGCGAGACCTGATGTGTTGATGGCACTGACAGCAGTGATCCTATATATCAACTATACAGCAGGTTTAACTGATTACATTGGTTAACCTTATACCCAACATGGAAAAGTCCATGTTGGGTAATCTTTGGTTCAGGATATATATTATACCCGAGTAACAGACCACCAGGTCATTACTATATACTACTATTTAGGAGGAGTTATATTGAGTAAAGTATTTGAGGTGCCAGTGTCATGGCAGGTGGCAACCACCATGCGGATTGAAGCAGCAGATGTTGATGATGCATATGCGGAAGCGTTAGCTAGTGATCTTCCGACTGAAGGACTGGAGTACGTTGAGGATAGCTTCAATGCTGATTATGAAAATATCACTGAGGCGGAGGTTCCTGACTACGTACCGGCTGGGTTAAATGTACGGGACGTGTTGAATCAACTAAACGCCAATTCCCCCATGCCTGAACTTCTCGACACTCGCGGCATTGACGATTTTCAACATGTTACCATACGCAAGTATTTCACGGATTACCTCATGTCTAACTACGTGGTTGACGCTGATACGGCTAAGACCATTGCAACGGGTGTTGAGTACTTCATCAATGAACAGCTCATCCCAACCGTCGTGTCGGATAATTCACTTGTTCAACGCTAAATACTAGGAGGAATTAATTATGCCAGCTACAAAGAATAAACCGTTTGTTGAAATCGTCGTCCCTGCAGGTACTAAAATGCATGGGAACAGCAAGCCCGTATCCCTATATTTCTACACTCCTAGAAGTGGGTATGTACGTGGTCGGTCCGGCAAAGAGCTGTATAACAGCTACCTCGTTCAGGTTAAACCTACAATGCTCAGAATGATTATGGATGTATTCGTTGACCGGAAGGATCGCCCAGAACGCACGCTTAAGCTCACCGACGATATTGAAATGCGGAGCGAGCTCATTTATGGTGGACTTACCCGGGTACACTTTGTATGGATTGGTGAAGGCGAAAGTTCTTTCATCTCATTCAATACTAAATTCAACGTATCCGGAATTGAGAGCGTGATTGCAACTATTTCCTCTGCGATCCAGCATATCGAATCCATCAACGACGATGAACTCACAGTGTCGTCTTTTGAATCGGTACTAACACAAAATACTGACGATGAGGATGAGGGCGAGATGAATAATCAAAAGCAGACGGTGAAGGAAATGTTTGAATACGGAACCGAGTTCGCAAGTGGGACTCAGGTTTGGTTTGAAACAGACCCTGAGAACGCAGCTTTGGTTCGTGGGTATCTGGTCGCAACTGATACTGCGTCCGCAGTCTTCACTGGATATGATCTTATCGTATTCAGACGTGCATTGAAAAGTGCAGCGTTCAGTAGCAATATACCGGAACTGAGTGGCGCGCAATGGGCAGTTCGGTCTCTGGGTCCTGATATGCACGTCGTTGAGATTGATAATTATGCTGCGGCTGCAACAACTGAAGATGTTGAGCGGTTGAGTGCAGCTGTGAAGAAACTGATCAACGCGCGGTACTTGCATATCATTGATGCGGAAGGGAACCCAATCGATCCGCAGCCATCATCCGAGACACAGGTAATCCCACTCCGTAGTGGGCAGCACCTGTCGTTTACTATTGATGGTGATGTTATCCATATGGCCGCCGGTATCATTGAGATGAAACCGACAACTCCTCAGCTGGTTGATCTCCATGCCCTTCTGACTGAAGACTGGCAAACAGCATTGATCGCACGTATTGTATGGATTGCGCCCGCTAGTCAGGTTGCTATAACCGAGCATGGTGACAACGGAGACATCATTCTAACTGTCGTTGGTCATAATAGTGAGAATTTGAACTCAGTGCAGCAGACTGAAATTGGCATTCGTATGACTGCGGACGAAGTTTCCAACGTGGTAAACTGTCTATCTGAGCTTATCGCATACCAAGTTGGTACAATGACTACCGAGGCTGTTGATCTGGTTGCCCCAGATGAAGAGCCTGACGATGAGCTAACTGAATCCGACTCCGGGTATGATTCGCTCAACCCTCCGGGCTCCAGAGTGTACAATACGGGCACGTCGGTATTCGGCCTTGAATATGATGGAGCTGGGTCCTTCTACTTCACGATGGCCGGTGCTACACATGGTAGTGTCGATGTTGATTCCGACGAACCTGACGGTGATACCGATACGAAGGTTATGACGTACTTCAGCATCGCATGTGATAACATCCATCGCTGGTTGATGACAGCACTGTCAACGCCAGGTGACACGGGTGCGCATACTTATGTATGGGATGACGAGTCCGCCATTCGGGTGTCATGGTTGGATAAGGATGCTGGTACAATTCGTATTACTGCACAGAACCCAGACGTTGCTGCGGTAAGCGACATCTTATACCCAGACGAACGTCAGGGGCTGATTAACTATATCGATGCAAGAATCAGCAGTGCCCCAAAACCAATACGTTCTGATGATAAGCAAGTCTGGTATTCAAATACCGGCCTAGCATCCACCTTTATTCACGGGGCAACTCACTCTGCGGCCGAAGTACTTCGAGCACAGGCTGATATTGACGGTGATATTGTGCATCCATACTACTTCCCAAGAACCCAATTGGGTGTTTTAATTGGAGCGCTTGGTGAACTTAACATTGATTCGGATACATTTACAAATCTTCGCCTCTTTAATCCATCCCGCCTGCTCAATCTGGTGTACATTGCTATTCTTGAGAAGGTGGAAACCAACGTGGCATGGGGTGAACCGATCGAGGTAGAGAAGCTCGTCCCTAATGTGTTCAGCATGCTTAGTGTACCTGAACAGACCTCCATTATCTCTCGGGTGTACACTGAGGCCAGTCGTACGGATTCTCTGATCGAGGTGGCAAGCCTCAATAAACTTCGGAAGATTAAATCTCTCGTTGTGATTAAAGGTGATACACCGGACCAAGAACCGACTGATAATAAGAAGAGTGAATTCGGTTCGATTAAGGACTTGTTTCCTGATCTGTCCAAGAAAGATCGTAAAGAACTGAAGAACCTTCTTATGAGTATGAATATGTACCCTAAATTTAAGAAAGACAAGAAGGGTAAGAAATCGAAATCCGACAGAATGAGATACTAATACCTGGTAGTAGAGAAGACCTCTCATGAGGTCTTCTTTTTTGTAGTTACATCCGGTATTAATGTATGAATGGTAAAACTATACAATACCATCTTAATACAAGGAGAATGATTATAATGGCTAAAAAGAAAGGGCCGACTGGGCCTATTATACCGAATTCTATTGTTAATTTAACGGTTGGCGAACTGGTAGGGCCTGCAAAAATAACCGTTGCAGGATCAATGGTGGAAGTTCATCGTGATATGCCAGATGGGTCTATTGTGCATATGACGATTGTCCGTCCAAACGAGCCAGCGGTAGCCGCCAACCTGGATGAGGGCCAGACTGACAAAATCTTTAAAATGTACACTCAGGGGTTGACCATGACGTACATTTCAAGCAAGCTTGGTATCCCGCGTAAGGTAATCGCACAGATCGTGAAGGATCGTCAGGCTATCTTAAGCCGCTCAAACTCGAAGGTTATCGTACCTTCACCCATGAGCCCCAAGGCTTCCAAGAAACCGTAAGAATCAGGTTCGACAATGATATATCATTTCTATGAGTATCACGATAACATTCAAATTCGCACTCCGTAAAAAAGTGCTAAGTTGGTTATATATGATACTCATAGTATATTTTTAGGGAGGATTTACACATGTCTAAAAAGATTAAATTGAACACCATTGCACTCAAGGACTCATTCTTAATTGTGGTATCGCCGCATAATAAATCTTCATTTATTGAGGATTGTTTCATCGCAGGGTTGAATGATCTGGCTGCGCTTGGTCTGATTGAGCATGACAGTATCGTGTATAAGCAGTTTGCTAACATGATTCGTAGTACACCGGCGATGTACGCCCGTCACTGCGACTATAAGATGCTGGATTACGTGTACAAGAAAATCAAATTGGCTGAAGCTTTCCGGCTGAAGAATGTGACGCTACGCCTTGGTCGCACTCCAAATGGACTGGAGAACTTACTAGCACTGGTTCATCATTTCCAGGATTTCGCCGCTGACGTTCTCCAGTACACGTTCAACATCATGAATGATATGACAGAACAGGAGAAGGTCAAAATCGTGACTAGACCAGAGTATGGGTTTGTCATCTGGCTGACCAAAAAGCAAGGCGCTCTCGCGTATACCGAATGCAATCTGATGGCCGCACAAACGACTAATCAAGAAGAAGCTGAAGCTTTACGTGGCGAAGGTGATGACATCTGGAGAAGTGTGGAACGCATGGTTGCATCCCTTAAGGCTAATGCTAAAGCCGTCTAAGACATACATACCAAGGAACTCTTCGGAGTTCCTTCTTTTTTTGCTACTTGGATTTCGAATGACATATTATCGATATGAAAATATACTATGATTATCTGGAGGGATAAATAGTGCATATCGAAATAGAGTCGGCGAGACTACTCAATCGGCTAGACATTCGTTTTCACGCATACCAGCAAGCCGCACGGAAGTGCTTTAATGATGACACATTATCCACAGATTGTGTTAAGGTCGCTAGGCAGAACCTGGCATATGCGTTAATTCAAGCAGAATACCTATTACCGGGTATGTATCAGTCCGCCCGTATCGTTGAACTGCAAGCAACGATCAAAACAATCCGCGATGGCATTGGCCCAGTCATTAATACCCTATATGACGGCATTACCTATGACTCATTAATTGGGACGACGTTCGATGAAGTCATATCCATTGAACCTCAATATGTCAACATGTCACTTCTTAATATAGAGAGACAATTAGAAGGCAAATACACATTCGTTGCACAGAATGCCAACTTCGGCGAATTGGATGACGCTGCGTGTGAGCAGTATGCGACTGATCGCGTTGTACAGAGACTTATCCTCAGCAACATTCACCCGGATCAATACCCGGTCCACAGCCATCTTGTTAAGAAAGGCCCTGTGACAATGTACTATAAATGGGTAACTATCCCTAAGTCTTCTGCACAAGATATTTTGTCTACGATCCTGAAAGCGTATCGTATCGAACAATAGGAGACCTCATTGTCTCCTATTTTTTGCTTGCGCGTTTCCGTAATTTTCTTTAGAATCGACTACATATCATAATCACGAATAAGCACAAGCTTATTCAGAATCCTACTATAACGGAGGTAATTAGAATGGAAAAGAAGTTGGATATTAAAGGTGTAAAGGAAATTATCTTGAAATATGACGATGCAGCTGTTACTATTGAGGGCGCGCCTGAACGGGTTCGTCCATGTTGTCATATTAAAAAGAAAGGGAAGAGTCTTCTGCAACCAGTTGCAGGTAGTAATCCTCTTATGGCAATATGCGGGAAGTGTGGCGCTGAAGTTCTGATCGATGTGGCGCATATTGAAGATCATCTGGATGATACCGTTAATATGATGCGTACAATATCTAGTGAAATTCGGGCCTGTCATGTAGGGTATGGCCACATTCCTGAGCATATCATCCATGCGCTTGAAATTTTGGAGACGGAAGTTCTCCCTCACGTAAAGTCTCTTATGGATAGCAGCCCGGGTCGTCATAAACATAAGCGCTAAGAATTATACTATATCGGAGGTAACTAAAATGAAGAGATCAAAACCAACGAAAGCCATTATTCAAAGCTTAGGTAACTGGTATAAACATGCTGTACTATATCAAGGCTGCTATCACTACAATCGTAAAGGCGAGACTCTTTTACGTATGGTTCCTGGCTATGACACTCAGGCTAAGTGCACAAGATGCAACGGTACCTGTACAGTTAATGGGCCGATGCGTCAAAATATCATGCGGGTAATGCGTACTGAATCCGCCCGCTAATCTTTCCGTAATTTCTTCAATATCCGGCTATATATCATAATCACGAATAGGTACAAACCTATATCATACACCCACTATATCGGAGGTAATTAATTATGAAACTGACAGCATCCCTGAAAGAAATCAATCGCATCGTGGTACTGAATAACCGGATCGTCGCCGCCATCAACAAAACCATCGACGACGAGATCAACGTTCCAATCTTCCCTGCGTTCGAAGGCGAAGTTACAAAGGAAGATGTTCTTGTATGGGTCGAGGCTACCACAGCTGCTTTCGCTGAACTGCCTGGGTCGATGGCTGGTAGTATCTCCCTAAGTGTTGAGGATGGCGAGAACGATGCAGTCCTCGTCACTCTGGAATACAGTGAAGACTTCATTATGATGATGCTGGACATCACAGATGAAATGGTTGACGTTGTGGTTGACTTCACTGAGAAGAACAAGTTCAAACTTGCGATCATGCTTGGTGGATTGAAAGCGGTGTTCCATACCGTTAAACCTATGGTTGAACGCGTGGTTGAACCTCTTAAGGAATCGCTCATTGAACTTACTAAGAAACTGAACACTGTTGTTATCAAAACCGCCGGACTCGAACTGGGTGACGAAGCCGCCGCATTCTCAGAGGAAGCAGCTGGTGCTACCCAAGAATTCCAAGGTGAGGTACAAGACGCAAGATAATAGGACACAGAGTGGGAGGCGGAAATCCGCCTCCTTTCTCTATGATCCTTCAATTATTTTTGCCTTTCTGTACAACCTATTAAAAAGCAATTATTTTTTTTGCACGGCATATACAGGTAAATGGAAATATATATTATAGTAGTGAATCATACTAACCGATCCGGGGGTAGCGTTCATGAAAGCATTTATTATCATTAGAAATGGGGAAATCGTAGAGACATTATCTGCTTTGAAAAGCGAATACTTTGATAGACTGGTACAGTATCTATTCATAGATGGTGGATCAGGCTCACCTGCTAATCACGAGACCACTAAAGGGGCTCAGCTTGTACTAACCCGTGGTGTACTCTCAGCTGTGAAGGATAAAGTTGTTGAATACTTAATGGGTGACACCCAATTACCACCTGCTGAATATCGTTTCGCACGTCAGTTTTTAGAACTCATGAGTTTATGTGTCGCTGGTGATATCATGAAATTCGATATCCCTGCTGTAGTTACAAATAAATAACTTGGAGGTGTTCTATGTTTAGATTGATTATTAACCCAAAATACAAATCTGGTAAAAAGAAAAATAAGGAGATGATGAATTCTGATTACACTATGCGATTCACAGATAGTCTTTGGAGTATACTGGACAGCCCGCCGCCCGATGATAAGGGGCGGGTGGCACTATGCTCTAAATTACAGTCTGCCGTGACAACCGGCCTTGCGACCGCGATCGGTCAACACCAGCAACTAGTAGATCGTATCTGTAAGAAAGTAGGGAATGAGGACGTTGATAAACAGGCGTTTGTGTTTGCAACTCCGCATTTCGAATACAAAATGCCTTCAGCCGGAACGGAATATATGACCGTTAAAGTGATATCGGATGTTCTTGAATACCGGTATAACATGGATACGCTCAATGAGATGCTGGAGATGTATTGTGAACCGGAAGATTATACGGACAGTTTATACCTAACTGCTATTGGCTTATCAGTCCCGGGTGTATATGCTACTCCGGAGAACCTATCGGTTCTCGCGATCATACATGACGTTATACTCGTCAACCGGATTGCAGAGATCATAAATTCATCTGATTTCAAGAAAGTAATCTCTGTACCAGATGAAGGTGAATATCAAGTTATGCCGGGCTTTGATTCTACTCTGGATGATATTGAATACGACATTCGGTTTTACCCATCCGATGAGTTTAAGAATATGGCTGACTTTAAATAGGTCAGCCAGTTGGAGGTATATGATGCTTAAACTGATTTTTAGCCCGAACTACTTGACTAAAAAGGAGAATCCTGAAATGACAACACCCCCGTGGTACACGGAAACGTTTATGTCGAGAATGGCAAATCTGTTCATCATGGACACACTTCTTGGTAACCACCCTCCGTTAGAAGTCTATGGGACGTTACAAAAGGCAACGTCAAAGGGGCTTGCAGTGACGTTCGGTGGCTATAATAAGATCATGATCCCAGCCGGTAGCCATAAAGTAACATTCAAAACGCCTCTACTGGAGTATCATCTACCAACCAGCGCTGATCATTTGGTCGTTACCGTTCGGCATGATCTGCTTGATGTGGATGATGAGCATTTACTTAATGAACTGATATACGAATATGGAAACCCGGATGAGTATATTGACAATATGTACACCGGTGCGATTCGAATGGCAGCGATCGATTTTGAAATCACGCCGGAGAGAGCCGCGTATTTGGCATTTATCCATGATGAAGCAATTGTCACTGGTATTTATGAGGCCATTTCGGATGAAGAAATCATGACTATTGAGGTGCCTAATGAAGGTGAATACCGCATAGTTAAGGTTGAAGATATTTTAACTGAGGACGAGACTTACCAGGTACACTTTTATCCATCTGATGAGTTCAAGAAACTTGCCGGATTGTAATTCATATATTATATAGGAGGTTGTTACAATGAAAGAGAGTGAAACGATCGTTGGGTACTTTTTACCCAAGGGACAACGTAAAGCAGTTGAGATTCCTAAATTCTACGGTGAAGTCGAACACCCGTCATCTGGAAAATCAATAGTAATAGATTCACTACAAGAACTTGAGAATTGCGCGGCTGCTAATCCTACTATGCAGAATGCTCTTGATGAACTGTATCAGTTCAGTAATGAACAAGTGGGTCTTATGCAAGGCGCAGGTAGTCCGTTTATCCGTCTGGAGGATGGAAAAGTTATCGTAGTTGGTCTTGAAAACAGCGTTGAGGATACCATGGAACGACTGGGTTCTTTATATGAGAACGATGATACGTCAGTAACAGTTACCGGGACGAGAGTTGTGGTCGCTGGGCCAGGTGCAGATATGCTTGGAATGAGACAGGCGCTTATGCAACTAGCTAGTCGGCCATCTCAGGAAGATGGGTCGGTGCGAATACAAGATGATCTGGACCGGATGCTTCATATCAAAGAAAGTGTCATGAAGGACCTTCCAATTGTAAACCGTGCGCAACGTAGAGCCGAGGCTAAACGCCAACGTCGTAATCGGTGGTAACCGATGGGCGACACGGTAATCAACATTATACTCGATTTAATACTATTGACAGGTATCATCGTTGCCGTTAACGTGGATAATAGCACCCTTGATAATTCTGAGATGGACGACTGACAGGAGGGAAAATAATATTATGATACGCAAATTGTTGAGGGCGCTTAGACCTGAAGAAAGACCTGAAGAACCGGTCGATGATGCACCAAAGAAAAGGATATCGCCATTACTTTGGAGAGATTGTCCTAACTGTGGTGCCCGGTGTTGCGGCGAGCATAACCAAATGCTCTACATTGCCATACGATGTAACTGCGGCTGGCGGTTCCAAGCGAGAAATGAATATTATAACGAGCTACATCCGGATCATCCGTACTATGATTAGCATAAGACCTCCTTCGGGAGGTCTTATTTTTCATACCGTATAAAACCAGATACTGGAGTATATATTATATACTTGCAAGACCACAAACTATATTGGTATTGGAGATGACGTGTAATGGAAAATGTAAATGAGTTTGATATGAATCTGATGGTGTTATTGGCACCGAATTTCGGTGTAGAAATGAAGGAGGGTGAAGAATATGTCCACAGTAGTGTCGGGATGGACCTTGCAACCTCCCTCAGAACAATGATCTCACGCGGGCTTGCTGTAACCCATCGGTTCTTCAGCGATACAAAATTTATGCCGGACGGCTATATCACCGCCTATTCATCCGGGCTGTTCCATTATGCATTTCCGAGGGAGGATCAGGACTTTATTCGGGTTGAATGCCCGTATCGTTTTGACCCTGAGGACGATTTCGAGTACTGGCTGGCTCATGACTTTGATATGGATAGGTTGTATCCGCCCACAACGCTACTTACTCATCATGTGATGAATGCGGGATTGTATGCCACTGTCGATTCCCTGTATAAATGGCATGACGAGATCGAGAGAGGGATATGCATCGATCACTTTATTGCATCCACTATGCTCCAAAGCCATGACATTGTTATCTTACGGGGGTTGGTTGCAAACAGATCGATTATCGTCCCCGGTGAAGGTGAGTATAAGCTAGTCTCAACTGACGGCCCATACGGTAGCACTATGACCGATATTCGGTTCTACCCGTCTGATGAATTCAAGGCAGTGCTTCCCGCATAAACTATAAATAAGACCTCCTTCGGGAGGTCTTATTTTATCTTAATTTTTTTGCTTTTAATTGGCAACTAAACTTAGTATTAAATCAACTTTGTCGTAGGAGGATAACTTATGTATCGCTTAATCCATTTTGAATGTGAGAATATCATCGGAATATATAACGGTCTTGGTAGAAAGCACTTTGAGCTTGATCTCAGACCGCATCGGGACAAATCTGTATTCATTTTTTTGGGTACAAATGCTAAAGGGAAATCAACCGCCCTGTCATTGATTCATCCGTTTGATGGTACGACAGATGGTCGGAGTAAGTTTGTTCGTGAAGGGAAGGAAGGGTACAAGGAACTGGTCTATGAAAACCAAGATGACCCGAATGAAGTGATTCGGGTTCGTCATGTGTACATACCGACTAAGACGAGCCACTCAACCAAGAGCTTCTTGTTCAAAGAATACTACGGCGAGACAATTGACCTCAATCCTAATAGCTTGGTCTCCTCTTTCAAGGAAGCCATTGAGAAGTTATTTGGCATCACTGAGGACTTCATGAAGCTCGCCGCTCAGAATGACCAGATGGTATCACTGGTTCAAATGACAGGTGCCAGCCGCAAAGATCATATCTATAACTTCATTCCAAAAGCAGACGACCCTGTTGCCTTCCGTAAGACGATTACTCGTAAGTATTCTACAGTTAAAGCTTACCTGTCGTCGATTATTGATAAGCTCGGTCGTATGGAAGATGAAGTAACGGTTGCAGAGCGACTCCGGGCTATTGAGCGTGACACCAATGAGTTGGTTGAAAAGAGAGATAAGCACATTGGAAAGCTCAATCAGCATAAAGCAGAACTAAAGACCATTGACCCTGAAGGTGAACTATCTGACAGATACAAAATGATTCGCAATACGCTTGGTGAACTGAATACGAGACAGGATAAGCTCAAAGCAAAAGTCGATCGAGTACTATATGAGAGAGGGCTTGAAATCCCTTCAATGGTTGATCTGGAGAAGCTTATTCTTGCTGTAGGGTCAGAGAAAGCTATCCTTAAGGAAAAGCTAATCGGTCTGCGATCCTCAATACAGTCGCATAAGAATCTCCGGAATACCATTTATGACTCCATTGAGGAAAAGGAAAGTCTGATTCGGCAGTTGGCTGGTGACCGATCGAAAGATGATCTGGTTGAGCTGTTGAAAGACTATCAAGATAAGCTTGACAGTTACGATTCTCGGTCTAAGGACCTGAAGGCCAAGGTGTCTGCGGACGATCTGGTTCGGGGTCTCGATGTTTTATCCCACCTTCGGACATTCATGGAAGATGTAATCGTCCATTCTGAAACCGAAGATGATATCAAGGAAGCATGTCAGTCGGCGTTCAGTGTTAACTTTGAATCTCGTTACCGGGATACAGAGGCTGCACTTGAAGAGATTGATAAGAAGATTTCGGAACTTGATCTTAACATTGCCAAGTTAAATGGCTATGAGCATTTGAAAGATACACTGGATAAACGTCCTGCAGACTGTGTGATTGACGATTGTGCTTTCCTACAGGACTATCATAAGTGGGTCATCATCGAGGAGAAGATCAATGAATTCCATGCTCAGATGGCAGACCTGAATGCATCATACAAAAAGCTTCACCGTGAGATGGAAGAGATTGCGACAGTACAGAAACTGAAGGTAAAGGTTGAATCCATGCTGACCTTCTACCGCAGTAACTTAACTCTACTCTCTAGGCTTCCGTTCAATGAGAAATACAGTAATGAAGATCGACTACTTCGGACGCTGATGCTCGAAGACCGGCTTAAAGGTGTCGATGATCACTTCTATGATATGATTGAAATCCTGCAGGACAAAGAGGAGATCGACGAAGTTCGTAACGTCAAACTCCCATTGCTCCAAAGAGAACTCCAGAGTCTGGTTGACAACGATAATCTGGTGCAATCACTTCGCAATGAGTTAGGGCGGATGAAACTGAAGCATCATGAGGAAGTTGTCCGGATTCAAGCGGAGTCAGGAGAAGAAGCTGAGACTGAATCTCGTATTTCCGATCTGGCAGATAAAGAAGAAATGCTGGTGGACATGCGAGACCGGATGGAAGAGATGGATAAGAATAAGGAAGAAATCATTGCCTTGTCTCATGACTTTGACAAGGTTAAAGATGCTAGTCAGCGAATCAGCGAGCTGAAGGATGAGATTTATGAGCGTGAGCAAAAGCTCAAATCCGTTGATGCCAGACTGAAACCGTTGACGGCTGAACGCGATAGTTACAAGTATCAAGAGCAGAAGATCGCTGAATATAAAAAAGAGAAGAAAACGCTTGAGGACAACATGCGGATATTAGAACTTATACAAAAGGCGATGTCCACTACAAAAGGGATGCCGGTTAGCATCCTGAATATGTATGTGGAAGACATTCGCCGCTCCGCGAATCTCCTCCTCAGCGAAACCTTCGATGGCTCACTCTATCTCGACACATTCAACATCACCGATAAGGAATTTACTATTCCATATCAACACAACGGGGATAAGGGTGCCGACATTTCCATTGCATCATCCTCTGAACGAGCATTTATCTCTACTTGTCTCTCTATGGCTGTCATGGAGCCAATCATGGCGAACTATGGTATCCTGAATTATGATGAAGTCGATGCAGGCTTCAGTGAGCAAAACAAAGCACTCTTCTGTACAATCTTAATGAAGCAAATGAAGCGTATTGGTATCAATCAGGTCTTCTTTATTACACACTCCAGAGAATATTATGAGCCGTATGATGTATGCTACATTCTATTCCCGGGTCACACCCTGAAGGAATCGTCAGGGAAAGATTATATCAAAGTATATTAAACCCAACTTAAAGGAGAGGATACTTAATGTCTACTAGTTACAGAGATCGTGATATGGATATTCAAATTCGAATCACCAACTTGATGGATTACCATGACAATAAGTATCCTCTAAGTTGGTACGAATCCATGACAGACAAGCAGATCAAAGGAATGTATTCGGATGTCATGGTTGCATATGCCAACCAGGTCATCAATCGGATGCACTGATCCGCATTGGTATAATAACTAGGTATTTGATTATATATCATACCTAAGTACACACAAACCCTAACTGAATGGAGTTGTTTAATACGTATGGAACTACGCCTAACTGAAAGAGAACACGACTATATCGAAGCCTTAAATGCGTTTCATACCGTACTAACCAAAGAGGTTAGTCGGCATGATTTTTCTCAGCGTATCCCGACTGAAATAACACCGGGTGCTAACCACATTATCCACACCATAATCCGCAACTATGAGAATCCAAAAGAAGGCGATGCATCTCCGGCATTGATGAAATCCATCCTTAAAGATGCCTTCAAAAAGATGAAGCCGTGCGTTGATGAGATGGGCATAACGTATTATAGCGTCGAGGTAGAAGAAGGTAACCTTATCGGTCTCCGTGATACCTCAAACACGCTTCATTCTATTGCCACTATCCTCGTCAATACACTCCGCCCAACAGCGGAACGAATGGAAGATGATATTCGGATAGTGAAGCAGCGTATTAAGATGTCACTCAAGAAATATGGTGTTGAGTCCAAGCTCAAGGTGAAACCTCGGAAGGAAGACACGCAGTGGGTTCGCCTGTATAACGCGGCTCTCCAGCCTGTGGAAAGTCATGTTGAGTTTAGATGGATGACACCAGTAACACTTGGGGGAGGAGAATAAACATATGAAGCATGATCCTATGCCTAAACACCTGTATGACGCATACCTTGAATTTTGCAATATTGGCAGGTATATAACAGGTAACGACCTTCTGCCATTACTCAAGCAAGTCAGTGAATTTGTTGAAGGTAGTCAGGTATCTGAGATTGACGTGATCACGAAGATTTCATCGATTACCTATTACCTGAAATCCATTGAAAAGGCTATGGAGCTTGGGCCATATCAGATATACACCTATCCGAACAAGCCAAAGGTTGCCGGTTCATTGACGGCAAGGCAGCTTATCAGCATTGAGCCATTTGAAGTCGACGCTATCCTTGAAATTCTTCGGGCTACAAAACCGATGGTTGAGGAATGTATTGAGTTCATGCAGAAGCCCGTTGAGAACTATTTGGCACTGCTGCATCAATTGCAAGCCTATGCCGATGAATATCTGGGTAAATACGGTCTTGAGGTTGAGGTTCAACCAAAGATTAGCCGGTATGATACTCGGTGGCTAGACCTCCACCGGTCTATGGTACTATATTTAGAGCATCATGACGGATTGATTGGCTATTTTGAATCACTGGAGTTGAGCATGTCTAAACAAGGAGGGTGAAAATATGCCGAGTGAAATCCATTCCTATATTGAGCTAGAACTACCGCCTATTGATGCTGAGAAGGCTCGAATGACAGACTCGATCCTAACGTTCTTGGACATTGCTCTCAACGGGACCTTTACCACCATCAGCGATGTTGTATACATGGTTAAGGGTGATCGATACTTATCCACCGGTCATACCGCCATGTGGTTCTATCTCAGATTAAACGTACCAGGCGAGCTTCATGACTTTGTGACTCGCACGGTGCAGACCCGCCATGAAGAAGAGGATTTACTCCTCAGTTCCATCTCAAACTATACTTGGCCAGATGCCAAGCTATCCTTCATAAAAGGTGGGCTCCATGCGTCTATTGATGGTGAAAACTGGAGTGAAGTGCTTAATCCGTCTGAGCTTAGTGGTATTATGTATAATATCTCCTACACAGAGATTGCCACCTTGGTGAACACACTCTTAGGAGAACTATTTCGTCACGAATAAATCATACCCGGGAGCGCCTATGGCGTGGCCCGGGATTTACTTCCGTAATTTTTTGTGGTAGCGACTATATATCATAATCATGTAAATGGACCCTACGTTGTAGGTGATTCGTTTACATAACCCTACTACATCGGAGGTATTTTATTATGTACGAAACTAAATTCCAGACTATCGCAATTCAGGCTCAACAGGACTGCTCTACTATCGGTGAGGCAGTGCAGGCATTTAAAGTATCCTGCAATATCTGCACTACCCGTGGTATTAATTTTGATGGCAGCTGTAAAGCATGCCCTATTCGGGCATACCATGATCAGACCGTCGCAGTAATCAATGACCTGCGTGAGTATGATCAGATGAAGGCCGCTCGTAACTGTAATATCGTAGAAACACAGCCCGTACAAATTCAAGGAGGTGTTCAGTAAATGGCAGTTGGAGACACGTACATCGGATCAGTGAATATCGGCCCAAATCCTAAATGGCAGCTTTCGATTGAACTGTATGATATGGGTGATTTAGTTGGTATGATCGCAACGATTTATGAATCAACATCAAACTCAAATATGCGCTATGATGGTTCTATGGGTGAGGGTCAGATCGCCTCTTTAACGGGTCTGGTTGAAACTAAACATGCCACAACCATGCACCTTGCCCATAACAATTCTCTTAAGTTTGCGCCACATCCAGTGTATGGTTATGTGGCTGAGATTGGTAAACCCGGTACGTACTCAAACATCTTCCCTGTCGGTGATAGTCATGACGAACTCATGACTTTACTGCGTGAGGCTAAGAGACGGCTGGATGAAAACCGCGCCTGTGTAAACTAGCATTACGTGAGGGGTTGCTTCGGCAACCTCTCTTTTTTTATAATTATTTCCCGTACATTAGATAAATTCGTATGGGAGGAATTATCAATGTTATCATTTATTGGCACTGGATCAGCTTTTAACACACGCTTGGGTAATAACGGCGCGTACTTAAAATTCCCTGATGATAAGGACCTATTCATGATCGATTGTGGTGAAACTACATATGATCGACTGAAACGGTATAATGTACTTCAGGGTATAAGTCACGTGCACGTATTCATTACCCATTTTCACCCCGATCACGTCGGAAGTCTCGGCACTCTGATTTTCAATATGTATTATAAAGATAGAGCGTTCCGTCCGGGTGTTACCATATACACACCTGACACCCAATCTGTACTCAACTTATTCCATGTCATGGGTGTCAAGAGTACGTTGTATAATTTGGTTCGACTTGACCTTGGCGGTCATCGCAATATCGTCACCATTGGCGAGAAGCTGGGACGGATCATCGTAACACCGGTTCGTACTGAGCATGATGACGACTTGAAAGTATGTTATGGATACCTCTTCGAGTTCATCGACTTCTTTAAAGGCTCTAAGGTTTATTACAGTGGGGACAGCCGGTCGATTCCGCCTGTGATCCTGCGAATGTTGCGGTCGGATGAGTTGGACTACATCTATCAAGACACCCAGTCGTTCTCATATAACGGTTATGTACACCTGCCATTGGAAGAGTTATCTCGGCTGATTCCGAAGTCTCTTCGATCAAAGGTTTGGTGTATGCATATTGATGAATCCTGGGATGCTGACGCGGTGAAACAACTTGGATTCAAAACCGTCAAAGGTTTTGACTAAACAATGGAGAACCCTTAAATGGGTTCTCCTTTTAACCGTAATTTTTCTGTCCGGTGGGTATATATCATAATCACGAATGAGCATAACCGTACTCATATTCCCACTATATCGGAGGTAGTTGACATGTTTGATATTATGATGCACAATCACTATGGCGTTACATTTGGATGCACAGTTCGATTCGGTTCGGACGTCTTTACCCATACGGTTGAATGGAAAGACACGTACGTCCAAACCCGTAACGCTGTTGAGTCATGGGTACCTACTGTATTTGAAACTCTTGTCGCACATTTCAAGCAGTCGGCCTACCCAGATCGTTTCACCTTCTCAGTTAATGACTTAAAGCGTCTCTTATTTTACATAGAATGCGGCGATATCAAAGTAACCACGCAAGAATGTGATGATATGCTCTTTATAGAAGGTCCTGTTGCAGAGTTCGTTAGTATGGCTGCGAACTGGGTGCTTACAGATAATGAAAAGAATAGAACATTCCTATCCAGAACCGGCTATGAAGTATTCACCTTCAAACGTGATTCCAGTCTGGTTAATGGTATTCGCACACCTCGGGGTATTGTAAGATTCGGGTGAAAAGAGAGAGGCATCGCCCCTCTCTTTTTTTACATGTACGGAACCTGAATGACCTGGAACATCTGATCTGTTCGGCGGCAACGTGCAATATCTTTATCGTCATCGAACCGAATATCATGATCCTTCCGCTTAGGCAGGACACCCGGGTGCTTTTCCTTGAAGTTCGCAATCTCGTTACCATTATGGTCGATTGCAATGAACTTCCATTCTTGTGTACTGAAACTTTTCTTGATTGCAACCTTATACTTACCCTCGATACCAATAGCAGCTTCGTGCGGGGTGAGTTTAAAGTCGCCGGATTTGATAAGTTTGGTTGCGGTAGACATGAAGTCATCGTCATCTTCCTGAGAGCGACGCTTCTCTTTTTTCTTACCGCCTTTCCCCTTGTCCTTATCCTTGTCATCCTTAACATCATCTTTATCTTTACCCTTGCCTTTTCCACCAGCAGCACTAACACTAGCCGACGCAAGACCACCCGAGACCAGCTGAGGGAAAGCTTTGGCCAAGAGGTTGATATTTTGGTTCTTCTCGTTCTGCTCACCCTTACTAGCATCCGCTTTCTTGGCTGCAGCATCCAGTTTGGTTTTCTGAATACTTGCAATACCATTGGCACTAGATATACGGTTCCCGAGGAGAGAGCCCTTGGCTGATAGCAAGTCTTTAATCATAACGTTACGGTTACGAGCACGAGAAAGTTTGGTTTCTTCCAGCATCATGCTGATCTCCTGTAGCGTCTTGTCCACTTCAATAATGGTTTGCCGATGAAGCGTGATCGGTTCATCGAACTTCATTTCGAAGTCCATTTGATCCTTTGCTTCCTTACGCTTACGCTCGGCTTCTTCCTGCTCCGGAGTCTTTTCTTTAGGAGCCCGGTTTGGTTTTACCTTCTCCGAAACACCTTCAAACTCCTCACGCTCTTTCTTTCTGTCTTTCTTGGATTTGTGATGTCTGTCAGTGTACTCCTCGACAGCAGCAAAGAGAATACGGGACGATTCCGGAAGATTCTTGAGACGTTTCTTCTCTTTCTTCTCCCGCTTTTTATCCTTCTTACTCTTTTTTTTATTCTCTTCCTTAGCCTTCGTCTCCAGCTTGTCTTCGAGTTTCTCGAATTTCTTATGCTGGGAACGGAGCTGATCGATTTCTGCTTGACGCTGCTCGATACGACGCTCAGCCGCCTGAGCCATACGCTGCGCTCCATATTCATTAAACGATAGTTTGATATAACCGTCACTATTTCTTCGATCAGAGAAGAAGTCCTTTTTCAGGCCAGCTTCTTCGATCTCTTCACTCGTAGCGACAAGTGTTTTCTTTCTTGGTGCCATGATGCACTCCTCCTTAGAGTATTGTCTTATTGCTCTGTTTTTCGATTGATATATTACCCGGATTAGAATATTAGCTAATGCTAAACACGAAATTGAAGCAAAATCTAGGGAGGTTCGATGTATGTACCCAAGACCACTACTACATGGGGTAGAAAAAGGAGCAAATGTCCTAATCCTGAATGTGCAGTACAGCCGGTCAAAGAAAATGCCGGACGGAAGCTATTCCGATGATGAACTATTCATCGTCTATCGAGACTTCGACACTGGAGAAAAGAAGCTCCAAATCATCAAGAACCCACAGACTGATATATACGTTACAAAAGAAGAGCATATGCACGACTGGAAGACGCCTCGTGAGGCCGTACCGTTCGAGCTGCTCGATAAACATACCGTGACCTATAAGGAGAGAGAACGGTACCTATATAAATTACTCTCCAATCACCTATACTCCGAAGAAGATAAGAAGGTCAAGCAAACGATTGACTATGCTAAGGAGATTGGGAAGTGGAATGGTCGGAAAGAAGTACACAAATGGCGTCATGCCTACTTCTCTGACTGCGGCATCGAAGACTATGTGTACACAACAGCCGCACTTCATTACGACCCTAAGAAGTACACACTGACAAAGTCCTACCTCGATATCGAGACCGACATCTACGGTCGGTCAAAGTATGATCACGAGACAGGTAGATGCCCGATTTCAGCGGTTACGCTGATTTATGACTATATTCCACCGGGTTCTAATGTCAAACTCCCGCAAGTATTTACCCTGTTACTCCGTGATCACAAACGGTATAAGCAGCAGGCGGAGTTTGAACGTAACCTACCACGCTTCATGGAGCGATTGCATGATGAATTTGATGAAAAGTACGGTAAGGCTGATTACCACGTCATGATGTATGACGATGAAGCTGAGATGATCATGACGATCTTTAAGCTTCAGCATGCCTTTAAGCCTGACTTCACCGGTATCTGGAATATGAGCTACGATATTCCATATATCGACAAGAGAGCAACGATGTTGGGACTCCCATCAAAAGCGTTGTTCTGTCACCCAGACTTCGGTAAAACGGAAATGTACTATAAGGTGGACGAGCGGTTTATCAGTGACTTTAAGAACCGTGGCGACTCCTTTAACTGCTTATCCTACACCAAGTATACAGACCAAATGTTGAATTATGCTGCCAGACGTAAAGGCGGTCAAGACTTTGGCTCTAACGGCCTCGATAACGTTGCATCAATCGAACTCAAGCTCGGTAAACGTAAGTTTGACAGAAAAGGTGTAACGGTCATCAACGCTGCACTTGAAGAATACGAAAACTTTGTTCTCTACTCGATGGTGGACGTGTGGTCTCAAGTCGGGATTGAGCGCAAGGTTGAAGATATCGACGACGTATTCCTCAAAGGTTACGACTCCGGTACTCAAGTCGATAAAGCCAACCGGCAAACGGTCAGCTTGAAGAACTTGTGGAACGTTGGACATTTTGAGAACGGCCAAGTCATGAGAAACAACCTCAATGCCAATTACCTTGACTTCGGTGAAGATGCTGGTGAGGATGTGGTCTCTGAAAGTGGATTTGAAGAAACTCTTAAAGGTGCACTTGTTGGTGACCCTACGGGTATCAACAATGTGGGTGCGACGCTGTTCGGTACTGAACGGAGCAATCGCATCTTCCTTGACCTTATTGACCTTGATGCTACGGCAATGTACCCATCAATTAAGCTGGTGAACAACATGTCTGACTCTGCTCAGCATGGTCGCCTGATTATCCTTGACCGGGTATCTCCGCTTGAGTATAGCGTTAACCCTCACCTTCGTGGTGGTGAGTTCGTGGATGATTACGAAACTCGTGACTATATCAAGGTGGGTATTAAATGGTTTGGACTCCGTCGTACAGATGAATACCTCAAAGAGTTCATTCTGTACCGGAATATCAAAGAACCGAAGATCGTTACCAAGAAGAAATCCTTTGGTGGATTCTATGATCTCTGGTCATTTAAGATGAAGAAAGTTATGCGCATGATTCACCCAGAGAGCGAGTCGCACTTCGATTCCTTCCTTAAACGGGTGTATAAGCGTGATGTGAAGAACACTGACTGCATCCTGTTTAATAGCTATGAGAATATCGAATACAATACGACCCTGCTTGATATCGTAGACTGGATTCTTGAAGTGCGTCCGATTCTGACTGAATCTGGTACATTCTTCAAACGTCACGAAGAAGGGCCAATTAGCCCGGGTCTGATCATCACTGACAATCTCCTAAAGAAGCGTAAGGTTCTGAAGAAGATCGAAATCGAGTATGATAAAGTCGGTGATACTGAAAATGCTAAGATGTACAACCTGAAGCAGAACCGTGTAAAGACATACGTAAACTCAGCGTACGGGGTTGGAGGAACGAGATCGTCCACCTTCTATTCGTACCATGTCGCACAGTCTACAACCTCTAAGGGTCAGACCTTTATCTCTTTGGCCATGACTACCTTTGAGGACTTCCTGAGTGACACCATTCAGTTCTATGACACGGATGAGCTTCTTCACTATTGTGAGAATATTATCAGTGAGAAAGTATCTTATATTGACGGTGAGATTCTGGCATCAAATAAAACCAAGTCGGATGTGCGTGAACGCCTGCTGCGTAAATGTACTGCGATCAAGAACTTTGATGCAGGTATCCTCGATGCTTTACTGGAACATGTACCTCAAACGGCGCTTAATCGCTTATATTATAAGTCCAACCTGAACGCATTTATCCAAGAGAACCCACTGATCCATGAGATGATCAACAAGTTCTCCATCAATGCCCCTCTCTTCCTGAATCCAAATAAACCACCACAGGAAGGTGAGAAGTACCTTAAGAAATTGACGAATATTATTCTGGAATATTGCCAGTACAACTATCCATACTATGGACGGGTTGACCGCCTGATTAATATCCGTCGTAACAATGTCGTTGTCATTGATACCGACAGTAATATCATCACCATCCATGATCTGATGAAAATCTTCACTCAGTACATGGAGCCGGTTCATAATACAGTGCTCTATACTAAATCGAAAGGAAATAAGATCGATGAAGGTCGTAGACTGAAAGCCATGAATACAGTGGCTTACATCATGACAGAGTTGATCACTCGTGCACTTGACAAGTTCAAAGTCGATACCAATGCTGAGAAGCATCCGTTCGGTAGCTACCAGATGAAAAACGAGTTTGGCATGACAGCCTTGTTGCTGGCATCGGGCAAGAAACGTTACCTTAACTCAATCATCCTGCGTGAAGGTGAATACATGAAAACACCAAAGCGCGACATTAAAGGCTTTGACTTTAAGAAGGTGTCCTTTGGGCCGAAATATGTCCGTAAGCACATCGAAGATACCCTCTTTGAGCATATCGTAACCGATAAGGTTGATATTCAGGAGGCACTCCGTAAGATGCTCAAGCTTGAGGATAAGATCAGAGGTGAAGTGAAGTCTGGTAACAAGGACTTTCTGACAGAGTCTAAGGTGAATACCATTGACTCCTATGACGACCCAATGAAGTCTGGTTCCTTCAAGGCGACCTACGTCTGGAATGCACTATACCCAGATAATGATATCACTATGCCGAATAGTATTCATACCGTTAAGGTTTCTATTAAGTCGGCCAAGGATTTAGCCCCAATCGCCCTTGACTACCGTGAAGAATTTGAACGGATGGTTGAGCTGTTAAAAGACCCTAAGCTCCGTACAGGTATTACCCAGATCGCCATTCCTCTTGAGGAAGAAGTTCCCGATTGGATACTTGCGATTATGGATGTAGAGACTATGGTCAATAAGAACATGTCACTGGTTACACCTATTCTTGAAGAGATCGGTGTACGACCAGTGTATCGTAAGAAATCTGATCCTTACCTGTCCAATATCGTAAATATTGGGTAGGTAACCCTAGGAGGGATACCAATGGGTATACGAATCGGGAATTACAAACCCAGCCCACCATCCGATACTGGCATACAGTTATTGCAGTACGCCAACCTTCGAAAGCATTTTAGCCAGTTGATCAATGATGTACTTGGTCCTAACTACTATAACGAAGGTATGGATGTGTATACTTGTGACGAGTTCACCTGCCGCGATCTCAAAGATCGTATGAAGAAATGAACGATTAGACAGAGCCTTCGGGCTCTGTCTTTTCTATGTCGATCATAGTTTCAGGTATATATTACAGATAGGTAGATAAACCAACGATAACGGAGGAATGCCAAGGTGAGTGCAGTTGAAGTTAATGATCATAACGGAATACCTGTAAACAAGAGGGGTCGTATTGTGTCTGGATGCATACAATATACATCACCAGACGTTGTCCGCAGTCGTATTGGAACCAGCTTATCTGACATCTTGAAGATCAAGAATCCGTCCAAGGAATTACAGCAACTGGTGTATAAGATTGACCCTACGGCAATTGATTGCATCAAGGATTTACATAAGGACATTCAGTTAGACATTCTTGCCAATCATCCTGAGCACCTGCCGTATATTACAAATATGTGCCCTGAGGTGCAGATGTATCTTGCTCAAATCGACCCGATGTTAATTGCGTCACAGGATAACTTGACCCCTGAGATTCAGCTACTCGCGGTTCAGACTGACCCAGCAGTGATCGGACTCTTTGAAAATCCACATCCGGAAGTGATCAAATGGCTTATCAGCAATTGTTAACCTCATAAAACAGGGCCCGTCGATGGCTCTGTTTTTTTTGATGTAAAGGTCAACCCTATGATGAATTACATATTATATCTGTGTAATAAACTCACTAAATTGGAGGTAATATAATGAATGCTATTGAAATTATTAAACGTGACGGTATACTTACAGAAGAAGAACAGTTTGCGGTAATTGACGAGAATGTTGAGAATTTTCGATTGGTTAAGAATCAAACCGAGGCTGCTCAACACAAAGCTGTCCTTAAATCGATCAGTGAATACCCGTATGAGGGATATATCATTGAAAAGCTTGAGCATCTGAGCGATGACTTCTTAATAGAAGCAATGGAAAGAACAATGGGTTGGCCACACCATGTGTTTGCGTATATCAAAAATCCTAGCGACCGAGTACAGATACGATATATTGAGTTATCCATGGATGAAAACTCCCTTCTGTCGTACGTTCCTGATCCATCCCCTGAAGTTTTAAGAGTTCTAATTGAAAAAAGCCCACCTGATATTGAAAACGTTAAAAACCCATCTAAGGAATTGCAACAGCTTGCAATTAAAAACGCGGCGTGGAGCATAGTCGGCTCCATCAAGGACTTGGATTATGATATACAGCTGTCGCTACTCAGTGAGGAATCGGAATATCTAGAAGACATTCAAAACCCATGCCTAGAAGTATTGCGATATCTCGCTACGCAAACGCCCGCTGGTGAGAAGGCACTGGAGAGCAACATCCTGGAAATCCAAATGATGATTGTCCAAACCAACCCATCTGCAATAGGAGAGATTGAAAATCCACTTCCAGAAGTGATTCAATGGGTTAAAGATAACTGCTAATAAGGAGGGGTTAATCAATGTCGACACCAGAAGAACGGTATCAGAAGCTTGTTGACCGGCGGAATACGGTGTTAGCTAACACTACACCTGAGGAAAGAGCCGGTCAGATGACAGAATTCCTCGACGCGTTAAGCGAGTTTGGGGAAACCCATTTCCCTAACGCGTCGGAAAGAGATGATGAAACCCGTGATCAAGATTTATAAGGAACACCGTATATCCACACCGATTGTGACGGTTGATCACGAAAACGTCATTCAGCGAATGATGGTTATATCATCAATTCACATATCGGACGACACGTATGAATGGTTACGTCAAGAAGTGGAAGACGGGGTATCCGGGTTGATTGTCTATGCAAAGTCAGAGTATGGATTCACCATACTCGTACTGGACGACCCTGATGTCCCTGATCCAATTGGTTTACCAGAAGACCTAATGCGCGTATACCGATTTGCTCAAGCAACAGGCGTCCAGTGGCTCATGTTCGACCATGACGCCTATGCGATAGCTGAATTACCCATGATAATGGGATAACGAGAAGGGTGGGTCGTGTTTATGGCTGAAGAATTTGATCAAGATGAGATTTACCAGTTATTTGTGTCAGTACTGGTCAGAGAACCGAGTGTTTTTACAAAGGAAAGTACTTCCCGTCGAAACCTTCTTCAGAAATTATGGGGAAAGATGGATGACGACTCTAAACGGCGCATCCTTGTAACCTCAGGGTTCGTTCGACTAATGGATGCTGTGGGATTCCCATATCGGTCTGATCATGTACGAATTATAGGGTAATTTGCGGCTAATACTTAAAAGAAGACGGGAGCCCGTCTTCTTTTTTTGTATGTAAGTGTATTGGGTAAACATGGTAGAAATGAGCGATTATCGCCCTATTTACAAAGGAGGTTTTACCATGCCAAGCAAACCTTACATCATAGATTATACCACTACTAACACGTCGTTCCTTAAATTGGCTTATCTGCTTAAGCAACAATTGGGGATCAAAAATTCTGATTTCCACCTGAGATTGTACGATCGGAAGTTGAAAGGTGTTGACCCGCACGATCCAAATCTGTCACCTGAAATGCGGCAGCGCATTATGCTGGAGTGTACGATCAATCCATGGTACTATTTCCGGGAATGTGTATACGTGCCTGACTGTGGAGGACCGAGTCGGTTCGAGCTTAATCGAATGAACCTGGCCAGTTTCTATGTCGCCCTGAAGAATCAGGATCAATATTTGGTGTCTGTTCGTCAGCAGCGTCGAGTGACGTCTTCATTGGCATTATTGTCATGGGTTCATTTATTCGGCTCAGTTCGAAGCGGTATATGTCTAATGGACATGAATCGCGCAAATACAAATCATAAGCTTGAGTTACTGGAAGACACGATGCGATATCTACCTGCATATATGCAACCCTCCCTTCAAAACGGGTCAGACCCTGAACATCCATGGCGCTATAAGTATAATAAGACACTAGGGAATAAAATCGCGTCTCCATTTATCCCACGCAATAACACAGAGATGCTTGAGTACTCCGACAAGCTCCACTTCCCGGTTCATTTCTACAATGATGTCGAGTTCAATAAAAACGTGTTCTGGTTGTCTCAGTTATCATGTAAGAACATGGGATCGTTCAAGGCACGTGCAGCTAACGACGGTAGTTATTCGTTTAGGGTTATCACGTCAGCGGCAGCATACTCCGAAAACCGTTCCGACGCATGGGACGCGGAGAACTTCATTCGCAACTCCTTAAAATGGGATGATACATTCTATGACCTGACGGATGATGAACTTGAAAGTCTTCTTAGTAAGAACGCACCATCAGGGATTATTTATATCGAAGGCTCCATGGAATATCTTGGTCTTCCACACTCATGGTTTACTGATCAATCGAGGGTGATGAATCATGAGCCTAGACACATTCGTAGTCAACTGATGCTCCAGCGTTATGAACCTGTAGAGAACCCTTAATGGGGTTCTCTTTTTACATGTAAAAAGCCAATGTTACAACTACATATCATAAATATGAACAACGATTCCTACTATAACGGAGGTATGCATGATGGTTGACCCAAACAAGTTTGACAATCGTGAAGAAGAAATTATTAAAGTGTACAGAGATGTGTTAAGTGGAGCACGGAAACAGTTCCCCAAAGGATACTGGTCACCGGATGATGTGAATTCTAAAATGAGATATCGCATCTGTTTCCGGTGGTATGTATTTGTGTATAATCCAATGACAAAAGCTGAAATTGCAGCGCTGGACATCTCTCAACTACGGCAGATTAAACTGGCATCTGGATTGTCAGGTGAGGTGAGTAAAGTATTCCACACGATGATCGAACTGCTTACTTACTGCGTGGATGACTTAGATATCCAGCCTCTTGACATGCCGCGATGTCCTAGAGATTACTGGACACCTGAAACGATCAAACACAACGTACGGGCTGTTATCCATGATCGTTTAAACCTAGACCTACGCGGAATTCACAACATCCCAGACAAAGTAATATTCCTTCGAGAGAATAGGATTTGGGGTGCATATGTAGCATATCGCAGACTCTATCCAGGGCGGGATACGCTGTATTCAATGTTTTCATTCGTATTTCCTGAATACCAGTTCGATGTTGCGATGTTCAAAGCCGGTAGAGATATCACAGCTGATGTTAATGACATGCTGCACTCCGGTGATGTGATCCCAATATACAAAGAGCTTTTAGAAGGGAAACGAGGAAAGCTCCCATCGTCATTTTGGACCATGTCAGAATATAATGAAAATGATGTTCTAGCCGCAAAGGAACGCGCAAAGATGTGTATCCGATATTATGTATATGAGCGTAAGGGTATATCATCTCGAAATGCCATCCGTCGAGTGATGTCATTTAATGGATTGCAGTCTGCTAATATGCTAAGACCTACTCGCACAATATTCAAGTCTGTCTATGATATGGCAGTATACTGCTTCCCAGAGTGCGGGTTTGGGCCGGACGATTTCCGACAATCCGTTGCGATAAAAAATACCTCCGCCGTTTAGGCGGAGGGTAGCTTTCTCTATGATCCCTAAAGAAACGAAATCGGAGGACTTATTATGACAATTTTAATACTATCTGATCTTGGCTGGCACTTATACCTCAGACTATTCTTAGCTTTAGTATTTGGCGTTATTATCGGGTACGAACGAGCGACGAAAAATAAAGCAGCAGGTATACGAACTCATTCCCTCGTATGTCTTGGCTCTGCTCTTATCATGATTCTATCCACCTTAGACACAAACCAGTACCGAGACCCTATGCGACTTGCAGCACAAGTTGTAAGTGGTATAGGGTTTATCGGAGCCGGTGTAATCTGGATGGATAAGGATAGTATTAAACGCGGATTAACCACTGCTGCTAACATCTGGATCACATCAGCCATCGGGTTATCCCTTGGGTATGGTGTACTGGATTTAGCGGTTATAACGTTAGTATTGATGTTTATCGGTATCCACGCACCTCGAATATTTAAGAACCTACGCCCATATGGACACCATGATGAAGACGATGAATAACGACTTCTGGGCGGGTAGACCGGCAAAACCCTCCACCTTAATCGGTGGAGGGCAATTTTCTCTATGATCCTGAGGAGTCTTCTATGCTTTCCGTATATGTATTCTCGGTGGCAGACTCTTCTTTTTTTGCTTCTTTGGCCTTCCGGGATACCGGAGGGTTCTTTGTTTTTGCGTAAATGTGACTTGACGTTGATGCAATTAAGAATGAATTGAAGAAGCACAGTACGTACATCTTCCATTCATACCATGTATTAGAGTCTTCTGCAAGACTAGCAGTGACTAAAATGACGAAAGATACAAAGGCGGTGTACAAGTCCGTAGGGACATACTTAAGAATCTTACGAAGGGGTTGCTTGGTGTATTGCACGATGAGAAAGACTAATAGAGACGCTCCACTGATCGTCATTAGCGATTCCCATGAAAATAGCTGCGTGTCAGCACCCATTTTTATCACCTCCTTTCATTTTTTACTTCAAAATTGAGGTAAATATCATAGTCCCGATACACCCTCATTATTTATTGATACTCCCCTAACAAGCTATTGATGATTCACCCACAATCACAACTTAAAAGGAGAATGATACGTTATGGCATTTACAAACAATGAGAATTCGAAGGAACGGACAAGTAACACGTTTGGCTTTCAGAGCAAGAATAATCGGACTCGTACAGCTCTGGCTATTCGTTACTTCAGTAAAACTGCTGAGATTGCAATCCGACTGCCAAAAGACGCGTCCACTAATCCTGTCCAATTCGACTACAAATCAGGTATTGAGGCATATATTGGCTCCAAGGATTGCAAAAAGATTGCTAAACGCGGCCGCAAGGCGCTCGAAAAGTTGGAACAGACCGGTGAATTCGAAGGATTCGCAATTGGTCTGTCGCATGGCTTGATTCAGGTCATCCAAGTCCGTGAACTGAAAGAAACGCTTACAGCGTCGCTACAGGATGTAAATCCGGACTCGATCGCAGTTGTTATTTATACGGATGTTGACGATCAGAAAAAGACAGACAAGTATCTGGTACACGTTTTCAATCCGGACATTTACATCAAGAACTACAATCCAGCAACAGGCAGCTACACTCATGATGCTGAGAACGTTGAATTCGAGCTGTTCCTTGACGCGCTCGAAGACTACGCTATCGGTATGACTAATGGCCGTGTACATGCCGCCAAAGAAGAAGGAATGTTTGATCGTAAAATCTGGGAAGGCCGCTTGGTGCAGCTTGCATCGTCCCTTGGCGTTGACTTCTCCCAATCGTCTAATGGTAACCGCTCTGGCGGTCGTCAATCCACAAGCTGGGGCAATGCCGATGCTGGTAATGCTAATCGCTATGCTGGAAACCGCGATGCCAATAAGTACAGTGCTGAAATCATTCACACCTCTGAAAGCGAAGTTAATGACCTGATTGCAGCAATGCAGCAGTAATATAACTTACGTACCGGGTACTCTATTATGACAATGACCGGCACACGACCTGAGCGAATACTGGTTCTCAATTACAACACAATCTTCTTCCAAAGTGTTGGGTTCATTGACCGTATGCTTCGGGCTGGTCTCACACATCCCTTGTATAGCAAAGTAGACCAGTTCGGGCACATCTATCTTGCAGCACGTTCGGAAACTCGGAATACCGCGAGTCTACTCGATCCAGGTGTGACAGAAGATTCGTATTTCGAGTTTATCCGAAAACACTACCGTGATGTGACCGTATCTTCACCTGAAACAGAAATTGCCGAGCAGTTACAGCTTGCCTGTGGGCAAACGTTTGTTGAACGACTAGTTATAGCCGGGGTAGAGATTTTACCTGAAGTGGAAGCTACATTACCCCGCGCTGAACAAGTCGTACTCGACATCTTCGATGTAAGATCAGTCGAGTCTTTTATTGAAGCAAATGATATTACCAGTGTATTCATACACGATGTCGACATGGTTTATGACATTGTGTGCGGATGCCGGATTGACATCGAAACTGTTTCTTTTTTTCTTTCTAAATTGACGTACAACTTTAAATCAGTAGGTGAAAAGCTTCAGCTCAAGCACCCGGTGCTACTTGACCTGTGCGATGAGCTGAACTTTAACCTTGCATACGCGAATCTGCATGATACGACTCGCGGGTTTTTGTCTAACGAAATTTAATCATACTAAGGGAGTGTCTTATCAATGCCAATGGATCGTCGCTATTTTAAACAAAACGTTTCGCCTAAAACCACGTTCCACGGAACAGTGGCTCAAGTTATGTCGATTATTGAAAATACAGTTGGCGCTACATACGGACCGTTCGGGACGCATAACATCTTCAAAATCAAAAACGAAATCAATGCGTCGAAAGACGGCTACGAAAACTTGAACATGATACGATTTGATGACGCTACAGCTGAGGCCGTATACCAGATGGTATTCGAAGTGGCTGGTCATCAGGCGCACCATGTAGGTGACGGTACAACAACTGCAATTCTGGTAACCGCTGCGGTATACCATGAACTGCGCAATAACAAGGAACTGTTTGCTAAATACACCCCATCCCAGATTCAGGACGCTGCATCTACCATTATCGGTGCGTTGGTTAATGATCTGGAGAACGGTGCAACAGCACTCACAGCAGCCGATGTTTTCGACCTGGCATTCACTTCAGTTGACGGTAATAGCGAACTGGCTGATGTCCTGGTTGAACTGTACAACGGTAATAACGATTTGGCTAATGAGAATGTGCTGCTGGATATCAGCATGGGCAGTAATACCTACATCCAATCCACAAGTGGCCTTAACATCAGCGGGCAATTGATGCATTCTGCCTTTGCTAATCAGGACGGTGTCAATGCAAGTTTCTTGCGGAATGCTGAAATCTTGGTTATCGACGGTAAAGTAAACATTGAAAACAGCCTGTACGAGTACGCTCGTAAACTGAAGGCTGCTGATAAATCGCTTGTGATCTTCTGCAGCGGTGTAAACCAGAATGCAGTGCGCTTCATTGAAGCGCTCAATCAAAGTCAGCCTGAGATTTTCCTGAATATGGCAATCGTATACACTCGTGCTAATAGCATTCAAGACAGCGACGACTATAACGACCTGGTCAAGGTGACTGGCGCTGCTGGGTATGAAGAAAACACGACTATTGATGCCAATAACATCGCTGGGTTGGCCAAAGGTTATGCTAACACTGTCATAATCAGAGACCGTAAGATCACGCTGTCCGGGTTCAAACAATCCGACTCGCTGGATCGTCACGTGTCATGGCTTCAAGAAAAAATCAATGAGATCGTCACGTCGGTAGCGTCCGGCCTGCTTCCGCAGGAAGATGTTACCCGTGCTGGGGTGGAATTGAACGCCCTCAAAAAACGCCTTCAGGTTATCACGAATGGTGTTCGTACCATCTATGTAGGCGGCGATTCTGTGCAACGCAAATCAATTAACCTTCGCCTTGTTGAGGACGGATTGAAGGCTGTTCAGTCTGCACTTCGCTCTGGTTACGGAGTGGGATGTAATGTGGACACCCTTGCATCGTTGTTCTCACTCATGGCTCAAACGAAAGACGGCTTCACTGGTAAACCTCAAGAACAGCAGATCAGCGTATTCAGTTTGTTGCTGGATTCCCTGATGGAAGCTTATCTCAAGGTATACTATCGCTTAGTTCAAAACCGCACTGCAATAAGCCGCACTGAATTTATGGACCTGATCGTAACGAATGCCGGTAAGAAACTGGTTGATGAAAATGGCCGCATTGATATGAGCCGTTACACCGTGCCAGTTCCAGTATTCGCGGGCCCTATCAACCTTCGCGGCGATTCCACGAACCGTGTTATTAATCCAATCCAAACGGATATCAACATCGTTGAGCGTGCAATTGATACAGCGATCGTGCTGGCTACAGCGAATACGATCTTTGTTGACGCAGTTGATTTTGAAGGCGAAGTATAAGCACTCATAGCATTATATTCAGGAGACTGTAGGTAATCCTACAGTCTCTATTTATAAAAAGGAGATGTAAATGATGAGAATTACACATGATAACGCACACCAACAAAAATGGGTTGATTCTTCCGGTAAGGTCTATACGTTTGCCGGTAAGTATAAAAACCTCGACGGTTCAATATCTCATATTGCACATGTGGCATCTGTCGTTCAGAAAGAAGACGGTCCTGAGATAGTATATGAACAGCATACGATTAATGATCTGGATGATATCAGTACAGGCACGTCATTCGTGGGTACACCTATCCTTGTACCAATCGTCGTGCCTGATATGCCACTTAAACCACTTTGCCCCACAGCTGGTGAAGTATGGCGTCGATGGGATGGGCGTTTCGTCAGCATTGAAGATACCAAAGTGGGTGATGACGCAGAGCTTGACCGTATTGTCGAATTCAAATACCTGGACACCAACGATGTCCGGTCGCTGCCCCTCTCTCATTTCATGGAGTGTCTGGCTAACACAAGTATCCCACTCTTTACATTCCATGCGGATGGCTATGAGATGACGATGGGCGATATTACATTTATCAACCCATACAATGTCTCATCCCCTGTAGTGGGTGAGGCATATCTGCATTTCAAAGAAAAGATGTATACGGTGCTGCATATTGCACCTGATACTGAAACGGGTATTCCAATGATTGTATATAAGCAGAACGAAACCGGCGAAGTATTCGTTCGAAGTGAACCCATGTTCTCTCAGCGCATCAAGGTTGGAGCACAGCCATTTGACCGATCCTCCACACCTCGGTTCACGTATATGCCTACAAAGGCTGCTGAATAAACTTCAAGGGAGTCTGAGTATATTTCTCGGCTCCCTTTTTTAACGTTATATTAAGGAGGCGTTACATTATGGAATTGACAATTCAGCAGTATTTAAGAAACCCTCAGGGTAAAGGGTCAGCTGCATCTCAAGCTGTACAGTGGAGATCAGTCTATGATCCTAGGTATAATGCGCTCATTGAGAAGCATGGTGAGCTGTCGGTTGACGTCCACAAAGCAATGAATGCCAAGAGCTACTTTGTCCATGTCAAGGTACCATCCGAGACACACGAGAACGTGGTCTATGATGTGGTGCTTAAGCTTGAACAGGTCGGGTATGCATCAGCACATTCGATCATGGACTGGCGTTTACGCGCCATTGCAAACTCCCCGTCATTCGTATTTACATACGAGAACGTCTTTAGACGCAATAAGCTTCTCGTGGAAGAACTCAAAACTCGATTACCGGATGAGTCCTATAAGGATAAGCCTAAGGTTCGTAATCCATACTCGATGGTTGGGTATGAGAAGACAATCTACTATGCTTGCCGGTATATAGCAGAGAACTTGTCTCAGATTGATAAGCTAAATGGCGTCTCACATTCCATTGATCTCCAGGCGCTGAAGGGTGCTTTCGAGGAATTCAATAAACTGATGGATAAGA